GCGCGGGCGGGGCCGGGGCGAGGGTATTAGTCGCGAACTTTCTTTCGAGGGGTATATCAGTCGCGAAACTTTCTTTTGGGTCCTCCCGGCTTGCTGCAAGCCTTCTTTCCGGGTCCCTGGGCCGCGCGGCCAACTGTGCGGTAAAGCCTTCGGGGAGGACCCGGCTTGCTGCGGGAAAGTTTTCGTGGGTCCCTCGTACGGCCGCGCTATGCTATTCGTAGAGTCAGCCATCGGGCAAATGCAGCTGGCTCACGGCCAGCGTTGGTTCTTCGTCGAGGTCGGCCTGTTCCTTGTGGTCTCGTCGTACGACGAGAAGACGGGCGAGGTGGTCTTGCGCCCCGAGGACTCCATCCAGCTTTGGGCGTCCAAGGAGAAGTTCGGAAAAGACCAGAACTGCCCGATGCAGTACGTGACCGAGCGGATGGCCAAGGGTTCGGACGGCCGGTGCCAGGAGGGCGACCTACTGTGCAACGCCTCCTGGGACGTCTGGAAGCGCCTGCGTCCGTCGCCCTGAGATTTTAATCGCTGGGCAGGAGCATGGACGAGACTCGCCTGGCGCGTATCGCTGCCCGAATTGCTGCCCTTCCGCCCGACCCCGCCATCGGCGAGGAGTCGATGCGGGTCATCGAGCAGACCATCGCGAAGTGGAAGAAGGCCCGGCCCGATGCCGACGAGAAAGTCATGGTCCCGGGCGGCTACTACATGTACTTCGACCCGAATGCTGGCGGCAAGACTGGTGTGCCGAACGCGGACGACCCGGTGTCGCTCGTGAGGGAGTCGGACGACGAGGTCGTTTACTCTTCGGACGCCATCGATTCGTTCCACACCGAGGACGCCTACGAATCGATGGAGTATGACGCGCGCACGGGCGGTAGGTAGCGACCCTCTGCGCTTCATCCACATCAGCTGCGACCCGGACGACTTGGATTAGGACCCGGACGGCACGTACGCCGCGGGATTCTCCGCCGTCGTGGACAAGCTGGGCGGCAGAATCGAGAACTGGGAAGACGACTGGCTCGAGATTGAAGTGCAGGAGAGCAAGTGCCAGGACATGCTCAACGCCCTGCACGCGATGGAAGCCGGCCAGTACGGCGACGAGGCCAAGATGGTCGCCGAAAAATATTCGGTCACCGCCGTCTACGATGACGATGACGGACATCCGGGCGACGACGTCCAGAGCAGCTACACCGTCTGAGGACCAACCGGACGGGCACCCGCTTTCGCCAGGGGAGCTTCAACCTGCCTCCGCCGGAGGAAGTCCACTCCAGGCCGGCTACGCGGCGGGGCCGTCCGTACCGGGGAATTTACATCCCGTCACGAGCACATGACCTCGGCCACTGCAACCTCTTCCTCGCTCAGTGCAGTTCCGAAGATTTGGGCGCTCCGGGCGCAAGAGTCGCAGACCCACTGCAAGATGTGGTCTCCGTGCGCGTTGCTGGCCAGGTACGGCCGGGCGGGCTCTCGGCACTGCTTCCAGTCCGAGTTCATTCTCGTCGGGTCGACCCGGACCATATGCCAGCAAAGTCCGGGCGGCGGGTTCACATTCGCAAAGCGGATAACCGCCTCATCGGGCTTCACGTCTAGTTCCTGAACGGGGTTTCGCGGCTCGACAGGTCGATACTTTTGCGCGGCGACGCCGGAGAGATTCGCTCTATGCCGAACGGGCCCATGATGTTGAAGCGAGAGCGCCGCATTCGACGTCGCCGCACTGGACGTTGGTCGAGAACCCGCCAGTCGGTCCCGCCATCAGCTGACTTTCGCCGCAGTCCGGGCACCTGCCTTCGGCAACCTCCGCCTGCTCGGCCAGCGTGCAGCGCTCCCTCTCGTACTGCGTCTTTCCTTTGACCATCTGCTTGGCCCGCGCCAAAAGTTGCCGGTCCCTGCCGCCCAGCCGATGTTTGTAGATGAACAGCCACAAGATGCCCGCGCCGGCGGCGAGTTCCAGCGCGTCCACCCAGTGCCAGTAGCCCTGCCGGTAGACCGACCAGCACGTGTAGTAGATGAGCAGTAGCGCCGGGATGCAGTAGCCCACGGTCTCCAACCGGGACACCGGGCGCCCCGTTTCCAGCGCACGCCGCACGATTTCCAGCGGAAAATCCCGCACGTCGAACTTTTTCGGCTTCACCTGGGGAGCGTACGCCTACGGCAGCGGCATTTTCGCAAATGAATCCCGCGCCAGTGTAGCAGTCTCGAACAGTGAGCGCCCACCCGGACAGTCTTTTCCGACGAAGACGGACACGGGTCCATTTCGTCCGTCATCTTCATCCGCGACGCCGGCACCCTGTGGCTGCACCACTACCTGGCGTACGCCTGGCGGGACAAGTCGCAGTACATGGTCGAGCCCCATCGTCGTCACGAAAGAGCCGGCCGACCTGGGCGCGTTCGGCCAGCAGTTCCTTCGCCAGTTCGAGTCTTCCTGCAACCGCATCAGTGAGAAAGAGCGCGTCCTGGCGCATATGCAGGACTGGACCCAGCACCAAATCATGGAGCTGATGAACAAGGTCTACGAGTCCATGTGGGACCTGAACATCTCGCCCGGTCGTCCGAGCCGGAAAGTCGACAACATGTGCCGCAAAATCTGCACCAAGAACATGTTCCGGCTGGTCGACGTCTGGTACAAGTCCGAGCTGCCCGCAAAAGAGCGTCTGGCGCGCATTCCCAAAAGCATCATCGCCCGGCGCTGACCACTGCTGTAAATTGGACCGTTCGAGCTGCACAGCTCGTGCAAATGAAGAAAGCCATCATTCTCACCCTGTGCTGGATGGGTTGCAGGTCGCCTGCGACGAGCGCCACAACACCGTTCCGCCCGAGCAGGCCGCGCAGAAGTGGGCCGACGACCTGGGCATCAAGGTTCAGGGCAAGCCCAAACTGCGCCCAAATCGATTCGGACAACGACGGCTACGTGACTTGCACCATCGCCACCTCCGCCCAAGGCAGAAGGCGCCCTGGTCGAAACGCAGTCGCTTCAATGCGCGGGCGTCACCGGCGACAAGGACGAAGTGGAGATTGGCGACGCCGATGCGGACGAGTCCGGTCCGCAGCCCGCCGCCGGCAAGACCCGCACGAGATCGCCGGACGGCAACCGCTGGAACTGATGTACAATTAGTGGGTGCTGCCCACTAGTCACATCTGCAAGAAGTTCGGTCACGGCCAGAGCGTAGGCGCCCCGCCCGCGGCCGCGGGGCCGCGGAAGGTTCACGATTTCGTCAGGTCGCGCCGTGCGCCGTCGCTACAAGTGCGAGCGCTGCGGCGGCGTATTCGAGCGTATCCGCGTGCCGCCCGATTACGTGCCTGCGGCCACCGCCAAGGTCGAGCAGGACGGCAAGAAATTCAACTGCGAAGAGTACACGGTGCACGGTGCACTACGTAATGACGTCGTGAAGTTCGTGGACCACTTCTTCATTTGGATGATAGGCAAGCCCGTCCCGCTATGGTGCGAGATAGTGATGACCGTCACTTTCGTCGCTGCCATGATTCACTACTACCACCTGACGAAGTGGTTCATCGAGTGGTGGAAAGAGCAGGACGAGGCTGACTAGGAGTCGTCACCCGTCTGACACACATAGGAAGATGCCCGAGCTTGTCCGCGCCTTCGGCGCGGACCAACATTCTGTAAATTGCAGTCCTGTCCCGTACCGACCTTGCGTGAAGTCACGAGCCAGAAAGTCCGCGCCGAAACCTTCGCGCACCAAGATGCTGCGAGACGAGCTGACCGGGAAAGACCGGGAGACCATCTCGTTCAAGACCTTGCAGTCGATGATGGTCGAATCGGTCGACAAGCTGCCCATGCCCGCCGAGTTCCGCTGCATGATCGGCAACGGCCGCCGGCGCAAGCTCGCGCGCGTGCGCAAGGAGTGGGTCGGTTTCGGCTGGACCGGCGAGCACGAAGCCGATGGCACCGAGCCCCTGCTCGTCCTCGAGCAAGAGGACTTCCAGGTGGCAGCAGTCCACGGCAGCTGATCGGCCCGTGTAATCTTGGGCATGAGCTGCCCCAAGTGCCGAGGCACAGGAGTCATAGAGACCGGCAACAACGACCTGCCGTGCGACTGCCCGGCCGGCGACACCGCGAAGTTCAACGTCGCCGGGATGCCGCACCCGGTCGACGGCGCGTATCTCAAGCGCGAGCACTCGCGCCGCACCGACTTCATTCGCGAGCAGACTCGTATCCCGCCTCCTCCAGCATCCGAGTGTCAGCTCTGCGGTATCGATGGCGAGCACTCCAAAGAGCGGTGCGAGGACCAGCGCTCCAAGAACGCCGCCAACATCGCCCGCAAGCTCGGCTGCCGCTGGTGCGGTTCGGCCGTACACGCCGAGAACTGCCCCAAGTACAAGAAGGACCAGGTCTCGGTCCGCCGCGAAGGTCGCACCACGGTAGTAGTAACCGAGTGCGGCTACTGCCATGAGAAAACGGAGACCTCCCACACAGAAGCCGATGAGCGAGGTTTTGGCGGAGCAGCTTCGCTCGGAGGGATTCAACATAGGATCGGTTGTCCTAAATTCGTCACCGTCCTGTGCTGAAAATCCGAAGGGTACAATTGTACCAGGTGGTGTGAGGTCAGTCCTCAATCCCCGCCTGCTGACGATTCCGCAGCTCTTGTCCGGCGCGCACCCGAGCACGGTCAAGATTCCAGCCGCCATCGTGCGCACGGAGAAGCACAAGTTCAAGTACGAAGTCGTCATGACTGTCGACGAGGACACGCCGGGTTACAGCTCGAGCTTCATCTTGCTCAAGAGCGATCCGCCGTGGGGATTCCACCTTCTCTGGACGCCAATCGATGGCGCGCTGCGTTCGTGCACTGCGGGCTTCCGCGTCAAGCTCGGCAAGTACACGCCGCGCGAGTTCGGCATCCAGTTCCTCAAGACCTTCAATCTCGTGCTGTCGCGCAGCGTCAAGCGCGAGCACATCCTCGGCGACTCCGAATACCTGCGCGAGGTCGCCAAAACCCTGCGGAACTTCCCGCGCTTCGCCCAATATTGGGACGGCAAGCTCAAGGAGCGCGACGGCGTCAACCTGCTCCTGATGAACACCTACGGCCAGATGTGGGACCTCGAGGTCAACATCGCCAAGTTCGAGGAGATTCCGCAGGACGTCGTCGACGATTACCACGCCTTCGTCGATCAGGAGTTCGAAAACGACTGAGCCTCTATTTGGTACTTTCTACCGAGATGAAGAGGCTTGTTGCTGCTACGGTTACAGTAGACGACTTGAAGACCTACTTCAAGGGCGAACACTGGCGTTCGAGCTTCCGCGATGGAGTCTTCGAGGCTCGGAGCGACAGCTACTACGTAGAGCTGAAGCCCACGTCCAGTCCGCAGTTCGCGGTCAGCGTCCATGCCTACGAGGACGAATCGGACAAGGACGAGGCCGTCACCGACGAGCCGATGAAGTTCCTGGTCGACTTCCTCAAGACGGGCACCGCCGGCGATGAGGCTTTGCAGAAGATGGCCGCCGCGCTCGAGCCCTCGATGCACAACTACATGCCTCCTCCAGTGCTGTCGAACCTTCTTCGGGCCTGGGCTGCAGATGCCGAAGCTCAGAGAATCGGCCCTCGCACCCTTGCCCGTCTGTTGCGGCACGCGACTGTGCTTCCGAGTCTCCCTCAAGCGGCGAGATTGCTCCATGCGGTAATCCGCATGGCCGGGCGTGAGGAGGTAGAGACCAAGGAGATGCAGGACTTGGCCAACAAGATGACCGAGAAGGGTTGGCGAGTCAAAGCGGGAAAGAATGATCGCGGTCTGCCGGAGCTGACCGTGGACATCGCCGGCGTCTACGAAGCCAAGATAGAGATAGACCATATCCCGTGGCACTACTCTTTCGAGGTTCACGAGCATCCGGACACGAGGGTCGAGGGCGTGACCGACGATCCCATCGTCGAGTTCCGCAAGTTCTACAAGTCCGACGTCGTGCAGACGGCCAAGGGAGACCTCAAGGCCGTGCACAAGGAGAAGCGCGAGCAGGCCGAGCAGGAGGGCACCGTGGCGCCTTCTACCAAGAAGCGCAAGCCGCCTGAGGAACCGCACGGCGAATATGAATCCGGGGGACCCCCGTAAATTATACGGGGTACATTGTAGGCAGGGTTGATGGTAGATGTGAAGGGCGGAGTCTGCGGCGTCGAATACAGTCTGCACCACGGCCTGCTGGACGTGCAGCTGCGGCCTCACCAGACCTATCCTCTGGTCGAGTTTCTTCGCTCGAGCATCAAGTCGCTCGTCCGGCGAGAGAAGCCCGAAGCTCAGGACCTCGTGAAGGTCCACCGCCTGTCGCGGATGTGCTTCGAGGTCCTGGAGCACGACCGGATCACGAACATCGACAAGATGGACGGCCAGCTCCTCTACGAGGCCCCTCAAGATGCCGACTTCGAGTGGGTGTTCAAGGTCTTCAACGATTGGCGCGACCACCTCCGCCACACCGACTGCTCCATCGTCATCGCTGACCACGTCGCCAAAAGCATCGACGACATCATGACGAGCTGAATAAACAAACGGGCGGCACTCCCGTGAAGGAGGCCGCCCGCCTGATGCGACCCTGACTGCTGGTCAGCTCTTGCGGCCCGCGGGCCCGTTCTGGCTCTGCGCGGCCAGCGTGTCCTTGATCTCCGAGAGAGCCAGGCGGCCGGACGCAGAGTCATTCGCCGCGTTCAGGGCTCGGGTGCTTTCCTGTTTGCAACGCGCGCGTTCGCATTTCGCGCAAGACATCATCATATTCACGCACGGAGCCTTCATGCAGGCGGTGCTTTACTACGTCCTTCGCGGGAACCTGCCCATGAAGGAGTATTTTCAGTTTCCGCAGGATTCCCGATAGGGAATTGCGACTTGATGACGCTCGTACTAACAGACTCCAACGAGTGGTGGAGCATGGGCGTCATCCAACCCAGGTGAGCAACGCCTCTTCGATGTCCTTGAGATACTGCTTTGGGTTGCCCGTCTCCTTCCACTGAAGGTAGAGCGGGTGGCCGGCAGCGATAGCATCGAAGATTTCCTGTGGCTCCATACCCAGGACCCCTCTGCAGACCGCGTAGGACATGGAGGGTCCCCGAGATCCGCCTAGAGCGCAGTGCACATACAGCACCGGTCCGACGCGCTCGATGTGTCGCTTTGCGAATGCGAGTGCGGTATGGATGAGGCTGTGCGGGATCGCCGCGCCGGTGTCAGGGAACGGCAGATGGATGTAGTGTTCGATGCCGTCCGGGTCCTTGGTCGTGTTGCAGAAGTTCATCACGCCCGTGACGCCGAGATTCGTGCGCAGATGCTGGTAGTCTTGGTGATTGAGGATGGACCCGCCGCAGAGAATCGTGTCATTGATCCAATAGCGACGGGCGCCGTTCCCATTCTTGTCTGTGTAGAACTGGACGTGGCCCCGCTTCACTTTGGATGAAATACGGACTGGCTGCATGCGATCTTGCGTACGCTACTTGCGCGCTACTTTACGGGCTTCTTTCCCATTTTACGGATCGCAAGGAAGAAGAGCGCAATGACAATCGCTGCAGCTGCGGCCGTCCAGGCAACAGACGTCCAGCTCACGCCAGGGCCCTCATCAAACCACGCGACGTCGTTGTTTGGTACTCCAAGGTCAACAGGAGTCTCCTCGACTCCGACTTTCTTGGGCCTGTAGAGCGTAATGCCCGGAATGCAGATTCCGGTGACTAGCTTCCCGTTGTGGTAAGTCCACGTGTGGTGCTGCTTGATGGCCATGACTTGTTGGCCGTCGTATGTGGTCGTCCACTCGTAGCCATACGGCTCTTGCGCTTCCTGCGCCAAGTCCTTCACAGCAAACTGCGTAAGCTGCGACGGCACGGGGCCGAGCCAGACTGTCCACTCGTTTGACGGAAGCGGTCCTGCAGGGCATGTCATGCCCTACCTTACTAGGGGCCGTCCCACTCGAGTGAGTCAGGCTTGTTTCCAGGAAACGGCCTTCTTCTTGGCCGTGGCCGTCGCCGCGATGGCTTTCTTGGCCTCTTCCGGAACGTCGTTCGGGATGATCGTGCACTGGTCTTCATGCACGTGGAAGTCGCGGTCGGCCTCCGAATGGGCCGGATCCACGATGCGGAAGATCGGTCCCCACCACGAGAATGCGTACTGCCCGTCGTTGCAGCGCCACCATCCGAGATCCCCTACGGCGTCGTGATTCTTTTTCACACGACGCATTAGATCGAGTGCCTCACGCGAGCATCCGAGCATCTTCTTGCTGTCGCCGATGACGCACCCGAGGTTGTTGCCGTTTTTGCCTCCGGTCGGCCACCACTGGTGCTTGATGTCCTTCTCGGGCTCGAAAGGCACGATGACGATCATGCCCTCATGCGCTACGACCCGGACCTTGAGCACATCGCGCTCGTACGGCAGTCGGGCCTCGTCGTCTTCATCAGCATTAGTCATCGTCTCTTCCTTTCTCGAGCGGAGCGAGCGCGGCCTTCATGTCTTCGGGTGGGCTCACATCAGGCGTCTGCCCGTTCCACTTCCCTTCGAAGATGAGGGAGCACGCAACAAGTCCCGGCACTTTCTGCGTCCTTGCGTAGGCTTTGCAAACCACCGAATCCTTGCACAGCCCGACGACAGACGTGTAGTACCCGTCCTTGTCGTAAAGGAGCGTGACGAAGAACTGATGACCAACAGAGAGCCCGTCAGCCCTCTGCGCCATGCTCGGCCCATGGCCCACGGGCGATATAGTCTTCGCCCTTGAGCTTCCAGCCGCTCCACTTCGGGTGGGGTTGTCCCGTTTCGGGGTCCAGAATCTCCAAGACGGCAGTGCCACCATGTCGTTCGGGTGTCCTACGACCTTGGCGCGGTAGTCCTACGACCATGCCAGTAATCCAGATGCCCAGCTCGTCGCCTTCTTTCGACGAGCGCGTGTCGAGGCTCATGGCGCTTTTTACGCCTGGCTCGTGAGCATTTCCACGATGGTCTCGGAGACGACGGAGTAGAGCTTGTACGGCGAGGTCTGATCTCCTTCGGGTAGACGGAAACCGGCTGCCCGCTCGTGCCCTCCGCCTCCAGGGAATCGTTCGGCAATTTTGCGTGCTGAGAGCGTGCCGTCTGTTCGCAGGGACACCTGGCACCTCGTGGCACCATCCTCGAACAGATAGAAATAACCGACAGCGATGTTGCACCCGTTGTCGATCATGAAGTTCGCAACGTCCGAGACGATCTTCTCGGTGCAGTTGAAATACGCCGCCTTATACTCCCTGTCGAAGTTGTAGGTCTCGCGATACGCACTCTCAGCGAGCTTCTTGACCCGCCTGTCGTTGCTCTCGACGAGCTTGGTCCCGAGAGTCAGCAGGTGCGTCAGGTCGAGAGCCTGAATGCCCTTTTCCTGCGCCTTGTCGACGAGACCCCGCGACCCTTCGAAGAGAAGTGCCATGGCGAGTGCGCATGCGTCACGCCACGCCGAGTGCGTCTTCTTCCACGTGTCGCGAATCATGGCCAGCTCGCTCAACCCGCGCCAGTCGCGCAAGATCGGGTCGTCGCCCTCTGGCACGAGCACTTGGAAGACTTGCTCGTACGCGATCTTGGCTCCTGAGTGCGCATCGTTCGTCTCGTATACGCCATCGAGTCCCTTGGTCACGACCTCCACGGTCTCGTGGTGATCGAGAACGATGGGCTGGACTTGCTTCCATTCCTCCCATCTCTCCTTGGGAGGTGTGATGTCGACGAAGAGCTGTCCGGTACGTGGCTCGAGCTTGCGCATGAGATCCGTGTTGTACTGCAACGGATAGAACCTCGGCCTCATACCGATGGACTGAAAAGCCGCTGCACAGATGAGAGCCGCAGCCGTTCCGTCCGGGCACGACTCGTGGAAATACACGTCGGTGACGTGCATCAGGCGGTTCTTGCAGAATTTCGCGTCGGTCACGGTGCGTACCCTTCCTCCGGCTTGCGGTCGGCGATGACGTACTCTTCGCGCCATGAGTTGGGCGGCAGGTCTCCTGCCATTGCTCGGCGCACTACGTCGTCAACCTGAGCATACAAGTGAGGAAGGTCTTTGTCGTTGTGAACGACGGCATCGAACGCTGCGTCGCGGATTTTGACCTGTTCGGTCTCCGACCTATGATTATAGGGCGGCACAGGCACGCTCGGTCGCTTTACTCGGATGAGCACCGGCTTGAAGGGCACGAGGCTCCGATCAGCGAGATCCCGAATATACTGCACTTCGGGGATGTGTCTGAAGTCGGCGAAGCAGGTGACCGTGTGCTGACTCGACCTATCTATCATGGTGCGAGAGTCAGCTTCCGGGTCGTCTGCACGGATGAGGCCGCGCATGCGGTTGTAGCTCCAACGGCCCGTTGCGAGGAGCAGCTGGTCCTCGATGCCCTTGCGGATCCAGGTGTAGACGTCGAGCTGATTCATCTTCTCGAGATACTGCTGCAGCGCTTCTCGAGGGGAGAGCCAGAACTCCGGGTCCCCTTCGCGGACGAAAATGTTGTAGTGGCCGCTGCCCGCGCGATGCCAGGGCCTTTTGCCGTCGAACATCACGTTCGTATAGACCCAATACTTCTGGCTCGTGTCCAGCTTGTACTTATCATCGGCGGCGTCGACCATTCCATCCGGGAACTCGAGGACGTGCTCGAGGCCACGCTCATAGAAGGCATTCTTCGGGATGCGCACGTCGCCGGCGTTACGGAACTGGCTCGGTCCGAAAAGCTGTTTCTCGGTAAATCCGTAAGCATCGGCCATGTGGCGTTTGCCCGGATCCGCAAGACCCGTTTGCACTGCAGAATGCCCTCTGACGAGCTGGCTCGCGCATTCGTCTTTGCCCGCCCCTGCGAATCCACTGATGCAAACGATGTAGTGCATTAGCGCTGCCCTTCCTTGCGCACCTCAAGAGTTCCGAAGGTGGACGCGGCGTACCATACCACCAGGTCGACGATGCCCAGCGGCAGTCCCGATCCTTCGCCCATGGCCTTGCACATCGCTGTGCAGTCCTTGAATTTCCAATGCTCAGCGAGCCGAATGAGGTGCAGGTCGGGCTTCACGCAGTCGAGGAGCCCGATGTTGCGTGCGAGATGGAAGCACGTCACCGGACCAACATAGGGCAGCTTCTTGAGCAGGTCGGGAGTCGAGAGCTTCTGCTTCTTGAACTCGTCCCATCCGTGGACTTTGATGCCATCGCGAAGTAGGCGGGATGTAGTATGTACTGCCTTTATTTTCTGCGGATTGTTGCATACCACCTTGACGCGCCCGATGGCATCCTCGAGACTCCGCTCGGCAAGCTCGTTGTATGGGCCGTAAGCCTCGACCAAACGAGGCATGAACTTGCCTACTGCCTTGGCCGAGAACCCCGTGGCGTGTACAACCCACGTGTACTCGCGGAAGAAATGCGTTGGGTCAACTAGTTCGTGTTTGACCGACGCGATTTGTTCCATTTCGTCCGCGTAGTGCGTGCGGGCGAAACCGAGTGCCTTTTGGAAGTAGACTTTCGGGTCGTCGAGTGACGGGCGAAACGCCTCAATTGAGGAATCGAGCGACTTGTGTGGTTCCATCGTCTCCCTCAAATACCAGTCTGAGGTCGACGTTGGAGCACCAATCCTTGGCGACGTCGTCCTTCCACTGTCCTGGGGCGACGTTACACTCGTTGACGAAATCTCGCCAACAGCCTTTGCAGAACTTGGTCTGCGAGTTGCCGCTGGTACATCTGCGGACGTGCGTGTGAGGGACCCCGCACTGACTGCAGACGCCCTCCTCTGGGCTCCACAAGATGTGTGTCATTATCTCAAACATGAGTGTCGAAAAGAGCGCAACCGCGTTTTACGGTCGCTTTTTGATAGGTTTGGCTGGGGCGCTTCGAACGCGTTGCGTGAAGGTTTCGTGACGACGACGCGTCAGCCTTTCGTCTTCCCGCCGCTCAGCGCATCGAAGATGGTTCGCAAACCCTGCTGAACTGTCTCTTTTCGGACTTCCGGCCCCTGGTCTCCCAATATCCCCTTCATGATGGTGTTCCGGCGCTTTACTTCGTCGGAGACGTCATTCAGAAGGGTAATGAGATCCGTGTCGCTCAACTGCTGCAACTGACTGCGGATGTCTTCGAGGCCCATAGGGGAGAACCCTACAACGGAAATTTCGCCTCGATTCCTGTATTATTCGTTGTGCGCACCTACCACGTCGCTGACGTATCACTCGAGCGCCACCCGACCGCCAAGAGCGTAGCCAAGGTGCTCAAAGTCAAGGTGATGTCGTCTGACAACACCGAGACCAACTTCACCGTGGATCTCTACGGCTACGAGAAGCCGGACCAGTTCCAGTGGTCTCCGAAGCCACAAGGCAACAGGCAGAGGATTCTCGACGAGGTGGCCCATAGCCTCGTCGAGAGCGTCGGCAAGGACGGTGCATTGGACTGGCACATCCAGGATCTCGACAAGCACATCGCCGAATTCGAGCTGCTCTGGAAACGCAAGGCGTTCTCCGCGGCTCTGCGCGCGTACGGCATCACCAACCGGCTGACCCTCGAGCAAGCCACGCTCGTGCTCCAGGAGCACTACGTGGTCGAACCGATCATGGAATCGTGACCGAGCACGAGTGGGAAAAGTACGGCGAGTGGGGAACTGAAGAACGCGGCATCAGCTTCACGTACAAGTGCAAAAGGTGTGGTGTCTTCAAGCTCGACGAGAAGAAGACTATCCGCAAGCGCTACGACGGTCGCATCGTTCACGAAGAGACAGTCGACAACGACGAGTCATTCGGCTACCTGTCTTGCGACCTCGAGGTCGTCAAGCGTATTATGGAGTCATGACCCAGCCGCCCGTCATCCAGCCTATCCTGAACGTGCAGGACGGGCTCTTTGGACTGCGCTACCTGAAGATCGTCAAGAGCCCCACCGGTCCGCATTACATCGTGGATGTGATGTTCAAGATGGGACTGCGGCTGACGGCCGACATTCTACCTGGCATGCCAGTCCAGGACATCGGTGATACGCTCGACAAGAAACTCCAGACGCATCGACCCAGCGAGTACCATGACATCAAACCCGCTGTCGATTTTGTGTCTGAGTGTGCTGGGCGTGCGCTATCCGATGAGTTCGGCAAGATCGCCGAGAAGCAACTCAATGAGGAAGCGCTCCGAGAAGCGTGGGAGATGACACTCTTTCGTCGCTACCTGCGCAGGCTTGATCCCAAGCGCGTGCTCGAGTACGAGCAGGCCATGGAGTACCTCGGAGAGGTCTACGGATCAGGGCTGGGCCCCGGTGGGACCGCCCGGGCTGTTCAAGATAGCTAGCATCGCTGCACGTGTTGGTGCGTCGACGACGCCATCTATCGTGAGTTTGTGATCCTGTTGGAACTTCTTGACTGCAGCTTCTGTGCGCGGACCCCAAAGCCCATCGGCGCCGGTCGGACCGCAGTCATACCCATGCGCGATGAGGAACTCCTGGATACTCTTCGTCGTCGTGAGCAGCAAACCGTTCGGGTGCGGCGGAGGATTCGGGTGACCCTGCAAAACTTCTTGCAGGGTGGGCAGGCTCACTCCGAATAGCTTCTCGAGCACGGGCTGAATGGTTGCGTATCGCTCTGGCCATATGGCGATGCCGGGCCCCGGGACTATCTTCTCCATCGCCATCATGAATTTGTCTTGGTCAGACGCCGTAGTCCAAGTCGGGTCTGCGGCAGCAAGGGCCAGGTATTTGTCCGCAACCGCGGGCAGATTCGCCGCGTATGAAATGAAAGCCGCCTTGAGCGCACCCGCATATCCGGTTTGGTCGGGGTTTGAGAACAGAGTTGCCTTAGCTCGAGGCATCACGTAAGTCATGAGACTCGGCTTGATGAACTCGCGCTGCCCCGTCTGCAGCCCCGGGCTCGTCCAGATGCTTGCCATCGTGGCTGCGACTTGGCGGGCCTGCGCTTTTTGCGTAGGCGTCCATGCGCCAAGAGCGCCCGTTGACCCTCCGAGCCAGAGCGTTTGCATCTGCTGCGCGGTTGTTACGAATCCGCGGCCGTCGAGCATGTAGAACTGCCACGTGGCCCCGTTTTGTCTCAAATCGGCCGGAATTGGGAACTGCGCGAACGCTGTCCTCATCGTTCCGAGGTCGTACGCTGCACAAGCTCCGAGCATGTTCGTTAGTTCGCCGAGTCTTCCGCAGAGCTGGATGATCCCGACCGAAAGCATGCACGAGTCGTACATGTTGATGGCATCGTAGTGCCCGCCTTCGGTGGCCGTCACGACGCTGATGCACGAATCCAAGAAGTCCGGATTCGCCGGCGGAACATACGGCACAGATCCGATGTAGAACGGACCTTCGAAGTTCTGATAGGCTGACCAGCCAATTTCTGCGGGCGTAGTCATACAGGACTGTACTTTTCGTCAAATGCGCGACGTAGTTCTCCTACTCGATGTTGACGGACCGCTGGGCGATTTCCATTCCGAGGCTCGGAACGTAGCGAATGAGATGTTCGGCCTCAACCTCAAGCTCGAGGACTTCGTCACGTGGGACGTGACCGACATCCTGCCGACTCAGGAGATGAAGGACGCTCTAAATGCTGCGATCGCCAAGCCTGGCTTCGCATCGCGGATCCTCCCCCAGCCCGGATCCGTGGAAGCGGTGCGCGAGCTGAAACAGATTTGTGAAGTCGTGTTCGTTACGACTCCTCATCCTCACAATCCGACATGGATGCGTGAGCGCCAAGAGTGGCTGCACAGATTCTACACCGCGGCGCACGACGACATTGTGCATGCGTTCAAGAAGCACCACGTACGTGGCGACCTTCTCGTCGATGATCGTCCCAAGACGATTCAGAAATGGGAAGAGTGGCACCCGAAGTCCCACGCACTCCTGTGGGATATGACATACAACAGGACGTCACGTGGGTTCAAGCGGATTCACACATGGCCACGCCTCATCGAGATCGTGCACGCGCTCCGATGCGGTCAGGACCTACTTCTTAGCCGCGACTGAATCGAATGGCGGCAGGGGAGGCGGAGCGACGTTGGACGCGACGGGCGGCAGCGGGAACGCTGGCGATGCCTGTGACGGCGCGTAAGCCATCGTCGCCGTAGTGGTGGGCGCTGCGGTGTACGGCGGTGGTCTCCTGGCTGTGGACGAAGTCGAAGGAGCAGGACCGCCTGAGCCACTGCTGAACCCGCTCGACCCACCTCCGCTCGAGCCGGAGAGCGGCGGCAGAGAGACCTGTGCGTTCGAAGCGAAGTACCCCTGCAAGTAGTTGTGCAATGCGACTACATCGTCGTGATTGCTCTGCACGTTTTGATTGGTCTGTTCAATCGACGTCTTGAGCTGCTCGTACGCGTTCTTCGTCGCCGTCTGGTCTTGCGGTCTGATGAGTGCTCCAACGGCCGTGACCAGCGCTGCCGTCGTTGCGATGATGTTCGCCCATGACTTGAGTCTCTGGGCCTTCGGATCCGGTGGGGTGCTATCGCTCCCTCCGCCGCCTCCGAGATGGAGGATGAGGTCCTTTCCTGCGACCTCAACCGCGGGCTGTGCTTCATCAACCTGGCCTTCTTGCTGCTCGCCGGGCATGTGTAACTTTACAAGGAAATAAGGCCCCAACGAGGCCGGCGCACTGGGCTTGAATGGACTCTCGAGGCAAATGAGCCTGCTGCTGTACCCCGATGTTCGACTTCGGACAAAGTGCAAGCCAGTAGAGGTCTTTTCCCCTGAGATCCAACACTCCATCGACGAAATGATGGACCGCATGGACGAATGGGGAGGAATAGGTCTGGCTGCCCCGCAATGCGGAATCGCACTCCGCATGTTCGTCATGCACTTGCCGGGTCAGGGTCGGAAAGCCTTCGTCAACCCGATAGTGGAGGACATGGGAGAAGGCACTGCCAGACTGGAAGAGGGCTGCCTGAGTCTTCCAGGGGCCACGATTGAGGTGTCTCGCCCGGCCTCGGTATTGGTACGGGCTCTAGATTACCGCGGCTCCAAAGTGGAGATGGTGTGCAATGGGCTCGCGAGCGCGTGCGTGCAGCACGAGACCGATCACCTTGACGGTGTGCTCATCCTAGACCGCGCCGGCCCTATCGACAGAAGGCTTGCTCTTCTCAAGGTCTGGAACGCTGAGCATCCGCATCGCTAACCGGCTCCCTCGAGCTGCACACCTCCGAGGAGAGGAGCCCCTGGCGGGAGCGAGGAGTCTCCGTTCGGGTTCGGAGTGTTGGCATAATTCGAGTCGCCGCTATACTGCACGGAAAGAGGTGCGCTCTGCGCTAGGCCGCCTCCAAATGGGTCGGCACCACCTTGGTCCATGTGGAAGGTGGCAGAACCCCCGCTCATCAAGAAACCGCAAATTCCGCCGCTCGAATAGCTTCCTGAGAACACGGACCCGTTGAGGGTGAATGTCTGAGAGTCGACGATGGTGACAGTCCATGTACCATTTGCCGGGACTCCAACGACACCACTAATGACTGCTTGCTGTCCGCTGATGTATCCGTGCTCTTGTGTCGTGACGATCTGAATGAGACCGCCGCTGTTCGTGACGTTGCTGACAATCCCGAGTTGTGTCCACGCTGGCGCTTGAGTGAACTCGCCGCTCGGGAAGTAGAAGAACCAGAGTGTCCCTGTCGGTGTCGGAGCGGCTCCGGTTCCTTGTTGGACAGTGACAGTCCAATCGTTGTATGTCCCGGATGGACTGCTCGCCAGCCTCCAGAATTGATTTGGAGAGATGTTCGAGCTTTCGATCGTGTACGACATATTTGACCCAACGTCACTGCTGGTAAAGCCGTTGTTGTTGGGTCCGGTATCCGAGTTGATGACGGACAGCACGCTTAGCGTGTTGGTGCTCACTGCAAGGATCTGGTATACGTTGCCAGTTCCGTTCATGATGAGCTGGTCGTTGACTTGAACGCTGTACTCGCCTCCTGCCAGGAAATTGACCGTGTTGTCGGTAAGATTCCCATTCAGCACTGTCGTAGCGTGCGTCGAGTTCACGATATTGAACGGATCGACCACGTTGAGCTGGCAGGTGGTTGGGACAGTATACGTCACCGGCGAGTAATTGCTGTCTCCGCTGTACGAGCACGAAATCGTATAGACCCCGACGCCGATACTCGTCGAAGGAATGGTGACTTGGGCCACACCACCCACGATGGTGATATTTGACCCTCCGGGAACTGCAGCCGCATCACCTGGCCACCCGACGGTTGATCCCGCATAGAATGTCACAGTGCCGGTCGGGGTAGGTCCACTGCCGCTGAGAGTGGCACGCAAAACGAGCCCGTCCAAGTATAGCGTATTGAACGAGGTCGGGTTGTCCGTCACCGTGATCATAGCGGTGTTCAAGAAGATCGTCTGGCCCGTCGTTCCGACGCTGGCGCCGAAATTCATGGTGCCGCTATAGGACGCCTGAATCGTCCAAGACCCGGCCGGAAGCGTGGACGAGCTGACCGATGCGTGTCCGGTGCCGTCGACGTTCTGAGTTCCCAACGTGATAGGGACGCCTTCTCCAGTAGGGATAGCGACGAATGTGACTGACCCCGCATTGACTGTTCCGTACGTCGACGTGACGGTTGCGGTCCACGTGACAAGAACACCGAATGCCGCGTTCGAATTGCTCGAAACAACCGCAGTGTTTGTCGGAGCAGCGGCGACGAGTTGACCGGTGGTGCCCTGGCTTCCCTGGAAGTTGACGTTGCCGCTGTACGTGGCCTGAATAGTGTACGTGCCAACGGGCAACGTGGCACTGGATACCGCGGCGTTGCCGCTTCCATCCACACCCACAGTCCCGAGATCGATCGACGGTCCGCTGGACGGCACAGCTACGAAGTGGACAGTTCCGGAGGTTGGAGGACCAAACGTAGAACTGACGCTTGCAGTAAAGACCACGAGTTGTTCGAAGATCGAACTCGGCAAGTTCGACATCACCGTGGTGTTTGTCGCTGTCGTAAGAATGGTCTCGATGTATGCGGGAGACGTGCTTGGCGCGAAGTTGGAACTTCCTTGATACGCAGCAGTCAACGAATGGTTGCCCGCGGCAAGCACATTCGTGACCATGGAAGCCATACCACCACTGAGCGGTCCGGATCCGATTTGCGTGAGCCCGTCATAGAAGAACACGAGCCCATCCGGGGTGCCCGCGGTCGATGTGACGGTCGCCGTGATGGTGACGTTGTTTCCGAAGTTCTGCGGGTTCGGCGCGGCCACGACCGCTGTTTGCGTCGCGGGTGCTTGCACGAGAACGTCCACGATGTTCGACGTGCTTGGTGCCAGATATAAATCGCCTGCGAACTGCGCCACAATCGGCTGGGTCCCGATGGGCAAGTTAATGTCGGCGAGAGTGGCGACTCCCAAACCGTTCGGCACCGCCGACCCCAGCAGCGTGCCTCCGTCGTAGAAAGTCACCAGGCCGGTAGCGCCTGGCTGAATGGTGGCGACCGCTGTGACCGGTGTGCCGAACGGCACCACTGTGGAGTTGACCTGAAGGGTCGTCTTGGACGTCTTGGGCCCAGGTCCGGGCAACGTCCCGGGACTCGACCAGATGGAGGCCACCGGCCCGTTGAACGCCGGGATGGGGAGGCCATTGTAGAGCCACCCGAGGCGGGCTTGTGAATGGAGCTGGGCTGCCAGTTTGACGGCATCCTGCTCGTTGTCAGCCTCGACCACCACTTGTGCGCTGACCGGAATCGACGCGATCAAGGACACGGTGAAGGTGGGCATGGTCAAACGCTACCCTTCACAAGCAGCCTAGATCTCGACGGTCTTCATCCATTGGAAGACTTCGGCCATCTCGACTCGGTCGAAGAACTGGATCTCCTCGAGCGTGGCTGCCCGGAACTTGAGATCCAGCTTGGCGATCGGGCCCGGCCCGTTCAACTTCGCCCGAGCGATGATGACCGTCGCCGGCGGCGGAGGAACATTGAAGGCGTTGAGGGGCATACCCATCTCGTCGATGATTTGCCCGTCATCTCGGATGAACTTCCCGAATGCAAGGAGCCCATCGCAGCGCGTGATGGCGCCGAGAAAGTGCACGTAATCCGACATACCAGACGTTACGCGCCGCGAATCTCACGCAGAAACTGCCACGCGTCTCCGAGCGCCTGGAAGCCGTCTACCATGCTGTCGAAACCGGCAGCCCGCAGAAGCTGAATCGGGTGCGCTTCTCGCACGTATTTGAAGCGTTTGCCGTGTCCTTCGACGGCAGTCGTGAAGTCTTCGAAGGTCCTTGTCCACTGGGTCTTGTGATCATGCGAGTAGTGCACGAGCACGTCGCATGTGTCCTCCTTGATGGAGAGCGCGTAGACCGTGTAGTATGGGCCCTTGTAGTGCTGATAGGTTCCCAGCTTGAACGACTCCTTCAGTTTGGTGAGCCGTTCCTGCGCCGCGTCTTTCGGATCAGACTCACCAGGTATCGGTCCGACTTTCACCGTGGAGTCCATCAGACGCTCCGTGACGGACGATTGTACGCCCAGTGCAGCTGCGCTTTCAACTCTTCGAGATTCGTCCCATCGTAGCGAATGATGCGCGGAGTCTCGACTCCCGCCTTCTTCGCCGCAGCAAGAATCTCGTCCATGTTCGCATTCCACGGCTGAGCGACCGAGATGACGAGTCCGCGCGGACGGTGGACGAGCCACGGGATGTAGTAGTCGGGCCAGTCATCGAACAGGACGCGCCCGTAGACGCGCGCCTTGTTCTGCGTGATGGTCACGTCGGCGTCGGGGATGTTCGCCTGACACCACTCGAACTTCTCGGTCCACGCTCCCGGAGTCTTGCCCGGACCCTTCGTGAGCACGCCGAGCGTGAAGCGCAGGGCGCGTATCTCTTCGATTACCTGGAATCCGAGCGGATGACGAGGGAGTCCGCGCCAGAATCCGGGCTTTTGCTGGATGAGCTTGCGTCGGCGCTCGAGATGAGGCGCCTCGTGCGCCACCGCTCGCGTAGAAGCCCTTCTTGCAGCACGCACTTCGTTGGCTTCCCTGTCCATGTACCTGTCGATCACCGGAGGCTCTCCAGGAGAGCGCAGGAAGTCCAGCTCTTTCTTCATCGCCGTGTCGTAGTCGGCGATTGTTCCGTCCAGGTCGATGAGTGCCACTTTGTCGTCGTCTTGCATGCTAACTCTCCATCACTGCTCGGACGGCGGTCATGTCGCAGTTGTCGTCGTGTCCGACATACGGCCGCTCGTCTTTGTCGTCTGTAGTCGTCGTCTTCAGACACTTGCTGCACTTCCAGGTCGCTTCTCTGTCCGACCCGTAGCTGTTCAGCGGTCTTCGACGCTCTGACACGAATCCCCAATCGTGCACTTAGGACTCCATGACTCGCCGGGCAAGTTGCTCATCGCAATCTCCAGGATGTCTTGGAACTGTAGGTCCGCCGGCGTTGGCTTGTGGCCCATCGAGCCCCAAATGACTGTTCCACACCGAGGGCACACGCTTTTCCACTGCCCTTGAATCTCGGTGGGCTTCATTTCGGGCCAGACGTGCCTCCTCAACGAGGGGAACTTACATCACCACTCGTATGGCTTCGCCGGCGCTTTCGGAGCTTTGCGCAAGACGTACTGCTTGCCGTCGCGCTCTATGACTTCGTCGTTCGGTCCGAGAGGGCCGGCGTATTCGAGGAGCGTCATGGTCTCGCCAGAATCCGTCTTGGGCGGTTCCCAGGCGACTCGTGCAGCAATCCTCTCCAACCGAGCCCTATCCACGTTCCCGCGGCGCAGAAAAGGTTCAACTTTCGTGGATGCCGCGCACGACGACTATGTTACAGGATGAGTTCTCCGGATCGAGGTAATCTGGAGACAAGAGTCCACACCTGGTGCACTCACGTGTTTTGTACCAAGACGGCAAGGACTTGCGGCTCATCCACTGAGATCCCTCTTCCCCGCTCTTTGCTGCCTTCTCGCGAAGCTCCGGGTTGTGAAAGATGACTTCTTTGTCCGAGAGGTCTCGCCACTCGTGCCCGTTGCCGGCTTGTTTACTCATGCGTCGTGGATTTTCTTGCAGTACATCTCGTCAAGAAACTTGTGCATCGTCTCGGGCGGCAGTTTCTCGAACTCTTCGAGTGCGTTGTGCACTCGGTCTCGCATCACGTCTTCGAAAGCGATGAGAGCCTCGCGTTTGACGTCGTCCTGCTCGAGAAGGTCCCGCATTTCCTGGACGAGACGCATGTTCGTATCGCGCACGTCGTTCTTGAGCACTTCGCGGACCTGCCTGAGCACGATGTCTTCGTGCGGGATGGGATTCCCGTCCTTCGTGTAATCCCAGGTCGCCTGGCCGGTCACTCTGCGCGCTTCCTCAGCGATGTGCAGGCAGAACTTCTTAGTCTCCGGGTCCTTGCCGACATCGATGGGCTCTTTCGGAGTTTCTGCTTTGTAAGCGCCGGACCTCGAGAGCTGGACTTTCTGCGCATACTCCTTGCCGTTGAAACTCACGCGGATCTTCGCCTTCACAATTGCGTCACGCGTGTTCTCTTCTGCTCGGATCTCGTAGCCCTCGATCTTCGCGAGTTTCAGCTCGCTTTTGAGTTTGTCGAAGTAAGCTGCGGCCTGCGGAGAAGCCATCGCAACGCGGCCGTGGCGTTTCCCGCTGATCTTTCCATCTTCGATGGTAGCCTCGAAGACGTTTTTGGAGTGGCTTGTTAACGACATGTCTGATGGACCCGCAAAGTATACAATTCCTGCTCGACTGCGAGAGGAGTTGCTTCGAATCGCGCTTGAGACTGATGTAGTTGCAGAGTATCGCGGTATCGAGTCATGGCGAATCGCTGCAGTGAGCGGAGCACGATGGCTGATACGTTGTGCTGCTGAGTGCGATGACATGCCACGGATGATGCACTCGACTCTGCGCCAGATAGCGGAACTCGCCCGCCGGATGTCGGCGAGGTCTTCCGAGCAACGGACAAAGTCCGGAGAGATGGCATTGGAGCTAGATAAATTCCTCGATGACGACGAGTGATACGCCGGAAATCTCGACACCTTCGAGGTAGGGAGACACGATGCTTCCACACAGGTCGATGACGCTCGTGCGTTTCGCCAAGGCAATGTTCGCCACAGATGAGCGCGTCAAGAAGTTCGTGGCCGAGAAGGCCGAACGACCTGATCGCATGCAGGCTGTCCTTCGTGCGGCGTGGAACACCGACGAACAAGGGTGGCGGACCGAGACCCTCAAGCGCGTGGCCGAAATGGATCGGTTCGTGCGCGAGGGCTATCCGAAGCCTACTTCTTCGGCCAGTTCGTGATGATCCACTGGATGATGGTCGCGACCGTCGCGATCACGCCGACAGGAATCGTGACCTTGCGTGCGAGGCCCTGACCGGCTTTGTTCGCTTGAGTCGTGATGGCCTTGCCGGCTTTATCGGCCGACGCCGCAATCTCCTTGATCGCGTTCGTAGCGGCGTCAGAGGCAGCCTTCTTCATCGCTGACTCGAACGATGCCATCCTCTGCTCGTGCACGACGTCAGTGCTGATGAGCCGCAGGATCTCAGTCGTCTGTTTCGCGAACTGATTCTCGACGTTCTGCTCGAACTTCTGCATCCGCTGATTCGCTTCAACGGCCTCGTTGGCGGCACGATTCGCGGCGGACAGACACCCCTTGAGCTGCTCTTGCATCTCGAACTGTCCCTGACGGATGACCGCAGTGGCGTCATCGATTCTCTTGATTTCGCTCTGCGTCCACTCTTGGTAGTCGAGCAGCCGTGCGGCCAGGTCGTTGTAGCTGTTGGCCGTGTTCATGGCAGCCAACATCGCCGTGAATTCAGGCCCCGTCTTGGCTGTGGTGTTGAGGTACTCGGCTTTGTACCAGTGATAAGGATGAGCAGCCTTGACTTTGGTGATATACCACCAAACAAGCTGCCCATTGGCGGCTTTGCCGGCCCAAATCGAGAACTTTTGAGTTCGACCCTTCGACTCATCTGCGACTGAACTCGCCAGGGCATCGTGATGTTCGCCCGGAACCAGGTCGTAGATTGTCATCGCCTGGATCTGTTCGAGGGTCATCCCGTACTTAGATAGCGCGAACTCGTTTGCCCACTCGACCGCTCCTGACATCAAGTTGACTTCGAAGAGACCCTTGTCCGCGTAGCTCTGGCCAAGCTCGCGCATGACGATCGAGTCGTAGGGGAGACCCTTGGGCTGCATCTCGTCAAGGCGAAGTAACTAAAGCTGTATCGTTCATCATGGAAGTTCGAAAGCTCCCGATGACGTGCGACAAGTGCAAAGTCGCCGCAACCTGCCCCAGGAAAGGTGCGAGTCCAATGCAGCCTCGCCCTGCTCTCAAACGGGTTGTGACCTGCCAAATCGTCGGCGGCTATGGCCGGACTCCAGTCAAGCCTCACATCCTGAGCGCCGAGTCCCGCGAACGGATGGAGAAGGACGGGCCGTGTCTGACTCTCGCCGAGGTGCCGAGCTGGGATGAAGAAAACAATCGGTTGAAGATCGATCTCGTGAAGGTGTTCTCTCAGCCGATCAAGCACCCACGCGAGACGGTGCCATTCAACATCAATTTGATCCACCCGAAGGGTGGCGGCGGTACTTGAGCGCATTCGCAACCGTTCGTTTCTGAGCGAACTTGCGCAGCGTCTTGCGGACGAACTCCATGATCTCTTCGTCCGTCATGCCGGCTTGACCGGCCGCCTCGATAGCCTCGGAGATCTTGTCGAGCACTTCTTGTTGTACAGCGGAGCGCACACGCCCGCGTATGGCATCTCGGACCGCATCTCTGCGGTCCGGATCCATCTTCGCCAACAGCTCGACTATCTTCAGAACAGTCACTTGTGTTCGCCGATTGCCTCCGGCTTGATGGCCCGGCACCACTGGAAGACCTGAGGGAGCCTGGCCGCCGCCACACGACTCAGTTCGTACGCCACTCGCCGGTACGAGATGTGGCCTTGAGGCTGCGTCCTCAACTCGGACAGGTAATAAACCTCCTGAGCGTCCATGTCGAAGACCGACCGGTGCAGGTATCCGAGTGGAACCATGTACTGCATCAGGTCGGGGTCGTGCACGACCGCTTCGTCGTCGTACGCGTGGGCCGCTTGCATTGCCGCCCGGTACTCCTGCTCGAGTTCGGTCCCGAGAATGTCGTCCGGGACGAGGAATCCGTAGTTGGGGTGCAGGGGCTCGGCGTATTGCTCACACCTGCGGTGCCGCTGCAGGTCGCGATACGCTCCGTAGTCCATCATGATGTCGAACGAGAGCTGGATTGTGCGGAACACCCTGGGTACCGCTCGGGGTCCACGGGACTCCATGAGCTTCGAGAAAGCAGACCAACTCATGCCGTGGCGGTCAGCTATCGCTGCCTCGAAGGACTTCTGCACGAGCGCCGAGTCTGGCAATAGATGCTTGCGATGCAAGTCGACGTACCAGTTCGGGTTGGAGAAGTCGAACTTCGGGCTGAGATTGCCGAGGCTCCGAATCGGCGGTTCGAATGAGTCCGCATCGGCCTTCTGCACGAACACCGGGCACATCTCTGCCACGGCTTTCGCTGCCATATCGCCGAGCATCCGGATCTCGGGGTTGGTGTGACCTCGAGCTGCGGAAATGAGGTAGCGAGCGTCTCTCGCATTGCCGACCCAGGCTAGGTTCGTGCCGGTCCCGGCGGGCAGCAGATACCTGACGTTGTCGAATGTTCGAGCCTTGACCAATCGGTCTTCCGGGTCCTTGCCGGTGAGCTTGGCCACACGCTGCAGGACCTTCGGATACAGGCTTTCGTACGCGTCGTAGAACCTGGCGGCAAACTTCTGCATTGTCGCCGGCGCACCAGGTGGCGTGACGAAGGAATCGCGAGAGAAGACCTGGTAACGTGTACTCTTTTCCGAGTACCCGGGCCTTTGGAAGGATTCCAGGAATTTGGAAGCGACGATGGACACGCCCTCGAAGCAAATCGGCAAAACAGCCAACTCAGCGACGCTCGAGTGGTTGTACCCGATGACCCACTTCTCCTGGAACTTGTCCGCCTCTTCCTCCGTCAGCGACGCGACGATTTGCCGCGCCGACAGTGGCGATCGGGAATACTTGGCGAGTACCGTTGCCTGTACAGCAGGTGGCAACAGACGGCCGTCCGGGGCTGTGAGGCAAAAGACTTCTGTCTTGATGTCGCTCATCCTAGGAGTGTCTCCCTATGAATTCTGAAGAGTTGGCGAGAGTACAGCACGCAGTCGCGGCGATCCAGATTCCGTTCTTCCCTGCACTGCACGTTTTCCGGGAAGTCCCGAAGTCTTTTCGTCCGTGGGAAAGCGGACTATCTCCTTCCGCTCTTTACAACTGCTCTCTCGCTTGCCGCAAGAGAGCAAAGCTCAAGACGCCCGAGACAAAGTGGATGAGCATCAAGCGTTGGGTGACGGTGACGCCAGAAGCTCAAGTAACCCTGCCGGCGGGAGTCTACTTGTCCATCAAGCGCAAGGAGGAGTTCGTCCCTAGCCCCTCTCCGCACTTTGACAAGAAGGAATACGTTTTGATGATGTTCCCTTACGGGAACGTCTGGAGCCAGCAGAAGCCGGATGTGCCCATTACGGAAGAGTGGCTTTGGTCAGATGCCGGAGGAATGACGATTCTCGAAGCGCTGATGCGAAGGGACGCAGCGCAGCCGCTTCCCGGTTATTTCGCGTCGTGCCACCGTTACATGATCGAGAATCCTGACCAAATCGGTATTCATCTCAAGCGTAAGAAGAAGGACCAGGTCAGCGAATAATCTTCGCCCACGGCACGTGTTGCCGAACCGCGCGAACCTGCTCCTCGATGCGTGTGTTGACGCCGGAGTCATATGACTGCGGAAAGACGAATTCGAGCTGCGGCGACGGATTCTCGAGGTCGAGCGATAGGTTGAGCTTCTGCAGATAACCCACCTGCTGCGTTCCCACGTAAACGCGAGCGCTGGCCGAGGTCATGTTGACGACGATGGTCACGTCCCCATCGCCAAAAACACGCGCCTCGTTCTGCATGTCTCGGCTCATCGCACTCGTTTGAGTCGGACCCTCGACCCGTGCTTATCGCGTGCGTGCATCTTGAGTCCATAGAGCGTCTTGAACTCGTGGCCGCAGCACGTCTTGCCCTGGTGAAGAACCCGATTACGCTTGAGAATTTTCATTTCACGCCCGCTGCGGCTCGCCAAAAGAGCCGCGTTTTGCTGTCCGGAAGAGTCGCTTTCTCGATGCACTCGAGAAAAGTTTTTGCGTTGTCTTGGTAGCCGACCTCGGTCATGCAGAGCATGATGCGGGTCATCCGCAGCCAATTGTGCGAATGCGCGAAGCTGTCCCACCAGTACGGCGGGCCCTCGTTCACGCCTGCACGCTTGCACTGCATGGAGCCAACGCGATAGAACGCGCACATCATGTCGAACGAGCGCAGAACTCGCGACGACAGGTAAGTGCTTTCCTTGAAAGCTTGTGCGTCTTCGTCGGTCAGTAGCGGAGCCTCCGGATTGAAGCGGCTCGGGGCCCTGTTCGGGAAGAGCCACTGGATGTAGTCGTGAACGTTCTCGAGCTTGTCTTCATCCCAAGCCCAAATGTCGTCGATCTTGCGGCCCGCGTGGTCTTTGCCGGCGCCGGCGTAGAAGTCCACGAGCTGGCTCACAACCCACGCTCCTGCCTGATGATACGCCTGGTTTCGTCGAGCACTTTCCCGAGCAGATTTTTGCCGAGCCATTTGCCGGGGTTTTGTCGCGTCGGGGTGATGTTTGTCCATACCGATGCCCCACACTTTATCCTTGGGGCTAGCCTCGACAAAATGGAGATTCCCGGTCGCCAGGAGCTTCTCGCAAAGCTCCGGGTTTTGCCGATACTTCTCGAGATTCCCACGAAGCACGATGTCGTAGCAGACTGACGACCATCTACGTTCGTCAAAGCCCTTTACCTGCCGACCATAGCGTTTCTGGTTCGCCGGGTCCGTAGCCTTCATGATGTGGCGGAGAGCCTGCTCATCCTTGAAGAGCCGAGCTTTCTCTGCCATCATGTGCTGTTCGGTGCAGTTATACCGCACGCCGTCGAGAGTGAAGGGCGCCCACGTCCAGTTGGACGGCCACTCGCCCCAAAAGAGCGCGTAGCCGTCTCGGACGACGAGGTCATGCATCTTCTCACCCGACGGAACGCGCGCCACTTTCTTCACCTTGAAGTTATAGACCGACTCAGGATCGTAGAAGAGATCTTCGTCGGTCATGCGACTTTCTCTTCTGTGTGTGGACACGACCCGTATAGACCAATGCTCAAATTGCAATTCCAACAGAGCAAACGGAACTTTTCTTTAGGGAAACCCTCGGCGACGAGCCGTTTGTAAAAGAAAAGTGGATTCTTGTTCTTGGCATTTCGTCGTTCAGCTGTCCCGCCCCCATTGCGATGGTCGATGTTGAGAAACTGCCACCGGTCTTCACCGCAGCACTCGCAGTGCCCGCCATACCCATCGACCACTTCAAGTTTCAGGCGTCTGGTTTCCTCTCGCCTCTTCCGATTGATTTCTTCCTTGTTCCGCTGGTACCTCGCCGTGCCCGCTTCATTCATACAAAGCTTGCACGTATATGTACGGCCCAGTGGGAATTTTGAGTTCCTGTAGAACTCATCGAGAGTCTTCTTCTTCTTACAGACGTTGCAGCGGCGCTTCTTTTGAATCATAGCAACGGTAATTACCGCTGCTACAAGAGAGTTATCATTTCATCATGAAGCGCGCCGGTTCCCACGAGCACGACCGGCACTTGCGCGGCCTCCTCGACCCTATCGATGAACGCGCGGCTCTTCTTCGAGAGCTTGTCGAAGGCGTCCCGGCCTCCCTTGAGGCCACGGTCTTCCCAGTTGACGTACTGGATGAAGTTGAGGCAGAGTTTCGTGGCGCCGTTGGTGCGCACGGCGTCGCGCAGGCCCACGAAGGTGAAGTTGCAGACGCGGCGGATGCGCTTGGTCACCGTTGTGCGCTCGCGCTCGGCCAGGATCTTCGCTTCCTCCGCCGGCATCCCGGACTCTGCCGCGACCTGCTCCCAGGTCATCTCCTTGCAGTCCGGGTAGAAATCGCCCGAGTAACCCTTCTGGATGCCATTGTCCACGACGTTCCCTACGCGTATGGGTCGAGTGCGCAGATTGAGATAGACGTCGCCGAGGACCTGCGGCGGCATCGCCATGTGATCGAGCGCCGCTTGCACCGTGCAGTTTCGACTCGTGCAGTGCGGGTAGTGAGAGCCATGGTCGATGGAGAGCGAGAAGCCCTGAGAGCCCTCGTGCAGCCACGTGTGGCCCTCGTCGAGGACCGCGCCCTGCGACATTGCGCGGAAAGCGTCGGCCTTGAGTACGCGAACCGACTCGGCGAACTCGGGGCTCATCGTGCCCTCGAATCCGCGCATCACTTCGTCGACGGTGTTCCACGCGAGCTGGCAGTCCGCCTTGCGAAGCACCTTGTCCACGATTGCCGCAGCCGAACCCTGCATCGTCGACGCTATGTGCATCGTCGACTCCGCGCCTTCACGCTCTCGCTTTGCGTGGTCGTCGGTGACGATGCTGGCTCGTTCGTGGATGCGGATGGTCGGCTTGCCGGCTTCCTTCCACTCCTTGACGAGCTGCGCCCACGCGAAACCGGAACCCGGTGAAAGAAAGCACTCGACGCCCATGCCTCGAGTCTTCTTGAGAATGGCGGCAGTGGGGATGGCCTTAGCCACGAACTTCGTCCCGTCCTCGAAAGCGGCTGTGTGGCCGGCGTTCGGGAAGTTCGAAGACGACACACGGGTGACCGAAAACTTGTCGGCCAACCACGTCGAGGTCTTGCCCTTGCCAGATGAACCCCAAAAAGCGTCAATGATGACGTTGAACTTGCCGTCTTGCATGCAGGGACCGTACAGCGCTGCATGATCATGTCGGCAACGTATCTCATTTTCTGCGAAAAGATTCCGATTCGACCGGCGACGTACGCACTCGTCCTTTGGACTTTCGAACCTTCTCGAGGTCCTTCATCTCGGCGTACCTGGCTATCGAGTGCATAGGGCTGTCCGGATGACCGAGCGCCGCGAGCCTCGCGCCTTTGAGCATCCGCGGCGTGAACTCCCTGCCCACAAGCTTGAGCTGCATTCGCTTGTGAGTCTTGGCCGCCCAACGCATGTCGAGTATTCGACGAAGGGCCCTCTCGGAGACAAACATCACCCGAATGGTGAGGTCCGATGGGATCGTCGCAAACGCACGCATGTGAACGCGACACGCGTAGTCGCATCCGAGAGCGAACGCCTGCTGGAAAGTTCCTGCGCGCATGAACACGTGAGTCATGCCGAATTTCTCGGGGAACATGACGCGCCAGATTTTGTCCTCCGTGACGGGAGCCTCAGGACCGAGAAAGCGCCGGAGCGTCTCTTCTCTGTAGTCGGGGAACACGAGCTGCATCGCAGCCCCGTAGAGCTGGTCAAAGCGCGTCTTGCCGGCTTCCTGTGCAGGAGCGGGCACCTTCCGTAGCAGGTCTAGAGGCACTACGCCCTGATAAACCATTCCCTCAAGCAGAGAGCGGAAGTATGGAGCGTCTTTGCCGCACCGGAGCCTTCGGAGGCAGTCGTCGATGTGACGATCTACTTCTTCCCGGTCCAGAGGCTTTCCTCGCCCGTTCTTCTTCATCTCGACAATTATACTTCGGTCGCGCTCGCGTCACTGCGCTGTAGAGTCCTCGCTGCAGGGAGCAAGACCGTGACCATGTATGACAATACATGCTCAGTGGGGACCGATCCTCGGAGCACAGTTCAACGAGGAGAAGTCCCTAGCCTTCGGGCGGTGGCACAGACCCAGGAAGATTGCATCAAGAAGCAGTCGGTTCGTCCAATGCTCACGGACGTCCTCGTTTCACGAGCAACCGGTTCCATTCCGCAACCTTGTGAAAAAGATCCTTTCCCCAAAGGATCTTCTCTTCTTGATCCTTCGATCAAGTTTCTTGCTCAAACAACGACGACGGAAGATGAAGCTCCGAAGGAGCGTGTGGCGGTAGCGAAGCTAGCGGTGACGGAGACGGTGGAAGTACAGAAGATACGGACGTAGACGGTGAATCGTGAAGCAGAAGGAGCAATGGTGCTGAAGACGCCCGGAGTCGTTTCGGGCGGAGGGAACGTGCGAACGATCTTCGTTTTCACGGATTTACCCGTGCACCTGGAGTTTCGTGCGGGCGAACTCCCGCTCCTTGGCCAAGGGACCGTGGTGGAATTCAGTGTCGTGCTCAAGAACCCGCGTGACTCTAGAAAGAGCCGGCACATCGAGGGTCCCTACAAAGTCCACAGAGCGGTATTGAAATACGAGACTGGCAGACCTGGGTTAGCGGGCCTCACTCAGTATCTGGAGTGGAAGCCTGTAGACTCGTAACTCGAATTTTATTTGCCAGTTTCAAGTCTGAGCAGTACAATTGTATACTGCTCCGGCTCCTCTTTCTTCCTTCAAGACCCCATACAAGGAGATTCGTGATGTACAAGACTCTGATCCGGTGCGCCGCGGCCCTCTGTGGCCTGGCCGCATTTGTGGTCATCGTTGCAGTGGCCTCGGCAGAACAGCCGAAGGCTTCTGTGGCAGTGGCCTCGATGCAGTCAGTCAACAGTGCAGCCGTGCTCATCCCCACAGAGGTGCCTGTACAGCCGGAGGCAACTTCCGAGAAGAAGGACAATGCCAAGGTTGGGCAACTCGCTGACTACCTCTTGACGGCAATGAAATCGGCGGTCACTCCGATCCCCGGTCGCAGTGCCTCATACGAGGACATCTCTCGCGACATCGCGACGGTGGTTCTCGACCCAACCGAGCCTCCGATGTGGAGGGACGACTCCACAAAGGCACGTACGGCGACTATGATGGTGTCCATCGCTTTCCACGAGACGAGCTTTCTCGCTTACGTGGACGAGGGCAAATGCAACGACCGCGTATGGCGCGCGTCCGAGGAGGGGCGCAAGACCATGGGCTGGTCGGGCTTCTGCGATGGCGGGCTTGCTCACAGCATCTGGCAAGTCCATCCTGACAGAGGCGGCATCTACACCATCCCAGCCAACTACGACGACGACACTCGCGACATCAACAAGCAAGAGTGGACGTACGCCGATCAGGAGCCCGACGACGGCACGCTCGTGACGCCCGCAGGGATGCTCAATCGCCAGTCGGCGTGTCGCGTGGCCCTTCACATCGCTCGCCGCAGCATCCGCAATCACGCTCGCTTGTGCCAGTTCACGGGCGAGATGGGTGACTGCCCCAAAGGCGACGTTCGCTATGACTGGGCGGAGCGCTACAGCCGAGCGCATCCTTTCCACTTCACCGAGGCCCAGGTTTCCGCGAACCCCTGATCGGGTATTTCTGCGGTATTCTGGACCGGCGAATCGGGGTCATCCGTTCGGATGGCCCCGAAACGTATTCATAATTTGACGTGTTCGTCCACAGGTCTTCGCGTCCACAGCCTGTGGACGCATTCGGAGCCGGGTTTTTCGAGCCTTTTTGAGGCGTACAATTACAACATCCACAAGTCTTCCACAGATCCGTCCACAGTTCACCCACAGAGTGTAAGTTATCGAAGCGGTTTCCAGTTTGTTCGCGAATGATTGTGGCAGCCTAGTCACCATGCTAGGCTCTGTACTCTCCGCCCAGTCCGCATAGGGCGGGCATTCTCGAGTAGCAGCAACCCTCCACTCAGCCGGCGGTACAACCGCCGCACGGAGATGCGAAAAGATGAGCCGGTCGTCTCTGTCTGTGCCTGCGCTTCACCCCATCGCCATTCCCACCAACCAGTCTTTCCTCAAGCAGTGGTATCACTGGACTGCGGGCAAGGTGGCGCGGCACTTCAAGCGCGATAAGGAGCGCTGCCAGGACACCGCGCAGAACGTGCGGTTGCGCCTCCTGTCCAAGAACTTCATCGGTCGCTGGTTCTTCAAGCACCTGACCGACGAGCTGGTCGACAAGAAGCAGGCCGAACTCATCCTCGGCGGCGTGATGCTCACGTACACGGGCGCGGTCGTCCCCGTCTACGGCAAGCGTCGCAGCGACCCCGCGCTCGACACGTCCATCTTCCGTGTGTCGGATCTTCTCGACTACGCGAAGTTCGACTACGAGCGCTACTTCTACTCCATCCAGAGCCACACCATCGACTCGACGAAGGTGCTGCGCCTGCTGGGCTACGGGCCGAACGACTTCGGCGCGCTCGAGTCGCTCTACCGGCAGGGCAAGCTCAAGCCCTCGGAGCTGACCGAGCACGAGTGCCAGGAGAAGATCGAGTCCATCCCTAAGCGTGGCGACCTGTGCGGCTACGGCGACTGCAACCGCAAGCACTACGCGATGGGCTACTGCAGCAACCACTACCACCTTTCTCGTGTGCAGGCGTGCCCGGTTTGCGACCACGGGCGCGAGCTGCTACGTTCGCGCGGGCTGTCGCTCTCGCATCGCTGGAGCAGCGCGGACGTGGTCGACGCGGTTCGCAAGCTCCGCTGGAACGACTCGCAACTGCGGCCGTTCCTGCGCGACTGGCGCCGGCAGAACCTCGTGAAAAGCTCCCCGCTCTACATCATGCGGCGCGATCCGAAGCACGGGATCGATGCGGGCCTGCTCAAGTACGCCGAGATGGTGATCGACCACGAAGTCGTCAACGACTTCAAGCGCATGGGTCGTGCAGAGGACCTCTCGACGATGGTCCTCAACAAGGGCATGTCGCCCGAATTCAGCGACAAGGAGACGGTCGCCTGGGACTCCGACGACAAGGAAAGCGACGACCCGTCCACCATCCAGCGTGTCATCCGCGACAACGGCGCCATCAGCAAGTTCGTGCAGGCCGAGGGCTGGCATGACGTCAAGCGCCTGGTCGACTCGGCCAATCTGTCGGACGAGGAGGCAGACGTCCTCGTGTCGGTGGATCTCGGCGACATGAGCGTTCGGCAATACTCGGAGAAATCCGACTTGCCGGTGGCCAAGGTCCACCGCCTCATTGCGAGCGCGCACCGCAAGCTTCAGGCGCAGGACATGCCGGACGTCGTCACGGACGAGATGGCCGAGCGCATCGCCTCCAAACACGGTTGCACCGTGGCTGACATCGCCGGCACGGCCCTGTTCGGGCCGGTCGTGCTGGCCAGGACCGAACTGTTCTCCTCCCTCTTCGATATGGGCATGGGCATCCCCGGAATTTCGGCCCGGTTCCACGTATCGGAAGAGCGTGTCACGGCGGCTATCAACCGCTCTCTCGCGAACGACAATCGTGTCGCCCATGCGGGTTAGAGCTTTGGTGGGTGCTTTTGGTGATGGTCACGAGCGCGCCCATGCATGGAATTGCACCCTCCATCCGACTGCTTCTGGCCATGTTCCGCCTCTACGCTGACGTCAACACCGGCATCGGCAAGGGCCTGCTCGAGGTCCTGAAGAAGTCCTATCCTGGCGAGAAGATCGACCTGGACCCGCAGGCGGTCGGCGCCAAGCTGATGAACATTGCGAAGAAGCAAGTTCAGCAGGACGAGACGCGCGCCCAGGACGTCATCCAGGACTTTCTGACCTACTTGGTCAGCAAGAACTGGGATTTCAAGAAGGACTTCCCCAAGTGGCAGGACGCCCTGGACGCCATCTACACGAACGTGCGCCGGCGCGCGATTTCGGAGTCGATGGGCAAGACGCGCCAGAAGAAGCGCGAGAAGGGCGTGGACGAAGCCTACGGTCAGCGCCCCGAGGGCGGTGGCTCGCCGGAGGGTGGCGAGGGCCGCATGCCTACGGACCCCGAGTCCGCTCTTGGCAAGGCCCTGGATGACAAGGCAGCCGTCAAGGAATTCATCGACCTCATCGACGAGCATGTCAACGACCTGAAGGCGACTCTCTCGCCCGAGACACGTGCTTTGTTCGACCTCATCTTCGAGGACAACATCGGCTCATTCGGCTCCGACATCAAGGAGAACATGGGCCAGGCTTCGGCGCTCAAGGACAAGCACCCGGAGCTGTACAAGAAGCACGAGAAGCGCTGGTCGGGCTTCGTGGGCGACCTGCGCAAGAAGCTCCTCGACGAGATCTGGAAGTATCTCGATGAGTACATGGAGCCCGCGGCCTACGATCAGCTGAAGGAAACATTCTTCGGCGACGTCGATCCGAGCGCCGTGCGCCGCATGGAGAAGAAGAAGGTCCAGGACAAGCTGGACTACCAGCGCGGCATCGACGAGCGCAAGGTCGCGCGTTTCAAGTGGAAGGAGGAGCAGGGCACGCTCACTCCATCCGAGAAGAAGTCGTACGACTCTCTCGCCAAGAAGCTGAAGAAGGAAGGCGTCGACGTGGACGCCATCAAGGCCGAGGAGAACCCGGGCAAGGGCAAGGCGGAGGGTGAAGAGCAGGTGGCGTCGGAGCTGCCGTTGGCTCGCGCTCTCAGCATCGCAGCTCGGGTTGCATCCAAGTCGGTGAAGCCCGACTGGTCGTAGCCGTCATGGACGGGTCGCTCGCCGGCAAGAGACTTCAAGGCCGGGCCATCACGCCGGTGTCGACTTATTTCGCCACGACGGTGCTTCCGCAGTGGGTGCTCGACATGTTCAGCTACAACGGCACTGCGCCGCTTGTGCAGGCGGACATCCAGTCGGACCCTCTCGGCAACAAGATCGTCTTCCTCTCTCGAGGAAGAGGGCCGGGACCCCTGAGCCAGCTGTGGCTGCTCTATGCAGACTACCTCATCTGTATGCAGATCGTCAACACTCTGCCCATGCCTCTATTCCCTATGGAATCGCAGGCGAGCCGGTTGAGTCGCATCACGGGGGCTCTGCAGGTACAGTTCGCTGGACGAGGTACCTTCGATGCCCAAAACAGATAAGGCTCCGGCCCAGGAAAGTGGTCCCAAGGCAGTTTCGTTCGTCGGCAAGAGGCCGGGCAAGAACAACCCCGGACCTGAAGTCAACATGCCCTGCCAGCGCGGCAAGGACATCAAGACCAAGGGTCAATACTGCGACAGCAAGCGCGCGTTCAACACGACGCCCAATCCCGGAACTGGTGGCAAGGTGGCCTCCTTCGAGTGCTGCAAGTGCCATTTCCAGTGGTCGGTCGACATGGGCGGTCAGTTCTCTGGCGCGTGACCTTCTTCTGTCTGCACTGCAATAGCCCGCTGGAGGCTTGCGGTTACGTCAACCAGCTCGTCTGCCTGAAGTGTCGTTGTATCTTTCAGGTGAAGTTCGAACTCATCGAGCTTCGAGGTCCTGACGTTGACGCAAATCTTCGGCAACTCCCCAGCGCAGTCGAAGCTGAAGGTGGCTCTGGACAGCTCGGCCAGGAGTCTGTGCCTGACGGGTCCGTCGCACGTGGGCAAAGCGACGTTCCTGAGGGACACCCTATCTGAGCTGACGGCAGAGACGGATCTCTTCCTGGCAGACAAAAGTATCGATTCGGCTCGCGAGGCGGTCGAATTCTGCAAGACGCACCCGCTCTCGTCACCGAATAGGTACGTCATCGTTGATGATGCGCATACGATGACGGAGGCTGCGCAGGACGCGTATCTCAAGCTTCTCGAGCAGCCGGGCGATCATTCGTGCATCGTGTTTGTGGTGCCGGACGATGGGCTCCTGCAGCCCGCGATCCGCTCGAGATTCCGTTGCACCATTCGATGGAAGCTCTTGTCTCTCATGGAGATGCGCAACTTCGCCGTCGCCTTCGGATCCGGCGAAGACAGCAAAGCGCTCATCTTGTGTGGCGGACGGCCCGGACTCTTCCATGCTATGTTCGAAAACGAGGGCGGCACCAAGCACGCCGAGTTGTTCGACATCCTCATGCGTGCGTGCGAGGGCAAGGCCAGTCTACTGACTGACTCCGTACCGGAGGTCGTCAAAGAGGCCAAAGAACCCCTGCAACGAGAGTGCGTAGCGCACGTTTGTCGCGAAGCAGCGCTCACCGCAGCGAAGTTCAAGAAAGCCACGACCGATCAGTTGGTGACGATTCTCAGATACAGCTCCGCTCTACTCTCCGTGCCGTCCGCGAGCGCCGAGATCCATTGGCTGAGAATGGCTACCCATCTGGTGTCTCTGGTGTAAGCTACCAGTCCATGCCGGTCTTGGTCCTCATCAGTGGCGAGGAAGAGCTGTTGATGGAGCGGGCCGCTCAGGACGAGGCTCGTCTCAGTCTCGCTGAAGAAGTGCTGCAATTCGATGCCACTTCAGCGGGGCTCGATGAATATCTGCAGGAGTCGTCGTGCTGCCTCCTTGGCGGAGGAAAGCGCGCGTACGTCATTTGGGATGCTAAGGAGGTGCCTGCGCTCCCCGTCAACGAGCATGACACGCTGATTGTCCTCAGCAAGAAGCCACTCACGCACCCGAAGGCCAAGCGCGCGTTGAAATTTCCAAAATTGAAGTCATATCCGGAAAACAACGAAGTGCTCGGCTGGATCCTAAAAGAGGGTCAAAGGCACAACATAGATCTATCGAGAGTAGCGGGTGCTCTTTTTGTGAACTCTGGAAGCAGTCTTCGTAAGCTCGCTACAGAGGTGGACAAGCTTGCATTGGTCACGCCAAAAGGTAGCGTCGTATCACCGGACGCAGCACGCTCCCTCCTCTGTTTCTCTGCCGAGCTGACCCCGAAAGAAGTTGTTGACTCGTTATGCGACGGACAAACCGCCAGAGCGCTCGCTTTTCTCGACAAGCTCCAGGAGCGCACCGATGAGACTGGGTGGGTCCTCGCGTACATGCAGCGTCATGTACTTCAGCAGCTGCGGTTCGAGCTGCTGGCGGAGAGCAAGGCACCCGACGACCGGGCCGCCATAACTCTCGGGGTCCATCCGTTTGTTCTCAAGCGGATGTACGTAACTCGCAAGGGTCTATGGACCAAGCAGTCGCTACAACGGTCCATCGACACGCTTTGCGACCTGGACATCGCGCACAAACGCGGTAGTCCTTGGGCGCGCTTTGGTCTGGAGTTGGAAGTGATTCGGTTGTCTGAGGAGGCGAAGGATGTCAAGCGCTAGCGTAATGTCAGCACAAGTGGTACCGATCCTGAAAGGGACCCGTGCTGATCTGTCGTCGGAGCAAGCGCGCATCGCCAAAGAAGCTGGTCACTGGCCCCGTGTTTTCACGAAGGACGGCGTCCATCCTTTCGACGAGGTGGAGTGGCGTCGTGCCGATGCTGAGATCCGCAACGCCAAGGGCGACGTGGTGTTCTTTCAGAAGGACATCGAGGTGCCCGCGTGGTGGACTCAGAACAACATCAACGTCGTTGCGGATAAATACTTCCGCGTGATCAACGGCGTGCGTGAGACTTCCGTCAAGCAAGTCTTCCAGCGCGTATGCTCGACTCTCCGCCGCTGGGCCGAGGAGCAGAAATACTTCAACACGGACAGGGACGCGCAGGTGTTCGAGGAGGAGCTTTGCTACGCTCTTCTCCACCAGTACGGCGCGTTCAACTCGCCTGTGTGGTTCAATCTCGGTATCGCCGGCCGCGCTCAGATGGCCTCGGCGTGCTTCATCCAAGATGTCAACGACTCCATCGAAGACATCATGAAGTATCAGACCGCGGAGATGAAGATTTTCCGTTCAGGATCTGGTTCCGGCGCCAACATCTCGAAGCTCCGTTCCTCTTACGAGAAGATCTCGTCTGGCTCGTACACGTCCGGTCCAATCTCGTGGATGGAAGGACTCGACGCCTACGCCAAGGCGATGAAGTCAGGCGGCGCCACACGCAACGCGGCCAAGATGGTCGTGATGGACATGGACCATCCCGACGTGCTACAGACTCGCGATGGACGTCCGGGCTTCATCCGCTGCAAGGCGGAAGAGGAGAAGCTTGCTCACGCGCTCGTGGCGGCGGGCTACTCGGCTGCGTACGACGATCCGAATGGGGCCTACAAGCGGATTCGATTCCAGGCGGCCAACAACTCAGTGTCGGTGCCGGACTCCTTCATGCAGGCCATGCTCGACGACGGGCAGTGGGAAACGAAGGAACGCCGCTCGGGCAAGACAGTTCACAAGTACAAGGCACGTGAGCTGTGGAACGAGATCGCTCAAGCCGCGTGGGTCTGTGGAGACCCTGGCGTGCAGTTCACGGACGCCATCAACAGGTGGCACACCACTCCCAAGAGTGGTCCGATCCGTGCGAGCAATCCGTGCTTCCATCCGGACACTAGGATCGCCACTGAGCATGGACTCGTGCGAATTGAGGATCTCTGCTCCGAGTTCGAGTCTTTTGACTCGAATAAACCGACATTCCGCACTCTCGTCCAAACTCCGGACGGTCCTCAGCTCAAGGACGCGGTCGTCTTCCCGACCGGTGTCCATCACCTCGTCGAGGTTCACACGCGTCGAGGCCGTGTCATCAAAGTCACCCATGATCATCGCCTCATGACCAAGGACGGCTGGGTTGAAGCGCGCGATCTGACGGATGAAAGCATCCTGATGCTTCAGGCCGGACAGGGAGCCTTCTCTGAGAAGGGTGCTGAGCCATGCCTCCCGACGGAGGCTCAAAAAGCTTTCTCTGCTGTCGACGATCGCCTGATGTGGCATAAGCTCGCCGGCTGGGTCGTCGGCGACGGCTGGGTTCTGCGACCTCTCCCCTGCAGAAACACTCACGAGGTTGGCCTTCTGTTCGGTCGTGACGACAAGGACGTCCTCGATACCGTCTCGAAGTTCTTCGAACGGAACGACATCCCATACTCGTTGAAGCGTCAGGACGGCTCTGTGGGTGAAAGTCCGGACTATGTCCGTATTCACCGAAAGGCTGTCTGGCAACTAATGTCCACGCTTTCTTGCGAGCCGGGAACGAAGGCTCCAGTCAAGAAAGTGATGGACGCGGTTTTTTGCTCCACTCGACTGGAGCAGCTCTCGTTCCTCTCTGGCCTGTTCTCTGCGGATGGGACTTTCAACATCCAGCCGAAGAAGAACGTCGACGCTCGCTTCAGCTCCACCAGCCTGGAACTTCTGCGCGGAGTGCAGGCTCTTCTTCTGAACCTCGGCGTCAACAGCACTCTTTATAAGGATCGGCGTCCTGGCGATAAGCCGTCGTTCACGTATACGACCAAATCTGGGGAAGTCCGGACTTACCCGTCCAAGGAAAAAACGAACGATCTCGTCATCACTGGACAGAGTCTGCGTACCTTCAAATCTCTTATGCTCGAAGTGGGTCTCCTCTCCTCACGCAAGCAGGCGCGTTTGGACGAAATCCCGGAAGGCGTGAACAACAACGGCCGTGATCAATGGACCGATGAAGTCGTAAGGGTCGTCGACAAAGGCGAGCAAACCCTCGTTTATGACATCACGGAGCCGGAGACGAGCTCTCTGATTGCTGACGGGGTGGTGGCTCACAACTGCAGCGAGTTCCTGCATGTCGACAACACGGCGTGCAACCTGTGCGCGATCAACCTGACGAAGTTCTTCGACGGTCGCAAGTTCGTCAAGGCGCGTTTCGAGCAGGCTGTTCGCCTGTTCTCGACCTCGCAGATGGCGATCATCGACAAGGCGGATTACCCGACCGAAGAGATCGCGCACAACTCGCACAAGCTGCGCCCCATCGGGACGAACTACGGCGACCTCGGAGCGCTGTTGATGAAGCTCGGCTACGGTTACGACACCGACGAAGGTCGTGCGGTAGCTGCGCAGATGGCATCGCTCATGACGGGCATGGTCTACGTCACCGCGGCGAAGCTCGCGGCGCGTGTCGGCTCGTTCCCGGATTTCGAGCTGAACCGCGAGGACATGCTCCGCGTGATGAAGATGCATCAAGAAGCTGATGCGACCATCATCAAGCGCTGGCATCTCGAGTCGTCTCCGACCGGGGACGACGTGGTTCCGACGTCGGCCGAGGTGTGGCGCGAGGCAATCGCTCTTGGTGAGAGGTACGGCTACTCGGTATCGCAGGCTTCTCTCCAGGCGCCTCTCGGCACCATCTCGTTCCTCATGGGAATGAGCACCACCGGCATCGAGCCGGCGTTCTCGCTCGTGAGCTACAAGAGCATGGTGGGCGGAGGCTCTCTGCGCCTGGTGAACACGGGCGTACGTGACGCGCTTCTCGGACTCGGCTACGCCGAAGACCAGATCAACACCATCTGCAAGTCCCTCGAGGACAACGGCACCATCGAAGGCGCTCCGGGTCTCAAGCCCGAGCACCTTCCAGTATTCGACTGCGCAATGCCTTCTGCACCTGGCGGTCGATACCTTTCGCCCATGGCGCACATCAAGATGATGGCGGCCATACAACCGCTCATCACGTGCGCGATGAGCAAGACCGTCAATCTTCCGAGCGAGATCACGGCCGAGGAAATCGCCAAGATCTACGAGGAGAGCTGGCGGCTCGGGCTCAAGTGCATCGCGCTCTACCGTGACGGGTGCAAGGCTTCGCAGCCTCTTTCTACCAAGAAGGACGGCGACAAGGAAGGGATCAGGCCCGCGCCGGCGCCGAAGGCTCCTCCGGTCGACCAGCTCATCGCGGAAGCGAAGGCCGCTGGAGCACGTCGTGAGAAGCTGCCCGCCGAGGTCAACAGCTGGCGCCACAAGTTCGAGATCGACGGCTACAAGGGATACATCATCGTCGGCGAATACGCGGACGGGCGACCGGGCGAGGTATTCCTCAAGCTCGGAAAGCCAGGAAGCACGATTTCGGGCCTCATCGACGGATTCACGCAGCTGATGAGCATCGCTCTTCAGTATGGCGTGCCTCTGCCGAAGCTCATCCAAAGCTTCGTCGATACGAGGTTCGAGCCCGCCGGCATCACCTCGAACAAGCACATCAGGTTCGCCAAGAGCCTGTACGACTACCTGTTCAAGGTGCTCGATGTCCGTTACTACGGCGGCTCGCACTCGGGCCTCGAGGAGAAGCTCGCTCAGATGAAGGCGTCTGAAGCTCCTCCGCCGGCAATGGACGTTCGCGAGGGAATCTCGAAGGAGCCCGATTCGTCGACACGCATCCAGGCCGTCGCTACGGCGGAAGAGCCTGTTCCTCCCCGCAAGAATCTCGGTGGCCCTCCGTGCGCTCGGTGCGGCAGCATCACGCAGCGCAATGGGTCGTGCTACCTGTGCACTTCGTGCGGTCAAACGACCGGCTGTAGCTGAATGCAGCCTGTCCACGTGCTCTACGTCGTGTGCTTTGCCTGCAGAGGCACTGGCAAAGAGCCCGACTACTTCGGACCTCGCACTTGCATCTGGTGCGGCGGGACTGGACGGCGAAGAGCCAAGCGGTAGTGTCGCGGAATGAAGTACGACAACGTCCGCGACCAATTCAAGTTCGGATACGACCGCGGTCAAATCCTTGACGGCACGATCGTGCACGATCCTGAGAAGGGCGAGTACGTCATCGTTGACTCAGATGGCGTGGCGTTTTCCTCTCAAGAGTGGTTCAAGTTGAACGAAGGCAAGCAGGTCAGATTCACCTGCGCATCGTTCGAGACCATCTCGACCATCGAGCGGATGATTCAAGCGACCCGAGAGCGCAACGGCTAGGAATCGTGCACGTCGATGACGAAGACGATGGCTGCGATGTCGTCGCAGTAGAACTTCAGCTCTTCGCCTGTCTCAGGAACGGTGTAGATGAGCGGTAGGTTCCGGCACGGGACTCCGGCTTTGACGGTTTCGAAGCCGCAAAGCTCACACTCCCATTCCGTGCAGTCGGACGAGACGGGAACCCACTTGTGCTCGCGCATCTAGCTCTCCATCACCTGACGTACTTGCGTCATATCGCAATCTGCGTCGATATGATTATCGCGCATCTCGTCGGGTAGTGGCAAGTCGAAGCTCACAAGAGAGTTCGGCCTTCCGAGTCTCACCTCAGTGCCGCAAACGGTGCATACGAACTTCATCACGTATTTCGAGACCGACCCGTCGTCATTATACTTGGCGACGGGCGCACCCATTACCCATTTGTGGGCGTTCATGCCGCTTCGAGGTCGAGGTTCTTCTCGATATACGGGATGACGTCGTTGCGCCGGGACACGAGGACCCGGCACCCCTTCCAGAGCTTGAGATCTCGGAAGATGGAAAGATTGTGCAGGCTGACACTCGTGATGGTGACCCCTCCGACCTCGACGGGCTCGACCTCAGCGACCGGAGTGACGCGTCCGGAGGGGCCCACCTGCCATTTGACCGCGACCATGCGCGTGATGCCCATGAGGGCTTCGAATTTCCACGCGATTTGACCGCGCGGGCGCATGTTGAGGTCCCCCAACTCCTCCATCAGCTCGAGACTGTTGACGGATACGACCATCCCGTCAATCTCGTACGGGACCGCATCTCGTTCTTTGGCCGTCTGCGCGAAGTGGGATTTGATGGCGTCGAGTTCGGCGGATGCGAGACCGGCCGGCGTCTTGAAGCCGTGATTTTGCAGCCACATGAAAGTGACGTGCATCGTCTTGGGCTGGTCGAGATGGTTGCCCATCTTCATCCAGTAGGCCAGGAACTCGAGGTCCTGGCATGACTCGCCTCCATCCTTCTTCTGTCGGACCTTGCCGGCGGCCGTGTTGCGCGGATTGGCGTATTCCTCGGCATACTTTTCCTTGAACACGTCCTTGAACATGACGATTTCGCCCCGGACCGTCACATCGACCTTCACCGGCAGTTCTTTGGGGACTGACGGAACTTGGGCGATGTTTGCGGTCACATCCTCGCCGATCATCCCGTCGCCGCGAGTCACGCATCTGATGAGCTTGCCGGCCTTGTAGACCAGCTCCATCGACGATCCGTCGATTTTATGCGTGATGAACCAAGTCTCGGCGGAGAGTTTGCCGGCCCATTCGAGGAACTCCGCCTCGTTGTTGGCCTTGCTGAGCGAACCCATGGGGATGTCGTGCGCGACCTTCTCCCAAACTGAATGGGTTGGGACTGGTGCCCCGACCTTCTTGAGTTCGGGCGCGTTTGGATCCTGCTGCCGCACCCACTCGACCAGCGCGTCGTACTCGGAATCGGGTACGAGGGGCTCGAGGTTGTAATAAGCCTCCTGGTAGCGTCGGAGGCGGGTTCGGGCTTCTTCCAGGGACTCCTCAGGCATGCCAAAGGGTACGCTCAAGAAATCGAAAGCTACGCCTGAGCGGAGAATCACCTACTTCTCTGAGGGTGACTCTTCCAGTTACAAGCAGTACCTGAAAGCAGTCGAAGATCTGTTCCGCGAGCATGGGCGGGACATGCTCGCCGCGGCCGGCTTCATCTGCTACGTCGAGCTCGAGCGTCCGGGTCTCGGATATTGTGCACCGCGAGTCGGCGAGATGGCGAAGGTCCGAATGGTTTGGATCCGTGATATCGGCGACCTTCCAGGTATGCCAAGTCAGGAAGCAGTCGAGAGAATCCTGCAGGAGAAATACTCGGGGATCATCCGCGCGACCTATCTCAAGGGTCAGAGGCACGACTACTTCTTCTACACACAGGTCGAAAGCATCGAGACCATCCTGGAACTTATCGAGGTGGCCAAGGTGATGGCCTCCTAGATCCTTTGTTGCGCCTGGAAGGAAAGGGATAAGGCATACCATGTCACAGCAGCTCGCCAAGGCCGCCTCTGAAGTCGCGCAAGCACTCAGGCAGCCCCCTCAAGTGAAGGTCCGCCAGGCGCGCTTTGCTGCATTGGCTGCTGAAGTATCCCGCACCATCCGGCATCAGACGGCTGCCGTCGACCGCGAGGCCGAGTGGCAGCGAGTTCACTCCTACATCGCGGACGTGCTCAAGGACACCCACGTCCTGTACGCGAAGCTTGCCCGCCTCGAGGGCGACTTTGCGGGTGAAGAACTTTCGCGGCTCGAGCGGATCTCGGAAGCCGTACTGACTCTCGGCAACGAGCTGTCGGCCTTCTCCAAAGCCTTCTACGAGGGCAAGTACAGCATGGCCGAGAGCGACTTCACCTACGGCGAAGAGGGTGGCGCCCCTCAGCCGGCGGAAGCCCCGCTCGTTGATATGGGCGGCGAGGGTGGCGACAACGAGGAGGCCGCTCTCGAGGAGGCCCTGGCTGAGGGTCAGGGGCAGGGCGGTCAGGAGCAGGAAGAGGAGCAGCAGGCCCAAGAGGCCGCGCAGTAGTCGTAAGCTCCAGAGTGGCGGATGTATCCTGGCAGGGTATGAACGCGGCACCCGACTATTTCGCGATTCCCGATCACTGTCCCGCCTGTTCAGGATCACTGAGCGTCGAGGGGCAGTTCCTCTACTGCCGGAACCGCGCCTGTCCAGTCCAGCTTTCGGGCTCGGTGCGGGTTTGGGTCAAGCGGCTAGGTCTGTTGCATTGGGGCGACGCGCTCATCGACGCGCTCACCAATCCAGACAGCCCAAAGATCCAGTCGTTGGCCGATCTCTACAAGCTCGAGCCTGAGGAAATCGCCGAATGCACTTCGGGCCTGAAGATGGCCAAGAAGTGCCATGATATCCTGCACTCCAACAAGAGCATCAAGCTCGAGCTGCTGATCGCTTCACTGAACATCCCGAATCTGGCCGTGGCGACTGCAACGGACATCGTTCAGGCCGGTTACGACTCTGTGGAGAAGGTCCTGGCCTTGACCGTCGAACAACTCCGCGAGGTCCCGAATATTGGCCCGGTGACCGCCCAGCAGGTCTATGATGGGCTCCAAGACCGTCGACGTGCTATAATGGATCTTGCAGAGGTCCTCGACATCCGGGGTCCTGGAGCCGGCCCACTTTCCGGCAAGTCATTCTGCATTACGGGGGCAACTTCCAAGCCCCGGAAAGCCGTGCAGAAGCTGATTATGGACGCCGGCGGGATTGTCAAGGACAGTGTAGGCGCCGGGCTCAGCTACCTGGTGACCAACGAGACGGACACCACGTCCAAGAAGATGCAGAATGCCAAGAAATATGGCACTGAAGTGATCTCTGAGGCTCGACTGTACGAAATGATGGGGGAAAGCGTGCAATGACTGATCGACAATCGAATCGTGCCCGGATTAACACTGTGCAGGCCGCTAAGAAGGTCCAGTAGTCACGTGTTTCCACGTTTCGCCTCTAAGGATTCCTCGTATGGCGGCCGGGCTTACGCCATTCTGTCGGGCCAACTGTTTGATCGGAACGCCGTTCTCTTTACCTATCTTGATGTTTCTCACGGCATCTGGAGTTAGCTTCGCGTTCCAAGCCCTCCCACCTCGTCCACTTGGAAGTATCTTCACATGTTTCAAGTGTTCCAGGCTCGGAATCCTTGACTTCTCAATATGAGGGCAATAACCACATTGTCCAATCGAACAGTTGCAGTTGAAACACAAAACCCGAAACCCTGGCGGGAACTCGTTCTGCCAGAGCCACTCATAGAACGGAATTCTTATCTTTTTTCGATGGGAGCGGCCGTCTCCGTCGATGTGATCAACAGTGAGAAATTCGACTCTCGACTCCCCGCACCCATGGCAACCACACTTCGTTTCCCCGTTGCTGTAGTGGGCAAGGATCGATAGCTTTATGAAAGCTCTTCTTTCGACGCATCTTGCCTTGTGACATTCAATGCAAGACCTGCTTCTTCCGTTGAACTTTGTTGTATTTTCATCTTTGGAGCAGCTTTTGCAAACTCTCATATAGGGAGAATCTTACAAAGGCACTAAAACCGGTTTCCCTATGGAAGAAGTAATCACTAAAATTAGTGGAGTTGTTTTTTCCAACCGGACTACCGGGTTCTGCGTGCTTCGGACTACTCTCGACTCAGGGCGAGAAGTATTTGTCCAAGGTAGCTTCCCTGGTGTTCCTGTACAAGTTGGTCTGAAAGCGAAGTTTGTAGGTCGGTATATTGAAGACCAGAAATATGGCAAGCGTCTTCATGCCAACAGTTGTGAAATTCTGCCGGAAAAGGGCAGAATTGGCATCATCCAATACCTGACGGCGAACGTCCCATCCATCGGGCATGTGACCGCCCACAAGCTCTACGAGCGTTTTGGGGACGGGTTGGTCGAAATCTTGAACAACGACCCGGAGCAGATCCGTCAGGTCGAGTTCCTGCAAGCGCGACAGGCTGACGCGATCCTCAAAGAGTGGTCGCAGGCTTCGGAGAGTCGCACGACGGCCATCTTCCTGACAGACCTCGGCCTCAACTCCTACCAGGTCCGTGGAGTGGTAGCGAAGCTCGGAGTCGGCCAGGCCACGAGGGACAAGATCAAGGAGAATCCGTACTGCCTTTATGACTGCTCGGGCGTCGGATTCAGCACCGCAGATTCAGCAGCTCGAAAGCTCGGTGTGGGTGTCGACGATGCCCGGCGTGTGCGGGCAATGATCCTGTTCGTGATGAACGAACTGGCGCAGTCAGACGGACACGTGTACTGCGAGTCCAAGCAGATCCTGCACTACATCACGCACAAGCTGTTCAAGCGCCACGCGGTCTCGCCGTTCACGCACGGCGAGTACATGTCGGAGTCTCACTTCTACGCGTCGCTCATGGAGCTTCGCGACGCTGGAGCCATCTACTCGGACGACAACCGCAACTACCTGATCAACAACTGGACGAGCGAGAACGACGCCGCTCAGGCCCTGTCCGAGATGGTGACTCAATCTCCGCGGCCTCTTGGGGACCTGACGACCATCCTCAAGGAGTTCGAAGCCGATCACCAGCTGCAACTGTCCGACGAGCAGCGCGACGCCTTCTTCATGCTCGACCGCAGTCGTGTGTGCGTGGTGTCCGGTGCTCCTGGCACTGGAAAGACGCTTCTGACGTCGGCTTTCGTCCACCTATTCGAGACCAACGACCTCCACTACCAGCTACTGTCGCCAACCGGCATCGCGGCCAAGCGTCTCTCGCAGATGACTGGTAAGCCGGCCTCCACCGTGCACCGTGCACTCGGTTACGGTCACGACGGCCAGTGGGAACACAACAAACACAACAAGTATTTCTGCGACGCCGTCATCGTCGACGAGATGTCGATGATCGACTCGAGCACGTTCTACCATCTCGTGTCGGCCCTCCCCGCGACGACGATTCTGGTACTCGTGGGCGACTCGCATCAGCTTCCGTCTGTCGGCGCCGGCGACATTTTGCGGAGCCTCATGGGCTGCGAGGAAGTGCCGCACGTCTCTTTGACTCGCATCTACCGTCAAGAGGAGGCGTCCGATATCATCAAGGTCGCTCACAAGATCCTGAGCGGGAAGCCTGTCGACACCACCTTCAACCGCAAGTCGGACTTCGTTTTCCTGCCCTACCCACAGGAGAAGGTGCTCGACGAAGTTCGCGACATGGCTCGCGTTCTCAAGTCCAATGACCTGAACTTCCAGGTCATCGCCCCGACGTACGCGGGAGACCTTGGAGTCGACAACTTGAACCTCGAGCTGCGGGAGGTCCTCAACTCCGAGTACGCTTCGAGGAAGGCGTCCTACGTCAAGCACGGAGACGTGAACTTCTTCGAAGGCGACCGCGTGATGGTCGTGCGCAATGACTACGACCGCATGATCTTCAATGGCGACGTCGGGAAGATTCAACGCATCTCGCTCAAACACGACGAGTTCGAGGTCAAGATCTTCAACTGGTTCGACCAGGAAGCCGCGGTTCCGACGTACGTCGACAAAGTCTTCTCGTTCAAGATCGAGGAGGCCAAGAGCGTCCTGCGCGTGGCGTACGCTTGTACGGCTCACAAGGTTCAAGGCCAGGAGTTCGACTACGTCCTGATGCCGATGACCAAGCAGTACGGCGTCATGCTCTACCGCAACCTCGTCTATACCGCCATCACTCGCGCGAAGAAGAAGGTATTCATCTTCGGCGATCCTGAGGCGTTCCGGATTGCGGTGGGTAACGAACGGGACTCGCAACGCAATTCCCATCTGGCGCAGCTCGTCCACGAGCACGTCGAGCAGCAGCACAGCCGGCCGCGTCTCTCCGGCATCCTACGGGCAGTCGCTAGCGCCTGACCCTTCCAATAAGTCCTCGGTGTACCGTCAGGTATGTCCGAAGTGCGCCTCGTCTCGTCATCGGACGAGCATCTTGCAGATCTAGCCCCCGGTTTTCGCAAAGACGATTATCGGGCCGCTATCCTGTCCAAGATAGAGTGGCAGGGCGGATTCGCCGAGCGCTTCCGGGCCAACGCTTTCCTCAGGGGTGGCGACTTCTTCCATGTGAAGGCCGCCAACAAGACTACCATGCGGACCATGGCGATGGCAGCGCGACTGCATCGCCGTTACCCGTGTCCGACATGGGCTCTGGCTGGCAATCACGACATGAGCAACAACGATCCGGGCACGGTTCCGGGTCAGCCGCTCGGAGTCCTCCTCGAGTCCCACGTCTTCAACCACCTGCAAGAGCAGACGTTCGAAGACGGGAGTTTGAAAGTGCGTGTGGTCGGTGTCGAATATACCACTGACATCGACGTCGATGGCCTCCACTCCCTCGTCAAGAAGAAAGACGAGAACTTCACGGTGGCCGTTGTGCACGCACTCGCCGCGATGGCTCCGGAGGAGAAAATCCAGAGCTTTTTCCACGAGCGCGTGTTCGACTATAGAGACCTGGTATTCGAAGGCTGCCCCGACGTCTACATCTTCGGGCATTACCACAAGGACCAAGGCATTGTTGACCACCTGGGTGTGAAGTTCGTCAACCTCGGCGCTATCTCTCGAGGGGCGCTCACGTTCGAGAACCTGGAGCGCAAGCCCAAATGCGCTTCTCTCAAGTTCAACTCTCAAGGGTTCTCAGTCGAAGAGCACGTCGTCCCCCACGCGGACGCCGCGCACGTCTTCGACCTCGAACTGAAGAAGAAGCTGGACAACGAGCGCCGCTCTCTCAACGAATTCATCGCGCAGCTGCGCGAAAACGCCAATCTGGCGTCGGATGACGCTCTCGAATCGCGCAAGAAGGAACTGGACAAGTTCCCGGAGGATCTACGTGTACTTGCGCTTAGCCTACTCGAGGCCGCTGAGGCAGGAGTCACTGAGGAGCAGTAAGGTGCAGAACCTCATGGGCTACGACCTCTACCTCAGTTACTCTGGCCGCAAGTCCTACATGACGTGCCCGAAGAAGTACCACTTCTCGTATATCCTGAAGGATAAGACACGAGGAGACCGGCGCAACACGTTCTTCGGCTCCATCATCGGCAAGGTTTACGAGTGGTTCTATTCACGCCGGGCTTGGGCGACCGCAGATCCCGTGGCTACGGTGGTCTCGTATGTCGAGGATGCGACGCGCTCAGTCTACGAGAAGGAAGATTTCGACCCTGTCACGGATCCGGCATTTGTGAACCTCCTGCAGCAGGACCTCCGCAAGTACGTCCCCGAGGGCGTGGAGATCATCCGCAAGCACGGTCTTCTGTCTGCGCAAAGTCGCGTCGAGGCGGATCTGTCCATTGAGTACACGAGTCCCAAGCACGGTCTGAGCCTCAAAATCGGCGGTCGCTCAGACTTCACGCACGTCAAAGGGGATAAAGACATCTGGCTCCTCGACGGGAAGGCCAGCAAGCACAAAGAGAAGTACGTCGATTCCGAGCAGCTCATCTGGTACGCGGTCCAGCACTACCTCAAGTACCACATCGCTCCATCACGCCTCGGGTTCATCTTCTGGTGTTTTCCAGAGGACCCAGTCAAGTGGATCGCGTACGACAACAACGTGATGCGGGCCTCGCTCGACAAGACGTTCGAGGTCGCCAAGAAGATTCATCTCAAACAGTTCGACGCCACCCCTTCGGGCGAGTGTCACCGCTGCGACTTCATCACCAAATGTGAAGACGGCCAGAAGTATCTGGCCAAACGGAAAGTAGAAACCGGCGGCCGGATCGAGAATTCCATCTTCGATCTCGAGCAGGTGTAATCTACGCCTTACGAGGTATTATGGCCACCACCACTGACAAGGACATCGAGGGCGTCATCGCCCAGTACGAAGGTCTCGTCGCGAGGCGAGACGCGCTTCAGCAGAACAAAGTGAAGCTCGATGCTGAGTTCTCGGCTCGCAAGCGTGTCCTCAAGAAGGTGATGGACGAGACTCGCGAGGCCGGTTACGACCCGGACAAGATCAAGGAAGAGCTTCAGCGGACCGAAGAAGTCGTCCGGATCAAGATGGAAGTCTTCAAGACGGAACTCGAGGAGGGTGAGAACATCATCCGCCCGATGCTCAAGGAAATCCGTGAGGCCGGTTGATGAAGCTCGAGTTCGACCCGGCCGAACTGCGGCACGGGCTCTCCATCGCGAAGCTCGTCAAGCCGATGACGAACGACTATGTTCTCAAGATAGTCGGCGGGCAGCTCGTCATCTACTCCTACGACAAACGCCGGTGCGCACGAGCTGAGATCCGTCCGCTGAAGGCCGCTCCCGACGATTACACGTCAGACGAGCATTTTCTCCCGGCGGACAGGCAAGCTTTTCTCGAGTCCGAACTGACGGCCGTCACCATCACCGTCACGGACAAGGGAATGCTGCTCAAGGCCGAGGGCGGCAAGCAGAGTCGCCAAGCGACAATCAAGCGCCGCGCGGAACTGTCACGTAGGCCGCCGATGCCTCCCAAGCCGTCGCTCGCGGCGGCGGCCACTCTTCCGGCGAAGGACTTCGAGGAGCTTCTGCGTCAGGTGTCGTGCTCCGCACTCGTGCGCGAGACCAAGACCGAAGAGGCGATGCGCATCAACCAGGTGCACTTCTATCCAGAGAAGCAGTGCGCAGTCGCCAACGCGAGGTTCTACGCGACGGCGGCCACGATGCCCGGCCTCGAGATGGACATTTCCATAGTGAGCGCCGATCTCCCGCTGATGAAGTCGTTCTGTGGCAAATTCGGTGAGAGGCAGATTCAGGTCGGCCAAACCGAAAAGCACACCTTCGTTTGCGACCCTCAGAGCGGTTCGCACTTACTCTTCAGTCGCGTGGCTTCCAAGAAGCCGCCGCTGGCTCTGCCGCCGGAAGACGGGCACCAAGTCATCATCAACATCGATCGCGACCAGCTGTCGAAATGTCTCAGCTGGGCGGCGATGTGCATCGAGGGGACGCAACGGGTGACCGTCCTGGCCCTGGCCGAGCCTGACGGCTCAGGTACCATGGAGTTCATCAACGGCAAGCAGGAAATCTCCAAGATGCCGGTCGAGTTCAAGGCCGGTAAACGCCTTTCCGCCGATTTTCCGGTCAAGTACCTGGCCGGAATAGTACGGTATCTCGGCGAAGGAAACGCCTGTCTGAAGTTTTCGCACCCGTCCGCGCCTGCCGTTCTCGAGATTGCCGAACAGGCATCCGAAGGAACGGCACGGGCCAGACACTTCATCCAGGCGATGGTGGAAAGGGCTTGAAGCATGCACGACGCCGCGCGCGAGAGACTCAAGCAACTCAAGGATGGAATCCACAAGCTCTCGACTTACCGTGACATCCTGCAGTCGCAGGTGAACGGTCTCGAGAGGGAGGAGACCGCCCTCGCGTATCGCGCCGAGCTGCATCAGAAGGCATCTGAGGTCTTCAAGACTTGGCTCGAAGACTCGATGAAGAAAAACGTGGACTCGATGGCGGAGCTTGCCACGACCGGGCTCCAACACATCATCCACGATCAAAAACTCAACTTCCAGATCAAGCAGGAGCCCAAGTACAACCGTCTCGCGATGCGATTCGTGCTCGAGGACAATGGCGTGGAGGGCGACCCCATTCAGTCCTACGGCGGTGGCGCTGCTGTTGTCATCTCGTTCGTGCTCCGCATCGCTGTGATGGCTCGGATGAAGATGGCGAACCTACTCATCCTCGACGAGTCCATGCTCGCTCTTTCCAATTCGTACGTCCCCGGCGCCGGCGCCTTCATGAGGCGTCTGTCCGAGGAGACCGGGATCAACATTCTGATGGTGACCCACAATCCGGAATTCCTGAACCAGGCGCACATCGCGTATGATGGGCGCAAGGAGGGAACTGGCACCGGAGCGCTCAAGCTCCGCAGGCTTCGGTTCCAGCCGGCGGAGATGTCCCCGTGAAGACACGTGCTCAGGTGGAGTCGCGGCTCAAAAAGCTCCGGTCTCGGTACGCCCACAAACATGTGGAAGCGACGCAGGCTCGGTGCTACAAGAACTGCGTCTTCAATGAAGAGCACGCGCCGGCGCAGCTCGAGTACAAGCCCTCGCTCGAGACTGAAATGGAGCTGGCTCCTCGAATCCAGAAAACGCTCGTCGTGGTCGGACACGACCAATCGGTGCACCTGTGCATGTACGGCGCCGACAATGCGGCGACATGGCAGGGAGACACATGCGATTCGGACGACAAAGCGAAGCGCTGCCCGATGTTCAAGCCACGAGTCACACTCGAGCAGGCTCGCAAGGACTTTCTGGATAGGCTCTCGGACGACGAGTACGTGTTCAACAACTACCGGGACGTCGCCACGCTCCAGTGGGTCCTCGGGGAACGCATTCACGAAGTCCCGCTGACGTTCCTCGAACGGTTCTGGTTCTGGCTCCAGTCCAAATTCTGGAAGCCAATTCCTGCTCTCCCGCAACTCCCGCCGCCCGAGTTGACGTCGAATTTGTGGTACGATCAGAAAGATGATTCTCCTCCGGCTTCTTGACCATGACCTGCACCGCTCGCGCGCCAACATCCAAGCAGTCCCGCTTTGGATAGAGACGCCAGCCAAGCCAGCATTTGTGCCTGCAGTCATCAGTGGCTCGGGCATGGATGTGCCCGAGAAGCGCTTCCTCGTGTCGCGCAAGCTCACGCAGGACGGCAAGCTTCGTAGCGGCGTTTTCAAGTACGACTCGGATAGAATCGACGAACTCATCGGCGACCTGATGAAGTCGGCGTACGAGCTTGCCGTCAAGGAGAACTGGCCGAACATCTTTCGCGGCAAGAAACAACTTCATGCGGCTTTTAGCTACGTACAGAAAGCATCAGGCATGAAGTCCCAGCCGCACATGGTACTAGCTCCTGAGGGTAAAGCCGTCACGGCCTTCAACAAGGCCGCCGGCAAGGACCTGGTGGACGGCGTGTTCTGCAAAGTCTGCCGCGTGACACCGTCCAAGGTCGAGTTTCCGGTGTTCTGCTCACGGCCGGACTTCGTCGGCATGTACACTCAGTTCGTGGGCGGTCGCTCGAGTATTCTGGTACATAACGTCCGGAACGGGTTGGCTTTCTGCCCGCCTGACTGAGATGGATGTCGACGCATTTCTGGACTGGGCATACCACGGATTGATGCAGTCCGATGATGCCAAGAGCTATCTCCAGGGCCGCGGGATTTCGGAAGCGCAGATGTTCGAGCATCGCCTCGGCTACACCGCCGAGGATTATGCGGTGGACTCGTCATTAGATCGCGGCCATGGAGCGCAGTGCTCTGACCGCGAGAAGAAGCACCTGTGGTGCGATTCGTGCCACTTCCGGAACTGGTCTTCGACGTGGGAGGCTGTGGAAGAAAACGGCCCGAAGACGCAATTCCAAGGGCGTCGCATTCGCGGCAGCGTAGTTTTCCCGCTGACTTCGTATTCGGGTGTCCATGTTGGCTTCCAAATTCGCCACTTGGACCGCAAAGAATACGACACGTTCGCTCTGCATCGCAGACCCGAGGGTTTCTTCTTCTGCAATCCCGCCAACATAGCTGCGGTTTGGTCGACGCGGACTGCAATTCTTGTGGAAGGGCCCGGTGACCATCAGATCTGCGAGCGACTTATCGCTCCGAACATCCTTGGACTTACGACCAGCGGTGTCAGCAAATCTCAATTGCGCTTCTTGCGGAGGTTCGCCCGTCGAATTGTCCTCATTCTCGATATGGATGAAGCAGGCAGGAAAGGTGTCACTGGCTTCACCGAGCGATTCAGCAACGAATTCGAGGTCTTAAACGTAAAATATCCCTGCCTACAACCCAAGGACAAAGACCCGGGTGACTACTGGAAACGAGTCGGCGACGACCGGTTCCGGGCTCACTTCAAACGGGCACTCGCGGGAGTGATCTGATGGTGACCGTGCAAACTGCAGAACGATCCAATGAGAACGACGCCGTACGGGACAAGAAGCAAAAGGCGGCCCCCGAACCGCTCATCATCGCGGACTCGGAGTCGGTCTTCGAGATAGTTCAAAAGCTCGTGCCGAAGTATTACCACGAGCTTGTGAACGCTCACATCCTCTGCTTGTGCCGCAATCGTGCGTCCAAAGCGGCAGGCACTCCCGTTCCGGGCACTATCCGGAAGGCCAATCCCACCGAAAAGCACCTCGCTCAAAAGGCCGGAGATGAAGGTGCTGACTACGTACTGACGGTCGCCCTCGATGTCTGGAACGGCTTGCAGCCGAATCAACGTACTGCCCTGGTCGACCATCTGCTTGCCAGATGCGTCGCCATCGAGGACGAGACCACGGGCGAGTACAAGTACCGATTGAGGCCACCTCAAGTGCAGGAATTCCCGGAAATTGCAGCACGCCACGGCAAGTGGAACACAGACCTGGCAGCACTCGGCGACAGTCTAAAGGGCAAATGAAGTGTCCGAAGCTCTTCGCCGGTACAAGGACCTCGTAGACCAACTACGGGGCTTGTCTCCCTCTTCCGCCGAAGCGAAGGTCAACAGCATCGACGAGCAGCTCAAAGAAGCCTGGGCTGACTTATGTGAGAACGAGCGAGCCGAGGCGGAAGCCTATTGGCGCCAGTCCATAACGATGCAAACTGCGAGGCCGCACGGGTTGAACTAGTCGCGCTGTAATATAAGCGCGATGGCTCTTGACCTCAAGTACAGACCCAAGAAGTTCGCCGATATCTTGGGGAACAAAGCTGTCGTACAGCTCCTTCATCAGCTCAGTCGTGGCGGAAAGCTCGGCGAGCGGTCACTGATGTTCGGGGGCCCGAAGGGCTGCGGCAAAACCTCGCTCGCGCGCATTGTGGCGTGCGCTGTAGTCTGCAACGATTTGCAGGACGGTGAGCCCTGCGGCGTATGCAACGCATGTCTCGGCGTGCGTCAGGAAAGCGCGGAAAGTTTCGAGGAATTCGATGCCGCTACGCAGGGCTCGGTCGAGCATATGCGTACCATCGTGTCGGAACTCGACTACGGGAATCTCAACGGCAAGCCGTCTGTTTTCATCCTAGACGAAGCGCAGCGTCTGACGAAGCAGGCCCAAGATGCTCTCCTCAAGAGCATCGAAGATCGGCGAATGCTCGTCATCCTGTGCACTACGGAGCCTCACAAAATCCAGGGGCCGTTGCGCGACAGGATGACGGAGTTTCCCGTCTCTGCGCCGCCCGTGGACGTTTTGCTTGGACACCTGCATCGTGTCTGCGAGGCCGAGTCCATTCAAGCGCCTGACGACGCACTTCAGCTGATCATGCAGGCGCAGTCTAACTGCCCGCGCACGTGTCTAACTGCCCTCGAGATGCTGTCGTCGGCGGGGCCTATCACAGTCGACGACGTCAGGACATACTTCAGGCTCGGGGCGACAGAGAAGCTGGTCGCCGCGCTCGAAGGACTATCGTCCGACCCGAAGGTGGCGCTGAGCGCTATTTCTGAGCTTCTCGACACAGAAGGACCGTCCTGGGTGCGCGACACCACGATCCAAGTGGTCACCAGCGCCGTGCGGGCGAGTGTCGGGGCGAAGCCGACCCTGATGGTGCCCGCATCGCTGTACGCGACGCGTGGACCGGCGTGGCTCGCTGTGGCGAAAGCCCTCGGTCAGCTCGACAAACCCGGCGCCGCCGACGTCGAGGCCATCTTGTTTGAGGCCATCCCCAATCTTCCTGCCGCTACCACTCCTCTGCCGGCCGACTGGGAGAAGCGGCTCTCAACGCCTCCAACGCCGCCTACGCCGGCGCCCCAGGCTGCCCCTCCGCAGGCAGCGCCCGTCCAGCAGGCCCCTCCCCAGCCTGCACCGGCTCCGAAGGCTCCCGAGCCCAAACCGGAGGTCAAGGCGGAGCCTCCACGTCGTATCGTCAAGCCGAAAGCACTCGAAATCGACGGAGTGAGCTTCACTCCGGCCGAAAAGCTCACCTCAGTGGACGACAAGCTCGAGAAAGGAAGCCGTGGGGCCCCGATTGCCACGGGTCCGACCAGCGCTCCGGACGTACGGTTGGATAAGGATCTCCATCCGATGGCGCCAAAGGAGTTCGCGCGTGGCTTCCTCCAAAGGATCAAAGGTCAAGAATAAGAAAGCATCGATTCCGCCCGCTGCTCCGCCACCCGTCTCTCAGTGGGTGGTCGTGCAGCTGACGGCCCTTGGGGAGCGGGAGAAGAATATCCAGCTGATCATTCGATCTGCTCATCAGATCCTTGCTCGAAACGATCTGGACGTCTTCGTCCCGGCCATCAACCAGAAGGGGATTGATGACTCTCTGACTACCTGGTACTCCGAAGGCTACGTCTTCGTGCAGTACGAACCTGGCGTCAGTTACCACAAACTCGCCGAGACCAACTACTTCAACATGGTGCTGAGCAGTCTCAGCTCGGTCAATGGTGAGAAGAAGCGAGTCTATTCACTCTTGACCGACAAGGACCTGTCTCACATGCGCAACGGCATGCAGGACCTGAAAGTTACGGCCTCGAGGTTCAAGGAAGACCAGCGCGTCAAAATCACCAAGGGTAGCTACAAGGGACTCCCCGGTCGCGTCGCGATGATCTACGACGACGGTGAGAAAGTCCAGGTATTCGTGAACCTGCGCTCCATCAAGGGAGGCGGCATCTTCATGGACTTTCCAGCCTCGTATTTGCAGAAGGACGACACGTGAGGCACATCGGAGGAGCGGAGACCAAACGCCACGTCGTGGTGGACGGGAATAACGTCCTGCAGCGAGCATTTTACGTCTTCGTCGAAGGCCGTCTCAAAGATGGCAGGCCGCTGATGAGTGGCCCGAAAGGGTATCCGACCGGCATCATCTACGGGTTCCTTACGTTCCTGTGTTCTTGGCTCTATGAGATGCAGCCGTTCACGTCTGTATCCATCTTCTTCGACGGGGCACCCGTGCGCCGGCGAGCGCTCGATCCCACGTACAAGATCAAGCGCGAGGACACCAAGCACGATCTCAAGCTCTTCGGTGAAGAGACGGTCAAGATCCCACTCCGGCTCCGCGACGGTTTCGAGGCCGAGAGTGACATCGCCGTCCTGTCACATATCTTGCAACTCCTCGGGTGCGACGTCTACCACAATCATGCGGAGGAAGCCGACGACCTCATCGCCAGCTTCTGCAAGCAGCATCCGGACTCCGTCCGCATCGTCGTGTCGGACGACAAGGACTTCTTCCAACTCCTGACAGATCCGCGTGTGGTGATGTTCCGTCCGGGCTCGAAGGAGCAACGGTTCGTTGATGCCGCGGCGTCCGCCGAGGTGTGGGGTCGACTCCTCAAGGGGAAACACCCCAAGGTCCCTTGCGGCCAGGTGCGGATGTTCAAGTCGCTTTGCGGCGACAACTCGGACAGCATCCCCGGCGTACCGCTACTGCGCAAGAAGACAGCTATGACTGTGTGCCATCTTCCCACCGTGGAAGATGTGTTCGCCTCGGGCCTGACCAGCTTCAGCAACGGCGAACGGACCAAGACCCTCGAGCACCGAGCCCGTATAGAGATGAACTGGAGGCTCGTGGGTCTCCAGGACGACCTGGACCTCTCCTCGAGCCTCCAACCCGGTAAGAAGGACTACCAATTGGCAGTCGACATCTGTCGGGAAGACCTACTTATCTCGGGTCTGGACTTCGGTCCCTTCCGCCCGCCGGCAGCCGTTGGCGATGGTCAGGTGCCTCTCGAGAGCTGGCTCGAAGGTATCTGATTCCAGACAAAAGATTCATCTGGTAGTGTGTCATTAGCGTGCCGGGAAGCACCGGCTCCGCCGTTATACGCAGACCAATACGTATACTCCGTTGACCCGCACGGGTCCTCAGACAAATACGCATACTCGGGAAACTGCCGATCCTCACGGGTCGCCACGGTCGGAGCCAAATGTCATCCCATATCCTGATCCAGGATCCGAGTAATCTCTCTTCTCGCTACAGCACCAAAGATAGGCTCGGCTACGACGCCGACACCGAACAAGACCTCGACGAGCTGATCGAAGCGCAACTCGCGCCGGAGCCCGAAGAGGAGCTGAAAGCCGAGAGCCGGTCACTCGATTTCGCCGCCGTGGCGCCGTACCTGGATAGGATCCCGCCGCGCGAGGCGGATCTCATCCGTCTGTATCACCACGACAAGATGAAGCAGGAACAGATAGCCAAGTTGTTCCGCATCACCCAGGCGGCCGTGAGTTATCGTCTTCACCGCGGCATCAAGCGCATTCAATTCCTCCGCACCATTCCCGAGTTGGACGAGGAGCTGTTCGAGCTGGAACTTGGGCCCAAGTTCTGTGATCAGGACAGGGAGATTCTCTGGCGCATGTACGAGACTACATGCCAGTCAGAGATCGCCAAGCAGATGAACCTGACCCAAGGCCGGGTCCGTCATCGTTTCTTCCGCGCTCTTCAACGCATTAAGGACCTCATCGCCGAGGAGGCTCGCGAGAAGCAGGTCCAAGTGCAGATGATGCGCAAGCAGGGTCGTTCTCAGGACGAAGTCGAAGCGGCCGAGCACGAACTCGAGGACGCGGTCAAGAACTCCAAGTACGGCAAGTATTGGACCGTGTTCTTCGCCATTTCGGACAAGCACTTCAACATCCTGCACGAAGTGTCACTTCCGCAGTTTCGTGACCGCGGCGACGCTGCAATCGTCCCCATCGAGTGACTACGGCAAGATTTCCACGCCGGAGGGCAGCCCGGATACTTATATCATCCGGGAAGAACTCCTCCATGTCGGGGCCCTTCGGACGCCCACAACTACTGCAATGCCGGGACAAGCCCTTGTTGACTTGTTTGGCGTTGCAAACGCAGCGCCAGAGCATTTCGATCTGGTAGTTGGGCATGCACGTATTGTACGCTCGAACTATTGGAGTTTCCGATGCGCTTGAACATAGCTTTTGATATGGAAACAAGTGACCCTGATGATGTGATGGCTCTGTGCCTGCTGTGCACGCATCCCGGGGTCATTCTGCGCGCGGTGACTGTCACTCCAGGTTCGAGAGCGCAGGTTGGACTTGTCCGGTACGTTCTCGACCGGCTCGATCACAAGAACACCTCTATTGGTTCCGCGCGCCCGAACCATCCGAAGGACTGCGTCTCGAGCTTCCATTACGACTGGCTTGGGCCTATCCCTCCCAAGTCTCCTGATGGGACCGGATCCTGCGTGCTGCAGGACGTCTTCCACAGTCACCCCAACACGACAGTCATCACGGGAGCGGCTTTGAGCAACATCTCGGCGGCGCTCGGCGCCGGCGTCATCATTCCGAGCATGTTCATTCAAGGCGGTTTCGCCGGCGATAGCGTCGTGCCTGAGCAGTACAGACTCGAGAAGTTCCGTGGCCGAGAGACGTGTGCGACTTACAACCTCAACGGCGACGTCCCGGCGGCCAAACACGTGCTCGAGAGCCCGTCTGTGCTCAAGCGACACCTGGTCTCCAAGAACGTGTGCCACGGCGTCATCTACGATCCGGCGACACACGAGCGCATGATGCGAGTCGAGAATCCGAACCCGGGCTTTGCTCTCATGCGAGAAGGGATGGCGAAATATCTTGGGAAAAACCCGAAAGGCAAAGCGTTCCACGACCCACTCGCCGCCATGTCCACCATCGATCCCGGAATCTGCGAATTTGCTCGAGTCCAGCTCTACCGAGATAAGGGTGAGTGGGGCAGTCGCCTATCAGACGACTCGAGCACTTTCATTGCCATCAACTACAATCGGGAACGGTTCGAACGAGTGCTTGCCGGGGAGCTACCCAGTGACGGCGCGTAACTTTGGCCACGAGTGGCAGAAGCTCCCCAAAACGGAGCGCCGCAAGTCCGGCAACCCTTCGATGGCCGCGCTCGTCCGCGTCTGCAAGAGGTGCGGTGCGAGGATGGGACCACTCGCAGGCCCGCCACCTACGGAAGAATACATCGTTCGCGTCGCCCGCCAAGTCCACGAATCGTAGGTCTGCCCGACGACGGTGTAATCTCACTGTCCCGAGGCACCGTGCACGTGAAGCCGCGATGACGACATCAATCCAAAGGGATGTTGCTAAGAGTCGTTACGACTCTCTATTCCCGGGCTCAGGCTGCGGGAGCGACCTAATACCCCAAGAATAGCGGCAACTTGACCCCAAGAATAGCGGCGTGAAGACCCACCTTTTCACAGTGGATGAGGCTCAGCAGATGACGGAGCAAGTGCTCCAGCCTGCGGACCTGCTACCAAAGGAATTGCCTGCGGCTTGCGAGTGGGCTCGTCCATCCATCGTGTCTGTGATTGGGGCGTTCTATCTTTCTCGATATTTCCAAGTTCAGCCAGGCACCCTCAGCAGCAATTACTTGCCTGGTGCCGTCGAAATCACATTCGACCTGATAGCTGTGAACCGCGGCACGAGCCATCGGCACGGGAAGTTGACCGTTGAGGTGAGTCCGAAACATCTTTGCATTACTGTCAAGAGCATAGAGGTTCCGTTCAACGCCAAGAAACGCTGGATGCATGGCTACACGCACCGGCCGAAGTGGAAGAAGTTCGGGACCTGGGCCTGCAAGGGCCTTCTTTTGAGACAAGTTCACGAAGAAGTCTTTGAGGTAATGGAGAGCTGATGCACTTCGACGCGCGAAAGGAGGCGATCATGTCAGGACTTTAGGAGGTTCTGACCATGATCACCGTCCTACCTGCTGTGCAGTACAGCTGCAAACGGGCTCGTCGCTGGGTGAACTACAGCATCCTTTCCAAACGCCAAGACAAAAGGATCGCCAACCGCCGATACCGGCGATCTCTCAACCGCGCCACTCGAGGGTTTCTTCACGACCTCGAGCGCTTCTATTCCGAGGTGTTCGACGCTCCGTCGATGAGCGGCCGAGACATTTGGTAGGCTTCCCATGGTCGCTCCTTGGCGATGGGCTCCAACGTAGCCTCGGGCGGCTTCCGGTTCAGCAAGATCTCGGTTGGCGGGACTTGGTACTGGACTGTTTCGGCCAGCAACGTTCAAGGAGCTTCGCAGCAATACTACGTCTGCGACATCCAGACGCCGTTTGGCCGCTACACGGATGGCGTCGACGTTCCGATCCCCGGCGACGTCGTCCAAGAGATGGCCGGTTCAATGACGCAGCTGCAGCAGCAGCTCGCGCCTCTTCTGGCGCTCGTCGCGGGTCAGCAGACATCGTTCAATATCACTGTCACGCAAGGCGACGCGGCGTCTCTCGTTGGGGCGGTCAATATCATCAACGCCGGCGCCTTCGGGTCTTTTATGACTGCCACGGCGACCCCAACAGTGCCTTGGCTTTCGGCCTCCCCGGTGACTATCCCGGGGATTGGTCAGAACCAGACGGGACAGTTTTCTGTCATTCTGGATCCGACGATTCTGGTCGCCCAGCAGGCGCCTTACGTCGGCACGGTCAACCTGCAGGATAATCGCGCCACGCCGACGGTCATTCCGCTGACTGTCAACGTCACGGTGCTTCCGCCGCCGGTCATCTCGGCCCAGCCTGCCGTCATCCAGCTCACCTGGACCCTGCTGACGGCCGCGAACAGCGGATCGCAGCAGCTGACGATCACGAACACCGGGCCGACGTCGTCTATCCTGAACGCGACGGTTGCCAAGGTGCAGAACAACAGCCCCTGGCTCGCCTTCAACCCGCCCACCGTCAGCGGCCTGGCTGGGGGCCAGTCGACTATCGTCACTCTCTCGCTCTGGTCGGCGGGGATACCTCAGGTGCCGGGAACCTACTTCGAGATACTTCAAATCTCGTCCCCGAACCCCACGGTTACTCCGGTCAACGTCCAGGTGCAGTTGGTCGTCAGCTGACCCTCGGACACTCCTAGGCTGTTCATTGGCATGCCTTGCAAAGGGTGAGACATGCCTGCGCCTAAGATCGAAGACCTGCGTTTCTCCTCCAGCTCAATCGACGACTTCTTCACCTCGAAGCCCGTGGTGCGGAAGGCGAGCGCGGCGCCTGTCGGCAGGATTCGCATCGCCAATGCCGGTCAGCTGGCCGGTTTCCAACTCGTCGCCGAAGACCAATTGGTGCACTTGTCGCAACAGGACTTTTGGCACCTGGGCAAGGACGACAAGGGCTTCTACATCGAGCGCCTGGTCGACGACGACAACGGTCCTGTGAAGGGCTGAGAGGTCTCCATGGACCGCCTTTCTCGAATCGCCGCTGGTGTCCTCATTCGCCACGCCATGCGTGTGGCCGGAGTGCGCGGCAAGCCGCAAGTCAGGACGGCCGGCAAGATCGAGTTCGTCAAGGACACCGGTCCGATCCGGCGCGACATCCGCGTTCAGGACTTCCAGTGGACTCCCGAGGCGCTGCGAGAACTTGCCAAGATCTTGTGGGCCAGCCAGCGTGCTCAGAGCTACGCCATGGCGGCCTTCCGGCTCTTCTCCAAGATGCCGTCCGCGCAGATCAGCCCGGACGGACTGCTCGGTGGCCGTGGTTATATCCAGAACATCAAGGACATGCGCCAGTCGCTCGCGCAGGCGGCGGAGGTGCTTTCGTCCTTCACCGATACTGTCGACGACGAAATCAACGCTCCGCATTGGCAGGGCGCCGGAGAGTCCGGGCCCGCCGAGGAGATTCTGGACCAGACCGAAGAGGTCAAGCAGAATCCGGCCGGCTTTGTCGAGGAGGAATTCCAGGAGGAGAACCCCGAGGAAACCTTCGACGAGCCTGTCGAGAACCCGAACGCCGACGAGATGAACCCGCAGGTCGAGAGCGACGAGACCGACAACGGCGACAACGATGGCTGGGGTGACGAGGGTTCGTCCGAGGACAACGACGCCAGCGGCGACGGCCAGATGCAGCTCTCCAGCTACGCTGACACGGCCAAGCGCGACAAGAAGATCCTCGAGAAAAAGAAGAAGTCCGAGGAGCCCGGCGAGCAGGGCTCGCAACTCCCGGGCGGTACGGGCGAACAGCACGAGGGCCAAAGCCCCGTCGAAATGGTGATGCACACCACGACGCCGGAGCAGGGCAATTACGCTTCGGCCATTGCCCATCTAATGCGCGCGTACGAGATGCGTACGGCGTCGACTCGCGTCGCGGACTCATCGGTGGATCCGGACAGCCTGCCTGGTCCCCGCATCGAGCACATCGGTCCGGGTGAGGGTGGCTTCAATGGCGACGAGCAATACGGTTCGGACGATCCCACTGGGGAAGCACTCGACAGCGGCGTCAACACCGAGAAGCAGCTCCCGGAAGGCTACGATGCGATGCTCGATGGCACTACGGGACTCGGCGACCCGTACACGGAGAGCGCAGAGAGCGTCGACCTGAACTCGGTAGCCACGAAGGTGGCCGCTCTCCCGCAGACCTACTCGTGGCTCCCGGGCGCCGACAACAGCAAAAATCTCGATTACTACGCGCTTGGAATGAACGAGGAAGACCTCAAGTGGCTGCGCGAGCATTCGCAGCCTGACCCGCCGCCGGGCCTGAATCCCAAGAAGCCGAAGCTCGAAATTCCGAACCTGTGGGAGACGCAGTTCTGATGCCGTCTACACTCCCCACAGAGAGCACCCTCCCCAAGCAAGTCGATACTTGGGGCATCGGGACCTACGATTCCCAGCGAGACGAAGAAGGGGATCACGGGGAGAACTCTGAGGCGCACGAGCCTGCAGGCCGCACGCTGCCAGACGACGCCACCAAGTCATCGCAGATCGAGGTCCCCGGCAACGGGGCCGGTGATGAGGAGTGGCTCTCGTATCCGAACGAGCCGGAGAGCCGCACTGTCAGCTATCCAGTGTCGGTCGACACATCACCAGTGTCCGAGATGACAATGCGCCTCGGACCTCTTCCGAATGGCGTTCTGCCGCCGGACCACGTCTGCGACGAGGACTGCGAGCACGAGCCTCCCATTGGAGATGCTCAGCCGGCCAACGTCTTCAATCCAGACCGGAGTCTAATCTATCCGGACGGTGACGATGGACGTCTCGGGACCCTCATGCACCGCGGCTTCATTGCTGTGGGCCTCGTTCCGGGCGACCAGGACGCCAACATCCAGCACTTCCATCCGAAGACCGACGTCTACGACGCTCGAGTGGAGACCGTAGCGGAAGCTACGACGCTTCCGCAGGAGCAGGGCGTCGACGGTCGTGATCCTGGCGCCATCAGGCCCAAAGGCAAGAAAGTTTCCGAAGAGCACTCGGAGCTTCCTGTCGATGGTGATAATCCTGCGGCGCGGACTGACTACTACGATTATATGCACCCCGGTCATACCGGGTCGAGCAGGCGGGCTCTTTTCACTGACTATGTGGCGCCCACCCAGGACAGCGGCGCCTACACAAGTCAAAAGGAAAAAGTTTCCGATTCTGCGCTTCCCACGGTGATGAAGAACGAAGAGACGATGGACGATTTTCTCCAGAGTCTCGGCAACTGGCTTTCCGGCAAGGAGATCGAGGACGTATCGGGTCCGTACGGGTTTCCTGCAACAGACTTTGATGAGAACATAAACTTTGACAGGAGTGACAACCAGGACGGTGGAACCCAGCTCCCTGGTGCCGATGTGACCGGTGATAGGGTTACCATGTTTGCGTCCGGAGGACTTTCGATGAACTCGAGGCAGGCAACCAACATCAACCAGGTCGTGGCCCTGACGAAGGACTTCCTCAAGGAAGCCGGCAAGAAGGGTCTGACCAAGCGGCATGTGCTGGCATTCCTGCAGTCGCGTGGTCTGCCGCAATATCTGTCATCGGACATCATCCGGTGCCTCAAACTCTCGCACAACGTCTTCGTCAAAGACGTGCTCGACGAGTTCCCGGTGGCGCGTGCGGCGTCGACGGCTGGCAACACCACGGTGGCCAGGGTCCGCAACAAGCTCATCGATCTCGAGTGCCGATACGTGCTGCAGCCCGAAGTCGCCGGCGTCCTCCGCCGACTCGCGGCGAATCTGACTCGCGCTCTCATCGACATGGACCGGATCGCCAGTGACGGTAGCGTCAAGGAAGCCGAGAAATGCTACGACGACGCCATGAAGGAGTCGACCAAGACCGCCTACGAAGCTTACTGTAAGAGCTGTCGAGAGAGCGGCCAATCCTGCATGTCTCACGACGAGTGGCTCAAAGGAATGAAGTCCGAGCCCGTAAAAGAGCGGGAGTAATCAACGGTCATGGCTAAGAAACTGCCCGATCTCAGTGGAACCTCTGGTCTTGGGGATCTGACCAAGATCCTTCACAACCAGGGTGTGTCTGACCTGAGCTGGCTCGCGGTCGACGAAGCGGACTATCGGGCAGCCGAGGCTCTTCCCAAGCAGAACCTCGACATCATTCCGGAGTTCCAGAAGGCACTCATTTCGGACACGAAAGAGGGCTCGCTCAACGTCCCGCAGCTCGTTCCGCTCAAGCCACACACCATCGTCAACCGCAATCCGTTGAGCCAGGACTACGGTCAGACGGCCCCCACTGACCAGACGGCCCCCATCCGGAATCGCGTCGCCAAGATGGTGATGATGGGGATGGACAACAACACGATTGCAGGTCGCCTGCAGTCGGAGTTCGGCATCGGCGACATTCGCCGCGCCAAGGACGCCATCAACGAAGTCATCGCGGAGCGCGGCCTTCTCGGCAACGTCTATATCAACGCCTCTTACTTCCCTCGAGCGTGCAAGGATCCGAAGGAGCGCCAGTTCGCTCGTGCCGTGAGCAGGAACGCTCTGTTCGTGCTTGGAGGGTGCGACAACTCGAGCGGATGCGATTGCCAGAAGACGGGCATTTGCAAGACGTTCGGCGGCAAGCGCGTCGTGGCCGAAGTTCCATACACGGCCAAGGTCGTGGCTCACTACGCACCCACGCTCGCCAGCGAGAAGCGTCTGGACGGTCCCGTTCCGGTGGGCCGGATGGCCAACGGACTCCCTGCGAGTGCACGCGAGTACAAGGAAATCCTGCGTGCTGCGTTTCTGAAGACTCCGATCGCTGCTCGAGCGGAGGGTGTCCTCACCGTCCAGACGCAGCAGCCGGTGCCCAAGGCCCAGCCGACGCAGGCCGACTACGATGCCTTCTGGCACCGCAAGTTCTCGGCTCCGGTCGAGTCGATGCCGTCGCCGGGCTTCCTCAAGTACGCGGCGCGGATGATGAAGGGCGACGCTGACCTGCAGGTTCTCGCCGCTTCTCAAGACCCGGAGATCGCCGGTCTCGTTGCCGAGTACGGAATCCTCGGCAAGACGTACCTCGACATGGACGCTCTCGAGGGGTGCAACAACACGCTGAACCTGATGCATCAGCTGGCAGCTGACGGACAGTCGAACCAAGCCGGTCTCGGCATCGATCCGCGTGACCTGCATCTCGACTACGTGATTCGGCGCTCGGCTACGTGCACGCACTGCAAGGGCGCTCCGGACGGCGCATGTGCTCAGATCTGCAAGTACACGAAGATCGTGAGCAAGAAGCAGCCCATCAGTAAGGAGACGTTCCTGCTCGCACTGCAGCGTGCAGCTCTGCAGCACCGACTGACGACGACAGAAGTCCAGAACGCCAACGCGCGGTCGGCCTCCATCAAGAGCTGGGCGACTGCGGTCGCTTACGTGAACCTGCACAACCCGATTCCGCCGGCGGACGAGCAGGTGCATCAATACTCCGGCGTCCAGGCCACCATCAAGACCCTCCAGCCCGGTCGGGCTGAGGTGGCGGTCGCGCAGATGGATCCGGAGGAGGTGCGTCGCACGATTTCGCACCTGATGAACACGGGCCTGTCGGGCAAGCCTCTGCAAGCGGCCATCCTCCAGCGGTACTCTCGAGACGACCTGACCCAGGTACCGGAGGTGGGACGTCGGGCGGCCAAGGACGACGGCGTCCAGGGCGTTTTCTTCATCGACCCGACCGCCTACCGCGACTACGGCAAGGGGTGCAACGTCGGGTCCCAGGCGTTCCGCAAGCGCGGCGCTCCGCACGTCCTGGCTTCGGACGGGTGCACCGGGTGCATGCTCCAGACGGCCCCGGGATGGTGCTCCAAGTACGCCAAGTCCCTGATCCGTCAGGTTCCCACTCAAGTCCGTCAGGCAGCAGTTGCTGCCAAGCGCAAGCTCCCTGTCGTGCAGGCCGCTCCAGTCGAAAACCCCGTCGAGACGTTCGAACTGGCCAACGAGTTGGTCGTCGAGCCTCCGAAGGTTCGCGCGAAGGGCCCCGAGATTACAATTGGTGGCCCGTCGCTCGATGGCTGAAGTAAAGTTCCTGTATGGACGACACCGAGGACAAGGACAAAGACAAGAAGGACGAGCCTAAAGGCAAACTTCTCGTCCTCCCCGGTGGGAAGAAGATCAACACCGGCGAAATCGGCATGAGCGGGGTCATCGTCGGCCCGAGCGGGAACGTTCCGACCCCGGAAGTCATCGACCCGAAAGCAGCCGAGCAGGAGCTTCGGGAGCGCGAGGACTACGTCAGGCGCCAGGAACTGGTGCAAGCGGCTACGCGCCGTGGCGCCACTGGCGAGATGATCGAACTGGCCATCCAGGAGATCACTGAAGAACTCGCCCACCTCAAATTCGAACGTCGCAAGGCTACCAAGGAGGGCAAGCCCACCGTCCAGCACACTATCGCCCGCATCTCCATGCTCCGGAACCTGGCCGATGTGCTTCTCAAGCGCCAGGAGAACAACCGCCAAGAGCGGATGGACTTCAGGAGCCCGGAGTTCAAGAAGGTCATCCACCAATGGCTCGAGTTCATTCACGAGGCCATGCAGAAAGCCGGCGTTGCCGACAACGACATCGACCTGGTCTTTCGACAGATAGAGGCTGACATGGCCGAGTGGGAGAAGCGCATTTCGGAAGCGGTGTAATCATGCCGACGCGCGAGCCTGTATTCAAGAGCGAGCTGACTGCAGAGGTGTCTGGCTTCATCGCCAGGAAGCGGAAGCAAGGCAGTCAGCAGAAGTCGGACACTGAAGGCGATGTTGAGTTCCTCAATATTCTCGAATTCATCGACCGGTTCAAGCTCTTCCCGGACGGGCTTTTCCCCGCGCAGCGCTTCATCATCAAGCTGTACTACAACATCCCGCTCGACGACACCGAGAAGTGCATCAAGATCACCGACAGGTACGGCGACGCGATCAAGCTCGAACTGACCGAGAAGGAATACCTTCAGTACCTGTTCGACAACAAGCGATGCAACATCCGCGAGCAGGACGGGAGAGAGCGCCGCGAGCTGGTCCTCATCCTCGGCCGCCGTTCTGGTAAGAGCGCGCTCTCGGCCGTCTTCGCGGCGTACGAGCTGTACAAGCTCCTCAAGCGCGGGCACCCGCAGGCTTACTACGGCATGCCGCCGGGCTCCGAAATTCGTATCCTCGACATCGCGAACGACAAAGAGCAGGCGTCGATCGTCTACAACGACATCCAGGGCCACATCCAGGCCATCGACTACTTCAAGTCGTCAGTGGCGCACGACACGCAAACGTTCTTGCGCTTCCGAACGGAAAATGACCGCAAGAAGTTCGGCCCTGAGGGCAAGGGCACCATTACGGCGACGTTCAAATCATCCATCGCCAAGGGTCTCCGCGGTCGTGGTATCATTTGCGCAATTCTCGACGAGATCGCATTCTTCGTCGACAACGGCAAAAGCTCGGCCGAACGCGTGTACAAGGCCATCAAGCCCTCCATCGCGCAGTTCGCCAAGAAGGACAAGAAGACCCGCAAGGCGGTCGGTGATACCGAAGGCCGCATGATTCTCATCTCGTCGCCCGACGCGCGAGAGGGTTTCTTCTACAAGCAGTACGAGATGAGCCTGACGGGCGGACCCGAGTCGCGCAACATGCTCATGATCCAGGCGCCGACGTGGGAAATCCGCCCGGACCTTCCCAAGAGCTACTACGAGGAGGAGTACGCCAAGGATCCCGCTGGCTTCATGACGGAGCACGGCGCTCAGTTCTCGGACCGCGTCCGCGGTTTCATCGAGGACGCCCGGGACCTTCAGGCTTGCATCGTTCCCGACCTGCGGCCCAAGCAAGTTGGCATTCCGCGCGAGCCCCACTGGGCGGGCGTCGACTTCGGTCTCTCGGGCGACGGCACCGCCATCGCTCTGACTCGTGTCAACTCGGGCAGGATAGAGCTGGCTTACCACGAGGTGTGGTATCCGAAGAAGAAATGGGCGGAGTGCAATCCTCACTTGCCGTCGCCGATGGTGCCGTACGCCATGACTCTCCAGGATCAGGCGAGGCTCGACATCGAAGCCATTGCTGATTGGTTCTTCGCACTCTCGAGAAGGTTCTACATCATCAAGGGAGTGTTCGACCAGTGGGCGGGCCCCATCTTCGAACAAGTGCTGCACAAGCGCCATCTCATCCAATTCGAGCAGCGCAACTTCTCGACTATGGACTCGTCGCAGATGTATCACGGGTTCAAGATGAGCATGTACTACAAACAGCTCGCCTTGTACGACTACCCGATTCCTCAGGCTGACGAGACCAAACTGTGGGACGGCAGCAAGCATTCCCCGCTCATCTCCGAGCTGCTTGAGCTGCAGTCGACGTCGGGTGGAAAGAACATCATCATCGTCGAGGCGCCAAAGATCGCGGGCAAGCACGACGACCAGTCGGACGCCCTCGTCCGTTCGGTCGCACTTGCCAACGAGTATGTCAAGGACAACCCGTCCCTCCTGACGGCCGGAACGATCCTCGCCCCGGCGCCTTCGTCACGGGTGCCGACGTACGGGTATCATCACTATCACCGGATGCGGGACCGCATGCACGGAGGCGGAGCGTCCATGCGACGTGTCCCACGGACAAGACCCCGCTGAAGCCCTAATCGTCGACTAGACTAGATGAAAGAGCCCGGCGTCAAGGACACGACTGCCTACAAGATCGTGCGGCAGATCACGGATCACGTGTACGGGCCGGATACCAAACTCTCCAACGAGGACTTCGTCAAGATATTCCACGACTACGCGGCCCGCGGAGGCTCCTGGGAACGTCTCATGGGTGGCGACATGGGATGCGTCAAGATCATCGAGGATGCAATTGACGCATTCGTCAACAACCGTCGCCTTGCTAGCATCGCTTCCAGGGTGGCACGCGCCAAGTAGTGTTAGGTATGCCCAAGGTCGGCCAGGCGCCTGCCGTGATACCCATTCCGGAGCTTTCGGAACGGGAGCAGCAGGACCGTCTTCAAGAGGTCGATCAGGTTTCGAAGCGTCATACGCTCATCCGAGAGAAAATCGCTAAGCTGACGCCGGCGCTCGATGAGATTATTCAGGAGCATCTCAAGCTTCTGCACGACCTGGACACTAGTCAGCCGCTTCGGTCCCTACGCGTCGGCCGCCGGATCGGCATTCAGGCATCTCTCAAGGGCGTGGCTGGGGTCAAGTTCTTCCTGTCGCAGCTGGTAAAGCAATCAGAACGCTCGGTCCGTCACATCGAAGCGGCCAAGCGCGAAGTTCTGGATCCCAACCTTCCCGGCGTCACGCGGGATCCCCTCGAAGTCCGAGAGCAGCTCAGGAAGATGGCGGAGGCGGCAAAGGCGGCAGAGGCCAGGAAGCGGAAGACCGGGTAGTTGGCCTTTTTGAAGGCTGTGCGAGAGCGACCTCATGGCGAAGAAACCGAAAGTTGGAGTCACTCCCCCGATGCCGGTCAACTCTGTTGACCAGCAGAATGGCTCCAAACAGAAGCTGACGAAGCTCGAGAGGCTCGCTCGCCGGGAGCAGGCGCAGTCCATCCGTGTCGCCGCGTACGGCGGTACCTTCGGCAATGCTGGCGGCGGAGCCATATCGAACGCGGACTCCGCCTTCTACAGCCCGCAGCTTTCTACCGACTTCCTCGAGCTGCCGCAGTCCGAGCGCGAAAAGCGCGAGCTGTTTCGGTTCTGGTACGTCACGCACCCCATCGTCGGCGCGGCCATCGACTTTCACACCGATGTGCCGATGTCCAAGATCCGTCTTTCGCTCCCGAAAGGCAAGGATCTGGACCGCAACAAGCGCATCCTGCACTTCTACGAGCAGATGTGCAAGCGGGTTCGCCTGTTCCAGACGCTCTACGATGCCACGCACGAATACTGGCTGCACGGCAACGTCTTCATCTTCTGTGAGGACCACGACCTGACTGAAGAGATCACCGAAGAGATGATCTCGGACGTCAAGGAAGAGGAAGTTGGAGAGGTTGACTACGCCGGCCGCGCGAAGACCAAGATTGAACGCAAGAAGTCGCTCAAGCCCGAGACCGAGCGAGTCAAGGCCATTCGAGAGCACGTCGCCAAGAATTACCGGGGCTGGGAGCGCCTCCAGATTCTTCCACCGGAGCAGGTCAAGCTCGAGGTTTTCCAGTATACCAATCGCGCCAAGATGGAACTGATTCCGTCCGAGAAGGACCGAATCGTCGTCATGAAGGCGCAAGAGCAGCACGATGATGAGTCTGCACGGATTGCCGAGGACATCCCGGAGCAGATCCGTGAGAATCTCCTGAGCGGGCAGCCCATCCCGCTCAACACGTCGCCCTATGACGACTTCCTGTGCTCGTCCTTCTGCTATCACCTGACGCACAAGAAGTCATCCTACGACGACCGCGGCATCTCGATTCTCGAGCGCTGCCTGCGGACTCTGCTCTATCAGGACAAGCTGCGCCAGGCGCAGACGTCCATTGCATCGCGCGCGATGACGCCCAAGCGCGTCATTTGGGCCGACAAGATGTCGGAGCCGGACGTCGAGAACCTGCGCGACCAGATCGACCAGGCGCTCATCGACCCCGACTTCAGCATCATCATGAACTTCGAGGTCCACTGGGACGAGGTCGGCTCGCGCGACCGTCTCCTCGATCTCGGAACCGAGTACGAAATCACCAACAAGCTTCTGTTCATCGGTCTGCGCATCACCGAGTCGATGCTCACCGGAGAGTCGACTTATTCAGGCGAGCGTATTCATCTCGACGTGATGAACACGATGTACCTGCTGTATCGCGAGACGCTCGCGCAATTCGTCGAGGATTATTTGTTTGCTCCGGTCGCCGAGAAGAAGGGGTTTTGGGAGGAGGACGACTACGGCAACCGAGTCCTGCTTTACCCCAAGCTCCAGTTCACGCGCCTTGCGCTGCGTGACAACTCGGAGCTGCAGGACTTCATGTTCAACCTCTACAACAAGGGGTCGTTGCCGATTTCGTTCATCCTCGAGCTGCTCAACATCGACGCAGACGAGACTTTGGCGCAGCTCAAGCGCGATATGTTCACGCCGAATGACGCCAACTTCAATGAATTCCTGCGCACCGTCATGACCAAGGCTGGTGAGGAAGCCCTCGAGGAGACTGATATCCTCGAGAAGGTCGCCACGGCTGCCGGACTGAAACTATCCAAGAAGAAGGGCGACAGGTTCGGCGGCGGTGAGGGCGAGAAGTAGTCGGTAGGCTTTCCATAAGCCGTCTAGGCAGAGCTTGCATGCCCACGGATCTGACCCCTGCCGAGAAGGACGACAGGCAAATTGAACGCCTGATCGACAAGGAACCTGCTCCGAGTAGGAAGCCGAAGGGTCGTGGGGCGCCGAAGCATGACAATCGCCGGCGCCGGATGAAGGACCACACGGACAAGGAAACCACTGACAAGGACCTGTCGCGCAAGACGCAGGCGTCGCGACTCTTCTACATCGCGGCCCGTGTCGCGGCAGATACAGAGGAGGAAGAAGGCCATCAGCCTCCCGCGGGTCCGGGCGAGGAAGCTCATCGCCTGATCAATAAGTTCAGTCATCTCTTGGGCCTGCAATCGATGAAATTGCAGGACGCGTTCGACGACTTTGCCCGCAAGAACTACGCGCAAGTGGCTCTGGCGAAGGTCGGCAAGCCCGGAAAGGGCAAGGGCAACCAGCACAAGGTGATGCTCGACGCGCAGAAAGACCTCGTCGGCCGGATGAAGAAACTCATCGGCATTTACGAGAAGACCGCGAACACGAAGTTCAAAGGTACTCCAGCTGAAATCGCTGCCGAAGTGGCGGCACTGTGGCCGAACGACAAGCCCAACAATTGGGCTACTCGGGCGGGCGTGCTGGCAGCCCTCCAAGAGTCGGTCAAGAGCCTCAAGGCTCCGGCATCGATCAAAGCCACAGCTCTTCGAGAGGCCGGCAACAAGAAGAAAGGTGCCAATCTCCTCGAGGACGTTCTCAAGGAGGCCAGCGAAGGCAAGATCAGCGAGGAGAGTCTGGAGGACAGGACCGAGCTTGCCACCCTCGTTGCCGCCTACAGATCCCTACTTGACAATCCCATCCGGGTGGATGCCGCAGATCTTGTCGCCGATATCGACAAGGAGACCGAGCGGGTCTACGGCGAGATGCAGAAGCTCCTGGCTGTCTCCACCTTCATGAAATCGTGGGAGAAGGCCATTCACGAGTTCGCCAAGGGAGACGACGACCCCGAGACCATCACTGCCAGCGAATACTACGACGAGGTCCAGAAGAGCCTCAAGTCGTTCTTCAAGGACGATGATGACCCTGTCTTCGACCCTGGGGAATTTGTCGATGGGATAGAGAGCTTCTTCGGGGACGACTTCAAGAAAGCTCCGGAGCCCCTCAAGAAGATGGTCGAGGGGTACAGGAGTGCAGCAACTTCTTATGGAGCCCTCCGAGGTAAGGCTATGGGCCAGAAGACTGCAACCTATCACGGTGTCCGTCAGCAGGGCGACCCGACCAACGGGCCGTACAAGGGATACCAGTCGATCGACAAGCGGTACTTCGGCAAGGAGCACTACGACTCCATCGTTGCCCACGCCAAGGACCTGCTTCAGGAGGATTGGCTCAAGTTCGAGTGGGAGTCAGGTGCCAAAGATGCACCGTTCCGCGCCGCGCTTGACCTGTCGATCCACCTGGCCGACAGCAATCTCTACCAGGGCAAGATCGACGGCGAGACGTACAACATGCTGCTTGCTCGCCTGATGGGCGACAAGGTTGACGTGTTTTCTGAGACCCTGATCACGAACGACGACAGCACGAAATCGAGGAGAGCTTCCGCCATGAGCAATGTCCACTACCAAAACATCCTGCGGGTTGCGAGCAACCTGCGGAAGACGGACCCTCGTGCGGCGCTCGAGATCGTGAAGAACCTTCGCTCCATGGTTGCTCAGCAGCAAGAGCAACAGCAGGAGGAAGAGGAGCAGCAGGGCAAGACCTCCCAGCAGGAGGAAGAGCAGGAAGAGGAGCAGCAGGAAGGCTCCCACCACTCGCAGCAGGAGATGTGCTCGCAGGAGCAGCAGGGTCAGCAGCAACAGCAGGGCGAGCAGTGCATGCCCGAGGCTGGCCCGCCCGGCATGGCTCCTCCGCCTCCTCCGCCGGCCGCTGGCGGCCCTGTCCAGGGCCAGCAACAGCAGCAGAGCCAGATCCACGACAAAGACATGGACGACTTTGTCGAGGGCAAGGTCGACATCAAGGATCTCAAGAACCACCTCAAGCAGGTCGTCGACGCGCAGTCTATCGAGGACTTCGTCGATGGTCTGACGGAGATGGACGAACTTCTGAAGAAGACCGCGTCCGGCCGCACTGCCCGCGTTGCCCAAGAGCAACAGCAACAGCAGGGTCAGCAGCAACAGCAGGGTCAGGAGCAGCAGACCGGCGCCATCATGGACCTCGAGCCGCTCGAGGATATGGACGAGGAGCAGGTCAAGGCGTTCCTCGACAAGCAGAAGGCGGAAGCCAAGAAGCTCTTCCAGGAGAACGACATCGAGAAGTTCATGGAGGGCATGGACGCGCTCTTCTCGGAGGCCGAGCAGGCTGCCAAGGGCGTCAAGACCGGCAGCGTCGTGGTGGCGATGAGCACGCTCGTTCGCCTCGCGCATGCCAACCCGGAGGCCCGCCCGGTGCTCCTGCCGATCATCCTCGCCGCCGGCAAGAAAAAGAAGAAGAAGGAGCAGCGCAAGAAGGACAAGGCCAAGAAGAAGGGCAAGAAGGGCGACAAGCCCAATCCCTTCGCGAAGGGCGGCGACAAGGCCAAGGGCGGCAAGGGCGGCAAGAAGCCCCCGTTCGGTGGCAAGAAGGCCCCGCCGTTTGGCGGCAAGAAGGCGCCTCCCTTCGGCAAGAAGAAGGCAGCCGTCACCATCGACCCATCCGACATCAAGTGGTAGGTTGGGTTGATACAGTTTTCATAGTTCTGTAGAACAGACCCGGAGATAGACATGCCGACCCCTCAGCAAAAGCAGATCGCCAACAGGGTTCTTCACACCCTGGACTCGACCGCCGAGCAGCTGGACGGTCTTGCCAAGGCCGGCAAGATCGATCCGCGTCTCGCGAGCGCCATCAACCGCGACATCGACACGTTCGCTGACAAGTTCGAGATTGCCGTTTTCGGCAAGGAGAACCTGCAGAAGCGTGCGTCGAGGCTGATCCAGGCCAAGGTCGTCCAGCGTGACTCCGACGAAGAGTACATGAAGACCTTCGAGAACCCGATCAAGCCGATCACGACGGACACCGACGAGCCGTACATGCACAAGGCTCCGCACGGCTACAACTCGACGAAGGACATGGAGACGTACGACGCCGACATCTCCTCGAGCGTTGCCGACCGCGACGAGTTCCAGGTGCGCGACCTGAACGAGTACGCCGGCGGCACGAAGAAGCAGCCGTCGTGGGAGAAGGGTCCGGCTGGCAAGAGCACCGCCATCGGCTCGGGTCCCGCGCGTCCGGCCGCACCGGCAAAGACGGCCGGCAAGACCTGGGCTCCCTGAAGCCACTCGGCGCCTAATCTTCTCCGGGCTAGGCGCCCAATGCGAGGGAGCCATGTTCAGGACTGCATTCGTAGATGATTCACTCATCGCTAGGGAGTTCAAGAGCGGCGATATAGTCCGGAAGGCCGGGTACCGCGACTTCGTCCTCTCTCCCTACGTTGGGCGTGTCATCTACTCCAGTCCGGACTCGGGCAAAGTCCACGTGCAGTGGCCGTGGGGCGAGGAAGAGATCTCGCCTACCGAGCTGGTCAAGGACGTGAGCGATTCGTTCGTGCCGCCCATGTCGGCCGATCAGATCTACTCGACTCACGAGATGGCGCGCAACATCAACTCGCCCGAAGTGGTCAAGGCGGACGAGAAATGGCGCAAGTCGCTCACCGCCTCGACTTCTCTGGCAGCTCGCATCGTCGATCGGTACGAGCAGCACACCCTGCCTCTGTGGCGCGCGGCGTGTGAGGCGTGGCACTGCGAGATTCCCGAGATCGAAGCCTTCCAGCGCATGGCGAAGGTGTTCGGTCCGGAGTATGGCCAAGAGGCTGTACGTATCACAATCGCCAACCTGTACGAGCTGGGCCGCAGGCTCGCTCTGTACTGGAAGGACCCGAAGCGCCGTTACAAGACGACGCAGAAGGAGAAGCAGACCGGCAAGCTCTCTTGCCCGCGCTGCCACGGTCTCCTGAAGCCGCGTGTCTACCGGCACGGTGGCCGTGTGATGCTCTGCAAGGGATGCGGGTTCGCCATCCATCCCAAGGACATCAGCCGATGAGTCGCGCCGTATGGCGCCGGGTGAAGCTGGCGCGTCAAATTGGCCAGTACAACCCTCTGCTCGGCTACGAGCTGGAGCGCCAGGCGATTGCCGTCATCAATCCGGGCGCCAAGAAGTGGGAGCAGAGCCTCGAGAACAGCATCACTGTCCTTGAGTCCCTCAAGGACGAACTCGAAGACGCGCTCAAGATGCTCGACACCGAGGACGCGAAGGAATTCGCGAAGTTCTTCGAGGACGCGGCCGAGGCGGAGGAAGAAGAACTCCGCCAGATGCTCAAGAAGGTTTCGACGACCGCGGGCATCAAGGATTTCTTCAAGAAGTTCAAGGACGTCTTCAAGCCCACGCAGAAGAAGCTCGAGGAGCAGGCCGAAGACATGAAGGCCAACGCTCCGTCGTACCAAATGGACGAGTCCGCGATGGACGAGTTCATCGAGGGAAAGCGTGAGTGGGCGGATCCTGAGCACTACATCAACGAGGAGGCCAAGGAGAACGCCGCGTATTTCGGTGGCGTCGAGAAGATCCTGGCCGAGATGGAAGAGGCCCGTCGCAAGCCGAACAAGCGCCTCATCCAGGACATCCTCAAGAAGGTCGAAGTCCTCATTCGCAAGGGCAAGAACCTCGCGAAGGGCATCCGCGAGCATCTCCTCGAGCCGGCTCCAAAGATCGAGATCACCGAAGAGGGGATGAAGCCGGAGAAGAAGCCGGAGGGCAAGAAGCCTTCTCCCGAGCAGCTCAGCATGCTCGTCTCGCAGTACGGCGAGTCCCTCCAGGAGGCCGCCGGTGATGAGGGCAAGACGGTCAAGCTCCTCAAGGAGCTGTTCAACCAGGTCAAGCCGTTCCTTCACGAGGAGCGGGCAGAACTCGCCGCGGCCAAGATCAAGGCTGCGCGCATCTTCATCCGGTACGCACACGCTCGTCCGGCTCTGCGGCCGAAGCTTCTGCCCGTCATCTACAAGCTGACCGGCCGCTGATCAGCTCTCCATGATCTCGTAGACGACGACCTCGTCTTCGGTCGGAGCGACGAGCTGCAGCCGCCACTGTTTGAAGCCCGGGATTAGTCTACTCGCGTCCGGCTCGCACTTGAGCACCTTGTAGATCCCGTCGCCTCCAAACGTCACGAGCTGTCCAGGCGCTATGTAATCGAGCGAGTTGCGGAAGAGCGGCACGCTCGAGCTTACAATTAGCTCTCCATCACCTTGTGGACAACCGCCTCGTGCCAGGCTTCCACGACGTCGCGCTTCTCGAGCCGGTGCGGGAGACTGAGCAGCAGGTCTCGGATGGCCTTCTTGCCTGCGGCTCGCTCGATCTTGCGCATCAGCTTGCGGTGCCTCTCCTGGAAGGACTTCTTCTGCGTGGCCTGCGCGAGCTTCTGCTGGATCTTCTTGTAGCACATCTTGGCCTTCGCCTCGGCGGCATCGGCCAGAACGTATGGCCTCTTGACGGGCCGGAGACCCGCTGTGAGGAAGACCAAGTCATCCATCGTGTGGTACTTGAAGTTCGGGTCGTCCTTTTTGGTCTCCATCATCTCGCGCCAGTAAGTGAAGGGATGCACCTTCTGCTTGCCCCGGCACGAGAATGTGACGCGTGGCCAGAGACACTCGATGAGCGGGGTGTTCTTCTCTATCCCGCTCAGGGAGAGCGTCACCTCTACTTTCACCACCTCGACGTCGGCGATGAGAGCGATCGCAGCCGGGGTATTCATACCACTTGGTACGCTCGAGGGAGGCCAATTTACGGTAACGTGCCAGAGCTTCTATAGCCCAGCTTGGGCGAGGACCTATGGCCAAGAGAAGGTACGCCCACGCCATCGTTTCTCGTCGGAACATCGCCTTCGACGAGTGGATGGAAGAGCTGCGCGACCAGCACGAGGGCGCAGTTCCGAAGGACTTCGTGCACCGCACGGCCAAGACGATCCTGCGCAAGTGCGACCCGAAGCAGTACCTGCTGTCGCATGCGACCATCGTCGCTTCGGTCGACACCTACGCCCCTAAGGGTGTCAAGACCGGCCGGCTGATGAACCGCGGCTGCCAGATCGACGTCCGGTGGCCTGAGTTCCGCATCAAGCCCGAGTGCCACAACATCATCAACAACAACGGTGATGCGTGGGAGCGTTCGCTCCTTCTGGCGACCTACCGGACCTTCATCGGCGCGCACAACTACCTCGAGCACATCCAGCTCCCCGAGCTGTCGAAGGGCTTCATCGTCGACGCCATCGCGCGTGATCTCGGCAACAGCTGCTACATCGACATCCTCGTCGCGACCGACCGCAAGCACAACCAGCTCGTGTCGGACATCCTCTCGGGCGCCATCACGGGCCTGAGCATGGGCTGCCATGTCCCTGGAACCCTCGTTTACCTGTCGGACGGCAGTCCGATAAACATCGAGGACGTCCGCCCGGGTATGGAGGTCATGACGCAGAAGGGGAATTCCCGGCGCGTCGACAACCTGCAGATCCGCGAGAATCGTTGGAATGTTCAGACTATCAAGGCGGTCGGGCTTCCTCCTGTCACCTCGACCGATAATCACAACTACTACATCGTCCGCCGCGAGACGTTGGATATGGTCCGAACTCGCAGCGGCTGCGGCCACAAATCCAAGCCTCGTGTTGTGGAGAAGGACTACGCGTTCGACTACGCCGAAGCCGGGACTGCGCGCGTCGGGGACTTCCTCGCTTTCCCCATCTCCCAGGACACCCTGGAAGCGGACGTTTCCCTTACCGAAGCTCGTCTTCTCGGGCTTTGGGTTGGGGATGGCTGGAAGTTCGAGTACACGCACGACTCCACGGTTGGCGTTGGGTTCTGCCTGGACGAGTCTCACCCCGAGATCGTCGAAGATGCTATTCGCTCACTCGACCAAGTAGCTTGGGCTGCGCGCGAATATCATATGGCTGTCGGAGGTGCGCCCATCAAGCCCCAAAGCACGTCCCGTTCGAGTCGCCGAGGTGCGGCTTATATTACGAACACTTCTCGAGCCTTCCGCAGGCTCGTGGACTCCCACGTTTCCGGCAGGAACTCGTCCGAAAAACTTATCGGCAAGACTATCATGAGCTGGCCGCGGGAACACCAAATGGCGTTCTTGTCGGGCCTCATCGACTCCGATGGGTGCGTTTCGACGAGCAAGCGTGGGACAAAGAATGTCTTCCTCAGCACCCGCAACCTGAAGCTCGCCCATCAGTACATGCAGCTTGCAGCTCGCTGCGGGATAGTCCCGACCTTCTCTGCCGTGGAGAGACCGGGGACAAGGCTGCTCCATGGTGCGGCCGGCGTGGACTACCAGATCAAACTTCGCAATTCGGACGTGGTCCGAGTTCCGTCGGTCAAGGTGCGGTCTGCGCTCGCCGGGATCAAGTCTACTCAAGCGGGTCGCAACAGCCGCTGGATCACCGACAAGTACGTCTACTCGGAGATCAAGAAGGTCGTCCGTTCCGAGTACCAGGGATTCGTATATGACCTCCAAGTCGACGGGGATCACTCTTACGTCGCCAACGGCGTCGGAGTTTCGAATTGCATTTCGCTGTTCACTGCTTGCACGAAGTGCGGCAACGTGGCCGCGGACGATGCGCAGCTTTGCCCGTGCGTCCTCTACGATGGCAAGCTCTCAACGTTCATCGACGAGACTGGGCGAGAGCAAATCCTCGCTGAAGTCATCGGTCACGTTTCAGTTCCCAACTCCAACCAGTTCATCGAGGCGTCGTGGGTCCGCAACCCGGCGTTTCGTGGAGCTGTGCGGCGCAACATCCTGAACCCGGACGCGAGCGCCGTCTCGTCGCAGATGCAAGCGTCCAAGTACGTCTACGAACTGCGGCAGCAAATCCCGGAGATGGACGGCATCAAGAAGGCCGCCTCCGTGCAGCGCCGCGCCCAGCAGGGCCAGGAAGAGCAGTCGTTCGACGACGTGTTCGGCGGTCAGGACCAGGGCGGACAGGGCGGCCAGCAGGGCGGTGCGGACGAGTCGCAACAAGGCGGCGGCGCTGACCAAGCCGAAGAGCAGGGCGGTCAGGACCAAGGTCAGGGCGGTCAGGGCGAGCAGGACCAGGGCGGCAAGGAGCCGAGCAAGCCGGCAAAGGCAAAGCCCGATAAAATTGATGGGATGCTGGATAAAATTACAGAGCAATTGCTCACCAGCATCACCAACAAGCTCGAGGAGAAGCTCGCTCCCAAACCCGAGGACGTCGGCACTGCGACTCCAATGCCTGCCAATCTCGAGGCTGGCAACGACAGTCTCGTGCGTTCGAGCCAGGACTTCACTCGCATTCTGCGCAAGAAGTTCGGCTCTTCGCCGCGTCTCGTGCAGTGGGCAGAGAAAGCTTACAAGACCGTTCACGAAGGCGGGATCGCAGCGATTCGTCGCGCCAACATGACGCCTCGTGAACTGATAATCCTTTCATGGATCGAGGATCGATGCCGAGACCGGAACTACCCGCCGAGTCTCTACAAAGCAGTGATGCAAGCCGGTCCTTCCAGCAGCTACCCGACAACCAACTCATTCATTGCTGCGTGCAAGATGAAGGTTGGTAGGGAGCTGACCGCTCAGGAGCGCAGGTTCCTCGAGTGGAAGGGTCGGATCGCGTCAGTCAATTTTTAGGACCTTGATAGAAGACCAAGAAGCAGGAGACTCCCACATGCGTACGCGTTCCACCTGGCAGGGCAACGGTGCCGCGACCTCGCGTCAGGCGGCGACGCAACGCCAAGCCGACATCTACAAGATGAACCAGGAGCACCCGGATCCCAAGCCGACCGACTACGAGTCGGGCGACCCGGACAGCTGGGCCGAGTCCTGGCACGGCTACGGTGATGTCGAGGCGGAGTACGAGGGCGGTCACGTCAAGCGGAACGAGCTGAACTTCGCCGAGTTCCGCGACAACACCTTCAAGCACAAGGACTCCGACAACTGGCACTCGGGCAAGGGGACGTACGACAACGTCAAGCCGGACGGCACCGGGACGTTCTCGGGCAACACGTCCGGCAAGTCCCAGGGCGAGAAGGCTGGTCGCACCTACGAGGCGGCTGGTCGTCCTGCCACTGCGGCTGACCCGCGCGCCATGGCCGAGCAGAAGGCCAAGGCAGTCGAGCGCATCACCCGTGCCATGCTGCGCACCTCGAACGACAAGATCGTCGAGGAAGTGGCGATGGGCTTCATGGGGATGCCCGACCGCGTCGTCGTCTCGACCCTCCGCGCCCTCGACGCCGTGTCTCCCGACGCGCTGACGCCGGAGAACAAGACGCGCCGCGCGATGGCGTGCACCAAGCTTGCGGCTCTCCTCATCGGCGAGTCGGCGGCTGACCGGGCCCTCGAGCAGCTGGCGTCGACGATCATGACGATCGACGACCCGACCCTCAAGTCTGTCCTCAAGCAGGTTGCTGCGGCTCGCGTCGCGCAGCAGCAAGAGGAAGAGGAGGAGCAGCAGCAGGGCAAGACCTCCCAGCAGCAGCAACAGCAGGGTCAGCAGCAGCAGTCCCAGCAGGAGCAGCAGGGCCAGCAGCAGCAACGTGGCCAGCAGCAACAGCAGGGTCAGCAGCAGATGATGGGCCAGCAGGAGCAGCAGGCACAGCATCCGATGATGGGCCAGCAGCAACAGCAGGGCCAGGAGCAGGAGGAGCAGCAGGAGATGGGCATGCCGCACATGGGCGGCGACCTTCCGCCTGCCGAGCTTCAGATGCTCGATCAGATGCTGAAGGAGGAGATGGGTCAGCAGGGCGTGCCCGCGGGCGACGACCTCCAGGCCCTCTTCGAGGCGGCTCCCGCACCGGCGGCTCCTGTCGCTCCGGTGATGGCGACCGCGACGGGTGCGCAGCCCGACATCTCCTTCGACGAGGAGGACGAACTCCAGGCGACTCCGGCTGGCGTCACGGCGGCTGCCGTGGCCTCGCATGGCGACGAGCTGGACAACCTCTTCGGCGACAACGAGGAAGTTCAGGCTCAGCGCCAGATCAAGGCTGCGGAGCAGGAGCAGCACGCTCGCGAGATGGGCAACTTCTCGGTCGGCCGCACGGCTTCCGTGAAGGGCGCCAAGAAGATCGGTCAGGTCCAGCGCGGCAAGCCCGCGTCGGTCGACCAGGCCCTGGAGAACCTCTGGGACCGTCCGTGATGCAATTTCAGCAATTGGAGCGATAAGCTCCTAATTGCAGAGATACAAATAAAGGATACGCAGACAAACCACAGCATCTTTGGAGACGAAAGGGAAAGACAGGAAAGCAGATTGAAGAAATTGGACGGCTTCGCGGGCAACCGGACTGAAGCCACGGTTTCGGAGAGATGCGTACTTAGTCGGACCTGAGCGTCAACGGAGACTGGAGCAACCATGGGATCGATTGGCGGCCAAGCATCTGGTGACTTCAAGCTGAGCACCAGCGCGCTGCGTATCCTGTACAGCCTGTTCAAGGACACCATCCCGTCCTTGAGCCCTGACGGATTCACGCAGAACAACCCCAATGTCGTCACCACGGCCGGCGCGGTCTCGACCACCATTCCGGTGAACGTCAAGAAGGGCGTTCTCGGTGGGTCGGTCGCTTTCGTTCGGCCCGACATTGGCGAGAACACGGTCGGAGGCGCTGTGCTCGTTTCGAGCGCCTACGTCGTGAATACGAGGCCGCTGGGCCTCTTCATCAACGACGCGGCGGGCAACGCGTACGAGAACACCCCGGGCCCGGCGTCGGGCAAGGGACCGTTCCTGCGCGGCGGTACGTGCGGCAACAAGCTGTACGAGACCGCGAAGCAGACGACGAACTCGTTCGTCGCCGGAACCGGCATGTCCACCTCGGGTGGCGTCGTCGGCACCGCCCTCGTCTACAGCCCCGGCCAGAAGCTCTACGCTTCGGTCAACGGCTACCTCACCAACGACTGGACCGATTCGTACGAGGCGCAGTGGATCCACGCTGCCGCGCTCGGAAGCGGTACGGCCGGAACCCCCATGGAGCCGGATGTGACCCGCTTGGGCACACTGCTCGCTCAACCCGATGCCACCAGCTCCGAGATGTTCCTCGAGCTGAACGTGGCCTGAGCCGAAGAAAGGACGAAAGGCAAATACCATGAATCCCTTCGGCGTTCAGGTTGTCGACAACACGATCAAGGAGCAGGTCGTCGACAAGTTCATCGGCTCTTCGGCTGGTCGCAAGCGCCTCGCGGCGTCCATGATCCAGCCGCTCCGCGAGCGGCGCGACTACTCGTCCGTGGGTCGCAAGACCTTCCTGGTCGAGCAGCTGCCCGACGGTGCTCTCCCGATCTACGACAAGGATCCGGATGTCACCGCGTACGTCATCGGTGAGGAGGGCGAGAGCATCACCGCGGTCATGAAGCCGCGGCGCGTGATCTTCCCGCTCTTCGAGATCGCCGCCCTGCCCAAGGCCCCGCTCACGCAGATCAAGGAGCGTCGGTACGACCTCCTCAAGCGTATGCAGGACCTCGGCAAGGCGCAGGTCCAGGCGGCAGAAGACGACCGCGTCTTCTCCATCATGGACGCGCTCGCCGTCAACGGCTTCGACGAGCTGCCGGGGCAGACCAACCCCGACGTCCCCGTCATCGCTCCGATCTCTCCGGCCGTTCTCGCGGACGCGTTCGCCGAGATCGAGCGGCAGGACCTCCGCGTCGCTCGCGTCTACATGAACGCGACCGACTACGCGGACATCCGCAAGTTCGGGCGCGACGTGCTCGACATCGAGAGCCAGGCCACGCTGTGGAAGACGGGCATGATGGCGACGGGCTGGAACGCCCAGTTCATCGTCAGCCGCCTCGTCGCCGCCGGCGTCGTCTACATCACGTGTGAGCCGGAGCACTTCGGTCGCATCCCGGTCCGCACGGAGCTGACGGTTCTCTCGGCCGACAACCCCGAGGAGCGGACAATAGGTTTCTCAATGTTCGAGAACCTTGGCATCGGGGCGTACAACCCCCGCGGCCTGGTGCGCCTGATCGTCGCGCGCTGACCTTAGCGCCTGACGGCCTTCTGAGCCCCGGCCCCGCAAGGGATACCGGGGCTCAGTCGTATTTGGCTTTACGGACATGTGATGTTCAAATCGTGCAGAGCATCCTCCACGAGTTTTTCACTTGAGCCAAAACTGCTGGGCTCTGTATGAAGTTTTTTGGCGATGGCGTGTATCTTCAGGAGTGCGCGCTTGGCTACCTCGTGGCATCTGCGTAAATCACGAATGCAGTCATCATGAAGATGATGGAGGTCTGGCGTTTCCAAGCCGCATCGGGGGCAGCAGGTCATAGAACCGAATCTCCTCCGTAGTCTGATCGCAAAACTGCCTCGGATGCACGTTTCCCCGCACAGCCCGACCCGACCAGGCCCAATCCCGGTCGGGTCGGAGCGGAGCAGGACGGTTAGAGACCCGGCCGCTTGACACCGAGATCGACGAACTCGCGGAGACGACGCTCCGTCCAGATGGTCTTGGTCCCGGGCACGACGACTGCAGCGGCGTTGAGGAAGGATACCGCGATCTCGTACGGATCGTCCGCTCCCTGCTTCTCGGCCACTTCGATCGCCCGCTTCGCGGCGTTCATCACATCCTCGTGGTCCCCTGATTTACCCAAGTCCTCGAGTTGCGACACGATTTCGCCGCGCGACATACGCCTCGTTTCCGCTTTCTCCTGAGTCTGTTGCGTTGCCATGATAGCCACCTTTCCGAGCGGATCAGCCGCTCGCGGGTGCGCGCTGCGAGATCTGTGCCCGAACATGCGACGGCCCCGCCAGCGTTTCCACCAGCGGGGCCGTCTCTCCTCAGTGGGAGTGGAGAAAGGTCGGGGTGACGAGGTTTTGCGGGATCGGATTGCAGCGCTTGCAACCGATGTTTCCGCACGGGCCAGTCGCGTGATTCCTCGTGCGAATCTGCTTTTTCTTCAGCATCTTCGCCCGGAGTTTCACGCGCTTGCTTTTGGTGTTCCGACCTTCCTTCTTCCACTGCTCGTACAAAGCCTTTTGGGCCAACTTACGATCAGTCTTCTTCGAGCGCCGGAGCTTCCGCTCACGCGCTTTCCTATCTCTACCTGCCATGACAGCCACCCAGCCGCTACACGAGTCCGGCGGAGCGGGCGATATGATGACGGACCTTGCGGTCGTGGTCCGCTCGAATACGCCCGCGGGACAGGAAGAGGCTGGCGAAGCCTACTCAAGAGCGTGGCGTGCTCATCCGCGCGTGAACACGTCACGCGCAGAGGACGATCATCATGGCAGTCCTCCTGCACAGGGGAATACACTGAGGGCGGGTCCGATTTCCGGAACCCGCCCTCACCGTACCAGGTCAGTTCGCCGCGGGCAAGTGCTTGCCCTCGAAGTCGATGGCCTTCGTGTCGGTCCCTTCGAGATCGAACTCGCCCGAGATGGTCGTGCCGAGCCACGCCTCCAGCTGACGGGCCTCCATGCCCTTCGAGTGGTGTGTGGAGACCTCCGACGCCAGGTTCAGCAGGTCGTAGACCCTGCACTTGGCCGGCAGCAGGCGGAGCTTCTTCTCCGAAATGGCATCGAGATTCGCCACTCCGTAGTGGTTGTAGATGTCGCCAACGACCTTGTCGAACGCCTTCATCGCGTCCTTGTGGCGCAGACCCTTCAGCCGCTTGTAGAGCTTGAGGCACTCCCACAGGGAGGCCGGCGAGAGCTGCGCCACCTCGAAGCGCTGCCGCAGGGCCGAGTAGCCCTCGTCCGAGTCGAAGGACTCCAGAGCGCGGTTCAGGTTGTACTTGGGGTTGTCGCCGACCGTGATGTCTGTCCGGAAGGCCGGGGCGTAGGCGACGGCGCCGTTGGAGCAGACCTGCCGCAGCAGCGACAGGTAGATGGAGGGCTTGCCGTACCCATCCATCGGGGTCTCGAGCATGTAGCGGTTGGCGAACGCGTCGCCACCGATCTTGAATTGGTGCTCACCGGAGTTCGGCGTGTACGTGCTCGTGATGATGCCGTCCTCGTACTGCAGGTTCTCGCCGTGGAACTTGCGGGCGATCTTGTCGAACTCGGCGACCTGCAGCAGCGGCTTGGCCGGGTTGGAGATGGCGAGCGCCTTCGTGCCGTCCGTGCAGAACCGCAGCTCCACGTCGTCCTTGGTCTGGCAGATGCGGTCGAAGACCTCCTGGTGCGAGTAATACTTGAAGATGGAGTCGGAGATCCCGAACTTCGCGAAGAACGAAGTCCAGAACCGCTGCGTGGTGGCGAACCACTTGGTTCCGACTCGCACCTTGGCTGCCAGGCGCTTCTCGTCGTTGGTGCTCTCCACCTGCACCTTTGCCAGGGGAAGGATCTTGTACTGCAGCTCGGGAATTACCGAAGCTTCCATGTGACCTCCTGATGGGTATCCCTGAAGGGGGAATTCCTGGGATTATACACCACGCCTACGCCGGGGTCTCCGAGATCTACGGCCGGCGACCGGGAACCGGCCGTTGTCGTGCTCGGCGTCCCTTCCGAAACGCCCCGGGAGCTTTTTGGATTTGTCCAAGATGAACTGCGGCAGGGAGGCGTCGGCCAGCAGAACCTGCTGGGCCATGGCCGAGGCGATCCTGTCTACGTTTTCGTTCTGCGCGAGCGACCGGAAACTCTCCCCCACCTGGATGTAGGACCGGCGGGCTCGTGCCGTCTTCACGAAAGGGTGGTGGGTGTCCTGGCACTGGATGATCTGCTTGACGGGCTCCTGCTCGCAGATGCGCAGGACCCTCCCGCCCATCTGCACCGCCGGCAGGCGGGACGACGGCCGGATGAACACCGACCGCATGTCCTCGGCGTCGAAGCCTTCGGACAGGATGCTCATAGAGACGAGTACCTGGACGTCTCCCTCGCGGAAGGCGTCGATCTGCTCCTCCCTGTTGGAACCGCCCCACACCACCTCGTTGCGCACTCCCACTGCGTTCAGAGCGGCCTGCGCACGCTCACACTCCTCCATCGTGAGGAAGAATGCCACGGACTTGCCCCACTTGTCCGGATGACGCCGGAACAGCTCGGCGACCGACTCGGGCGAATACTTGGGGATGGTGTAGTGGTCGTACTGCGACAGGTATCCCTCTTGGATGAGGGTGTGGATACCGACGTCCTTGACGATGCGCTCGAAGGAGAGCTGCGCACGGTCCGTGCGGTACGGCGTAGCCGACAGACCGATGACCTTCGCCGGCTTCACACGCGCGTGGATGTGCGCCATGCTGTCGGTGCTGTCGTGCTGAGCCTCGTCGACGAACAGCCAGTCCACATCATCCGGCGGGTCCTGCTCGAACATGGAGATCAGCGCCATGTTCGGGACCTGGAAGCCGAACTGGTCTCGCATGTCGATCGCCTGCCGGAGTAGGTTGCGCCGCATCGCGCACCAGCCCACCCGCAGCCCGTGCTGGAAGGCGTACTGCGCGAGCCCGAGGCCCATCACGGTCTTGCCCGAGCCGGTAGGCGCCTCGATGAGGACGGACTTGGCCTGCCCTGGGCTGTGACCGTCCTTCGCGGTCCACGTTCCGTTGAGCATCGACAGCACCTTGTTGCAGATTCGCCCCTGGTAGTCCCTGGGCTGCGCGCTGGTGCCGGCAAAGAACTCCATGGGATAAGAGTACGCCGGATAGGTCCCAACTTACGAGGCGGCTCGCGGACGGGCAGCGAAGCCCTCAGCGAGCTTGATGACTACATAATCCTGCCCATCGATATTGAGTTCGCCGACTTGCGGACATCCCTCGACGGAGATGTTTGCTTTCACCCACTTCTTGGGTGAGGCGAGCTTCCAATTTTTGCCCCCGAACAGCAGCACAGGGATTGTGGCTTGCATCGTAACCGGTTGCTCGATAACGGGCGGCTGCACGTAGAATTCATCCGCCAACTCGATGGACTCGGCCGGGGTTGTACCCTTCTTGAGGATGAGGCTCTTGCCCGTCTGCACCACGAGTTCCCATGTGGCGATGACCTCATCACCACGCCGTTGCTCGAGGGTAGCGCCTGGCTCTATCCTCCAGTCCCTGAGCATGAAGACATGGCATTCAATCGTGCTGTCCCCATCCACCGCCGATTTCGCCGTGCAGAGCAGTTCCATTCTCGATCCTACGTTTGGGCTTCTATCCCTCATCAGGACAAATGAATCAGAAGCGGCTCTTTGCGATTGCATCTCGCGTCGCCGCGCAGTCGCCGGGATTCGAAACGGTCAATCAGGCTCTGGCCGAGGCGCACAACGTCGATCACGTTCGCAGTCTCCTCGGTCAGCATAAAGTCAAGCTCTTCAAAGAGCCCGCCTACCCCAACGACATCCCCAAAACCAAGGATGACCTCGAGGTCGGCATCGAATCCGTGAACGATGTACCCGTCGAGGGGCTACATTTCCTGCGCAAGGCCGACAAGGGTTGGGAAATCGCCGGCCCTGCCTTGTAATCTCTCTTGATGGAATATCTGGCCGCGCTCGACGCCGTGATCCGTCGCGGTATCGATGGGTGCAAGAAGACGTACAAAGACCAGCCGCACAAGCTCGAGGGCTCCATCCAGGGGTTCGAGTCATGTCGCAACAAGACGCCCGACGAGCTGTTCAAGCTCCTGGACGAGGCCCAACGGAACATCGAGGACGCGCGCCGTCGCGCGAATGAGGGCAAACTCGCCACGCCGGAATTCTGGAAGATCCGTCACGTGGAACTCCAGATCGAGTGGACCTGCAACAACATGGCCGTGTTTCTCGTCGAAGCCGGTCTCCGGTCGCCCTTTCCCCGGCATGTCGGTCCGACTGCATTCGCATACCGCAACATGGCGACGATTCTCGGGGTGCGTGCTCCGAACTGATGCCTCGGTTTTACTTTCGAGCACTGCCCGATGGGGCGCTCCCTGTGTACGAGGCGCCATACGCCTACGTGGGCCCGCCCGACTTGCAGGGCATTGCGGACGTCTCCGACAAGTTCGTTTCGGATGGTAAGAAGTATTGGGTCGTGCACCAGTCGCTCGACATTCACCAGTTCGGCGACAAAGCTATGTACACGGGCCCCGCAAAAGCCATCGTGACCGAGCACGGGTTTGACGCGAGTAGCCCTGTCGGATTCCACAAGTGGTTCCGTCACAGAGTCGCCGCCGTGAGCGCCGGCGGGCTCTTCATTCTTACGTATCGGTGTCTCGGGTACAGCGAGCACGCCAAGATGTGGTCCCTAGCGGGGCTGGTATTTCTCCCTGATCCCGTTCCCGAGAAACATGAACGATGGCACTATGAAGGAAGCTCAAAGCATGCGGCCACGCTGGCGTGGATGGCCGTCCACGGATTGGGTAGCCAGTGGTGCAACAGACGAAAGTTCCTCTACCACACCGACTACAACGTCCTCCGGAGAAAACTCCGGAGTCTCATGTGTGCCAGTCGAAGTGGTGCAAGAAACCATGCCACTCCTTCGTCATGATGGAACCGGCGCCCGCGGCGCAGGTGTGTCCATTCTTGTCGACGTGTAGCGTTCCGGCTTCTGGAGAGCCCGTCCGCACCCAACACCGATGTTGCCTGTCGTTCGGCAGTGTGCAGTTGCTCGCACGACCGTCGATATCCCAATCGAATCCGGTCGGTAGCACGCCGTAAAGGTGCATCCCATCGCAGTTGTCCCAATTCGGGCACTTCCCGGGCTCGTGCCACCTGACCCAATACACGTCGCCAGGCTCGGGCCTGCCGGAGGCATTGTTGTAGAGCCGGCTCGTGAAAACTTGGTGGGTGATGTCGTTGATTTCGTCTCCGACACGTACGGGGATTTGCTTGGGCGGGACGAGCTTGTTGCAGTAGGCACAAGCTGTTGGCCACATCTCAGGCGGATAGTCTTCGACCTTGCCGAAGCAGTTGTAGTCTTCGGTTCCGGTTTTGTCACCCAGCTCGTGATAGGCGTTGTGGATACCTGCCGAGCCTTCACGCCCGTACGACTTCGGGCAGTCGTTGAGATGCTCGCGCGAGTAGTACCCGTCTTCGTAGAGCTTCGTGACGCGGACCCTGTCCCAAAAGATCCGTAGCTGACCTCGAATGCCGATCTGCTGGATGAATCTTGCCCGCATACAGAGATGCGGGACAAAAACTCACGTCATGATGTTTTCGACGATGACGCGCTGATTGTTGAGGCGGAAAGCGCTCTTGGAGGACGGATTCCAACCAGCATCCATCGCGCGCCGGACAACGGTCCTGACGACTTCGGGTGTGACCGAGTTGTGCTCGAGCCAGGAAAGTTCGTGCTGCAAGACATGACCCGGCTCCTCCACGTCTTCTTGGACGGTGAGAGTGGCAAGGCATCGGGTCCGCATCGGATCTCCCTCGACCTCACGTTTACGAGGGTCCGATAGCATCCAACGGAACATGCGCCCATCGACGGCGACACTGCGGCTGCCTTTGCGCGGGAGAGTCATTCGCGACGGTACAACGGCTCGAGCGTACTTTCCGCCATGAAAGACCCTCTCGTCCACAAGAGCAAGCATCTGAGCCTGGTGCTCCGCCATCAGCCCGAGAGCGTCGGCCTCACGCTCGATTCGGCTGGATGGGTCGAAGTCGCTGCGCTCCTGCCGGCGATGAAATGGTCAATGGACGACCTCGAGGCGGTCGTTCGCGACAACAACAAGAAGCGGTTCGAATTCAACGAGGACAAGACTCGCATTCGTGCCTGCCAGGGTCATTCGGTGGAAGTCGACCTCGAGTACGAAGAGAAGGAACCACCGGATTGCCTGTATCACGGCACGTCGAAGGACATCCTCGATGTTCTCGAGCAAGAGGGCCTGAAGAAGATGCAGCGTCACCACGTCCACATGTCTCCGGACGTGAAGACTGCCCTCATCGTGGCTCGGCGTCGTCGCAACCCGATAGTTCTCGAGATTTGGACAGACCAGATGTTCCGTGACGGCTACAAGTTCTTCCTGTCGACCAACGGAGTCTGGCTCACCGACCACGTTCCGTCTCGGTACTTCCAGCTCGTCGACCTGACCTAGGCTGTTTATCTCCTGCGGGGATATGCCCGTTTGGGAGAAACTCGCCGCGACGTATACTCGTCTGCGCCTGGCCGACGAGATCGTGTCCATGAGCAAGGAGACTGCGGTCTCCATTTCAGACCTCGTGAGGCCACTTGTCGATGCAGTCGTGCCGGGCATCGACTGGCAGTGGGACACTCGCGGAGAAGACCCGTCTGCAGGCTTCGGCTGGAGCGGCCTGAACTTCTCCTTCCCGGGGAAGCCCTCGGAGCTGAGCAACAACGGCATCCTCGGTGGCCTGCTGGTCAAGGGAAACCTTGCCGTCAATCCGAAGCCCGGAGAGGCCAACACTGTCCACCTTGAGGTCGGATATTACCACAAGTTGCCCGGCGCGTCTGGCGAGGGCAAGTATTCGATGGAGACCGACCTCGGTACCTACGACATCAACTTCGATGCGAAGGGCAATCCGAGCTGGACCAAGGACGAGGACACTGGGCAGGAGCAGGACTTCGGACGCGTAGGCGCCGGCGTCCAAGACCTCGTCCAGCACATTGTCGCTCACCCGCCTTTCGAGTCCAAATCGAAGGCGGTGCAGAAGAAGGTCCAGAAGTACAAGGAGCAGCAGCAAGTTCGCCAGAAGGGCGAGAAGCAGCTCGAGCAAGAGAAGGCGGACCTTTCGGGGCCGTACAGCTCCATCGAATCGTTCTACGATCACATGGTCGACGAGAACGACGGCGTGTTCGGTCCGCCGGATCTCGACATGCTCGCGAAGGGCATGTTCAAGTCGCCCGCTGAGCGAGCTTCGAAGAAGGGCGAGCTTCTGCAGCAGCTCAAAGACACGGGCATGACCTTCGACCCGAAGAAGACGAAACTGTCGGCTGGACCGTCTTCGGTGGCCGACATCCTGCGTATCATCGCGAACAACGTGGAGCAGGCTTCCCGCCCGTCCATTGCCGCGGTGACTGCGGATCTCGAGTCAGTGATCGCTATTCTGACATGACCGTGTCAACGGTCGTGAAGTCCGAAAGCTCCTGAATCGCCGCCGGAAACTCCGGCATCTTGACTGCCGCTTGGCCCCGCGGATTGGCGCCGACTGTCAGGGCGCCGTCGCGCAGGGTTCCAACTTCGAAGTAGGAGGCTTGGCGCTGAGTCAGGTCCTCGAGAAGGACCCTGTACAAACCCTCGGCGAGCCGGCGCACCCCGACCGACACCTTCGGAGCCAGAGGCACCGACTTGAGCATGGGGATTTTGCGCATGTCCCTCGATACTATCCACCTGGTCGTATTTCCGACCCTTTGTGTCCAAGAGTAGTATACCCCGATGGGCCGGTTCCTGCAAATCGCCGCGCGTGTAGCTGCTGGTGACCCCGAAGAGGACACGCCCATCGAGTCGGACAAAGTCGAAGAAATCATTACGCAGTTGAAGCGTCAGCTCGACCTTCTCACTCAGGCGGCCTCACGCGACAACCCACAACGAGCCGTGAAGCTCCTCGAGGGCGCATATTCTGCTCTCGAGACCATCCTCAAGCTCGTGACTATGCACCATGAGGAAGTGACTGATCGGCGGGAATTGCTTGAGGATAAGATGGACCAGGTCAAGCAGAACCTGCGGCCCATTCGGATGCAGATCCACTAGAACGGCGGCTCCATGGGCGGCTCTTTCAATAGGGGAGCCACCTCTACCTTCTCTACTCTGTCGGGGAGTCCCCAACGTGTTCTGGCGTCGCGAACCCACTGCGCGGCGAGCATCATCACGTTGATGGCTCGTGGCTCCACGCGCTTGGATTCGCTCTTCCCTTCCTGAAAGTGCACAACCGCCTCTCCGAGGCCCCATAGCTGGCGCAGCAGCTCTGGTGGCATGAACACCACGCCAAAGTTCTCGCCGGCGAGGACCTCTTCGCGGTCGTCGGGCTTCACTTTGTCAGCGAGGATCTTCTCCCCGCGCGCAAGAGTCTGCTGCACGATCTGGAGCACCTGCGCCTTGGTCTTCTCCTGGAGCATCATCCCGAGAAAGATAGAATCCGTTCCTATCTCGTTCGCAATGGCCTTGGCGGATGCTGGGCGTCCCTCGATGGCACTGACGAGACCAGGAAACATGCTCTCTCCGAGGCCGTCGTCCACTGCCAGCCGGACGACTTGTTCAGTATCACGTAGCTGCTGTAGGGTCTCGCGTAACTCCTTCTCGGGAAGATCGTGCATACACTAGATTACGCTCGCCAGAGGTTCATTGATGTCCTGGCCGCGGCGGTCGATCTCCGTCAGCAGCTCGTGCAGGTGCTTGCTCTCCAAGCAGACAAGCGCATGCAGACAGCGTACCGGCTTATTTATCCAGCTCTGTGCAAAGACGCGGAATCGATCGTTTACATGGAGCAGCTCGAGCCCAACTTTGCGGTGTTCGCTCGTCAGCTTGCGGACGCTCAGGTCGTGGCACCTTCAGTTCAGACCGACGTGCGCTTGAACTCGGAGAAGCGCATCGTCGCCGACCTGCATGTCTACGCGATAATCAAGACGTCGCATCACAAGGGTCGCATCAAGGCCAAGAGCTTCCAAGACTACGCGTCCGGTGTTGTCGATCGACTCTTCGACTCGTTCAAGTCCAAGGTGTCCATCCAGGTGCTTCTGAGCAAGAAAGCGGCGTTCGAGATCTTGAACAAAATGGTCAGCAACGAAGTCCTGTACAAGGTGCAGGATTCCATTAACCTGACCGTGCGCGACGCTCGGACGGAGGCTCAGCGCGAGCACGTGCTCGACAAAGCCATCGAAGCGTTCCGCGAGAAACACCGCATGAAGTACACGGGTGAACTCGTCGCTTTCCTCAAAAAGAACATCCCTCCGGGACTCCTCGAAGAGGACGACTTCCATCGAGCCTGGAAGGAATTCCTTGTCGAAGACCTGATGAACGCCTAGCGATTGCGGAAGATGAGAGCGGCGACTGTGCCGTCTGGAGCCACAAGCCACAAGCCGCCGATATTCACGTTTTCGGCCAGCTTCTGGTACTCGCGCGTGGCCTTTTCGGCTTGCTCCGGCGGCCACTCACCCTTGGGCTTCAAGGTATCGAAGGTTTTGCCTCCGTGCCTCAAAAGACGCCACTTGCCGTTGCCCTCGACCTTATCGCCGAGTTTCGTCCACCCGTTCAGCTCGCCCATCTTCAGATCATTACATCAACACGCCTGAAGCTTACGGACTAGCCGGACGTGATTTCGCGCGTCTGCGAATTCGACGTGGATGGATAGCGCACTGGATGTCGCGGAAGATTTCTACCACAGGCTCTGGTCCAACGGTTTCCACGAGCCTTCGCATGCCGCCAAGTTCCACGCCTATCACGCACCCACACGGAAGGAGCAGGCCGCCTTGCCTCTCTATCGAGGCGATCGTCTTGGCAACTGAGCGTTTGGCTGTTGCAGCCATTCGCCACAACACGGGATAAGAGCGTCAGCGTTTCTGCCCGCGGAGTTCTATTTCCGCAGAGAAAAGCTGATCCGCTTCGTCGCCGCCCCACACTGTGAGCCACTGTGCCGGCCAGCGTAGCGGTTTGATCTTCTGCGGTGGCACTGCCTGCTGCGCGTACGACAGCGTCACATGTGGTTTGTACTGCGGGTGGCGCTTGGAATACTCCACCTTATTCATTTCAAGCAACTGGACCAAACGCGCTCTCATGTCGAAGAGCTGCGGGGTCACTATTCGAGCGATGACCGGGATTCGCCCTTCCGGGTCGGCCGGAAAGCTCATCAACAGTGCTGCAGTCAGCTCGAGAGGTGCGTACTCCTGCGCAACCAGGTAGCAGCACGCGAGGGACCGGAATACCTGCTCCATCGGCACTTGGTTTCCCAAGAAAGCCAACGTCACATGCATTTCACGCAGTGGTGTCGCTTCGCCGGGGACGGGAATCTCCGAAAGATTGGTCGCTGCGATCGATGGCAGCCGCATCCCTATGAACGCCACGTCTCCGCCCGTGATAAAGGTCCGATACCCATTTTGGCTGTGATGGTTGCTGCTGGTGTCATCGTCAACGGGGTTGCGCTCGAGGGGCCCGATGGTGTGCGCCTGAAGAACTTCACCGACCCCTCGGTCTACAGGTTCGTCAACCAGAAACGTACTGGTCCCGTGACCGAAGCGGTGGTGCACGAGACTGTTACGTCGAGTTGGCAAGAGACCGTACAAGTCCTGATGCCGTCGTCGCCGTCGAATCCTGGCGGCCGTGGGCTCGGTGTCCACTTCATCGCCGACTACGACGGCACCATCTACCAGCACGGGGATTTGCTGACCGATGAGCTGTGGCATGGGAGCCAGCACAATGGCCCGTCAGTCGGAATAGAGACTGTCAACCCTTACGAACCCAGCTTGGCTCCCAAGAATAGTCCGTGGAAGGACATCATCACCAACGCTCCTTGGGCAGCCGGCGGCAAGTACCTGGTCCCTACACCGGAGCAAGCAGAGTCAGTTTTCAAGCTGGTACTCTGGATGCTGACGCCGGCGTCCAACCTGACTATTCCCCTCACATTTCGCGGCCTGAACGGCAACACCCTAGTGATGGGTCCGTACGCGCCATGCAATAGCCTGGCGCCGGGGATCTACGCGCACCACTACTTCGGTCACGCGGACGGGGCTTGGCTCAACCTCTATATTTTCCTTCGGACGCAGGGCATGGACCCTGACACGGCGCGTTCGACGGCCATCCAGCTGGCCACGGGAGCCCACTCTTCGGGCGTGGATATCAGCGCCTACATCGCTCCCCAGGCCGCCCCGAATGCGTAGATCTCGACCGTGCGCCTGTACACTCCCTTTCAAGAAGGGAGTATCCGCATGGGCAAATCCTCGATCGATGTGGTCCTGACGTTCGACACCACGGGGTCTATGTACCCATGCCTCACTCAGGTGAGGCGAAACTGCAAAGACACCGCCAAGCGGCTTTTCGGAGACATCGAAGGGCTCCGGATGGGAGTCATCGCTCACGGTGACTACTGCGACGCTGGAAGTTCGTACGTCACCAAGATCCTCGATCTGACGGACGACGTGAAGAAGGTCACGTCTTTCATCGACAAGGTGGAGCCCACGGGCGGAGGGGACTCCCCGGAGTGCTACGAGCTGGTGCTCCACCAGGCGCGCACTCTCAAGTGGACCTCGGGCAAGTCGAAGGTCCTGGTGATGATCGGCGACGACGTCCCGCACGGACCGACGTATCCGGACAACAAGAAGAAGATCGACTGGCGCAACGAGCTGGGACTCCTGCTCGAGGCGGGCATCAACGTCTACGGCGTCCACGCGATGCCGGGCTGCCGCAAGCACTCCAAGAGCTTCTACGAGGAGATCGCCAAGAAGACTGGCGGATTCTACCTGACGCTCGACCAGTTCGCGACCATCAACGACCTCATCATGGCCGTCTGCTACAAGCAGGGTGGCGACGAGCAGCTCCAGGGCTTCGAGAAGGAGCTGAAGGAAGACAAGCGCATGAACCGCAACCTGGACAAGATCATCTCGATCTTGCTGGGTCGCAAGCCCGCGTTCGCCGCCGGCGACGCCTCGCTGCATGCGGTTCCGGCCGGCAGGTTCCAAATCCTGCCCGTCGACAAGAAGCAGGGCATCGCCGACTTCGTCCGCGATCAGGGCGTCGAGTTCCGCAAGGGTCGCGGATTTTACGAGCTGACGAAGGCCGAGACCGTTCAGGGCTTCAAGGAGATCGTGCTCATGGACAAGTCCACGGGCGACATCTTCAACGGCGCCAAAGTGCGCGAAATGCTCGAGCTTCCTCCGCAGAGCGAGCGCAAGGGTGAAGACCGGGAGGACGTGAAGCTCAAGCCGGTGAGTTTCGAGAAGTACGCGGTCTTCGTTCAGTCGACCTCGGCCAATCGCTCCCTGGTCGCCGGCACGAGGCTCCTGTACGAGGTGCCGGATTGGGACAAGTCCGAAGAAGCGGCCTGACCGCGTAAGTCCAGATCCCGGGCGGCGTACTTTCCGCGGTGAGTAAGCCCAAGGACGAGAAGTCGCCCGGGATGTCCATCGTCCTCATCAGCTACGTTCCCTTGCTGGTGGGAGACCCAATGCAGCTCATCCCGCCCGAGCGGACCGCGGAGCTGATGGAGGGCCTCGATCAGCTTCCGAGCGGAGCCGCCGAGGCTTGTCTCTGGTTCAAGCACAACGTCAAGTCGGACACCGACTACGAGATGCGACCCGTCTTCCTGATGAAGGATGCGGACAACATCGTCGAGCACCTCAAAATGTGGGCCGAGGGTAAGCCCACCGAGTGGTTCCACTTTCACCTGCGGCAGAAGAACAAGCGCTACGCGTTCGCGCTGATGCCCGATTTCGACAAGTCGATCTCGCGCCACAGCGTTGCATTCCAGATGCGCACTGGTTATCCGGTGCCGAAGAATACTCGCTGGACGTTCGTCTTCCGGGCCATCCATTTCACGAGCGGTCCCGAAAATATGTTCCTGCCGGAACGGCAGCGGCTCGCCGACCCTACGGAGGTCGGATTCCTCGACATTTCGAAGGTCGACCCTCTGAATCTGGACGAGTCGATCCAGAAGCTCGACGATGCCGAGGTGAAGTGGCTCGGTCCCTTCAAGCTCGCGCCCAACAAGGACGTTCTTCCATACCTCGATAGTCTCATCGAGGATGCGAAGGAGCCGAGCAAGATCTCATTCAAGCGCTAGTGCACGCGCCGGCTTCGGCATTCCTCGAACGGGAATCTCGGTCACGCCCTCTTCATACTGCGTCTGCGTGATGAGATGACGGTGCTCGAGTGCGACCATGAGCGTCTGTAGCCACTTGAGCCGACCTGGTTGCAGCTGCCCGTCTGCCCCGAACCAATTCTGCTTGGGGTTGGGTAGAATCGAGCACAGGAAGAGCGCCTGCGAGAGTGTGAGGTTGGACGGAATAGTATTGAAGTAGAAGTTGGCCGCGTCCGTGATGCCGTACACCATCGGTCCAAACTCGACGACGTTGAAGTACGTCTCCAGAATCTCTTGCTTGGAGAGCGTCTGCTCGAGGTAGATGGTGAGGAAGGCTTCCTGGATCTTCCTGGCGATGGTCTTCTCGCGCGACAACCACAGGTTTTTGGCGAGCTGCATGGTGACCGTGCTCGCGCCCCGTGCGAACCTACCGAGCGAAATGTCCGTCTTGAGCGAGTTCTCGATGGCGGACGGCTCGAATCCGTAGTGACCGAAGAAGCCCGGGTCCTCCGTCACTTGGATGGCATCGACGAGGAAGGGTGACATATCGCCCAGCGGCATCCATTTGCCTGAGCTTGGTCCCGTAGGGATTTCGACACCCTCTCCCATCGGGCCTTGCACTACACGCATGAAGCTCGATCGCAGTGTGGCTCGGTCAGCCCCATCCGGCGGACTCGTGACCTTGCAGTGATCGAACAGGTGGAGCTTCACGACGGGTTCGGCGAGGTTGTCGTCTTTCTCGACGTGGAGCTGCATTTCCGCCGAGCCCTTCATCTTCAAACCCATGATGGCTCGGTTCATTCCCGCTGGAACCGCGTCAAGGAGTTTCTGGCAGTCCGTGTCGGGGAGTTCTACGTCAGCTTGCAGTCGACCGGGTTTCCACTCACCCTTGAAGTTGACCTGCACCTCTTCCACTTTCACGTGGGTTCTCTCGTCGAAGAGAACATGCGGTGACTTCCACGTAGAATCCGGAGGCAGGCTTCCTGCGAGGACCAACTCCGTTGTCCCTAGGGTCACCCGATTGCCTGTGACGCCTTGCACTTTGCCGCGGGCTCCATCCGACTTCACGGTGAAGGAGAAGAGCGCGTATCCGCCGGACGACAAGTCACTCAGCCAGCCCTCGGTCCCAGTCTTCCCGAGACTCACTTTGTGAACCTTCGGAAGGTCAGCCTCCATCTCGTCGAAGGAGAACTTCGTGTACGCCGTGTCGCCAGAGTCGGAATCGCCGCGGAACACAAGGTTCTTCGCGTGGAGCGTGTGGGGCTTGTCGTCGACGTTCAGCTCTCTGACGACCAGGTTTGGAATGGACCCCTGCACGGGGAACTCTCTGGTGTCGAGGTTCCTGGGTGACGTGGTTGCTGGCCCTGTTGCTCCGGAACGCGTAATCTCGAGCTTGCCGATTTCCACACTCTGCAAAGATGCCTTCACGTCAGTGGAGTGGGCTTTCCACCCGAGGCAACTTGCGGTTACATCGCTCGCTTGCACGACCAGGTCCGTGTTGTTGACCGAAACGCCTGTAGCAGAAGCATCGTCTCCGCCACATGGTGCCTGCCACGTGAGCTGGAGTTTGTCGGCCATAATGACGGCCTTCTCACCACTGCCATTGCCGTGGTGTTTGTCTCGCCACGATTGCCACTGACCGCGGACTTCGGACACTCTCCCGTGGACGACGACCTTCCCACCGTGGACGGTCAGAGCGCGCAGCTTCGATCCATCGACAATCGCCATCGCTTGATCGATGTCGGCTTCGATGGGCAGCTCTTTGGAGCTGATGTGAATCCCTTCGAACAGGTAACCGCCGTCCGAGTGATTCACGGAGTTCACAGTCATTGTCAGGCCCATCGCTTGGGCCCGCTCGATTGCCTTGTTCTTGGCGAAAACGGGGGCTACCAACCACAAGCCCACGAACAGGAGCATCACGAATAGAACCGCCCCGATTGTGAACTTGAAGAAACGCTTCCGCATTGGCCGCCTCGTACCTTATTCGAACAGACATTTACGTAGGTTTTTATGCCCCAGGGAAGTATGCTCGCGCCGGACAAGGTAGCCTCTATTCTGCGTCGAATTGCAACCAAGATCGACGCCAGTGAGCAGCCCAGCAACACCCTCGTCCGCCAAGACCTGAAGCTCCTCGCTTCGGCGCTGTGTCGTCAGCAGCGCATCGAGCGCGTCGCTCGAGAAATACTTTCCATCGCCGCCGATGACGTCGAGCTGTCGATTTGGGACACCGACGAGGGCAAGGACGTCGAGGAAGCGATGAAGTTCGTGCGCAAGACCGAGGAGCCCGACAAGCTCGTCCCCGCTCTGCGCAGCCTCAAGCATGATGTCGATGAGTTCATCACGGAACTTCGGCGCGAGCCAGGCACGAAGAAGCCGCAGGAATCGGACCAGGACGTGGTGACCAGCGCGCCGCCCCGCCGGGTTATTCGGTAGCCTTTTTATAACAACTGGCGCAATTTTTCGGTACAATAGTGCAAGCCCGAAGGAGTTTGCACTATGGACATCCGTTGGCAACGCAACGATTTCGTCACCCTTTACGCCAAGATGAAGATTCGTCTTGGTGGCCCACACAGCGTCACCATCGACAAGGGTGAACAGGTCCAGTACGACGGGACTCTGCTCAAATACGCCGGGATGGACCTCCCCATCGGCCCGAGCCTCCGGTCGTCCGTCAACCAAGGGTGGTTCACCGACGACGAGGCCGAGATCGATGGTCACGTGGCTGCGGTGGTGCCGTCGCGCCAGGTGGCCAAGTCGCAGACGAAGAACACGGATCTCCAACGCGTGCAGCGCCACGAGGCCAACTCGATGGAGACCGACAGTATGGACGAGGACACGGTGATGCACGTGTCCGACAGGCGCCCCGAGGCTCGGGCCGACATGCACAACCCCGGTGGCCGCAACATCCGGGCGCAACCGCGCGTGATCACCTCCGCCAATCGGCCGCAGCCCAAGAAGACCGGCTGGAAGTCGAGCGGCCTGGTCGTCAATCCGGGCGCTATCGAGGAGCAGGACTACACGCCTGTCGCGCGCCTGCGTACGCCGGCCAATGCTGGCAAGATCGACATGACGTCGGCTGGGGCATCGCAGCTCAAGCATCGGCTCGACAACATCGCCGGGTCGGGTGCCATTCCGCTTCGTCAGCAGTACGAAGAGACCGAGCAGGAGGGCATCAACATCCGCACGACCAGCAGGATGAACCGCAATGCCCCTGTCGAGATCGGGGACGAGAACGAGGGCACGGTCGTCGGCAAGGTGCGCCATTCCTCGAGGGGTATGGGCAACGCCGAGGGCGTGAGCGTCGCCGACACAAGCAACATCCGTGCGGAGCGCGCCGCGGCCAAGAACGGCAAGACCGTGAAGGCGACGTCCAAGGACGTCAAGATCGACACGAAGCTGCCGCCCAAGATCCGCATGGCCCGGCGCATCGACCCGGACTTCCCGGCGGATTGGTCTTTCACGGGCAAGCTCAAGGACCGCATGGATGCCGTCAAGAAGCACGGCGCATCCCAGCAGTTCCTCGAGGCTCTCTATGCCGCCGAGGGCGACCAGATGCGCAAGATGCTCGAGAAGACGTATCCCAAGCAGTTCGGCGCCTGATTGGGCGGCCCCAAGACTTTGATGGGCCGCCTAAACCGAAATGGCGGAGGCGACTGTTCATCAGTTGATGCCTATGGCTCCCGAGGAGGAAGTCAGAGCTAAAAACTGCATCAAGTGTGGTCTCGACAAACCGCTTGCGCTTTTCCGGCCAAACAAGCGTCTTAAGGACGGAAGAAGCAATGTCTGCTACGAGTGCCACAATAAAAAACCGGCGACTATTGCTGGTCGACACAAGTATGTCGGTACAGCTCGTGGAAGATACCAGAAAGCCAAATGGGTAGCTCGAGATCGTGGGCTTGAATTCACTCTCTCTCTGGAGTCATATATCATTCTGGTGAGTCAACCTTGCTATTATTGCAAGGGCAAACTTGGTGAGCCGGTGAAGAAAGGTTGTGGCCTCGATCGTCTCAACAGCAACGTCGGATATGTAATCGGAAACGTTGTCTCTTGCTGCGGCTTTTGCAATCGAATGAAGTCTGATTGGATGACACCTGAAGAGGCTCAGGCAGCAGTTGACGCCATTCTCAGGCTCCGAGCATCGAGACAAATATGAGCACCAAACGTACGGCTCATGTGAGTCTCTACATTCAGGAGGAGCTATCCGATGCTCGCCTGCGTGCGGACGAACTCAAGAGCTACGTAGTCCGAGCGTTGGATTTGGTGCATGCCTCGCCACAGCGAGATCACTTCTACGCTGTGGCGGGCGACATCATCCATGCCGTGCCAGAGTGCATGCTCAAGCTCGAGCGCGCTCTCCAGGCTGCTGCCATGGCAGTCGACAAGTTCGACTACGAAGAACTGCGACAAGTTCTGAGGCCGGAGAAGGTTGACGAGTTGGAGCGCGTCCTGGAGGACGTGCGGCTCCGTACTCCGCGCAGGACCGGGCGACAGCCTACTCCTCAGCAGCGGGCATCGGCCCCGGAGTACGACTACGAGGTCGACAAATGATCCGCAACTCGCAGCAGGCGTCCGACAAGAAGGATTTCCCGCACGGATTCATCCTGAGCGAGGCAGCGCAGTACGCGTTCCTTTGCCAGGAGGTGTATCCCGACATCATCTCGTTCGCGGCGGCGATTCCGGATCATCTCAAGCCTCTCTTCCTCATTCCGATCAAGGTCGAGACGATCCAGGTTGCATCTCGACGCCATCTGGCGAGTCGGATTGCGCGCCGGCGTTTTGCGGACGGTGCCACTCCACTCGGTGACGGTGGCGAGAACGAGGCCGACTGGTTCGGAACCAAGACGTTCAAGTACGAGGACAACGAGCCCACGATTCCGTCCTCGGAACCCGGATCGATCTTCGACACGAAGGACGGCGAGGCCGACTCGGTCACTCACCACCAGGAATATCAGTACGACGAGAACATCCAGACCCCGACCGACACGACATTCGTCGAAGATGTCGACATCACCCAGTATTGGGACTATCCGTACAGGACCAAGGAGAAGCCGATTCGGCACTCCTCGATCCAGCTGGTAGCCCTGCTGGAGCTTCCCTGGCGGGCACGACGTCAGGCGATGAAGCCGGAAGAACTCGAGCCGAGAGTTCCCGAGAAGATCAAGCGCAACGCGCAGAGCTGCCGCGTTTCGCTCACGAGCTACGACAAGAAGAGCCGGATCTTTACGTTCTCGGTCAACTGCGGTCATGGTGCTCGCGTGGTCCAAGCGTCGCTGTCGGACGTGGACAAGGTCGCGCTCTCATGTGACTGTCCGTTCTGGCGTTACAACGGCCCGGAGTTCCACGCATCGCAAAACTCATACATGCTCGGCCAGCCATTCGGCACGGCCGCGCCGCCGGACGTTCGCGATCCCGACAGGAAATACTTCCTGTGCAAGCACGCATACTCGGTCCTCAAGCGACTCGACGACTTCATGGAGGAGATCGTCGACGAGAACTGGGACAAGGATTCGGACGAAATCCTCGACGTTGTCGACGAGGATTGGGACAGGCTCGAGGGAGAAGCGGAAGTTCCCATCGAGGACCTCGAGGAGGAAGACCCCGAGATCGAAATCGATTGGGAGGAAGAGCCTGAGGGAGGTCTCGAACCGGAGGCCGCCGAAGAGCCCGAGGCCGAAGAGGAAGAGGAATTCCCGGAGTACGAAGTCGATCTTTCCGAACTCGAGCCCGACTACGAGCCGCCCGCCGAGGAGCCCGACTACGAGATCCCGGAGGAGACCGAGGATTACGAGGCGGTCAAGGACGCTCTCGAGGAGGAAGAGGGATTGCCCGAGTACGAGGTCGACCTCTCCGAACTGGAAGAGGAGACCCCGGACTACGAGGCTCCGGAAGAGCCCGAGGAAGAGGAATCCGAGGAAGAGGAAGGCCAGGATCAGGGCCAGCAAGAGCAGCAGTAGAGTAGCCCATGATCTACACGTACGAGTGCACCAACGATGGGTGCCTTGGCCCGGATGGAAACCGAACCGTCTTCGAGGTCGAGGTCTCCATCAAGGACGACATGCGGGCCGTGCACCCTCCGTGCGTGCAGTGCGGAGACCCCTGCAACTACAAGTGGGTTCCGTACGCTCCGCACATCGTCCTGAAGGATGGTCCCACGGGTTCCTGGCCGTCCAAGGGCAACAGATTCAAGCAGTATCGCCAAAAGGCAGCCGAGGCCGCCGGAAAGCGCCAGCTCGACAGGTACGGGCCGCCGAAGAAGGCACTCCCCAACTACAAGGGCGAGGAGACCGGCACCTGGGAAGAAGCCAAGTCTCAGGCCATCAAGGACAGGGGCCTTGAGGCTGCTCCGACCTTCGACGCCAAGATCGCCGAGACGAAGAAAGACAAGCTCATCGTCTAGGCGGCAAGCTGTTTATGGCGGCGTGCTGATGTGAGCACCACGATCAGCGCCAATCGGACTCCTAGTTCGAATCCGGCCGTCATATCGGCCGGCATCATTGTGGTGTCGGATCAGGCGCTGCCCGATCCGATGGGTTTCGTGTTTGGGAATGCGGCTGCAGTCTACTCGCAGCTCAACGCGCCGAATACGTTCATCACAAACATCGTTCTGACGGGTGCCAATCAGAGCCCGGGACAATTCACCTATTCCTTCACCGCTCAGCTGGTGGCCCAGGGCTCGGCCGCGCCTGTGCAGTTCGTTCCGGGCCCGCCTGGACCCATTGGTCCTATAGGCCCGCCCGGTCCTCAGGGACCTCCTGGTTTCGGTCCTCAGGGTCCCATCGGCCCCCAAGGTCCTGTGGGTCCTGCGGGAGCAACCGGTCCTAGTGCAACAGGCCCTCAGGGACCGACTGGTGCTGATGGCACTACCGGCCCCCAGGGTTCGACTGGACCGGCTGGCGTCGATGGCTTGACTGGACCCCAAGGCGCAACGGGTCCTGCGGGCATAAATGGAGCTACAGGACCTCAAGGAGCTACAGGACCGGTAGGGCCGCAAGGTCCGACTGGTCCTTCTGGTGGGCCGCAAGGTCCGACTGGTCCGCAAGGTCCGACTGGTCCCGCAGGTACGAATGGTGGCGGGGTACTTGCCGTTTACACGGTCGCGACCGGGTTCGACTACCAACTCGCGTCCCATGCACCCCTGGCGGACCTGGGCGGGATGACGACGACTCAGACTTTCAACGGGACCCGTATTTTGGTGCAAGTCGATTATTCGTACGATTCCGACGCCGTGCAGAACGGTGCAACGGTGGGATTCTCGCTCGACGGGGCCACGCAGACGAAGATCCTCGCGACTGGCACGACCGATTACGCTGGTGTATCGCAGAGCTTGAGCGGGGCCCAAGTGATCGCCAACACGCCTGGAACCTCCCATACGATCCAGCTCCAGTGGCAGCAGACGACGGTCACCCCAGCTACCGTGAGCATCAACTCTGGCAGCAATCCGTACGAATATATCGTGATGACCGTGTACGACCTTCCATAGCGGCTTTTTATCGCTCATCCGAGCGATGGCACGGTATCTGTCGCTCTATAGGCGTCGCCCGAATCTGGTCGACATCAACTTGACGTCGGGCCCGAATGCCACGACCCCGACCAGTCCGGAGTCGCGTGCGAACGCGGCCTCGTACAACTTTCAGGTTGCTGCCAATTTCGATGGGGCATACACGACGTTCCAGAACATGCCCGTGTCTGGTGGCTATGCCTCGCCGAGCGTGCAGGGCATGCAGAACATCATGGGCGACTCTGAGCAGTTCAGTCAGAGTCGACAGCCGTATCTGACGCGATTCAGGTTCGCTCCGACCGACTATATGACAGGCGGCAAAGTCAACACGGTTTTCTCGACCGTGGGTGTGAGCGACTCCACGCCGTTCTGGCTTCGCGTTCAGCAGGTCAATCTGGACGGCACGACCAATACGGCCGAGTCCGGGATGCTTATCTTGCCGTATCCAATTGCACCCAATCGACCGATCCTTCTCAGCGGAAGTGCTCCGAACGCGGGGGCTCTTTCCGGCTCACTCGAGATCCAGCTGCCTTGCCAGGTCAACAACGTCCAGATCCAGAACAACGGCGGTGCGATCCTGTACGTGGCATTCGAGCCTACGGGCCCGGAGTTCCAAGTCCCCACACTTTCGAGCGATTTCGTGAACCTGGTGACGACTTACCCGGCTGTGTCGCAACTCTTCGTTCGTGGCAATGGCGCCTCGGTTCCCTTCAACTTCATCGGCTCCCAGCGAAACGACCCGATGCACTGATGCAGCTTTTATCGACTTCAGTCAAGTAGGAGACAGGCATGCAAACGCCGGCATACGTCAGGGTCATCAACTCGCAGGTGCTGCCGCGAGACATCCTGCTCGACAAGATCGACCGGACCTCGGGCCAGTTCGAGACCGATCTCACGTACGCGCAGACGCCGAAGCAGGCGGTCTATGTCCCGTACGTCAACCCCATCGATCCGACTGTGCCGGGCTATCTCGACCTCGTTCCATCGGACGAGGTCAGGCTCCAGTCGCAGCTTCCGCACGGAGTGATCACCAAGCTCGCCGCGAAAGGCTACGTCAGCTTCTTCACCCACGCTGGCGGACTTTCGGCCGGTCCTTCGATCACGGGCGCTGTGCACAACACGCCGGTGGGCGACACCACGATTTCGGGTCCTGCCTCGGGTGCGACGTTCCTGTCGCTCACGCCGGACCACACCTACGTCATCCTGACGAACCTCAGCGGTGCCAAGCAGACGATCAAGGACACCGCCATCACTGGAGGCGGCGGCACCATCGCAGCCGCATCGATCGTCCTGCCGAACACACTGGTGACGGGTGGGCCAGTCGTGGCGGGCTGGATGGTTCAGGTCCAGAGCAATTCGAAGCTCAGCAACGTGTTCACGGTGACCTGAGCATCTTCACGCTTTGATGAGCACAGGAGTTTGAGGAGAAGACAATGCGCGTTGGACTCATCCGCCAAGACCTCTCGAGGATCTACCTCGACGACGTGGAGAATACCTCGCAGAGGAACTTCTCCTCGCAACCGCCGGGACAGAGCCGGTACTTCGAGTTCCCCTCGAACACCACGCTCACCAGCGTACTGAATCAGTACGCGTTCCTGAGCAACCCGGGCAACAGCGCCACGTTTCCGCTGACGCTCACGGGTGCCAACAACACCCTGACGGCCATCGTGCAGTCTGGCGGTCCCACGATCACCATGACGATCGCGACGGGGACGTACACGGCGGCGCAGCTGGCCGTGGCCCTCAACGCGGCGTTCGCGGCCAACGGGCTCGCGCAGTCGCTGACGGCGATCGTGCAGGGTTCCACGGATCCGCACTCGGGCCAGATCGGCATCAACACGGTGGCGCCAGGCGCCAGCGTGACGGCGTCGTTCTCCTCGACGTACGCCGGCGTTCCTCAGCCGCCGCTGGGTGTGTCGCCGCAGCCTCCGGCGCCCTTCGTCAGCGCGCTCAACTCGGGTCCGACCGCGTACATGCACCTCGGCGGCACGCTCGCGACAGCTCTCGGCGTTTCGACGTCGGCTCTGTCCGGTCTGCCCGTGGCGAATGGTGCGGCGGGCACCTCGTCGCTCATCGGCACCTCGGCCAACGCCGGCGTCTACCAGTTCACGGCCATCGCGGGCCAAACTGGCGCCGCTGCAGCCGTGGCTTCGGTCGGCACCAACGGCACCGCGGTCATCACGGGCCTCACGGGCATGACGGCCAACTCGACGCTGCACTACCTGGTGCTGACGGGCGGCACTCACGCCTCCAACGACGGCACGTGGCAGATCGTCCAGTACATCTCGCCAACGTCGGTTGTCATCTACAACCCGGCGGCGCTGGTGGATACGGCGCTCGGCTGGACCGAGGAGACGCTGTCCTTCAACATCTCGTATTCGCAGATCGGCGCCCTGTCGACCTTCGCGAACATGACGGGCTACTCGGCCTCGACGCCGAGCGGTGCGTTCCTCGCGCTCGCGACGGCCATCCAGAACGCCATCGCGCCGCAGCTCATCGAGACGGGTCCGGTGCTCCTGTCGTTCGCCAAGGGCAAGCTCTCGCTGCTCTCGGCGTCCTACTTCCAGCCCGGTTACCCGGCCCAAACCCCGTACCAGTCGCCCTTCGGCGCGAACGAGGGCGCGACGGCTCGCCTCGGTTACGCTGCAGGTCCGGCGGTCTTCATCACCGAAGACGACGGGCACACCGCTTACACGCTGTAAGCGGCATCCGGCGCCCTCGCTGTCTCCTCCAGCGAGGGCGTCTGTGCATTTGGGACCCTTCACTCAGTAGAGTGTGCGGAAACGCAGACGCATACTGAGACCCAAATGCCGGAACTTGAAGAGAAGTTTGAGACCCACGACATCTACTTGGCCGCGTATCTGAAGCTGGCTGGATGCCACATGCAGAATAGGCGCAAGCAGGGGGCTCGCGTTTTCTTCGTGTTCACCAACCCGGGCGGTTCCCTCAAACAGTTGAGGGAAGACTACTACTCGGGCAAGGCTTTGGTGAAAGCCAGTGAATACGCGAAGAACGTCATGGACATGAAGCAGCTCTGCTTCGATCCCTAGTCTTCCCAGTCAGCGACCAAATCTCGCTCGACCTCGGAGAAGACGACGTCTGACGGTTCGATCTGCGCGTCCTGCCGCTTCTTCCAGCTGTAGCCTCCGCCAGTCTCGTAGACGCTTGGCGGGATGTCGACAGCGAATGCTTCGTCCTCGTCGTACACGATGAAGTATGCGTGGTCGTCGCCGGGTTGGCCGCCCTCGGTGAATTCCACTCCCTCGAGCTGGTCGGCCACCACTCCTTGCATGGCCTCGGACACACGGTCGCAAACGCCACCGCCTCCAAGTTCTTCGTCCATGCCCTCTTCGTCCTGCTCCCACTCGTCAACGACAGCCTGCGCGGCCTGGGCCAACTGAGAGCGTAGGGCTTCGAGTTTCTTCTCGAGGTCCACCGCAGAGACTACAACATAGGCACTCTAGGGCTCCAATACCTGCTCCAGGTATGGCCAGGCAAGTGCCCGCAGGTCAGCTGATCCGTGATCAGATTGATCTCTACATGCCCAATGGCAGCATCAACCGTGTGACGGGAGAGAGCTACACATCGCTCGGACTCGCCGTTTTCGCGGACAACACAGCAATTCCCTGGCCTCTGGCGGACGGTAGCAATGTTGCCGACTCGGGCGTCTCTGCGGGAACGATCTATTTCAACGAGATCGCCGGATCACCTGGTTACTACTCTGTGCGGTTCTTCCCGGATCGCATTGGCTTCTGGCGTCTCATCTTCCGTGAGGCGACTCTCGGGGAGGAGGTCATTCTGTCCTACGATGTGACGCCGGCCAGGCCAGGGCCGGCTTCGAATGAACTGAATGCCACCTTCGTCCCCCAACCATGAGTGTAAATGGCGGCCTTTCTCGTCCGAAGCAATCTGTCGAGAGGCGATCTTCAGTTATTCCTCAGTAACTCGAACGGATACGCTCAAGATGCCGCCTCAGTCAAATGGACCGTCTACGCAAGAGACGGGCAGCAGGTTTCTGGCCGCGGTTTGCCGGCGATCCGTCAAAGCACTGGTCGCTACTACGCTCCTTGGTTCACCAACGTCCCCAACGGCAACTACAAAGTCGTTTGGGAGGTGATGCAGGAATTCGGTGGCCCGACCGTATGCCACACGGATTTCATCTTCGTCGTTGACCCGGCAGACTATGAGCGCTGCCGACTGCAACCAAACGACATTCCGGCGCAAGGACAGTTCACGTTCCTGTCCGGGCAAGCGCTCGGCCCGAAAGACCTGACGCTCTATCTGAAAAACCAGAGCGGGTTCCCGCAGAGCGCGTTCGCGGTTTTCTTCACTATCCTCGACACTGTCGGCAACTGCCTCCATCCGCGCACGCCGGCGATGTGCAGCGCGACGGGGGCCTACTACGCTCCATACTTCGTCTCGCTCTGCAGCGGCAACTACATCTGCTTGTGGGAGTGGCAGGCTGATCAATCGACACCGATGAAGTCTGCGCGGGCTGGTTTCAGCGTCGTGGACCTTGGCGCTCCATACTCGGTCGTCGTGCCGGTTCTGTGCGAAAGCTCGCTGTTCTTGCAGAACTGCCCAACGCCCACTCGGCCACTCTTCTCGAGGATCGTCTACGCTGCCACCTGCGAGCCGTGTCCGGGAGCATGCGGCAGCGGCGGGTGCAGTCCGATTCCGTGTGCGCCATTTATTCCGCCTCCTGTTGTGCCGACGCCTCCCTGCCCGCCCAAGTCCTGCTGCGAAGTGGAGGTGCCTCGCACTATCCACCTGCTGACGCAGGGCTTGCCGCCGTCCGGGAACTTCACCAACCAGCCCCCATACATCATCCCGGACTGCATCAAGAAGATTTGTTTCTATGTGACCTATTCTTACGGCGCTCCGGGCGGTTACGCGCTGCTGCAGCTGCGCTGGGGCAACGGGACCGACGAGGCTCAATCGACGCTCATCGATCTGGACTTCACACCGCAGCAGCCGTTCTCACTCCAAAACACGTACCTGCAGGACCTAGAAGGACCGATACCTGCCTCGAGCGCGGCCATCACCTTCATGATCGAGGCAGTCGTTCCAGGCGGCGCCACGACTGTGAGGCTGGTTGCGGCTGAAGGTGGAGTGCCGGGAGCACCCGGGACCATAGGGATTACGCTCACAGCATCAAGCGAGTAGGCCGATGGGCATTGAGAACCCTCGCGGCCGACACCTCCAGACTGGTCCGGCTGGCCCCACGGGAGCCACCGGTCCGTTGGGTCCTACTGGGCCCGAGGGAGGGACTGGCGCGACGGGTCCTATCGGTCCGCAGGGCGCGACCGGTCCCGCGGGTCCCACTGGTCAAATCGGTCCGCAAGGGCCTACTGGACAAGCTGGTCCGACAGGCGACATCGGTCCTCAGGGCGCAACTGGTCCTGCGGGTCCGACTGGCGTTGGCGCGACAGGACCGACTGGTCCGGCTGGTGAGCCAGGTGCTACGGGAGCGACTGGTCCTGAAGGAGCGACCGGCCCGCAAGGTCCTACGGGCGCAGTTGGTCCCACTGGCCCGGCGGGTGAGCAAGGCTCCGCCGGCGTCACCGGAACGACCGGCCCGCAAGGTGCCACCGGCCCCACGGGAGCAGTCGGGCCCACCGGTCCCCAGGGCGAAACTGGTCCGCAAGGAGCGACTGGTCCGCAAGGACCCACGGGTTCGACTGGGCCGCGGGGCTCGCCCGGGGTCACAGGGGCGACCGGTCCGCAGGGCGCTACGGGTCCTCAGGGTCCGACTGGGCAGGTCGGGCCAACTGGTGTCGCTGGACCCACGGGATCCCAAGGGTCTACCGGTCCGCAGGGTTCGACTGGGCCGCAGGGAATCGACGGCGTCACAGGCGCAACAGGACCCACGGGTCCCGCCGGCGCGACTGGCGCTCAGGGGCAGCAGGGCATCCAAGGCACTCCTGGCCCTCGAGGCGCGACTGGACTTCCCGGACCGCAAGGTCCCACAGGTCAGATCGGACCGACTGGGCCGACCGGACCTGTCGGCACCACGGGCGCGACCGGGCCCACGGGACCGCAAGGAGAGACCGGTCCGCAAGGCGCGACGGGCCCTGGCTATACTGGCCCCACTGGACCGACTGGCGCGCAAGGAGAGACCGGTCCGCAAGGAGCGACAGGTCCTCAGGGCGCGACTGGGCAGGACGGAGTTACTGGCGCGACGGGTCCGACTGGGCCGCAGGGGACGACTGGGCCGCAGGGCGCTACTGGGCCCGGTTACACGGGACCCACTGGACCGACGGGTCCACAAGGTGAAACTGGCCCTCAAGGTGCCACCGGCCCCACGGGTCCGACTGGCAGCATTGGACCCACCGGATCTGTCGGACCCACAGGTTCTCAGGGACAGACCGGGCCTACAGGTCCGATTGGCCCTCAAGGTTCTCCCGGAGTCACTGGGTCCACCGGTCCAACTGGTGCAATCGGACCACAGGGATCCCCGGGAGTAACTGGAGCCACCGGTCCGCAGGGTGCGACCGGACCCACGGGCGCCACTGGGCCTCAGGGCTCTCCTGGCGTGACGGGGTCCACTGGTCCGCAGGGAGCGACCGGTCCGATTGGAAGCACGGGAGCTACTGGGCCTCAGGGTGAAACTGGCCCGACTGGGCCTCAGGGTGAAACTGGCCCGACTGGTCCTATCGGTGCGCAGGGATCCCCGGGAGTCACCGGTGCAACCGGTCCTCAGGGCGCCACCGGTCCTACTGGTCCTCAAGGTGCCACGGGCGCAGACGGTGTTACGGGTGCAACTGGCCCGACTGGTCCTGCAGGCGAGCAAGGATCGCCGGGAGTTACCGGAGCGACAGGACCCCAAGGCCAAACCGTTACTGGCGCCACGGGTCCGACTGGGCCTCAAGGTGCAACTGGTCCACAAGGAGAGACCGGAGCCACTGGGCCTCAAGGCGAACAGGGTTCACCTGGAGTGACCGGAGCGACAGGGCCTCAGGGTCCTACGGGCGCCATCGGTCCTATTGGAGCGACGGGCCCACAAGGCGCCACGGGTCCTGATGGTGTTACTGGCACGACCGGTCCACAAGGCTCACCGGGTGTCACTGGAGCTACTGGTCCCCAAGGACCAACCGGAGAAATTGGATTTACAGGGCCGACCGGACCTCAGGGAGATCAGGGAAGTCCAGGTGTCACCGGCGCTACCGGACCGCAAGGAGTTACGGGCGCGGATGGCGTAACGGGCGCCACTGGGCCACAGGGCGCCACCGGTCCTACTGGCCCCCAAGGTGATCTGGGATCGCCTGGGGTCACTGGAGCGACAGGTCCTCAAGGCGCCACGGGAGCTGACGGAGCCACAGGAGCGACAGGTCCTGATGGTGTTACCGGCTCCACAGGTCCGCAAGGCGACCAAGGCAGTCCTGGAGTCACTGGAGCCACAGGTCCGGATGGAGTCACCGGGGCCACTGGTCCTGAAGGTGCAACCGGGCCTCAAGGTCCTACGGGTGGTATCGGGCCTACCGGCGCGACCGGACCTCAAGGGGCTACGGGAGCTGACGGAGTCACTGGTGCAACTGGTCCAGAAGGTTCCACCGGACCGACCGGGCCTCAAGGGGATCAGGGGTCTCCTGGGGTCACCGGAGCGACCGGACCTCAGGGTTCTCCTGGCGTTACAGGCGCCACTGGACCTCAAGGCGCCACAGGGCAAGGTGGGGTCACAGGATCTACGGGCCCGCAAGGTCCGACTGGAGCCACCGGGCCTCAAGGCGATCAGGGTTCTCCTGGCGTCACTGGCGCAACGGGCCCACAAGGTGACCAAGGTTCCCCAGGAGTAACTGGTGCGGACGGTGTCACAGGGGCTACCGGACCGCAGGGACCGACCGGCGACGTAGGTCCGACTGGAGCCACCGGGCCTCAAGGCGATCAGGGCTCTCCCGGGGTTACTGGTGCAACGGGTCCGCAAGGAGATCAGGGCAGCCCCGGCGTTACTGGCGCCACCGGGCCGCAAGGAAATGACGGTGTTACCGGAGCCACCGGCCCCACGGGTCCGCAAGGAGATCAGGGATCGCCGGGCGTCACGGGCGCTACTGGACCTCAAGGCAATGATGGTGTCACTGGTGCAACTGGTCCACAAGGTCCGACAGGATCGGACGGAGTCACAGGCGCCACTGGACCGACTGGCCCACAAGGTGATCAGGGCTCTCCTGGGGTTACTGGTGCAACAGGTCCGCAGGGACCGACTGGTGTTGACGGAGTCACGGGCGCTACCGGACCTCAAGGTGCAACTGGAGCTGACGGTGTTACCGGAGCCACCGGCCCACAAGGTGATCAGGGTTCGCCAGGAGTCACGGGCGCAACCGGACCTCAAGGACCAACCGGTGATGTCGGTCCGACTGGAGCCACGGGACCGACCGGGCCGCAGGGGGACCAAGGCAGCCCTGGGCTCACAGGTGCAACTGGACCCCAAGGTCCGACAGGAGCAGATGGAGTCACCGGCTCTACAGGACCTCAGGGCTCCACGGGTGCCGATGGTGTTACGGGTGCAACTGGACCGCAGGGTCCGACTGGTGATATTGGGCCCACCGGCGCTACTGGCCCACAAGGCGCAACTGGTGTTGATGGAGTCACCGGTGCGACTGGGCCGCAGGGTGATCAAGGATCGCCTGGAGTCACGGGCGCCACCGGAGTTGATGGCGTTACTGGCGCCACAGGGCCTGAAGGCCCAACGGGTGCCGATGGAGTCACGGGCGCCACCGGTCCGGACGGCGTGACCGGTGCCACGGGTCCACAGGGCGATCAGGGCTCGCCAGGTGTGACCGGCGCTACGGGTCCTCAAGGTCCAACCGGTGATATCGGTCCAACCGGAGCCACTGGCCCCGATGGAGTTACAGGCGCGACCGGTCCGACAGGGCCTCAAGGCGATCAGGGTAGTCCGGGGGTTACGGGTGCAACTGGACCGCATGGCCCGACAGGCGATATAGGGCCAACTGGCGCTACAGGACCTCAAGGCTCGCCAGGCATCACGGGCGCCACCGGGCCTCATGGCGATCAGGGCTCTCCTGGTGTGACCGGAGCGACCGGTCCACAGGGGAACGATGGCGTCACGGGAGCGACCGGCCCTCAGGGTGAGCAGGGATCTCCGGGAGTGACGGGAGCCACAGGACCTGATGGGGCAACCGGTCCGACAGGTCCGCAAGGCGATCAAGGTTCACCCGGAGTCACCGGAGCAACTGGACCGCAAGGTGCGACGGGAGCTGATGGGGTTACTGGCTCCACAGGACCCCAAGGACCAACTGGTGATATTGGTCCCACAGGAGCGACTGGACCGCAGGGTTCCCCCGGAGTTACGGGAGCGACTGGACCCCAGGGCGATCAAGGATCTCCAGGAGTCACAGGAGCCACGGGTCCAGACGGAGCCACGGGTGCCACCGGTCCAACTGGGCCTCAAGGTGATCAAGGCTCGCCGGGTATCACCGGAGCCACCGGCCCACAAGGGGCTACGGGTGCCGATGGAGTCACCGGAGCTACTGGCCCACAGGGACCGACTGGTGCCGATGGCTTTACGGGTGCAACTGGACCTGATGGCGCGACCGGCGCTACGGGTCCTCAGGGAGACCAGGGATCTCCTGGAGTTACGGGCGCGACAGGACCTCAAGGGCCTACTGGTGACATCGGACCCACGGGCGCCACTGGACCACAGGGCAATGACGGTGTCACAGGCGCGACCGGTCCCACGGGCCCGCAGGGCGATCAAGGTAGCCCAGGAGTTACTGGAGCCACCGGCCCGCAAGGAGACCAAGGCTCGCCGGGCGTTACCGGGGCGACAGGCCCTCAGGGCGCGACAGGTGTCGATGGAGTTACCGGCGCCACCGGACCTCAAGGGGCTACCGGAGTTGATGGCGTCACGGGTGCTACGGGTCCACAAGGTGATCAGGGTTCACCCGGAGTTACGGGCGCGACAGGTCCCCAGGGTCCTACTGGTGATGTTGGACCGACTGGAGCAACTGGTCCTCAGGGTCCTACGGGCGCTGATGGAGTCACGGGCGCGACAGGGCCTCAAGGGGAGCAGGGGTCACCCGGAGTCACTGGAGCCACCGGCCCACAAGGTCCAACTGGCGATATCGGTCCCACGGGCGCCACAGGTCCGCAGGGCCCGACCGGTGCAGATGGTGTAACTGGAGCCACCGGGCCTCAGGGCCCGACTGGAGACTTCGGTCCGCAGGGTTCGCCGGGCGTTACAGGAGCGACTGGACCGCAAGGGCCCACGGGAGACATTGGGCCCACGGGAGCAACTGGTACGCAAGGCGATCAGGGCAGCCCGGGAGTTACCGGAGCGACTGGTCCGCAGGGTGCTACTGGCTTTGATGGTGTGACTGGCGCCACCGGTCCTCGAGGAGCGACCGGAGCGGACGGTGCTACGGGCGCGACCGGCCCGCAAGGTGAACAAGGGTCTCCTGGAGTCACGGGCGCTACCGGACCACAAGGAGCCACTGGCGCCGATGGTGTGACAGGCACCACTGGACCGACAGGTCCGCAAGGCGATCAGGGCTCACCGGGGGTGACTGGCGCCACTGGGCCGCAGGGTCCAACTGGAGAAATTGGCCCAACCGGTGCTACCGGGCCTCAAGGAGCCACCGGAGTAGATGGCGTTACAGGAGCAACAGGTCCTCAAGGCTCACCGGGTGTTACCGGGGCAACTGGGCCGCAAGGAGCAACGGGAGCTGACGGAGCAACCGGCGCCACAGGACCGCAGGGCTCACCTGGCGTCACCGGTGCTACAGGCCCCATCGGGCCGCAAGGTTCTCCCGGCGTCACGGGTGCAACCGGTCCGCAAGGCGATCAGGGATCTCCTGGAGTTACTGGCGCTACAGGTCCTCAAGGTCCGACTGGCGATATCGGGCCGACGGGTGCAACCGGTCCGCAAGGGGCTACCGGTGCTGATGGAGTCACTGGAGCCACGGGTCCAACTGGACCCCAAGGTGAGCAGGGCTCACCTGGCGTCACAGGGGCCACGGGTCCTCAAGGACCGACTGGTGACATAGGACCAACAGGTGCTACCGGCCCGGTCGGGTCGCAAGGCTCTCCTGGGGTCACGGGTGCAACCGGACCTACGGGTCCGATCGGACCACAAGGCTCTCCGGGAGTCACGGGGGCTACGGGTCCTCAGGGCCCGACCGGCGACATTGGCCCCACTGGCGCGACCGGGCCTCAAGGATCGCCGGGCGTCACTGGATTCACTGGCCCGCAAGGACCGACCGGGGCCAATGGTGTCACGGGTGCAACTGGCCCGCAAGGCGCAACTGGACCCACCGGGCCTCAGGGAGCAACGGGTGTCACTGGACCCACCGGTCCGATCGGGCCGCATGGCAGCCCGGGAGTAACTGGATTCACTGGTCCGACTGGTCCTGTCGGTCCGCAAGGATCGCCGGGGGTCACCGGCGCAACAGGACCTCAGGGTGCAACTGGTCCAACTGGACCGATTGGGCCGCAGGGCAGCCCCGGAGTGACCGGTGTCACCGGGCCCACAGGTCCGATCGGTCCGCAAGGATCGCCAGGCGTTACGGGCTTCACTGGGCCCACCGGACCATTCGGCACTACAGGAGCCACGGGACCGATCGGAGCCACGGGACCGACCGGGCCTCAAGGTGCAACTGGTCCAACTGGCCCGGCTGGTCCCACGGGTGTAACCGGACCCACCGGACCTCGAGGTCCGGGCGCGGGCACCATTCTCGTCTTCGCCGCCGACAGCATGGCGACGACGACTGCAACGCGCTGGCTCTATCCAGGCTACGTCTCGAGCCTCGCTGCAACTTCAGATATCTATCGCTTGCGCGTGACGAGGAGCGGCACTCTGCAGCATCTCTACGTGATGCAGAATTCGCCGAGCACTTCTACAAACACCATCACTTACACGGTGGAGGTCAATGGCACAACCACGAGTCTCTCCGCGACTGTTGCCGGCAACGTGACGACTGGCCAGGACACGCTTCACACCGTCAACGTCAACGCCGGCGATCAAGTGACGATTCAGGCCACAAAAACAGCCAGCGTTTCCCCTGCTGTTAGCCAGGTCGTTGTGACCGTTGAGCTCGTGTAATGGGCATCTATAGATACCAGTCCAACCCGATCAATCAGACTGCGCTCGAGAATGTCATCGACGCGGGCGCGGTGATCACTGGTGTCTCGAATGCGACGATCTACGTCGATATCTATCTCGACGATGACTCGCTGAAGCCAGATCTCGATCTGGCGATGAGCTATGTCGGTTTCGTGCCGTACACGGGTTTGTCGCCGACCGGACTAGCTCCGCCTCTCCAAATCCTCACTCCGAGCGGTCTGCCTTGGGACCTCTACATCACTGACACCGGTCAGATTTATTCACTCAGCCCCTCTGGAGTTACAGGGCCTCTCAGCGCGACTGGACCGACCGGTCCCCAAGGCCCGCAGGGTTCTCCGGGAGTTACTGGTCCGACCGGGCCTCAAGGCAATGATGGAGTTACTGGTCCGACCGGTCCGCAAGGGCAGCAGGGTTCTCCAGGCGCGACGGGACCTCAGGGTGATCAGGGGACCCCTGGCGTCACCGGTTCTACTGGCCCGCAAGGAGAAACCGGACCAGTCGGCTCCACAGGCGCAACGGGTCCCCAGGGTGCGACGGGTGTCGACGGGGCTACGGGCGCCACAGGACCGCAAGGACAGCAAGGATCGCCAGGCGTAACTGGCTCAACCGGAGCGCAAGGGCCGACTGGAGAAGTCGGTTCCACTGGCGCTACAGGCCCGCAAGGTCCCCAAGGTGCTACAGGGGCAACCGGTCCACAGGGAGATCAAGGCTCGCCGGGTGTCACGGGGTCCACGGGTCCTCAGGGCCAGCAGGGTTCCCCTGGTGTCACGGGCTCGACCGGTCCTCAAGGTACCACGGGCCCTCAAGGCGCAACTGGCGTAGATGGTGCCACTGGAGCTACAGGACCGCAAGGCAGCCAAGGCTCTCCAGGAGTCACCGGGTCCACGGGACCTGTTGGTTCTACCGGTGCAACTGGGCCCCAAGGAGCAACTGGAGCCACGGGTCCGCAAGGATCAACGGGCTCTATTGGACCGACCGGTTCTACAGGTCCTCAGGGCGATCAGGGCAGCCCAGGAGTCACGGGAGCAACTGGCCCCCAGGGATCGACTGGCAGCATCGGACCAACGGGAGCAACTGGCCCTCAAGGGGATCAAGGTTCTCCCGGAGTAACGGGGTCTACAGGTCCCCAAGGGCCGACTGGACAGCAAGGATCGACTGGCGCAACTGGACCTCAGGGTCCTACGGGTGACGTCGGAGCCACGGGAGCGACCGGCCCGCAAGGTGAACAGGGATCTCCCGGGGTTACAGGTGCCACTGGCCCGCAGGGCACTCAAGGGTCACCAGGAGTTACCGGCAGCACTGGCCCTCAGGGTTCTACCGGGCCAATTGGTTCCACTGGAGCTACAGGGCCGGACGGGGCCACCGGCGCTACAGGCCCGCAGGGTAGTCAGGGATCTCCCGGGGTTACAGGTGCCACTGGCCCGCAGGGAAGCCCTGGGATTACGGGGTCTACTGGCCCGCAAGGGTCTCCGGGTGTTACTGGCGCAACTGGTCCCCAGGGCCAGACCGGTCCGATTGGCGCGACTGGCCCCCAGGGATCTCCCGGTGTCACCGGTAGCACCGGGCCCCAAGGACCTACGGGAAACATCGGACCTACAGGTTCAACTGGCCCACAGGGAGAGACCGGGCCTGTTGGATCGACGGGAGCGACTGGGCCCCAAGGTGCGACCGGAGATGTTGGACCGACCGGAAGCACAGGCCCGCAAGGCTCCCAAGGTTCACCGGGTGTCACAGGTGCGACTGGTTCTATTGGACCGCAGGGATCTCCTGGCGTTATAGGAGCGACCGGACCGCAGGGTGCTACTGGTGCTGACGGGGTCACTGGCGCCACAGGACCTCAAGGCTCACCAGGCATCACGGGAGCGACCGGACCAATAGGGTCTACGGGGTCGACCGGCCCGCAAGGACCAACCGGCCAGATCGGTTCCACAGGTGCAACTGGTCCGCAAGGAACTCAAGGATCGCCAGGCGTCACGGGTCCAACGGGCCCCCAAGGCGCTCAGGGATCGCCTGGTGTCACTGGCAGCACAGGTCCTCAGGGCCAAACTGGATCGACTGGTCCACAGGGCCCAACCGGATCGACAGGACCGCAAGGACCTCAAGGATCACCGGGAGTCACAGGTTCCACAGGACCTCAGGGACCGACTGGCGATGTCGGACCGACCGGTGCTACCGGACCTCAGGGAACACAAGGATCGCCAGGAGTCACAGGAGCGACAGGTGCTCAGGGCTCGACCGGTCCTGTGGGTAGCACTGGCGCAACCGGTCCCCAAGGTCCAACCGGCCCGATCGGGTCTACCGGTGCGACCGGCCCGCAAGGTCAGCAGGGCTCTCCTGGCGTCACGGGGTCAACCGGACCTCAAGGACAACAAGGAAGTCCGGGAGTTACTGGGTCGACTGGACCGCAAGGCTCAACCGGAAGTACAGGCCCCCAAGGGTCCCCTGGCGTAAAGGGCGCCACAGGGCCTCAGGGCTCAACTGGCCCGATAGGGTCTACGGGCGCCACCGGTCCACAGGGGCAAACCGGCCCGATCGGTTCGACGGGTGCAACCGGTCCGACTGGTCCTGTAGGCAGCACTGGCGCCATTGGACCTCAGGGTCAGCAAGGATCTCCTGGAGTCACCGGGGTCACTGGTTCAACGGGCCCGCAAGGTTCGCAGGGATCGCCAGGAGTTACGGGTCCTACCGGTCCTACCGGTCCTCAGGGACAAACTGGTCCGATTGGCAGCACTGGCGCTACAGGCCCCCAAGGTCAACAGGGCAGCCCAGGGGTCACGGGTGCCACTGGCCCTCAAGGTTCGCAGGGGTCGCCGGGAGTCACAGGAGCAACTGGACCACAAGGATCGACTGGCCCAATTGGGAGCACCGGAGCCACAGGACCGCAAGGTTCAACTGGCCCCATAGGATCCACAGGAGCAACTGGACCCCAAGGCCCGCAGGGTTCACCCGGAGTCACAGGAAATACGGGCCCAACCGGTCCTATTGGTCCTCAGGGATCCCCGGGGGTAACCGGAACTACAGGACCCCAGGGCCCAACTGGACAAATCGGTAGTACGGGTTCCACTGGACCGCAGGGTGCCACGGGTCCGGTCGGTTCTACTGGTGCCACTGGCCCCACCGGTCCGCAAGGTCAGCAGGGTAGTCCAGGGGTAACGGGAAGCACCGGACCGCAGGGTGCTACGGGCCCGGTTGGTTCAACTGGTGCCACCGGTCCTCAAGGCGCACAAGGTTCGCCTGGAGTAACTGGGTCGACTGGCCCGATTGGAAGCACTGGCGCGACCGGTCCGCATGGTCCAACTGGACAGATCGGTGCGACTGGACCCACCGGTCCGCAAGGAGCGACTGGTCCTATCGGGAGCACCGGCGCTACAGGTCCACAGGGACCTCAAGGTTCACCCGGAGTCACTGGGTCGACTGGGCCGCAAGGTCCTCAGGGTTCACCTGGTGTTACCGGCGCTACAGGACCACAAGGTGCAACTGGGCCCATTGGATCTACCGGCGCCACCGGACCTCAAGGATCCCAAGGGAGCCCCGGAGTCACGGGTTCCACTGGTCCTATTGGTAGCACCGGAGCCACGGGTCCTCAAGGATCGACTGGTCCCATTGGTCCTCAGGGTGCGACCGGCCCCATTGGAGCTACAGGAGCGACCGGACCGCAAGGCGCGACAGGACCAACTGGAGCCGCTGGTCGCACTGGCGCTACAGGTCCACAAGGGCAGCAGGGTTCACCTGGAATCACGGGGGCTACTGGGCCACAAGGTCCGACCGGACCAATTGGCGCTACGGGAGCAACCGGGCCTCAAGGACAGACAGGCCCTGTCGGAAGTACAGGATCTACCGGGCCGCAAGGCCCTCAGGGTTCACCTGGTGTTACCGGCGCTACAGGACCACAAGGGCTGCAGGGTTCTCCCGGAGTTACCGGGGCCACTGGGCCGACAGGACCGATAGGGCCCCAGGGTGCACAGGGATCTCCAGGCGCTACAGGTCCACAAGGGCAGCAAGGATCTCCTGGAGCAACAGGTCCTCAAGGTGCTACGGGACCGGTCGGATCGCAAGGACCTACTGGCCAAATTGGACCGACGGGTGCCACAGGACCACAAGGCGCCACCGGCCCCGCCGGATCAACTGGAGCTACCGGTCCGCAGGGGACTCAAGGCTCGCCAGGTGTTACCGGATCGACCGGTCCGCAAGGTGCTCAAGGTTCACCAGGTGTCACCGGGTCGACGGGACCGCAAGGCGCGACAGGACCAACTGGAGCCGCTGGTCGCACTGGCGCTACGGGGCCTCAAGGAGCAACAGGGCCACAAGGGCAAACTGGCCCCCAGGGAGCAACGGGTCCTGTTGGAAGCACCGGTGCAACTGGACCGCAAGGAGCAACCGGTCCGTCAGTCACCGGTCCTAGCTACAATGACTTCCTGCTCGCTTGCAACGATCCCGTCGAGGTCACCAACGATTACGCAGCGACTTACTCTGGGAGCAAGGTCTATCGAGAGACTTGGACGAATCACGCTACGAGCACCCTCCTCAAATCCATCGACTACACCTACTCGGGTTCTCGAGTCACGCAGGAAGTTCGCAAAACCTATGCTTCTGATGGCGTCACCGTCATTGGACAAGTGACGATCACATATACCTACTCAGGTAACACGCTCATTTCGTACACCGAAGTCAGGAATATCTAATGCCGTACAAAGACCCCCAGAAAAGGAAGGCAGCATCTATAGAACGGAGTAAGAAAAGCCGTGAACTGAATCCAGAAGCGTATGCCGCCAGCAAAAAAAGAAGTGTTGCGACTCGGCGCGAACGCGATGGGTTAGATCCTCTCCACTCTGAGAGCGTCCGTCGACGAAACCTCAAGAACGATTACGGCATCCCTCCTGAAGACTATGATCAAATTCTCGTTGAACAGAATGGAGTCTGTGCCATATGTCGCGAGAAGGAAGTGCGCACGATAAACGGCAAAGTCATCCGTCTTTCCGTGGACCGCGATCACAAGACAAACGTGATCCGTGGTCTTCTATGCACAGATTGCAATAGGGCTCTTGAGCTGATGAAAGACAGTTCCATTCAGTTGCGGATGGCCGCCGAGTATCTGGAGAAGTCAAAGTGCCCGCGGTGATAGTAGCTGCTCCCGCCCCGATCTTCGTCGATACGAGCCAGGGGACCCCCGGATTCCCCTCGCCCACGGGCGGGGTGATGACTGTGCAGGGCCAAAACGGCATGATGCCAGTTGGCGTGACGGGACCCATTCAAGTCACGCAGCCGACCGCAGCGAACCTCAATGCGACCGTGGTCGGACTTGGTGCCGCTGGCGGCCCCACAGGTGGAGTTCTTTCCACTCAAATTCCTGATACAACAGGCTCTGGGCTTCTGAATGCGTTGAATGCAGCGGTTCAGGTGGCACTCGCGGGATCGCAGAGCGTTGGATTCCAGCTTCTTTCAGGTACACTCATCGGCACGATCGTTCCCGAAATCTCCTTTGATGGTGGAACTACTTGGAACACGTCATTTTTTGACGATCCGGCGACAGGTTCCAAAGCTTCGACTATCGTATTCTCTTCGGCGAATGGAACTACAGGTAAAACGATCGTCGGTGCAGGTGGCGCATCGCACGCTCGCGTCAGAGTTTCTGCGTTCACTTCAGGCTCGGCGAACTGTGCGATGCGGGCGAGCCAAGTTAGAGATCCATCCACTCTGTTCGATGGTCCAATTGGCGTTACTGGCGCCATGCCACCTACAGCCGCCATGGTTGGAGGTATCGACGCTTCCAACACTCTGCGCTCTATTATTACCGACGTTAATGGTCTCGCTCTAACTGGAAATTTTGCCTACGCGGCGGCAGTCGCAAGGATTTCTGGTGCATACGTCGGCCACACGGTTGGTTTCAATTCTTCGGGTTCTGCGGGACAATTGTCTGCGACTGCATATACAGAGCAGACTTCCGCTGCAATTCGATCCCTCAAATCGGCGAGTGCGAGTGATGCCTCAGCGGGCACGGGCGCTCAGCAAGTCACGGTAGTCGGATTCGACGGAAACATGAACCGACTCACTGAAGTTGTGTCCATGAACGGCACGACAGCAGTGGCAACGGTGAACAGCTACCGATTCATCGAGAGCCTTATAGTGACGAGGGCTGGTAGCGGTGGGGTGAACGCAGGGGTCATCACGCTCTACGTGAACAACGCGGGTGGCGGCGGGACGATCACGACTATCGGCACTGGCTCGATCATCGCAGGTGGTGACAATCAGACGTTCTTGGGGATGCATTACGTTCAGACCGGAAAGACCTGCTACATCGTCGGCATTCAGTGGGATAACACGGGAGTTGAGAGTTCATTCACGACACTCCTTCGCGTCATCAATCCAATCGCAACCGGACCCGCCGAGACCACGCTTCATGTTGGCCCAGGGGCTCGCTATGGAGGATATGCTCGCTCGACAGAACCAACTTCTGTCATTGCGGGTCCGGCGCGCATTCGGTTCTACAGGGCGAGCACTTCGGGAAATCTAATTGATGCATCTTTCGACTGGGTGGAGTTCTAAACATGGGTCTTGGACTACTCGACGGCACGCAAGCGCTCACAACTCTCGATCTTGCCAGGATTGGCGGACTGCCCCCGAGTGCGACTCGAGGTGTTGCCGTTGGTTACGTCGGCACGTCCGGTACGGGTGGGAAGGTCGTTCGCGCCACGGTATACGCGCCTCAGGGGGCCAACGCCCAACGCAGCCTTGTCTCTTCGAGTGTGAACGATGCCTCGGCGGGGACGGGAGCCCAACAGGTCACGGTCAGCTACCTCGATACAACCTTTACGCTCAATCAAGAAGTCGTGACGATGAATGGCACGACGGCCGTGAATACCGTGAGCACCACCATCGCGTTCATCGAGGCCATGTTGGTCACAATGACGGGGACGACTGGTGGCAACGTCGGCACTATTAGCATCGATGTTAACACGGGCGGTACCGGAGGCGCTTGGGGATCTATTGCGGCGACCGACAACCAGACATTCTGGGCACAGCACTATGTGCCAACAGGTGTGACCTGTTACATCCTCGACATCTACGCCGGAGCGACGGCGGCTGGAGGTGCGACTAATTTGATGCACCAGCAAAATCCACTCGCGACCAATCTCCCGCAGCTCAATATGGGCGGCTTTTTCCCGCACGGGGGTCCTGGCGAAGTGCTTGTGCCCTTCGGGACGGCGATCCCGGTGCTTGGCCCTGACTTCATCTTCGTCAACGAGAAGCCTGGCGCGGCAACGGTATCAACAGCCTACGCGACGTTCGAATATGTCCAATTCTAGATCGTCTATCATCTTCCATCATTGCTAGATGATTCAGGAGACGAAACATATGACGATCACCGCCGTTACAGTCCCGACACCTCCGAATTCGAACATGGACCGAGCCATGTTTCTGTGGGTTCCTGCTACAGGTAGCTCGGGCGTCATCGGGAGCGACGCCAACATCCAGAGCGTGTTGAACTGGTGCTCGTCGAAGGGGGTCAACCTCATCTTCCTCGACATGTGGGAGTATATCGGTGGCTCGAACTGGAGTGTGGCCAACCAGCAGCAAATGGCGAAGTTCATTCACTGGTGCCACGCTTCCGGTATCCGCGTCTACGCCCTCGCCGGCGACACCACGTGGGGTCAGCAGCAGGGCTGGGTGGCTTCCAACATCATCAAGAACATCGCGCAGTTCAACGCCATTGCGCAGACCGGCTCCATCACGAACGAGGCTGGTGGCTTCGACGGGCTCATTTTCGACGTCGAATACTACTCGGTCACCGGGTACACGACTGCGGACCCGATCGGTCTGTGTGACCTGATGCAGGCTGCTCGTCGCGTGCTTCACATCCCGGTCGGATGTTTCGCCACCGAGTGGCTCGCAGATCCGTCCTCTGCAGCGCTCTCTTTCTCCTACAACGGCAAGGCGAGCCAGCTCGAGGGTCTGAACCTCATTGATAACGCGGACTTCGTTGCGGTCGGGTGTTACTCCAACAACTCGACAACGCAGATCAATGAGTTCGCGTTCTGGTACAACTACGCGAGCGTGACGGCCTCGGCGCGTGATTTTGGCCTGTTCTGCGGATCAGAGACTGATTCGGGCCTTGGTAACGAGTCCTACTGGACTGGAGCTCCAGGCGCTCTCGCGACGATGGAGACCGCTCACACGGCAATCTCCAACGCGTACACGTCGCAAACCACGCCGTGGACCAACATGAGCTTCCGCGGCCAGTGCATCGACGCGTACGCCTCGTATTCCCAGATGACCTGAGTAGGGTGGCGAATGGGTTCGTTCTACAAGCAAGAAGGCGGAAAGTTCCATCTCTTCAACGACGTCGACAAGACGGACGAGAAGGGTGAGAAACAGACCGTCTCGGAACTTACCCATTCGTCTGAGCAGGTCGTCGTCGCTTGGTGCCGAATCCCGGATCAGCAGAATCGCGTGCACGTCTTCACGCACGGGACCATGGATGGTATGCAGAAATGGGTCGAAGCCCACAACAGCCATTCGCCTCACAAGGCGCAACTGAAGGTCTTCGACCAATCTGCTCCCATCATGACCATCAACCGGGCGATTTCGGACATGGAGTTTTTCGCCACGCTAGTCTAACTCGGTAACGTGTGATTGACCGGCAGGTTCGCCGGTCCACACGCATACAGAGACCAAGACCGCATGGTGGCTCCCATCTCCGTGTGCCTCATCGTTCGCGATGAGCACGGCCAACTCGAGAACTGCCTCAAGTCAATCCGCCCGCACGTCGCCGAGCTGATCGTCGTCGACACGGGCTCCGAAGACAACTCGGTCGAAATCGCGCGCAAGTACGCGGATTTTGTCGAGACGTATACGGAGTGCAATGCCCCGGCAACGAGGACGCCCGAGAATCCGAATGGTCTGATTCTACGTTTCGATCAGGCCCGGAACCGTGCTTTCAGCCACGCCAAGCAGCCTTGGGTGATGTGGATAGACGGCGACGACGAGGTGGTCGGCGCCGAGAATCTAGGGAGTCTCGTCGAGGAATATGACCGGGCGCGCAACGGCCAGCCGTCGCTGGTCATGATGCCGTACGAGTACAGCCGGGACCACGCGGGAAACGTGAACATGGTCCACGAGCGCGAGAGGCTCGTGACCCCGCGGCAGCATTTCGAGTGGCGCGGGTGGGTGCACGAAGTCCTTTGCCCGCTCGGCGCAGACGTCCGCCAGCACACCAACCGGGTGAAGATCGTCCACCACCGGAACGCGGCCCACAAGAAGATGGAGCCGGGCCGGAATCTGCGCATTCTCCGCAAGCAGTACGAGGTTTGTGGAGACAAGGACGCTCGGCACCTCTACTACCTCGGGATGGAGTGCGGCAACAACGGCCTCATCGACGAGGCCATCAAGTGGCTGGCTCTGTACATGGACAAGTCCGGTTGGGACGACGAGCGCTGGCAGGCAGCGCAGCTCGTCGCCAACCACTACATGAACCGAGCCGAATACGAGAAAGCGATTGAGTGGGGATTCAAGGCTATCCTCATTCGCGAGGACTGGGGTGAAGGCTACTTCACCGTCGCCAAGGGTTGCTACTTCATGGCCCAGCGAGGCAACAACGCTCATCGCTGGTGGCAGCGGTGCGTGCATTACGCGCGCATGGGCCTGGACAAGCCTCCGACTGCAACGACTCTCTTCGTGAACCCGCTCGAGCGCAACTTCGAGATCCACAGGTATTACAACCTGGCGCTGAGCAAGATAGGCGACACGAAGGGTGCAGTCGAGAGCATCAAGAAGGCTCTCCAAGTCTTTCCGAACGACGAGCAGCTCAATCTCAACAAGCGCGTCTTCGAAGAGTACGACGCGGTCGAGGAATACAAGCAGAAGCTCAATCGACTTGTCGAACTCGGCAAGATTACGAAGGAAGTCCGCGACTTTCTCGAAGCCACGCAGCGGGAGAACAAGATCCCGGCGCCTCAGGGCCCGAAGCCTGTCGAACAATCGCAAGCACCGGACGGAAAGCTCGACATCGTCTTCTATGTCGGCCGCGGCGTCGAGGCTTGGAACCCGGAAACGGCCAAGCTCAATGGCATCGGAGGATCCGAGACCGCCGTCATCGAAATGGGTCGTCGCCTTGCGGCGCGAGGCCACCGCGTGCGCGTCTTCGGCGACTGCAGCCCGCGCAATAGCAACAAAACGCTCGAGTACACGTTCGACGGAGTGCAGTATCTCGACGTCAACAAGTACAAGGACCTGTCGTGCGACGTACTCATCACGTCGCGGCGCCCTGAGGCTGTCGACGCCCACCACAACGTCAGATGGAAGCACTCAGTTCTTTGGGTGCACGACATCCACTGCGGCGACTCTCTGAACCAAGAGCGCGCTGGCAAGATCGACCGTATCCTCGCGCTCTCTGACTGGCACCGCCAGAATCTGTTGTCGAGGTACAACTGGCTGCCTCCGCAGAAGGTGCAGAAGACGAGAAACGGCATCGATTTGTCGCGCTTCGATCAGAAGCACGAGCGCAGTCCGCATCGAATCGTCTATTCCTCGAGTCCAGATCGCGGGCTCGACGCGCTCTTCGACATCTGGCCGCGACTGCGTGAGCGTGTGCCCGACGCTGAGCTGCACATCTACTACGGTTTCCAGACTTGGGAAGCCTGCGCCGATAATGCGCAGCGCCTGACCATCATCAGCCTAAAGAATTCAATCGAAAAATTCAAGAATCAGGGCGTTTTCTACCACGGTCGCGTGTCGCAAGAAGAGCTTGCGCGCGAGATGCTCAAGAGCGGAGTCTGGGCCTACCCGACTTGGTTCTCCGAAACCTCGTGCATCACAGCCATGGAGGCGCAGGCCGCCGGTCTCCGCATGGTGACTACTCCACTCGCCGCACTCAACGAGACGGTCGGCGATCGCGGCACCATGGTCCATGGCGATTGGAAGAACGCTGACTTCCAAAACCGGTTCCTCGATGCGACTGTGGCGGCTCTGCTGAAGGATGGCGACGCGGATAGGCTCGAGCTACAGCTTTACGCCACCGAGCACTTTGGCTGGGATGACCTCGCCAAAGATTGGGAAGAAATGCTTCTCCAAGGCGTGGACTCAGATCTGGAACTCCCCGAATACCAGGCGGCTGCACAATGAGCGTTTTCGAAATTACAAGACCAACAAATGCTCCATGCGAAGATTGTCGCGATCGCAAAGCCAAAGGTCTCACTCCCTGGAAGTGCGGGTTCCATCTCGACAAACAACGTGTGAATGTCGAGAATTATCAGAAACGACATCCTGAGAGAGTGAAGGCTAGGAGAGCAGCTCGAGACCCAGAGGATAAAAAACAAGCAGATCTCCGTTGGAAGGAGAAGCATCCTAACTATCCGTTAGTTCGGAGCCTTCAGCGTCGAAATCTCACTGTTGAAGAATATGAGCAGATGCTCGCAGCTCAGAATGGTGTATGTGCAATCTGCGAACGAAAGTGCACGAAATTCAAGCGTCTAAGCGTGGATCATGATCATCTGACTCAGATCATTCGAGGTCTCCTCTGCGATAGATGCAATAATGGACTTGCGCGCTTTCTGGATAACATCCAGCTTCTCAAAGCCGCTATTAGGTATCTGGAGAAGTTCATATGCGCATAATTGTCACAGGAGGCGCGGGTTTCATCGGAAGTCACCTCTGCGAATTTCTGCTCGCGCAGAAACACGAGGTCGTCTGCATCGACAATATGTTCACCTCTCACCGGGAGAACATCGCTCACCTGTTCGACCATCGGGACTTCGAGTTCTACCGGCACGACGTCTGCGACCCGTGGCACATCGAGTGTGACCAGATTTACCATCTGGCCTGCCCTGCGAGCCCGGTGCACTACCAACGCAACCCGGTGCGGACCATCGAGACTGCGATGATGGGCACGCGCAACGCGCTCGAGTGCGCGCGCAACACCCGGGCACGTCTCCTCATCACGTCGACTTCCGAAGTCTACGGCGACCCCGAGGTGCATCCGCAGAAGGAGAGCTACTGGGGTCACGTCAATCCGCTCGGGCCGCGTGCCTGCTATGACGAGGGCAAGCGCATCGGCGAGAGTCTCGCGGTCGCCTGGGCCAACCAGTACGGCACCGACGTTCGCATCGCGCGACTCTTCAACACCTACGGTCCACGGATGGCTTTCCGTGACGGCCGGCTCATTCCGAACTTCATCCTGCAGGCCATGCAGAAAGAGCCGCTGACGGTCTACGGCGACGGAAGCCAGACCAGGAGCTTCTGCTACGTCTCGGATACCGTCGATGCACTCGTGAAGCTCATGGAGGTCAACTTCCGAGCCATCAAGAACGTCGATGTGGACACACTCCATCAGCGCATCCCGGTGGTCAACATCGGCAACCCCGACGAGCGTACCATCAAGAGTGTGGCCATGGATGTCATCTCCGCTTTCGGCGGAGAGGGCGACATCGTCATGAAGCCATTGCCCACGGATGATCCGAAGCAGCGTTGCCCGGACATCGCGCTCGCCAAGAAATTCTTGGGCTGGGAACCGAAAGTGCCGTACGATCAGGGCATCGCCAAGACGATTGCCTGGTATCTCAAGAGGGGAATCTGATGGGCTCCATCGTTCACGCAATTCTGTCACCCGACGCTGCCAGCGGATACACGATGGACGTGCTGAACCCGCTGTCTGACAGCGTGGGTGGTGGGTGTCGCGCTGCGTTCCTCAATTTGGTCAAAGAGCTGCCGAAGTACGGGCACCAGGTTCGGGCGTTTTCGCTCTTTCGGACACCCGCTTCGATCAACAACGTCCAATACTTTCCGCTTGATCAACTAGACAAGCATGGGCACCCGAACGTCATGTGGGCGCAGTATGACGCCCGGCCTCTTCGCGGCAGGTGGGGCTGTCTCCGGATTGCATCTCACCACAGCTACCTCATTGAGGGTCTGGCTGCATTCGAACACACGGATGTCAATACCGCGCCGAGCCAGGCAGCATTGGAGACTCTGAAGGCATTCTGGGCTCCATGGGCGGATTGGCGTGTCCTTCCGAACGCGGTAGAGGCTGTCCCGGATTGGAACCCAGTCTCTGGGCGCGTCGTCTATCACACGTCAGCAGGGCGCGGCCTGCATCTTCTTGCGCAGATGTGGCCAGAAATCAAGGCTCGAGTCCCGCACGCCACTCTCCACGTGATCAGCGACCTCGATAAGCTCTACGCACACGTGGACCGTCGCGGCATCGAGAACTCCGAGATCAGCAGGCGAGTCCGCGCTCTCAAGCAGAACCTGGAACTTGCTCAGAAGGCTGGTGGCGTCACCCTGATGGCCAACCTTCCTCGCACCGAGGTTCTGAAGGAGCTGTCGGCAGCCAGTGTATTCGCCTTTCCCTGCTCGGTCGTTTCCCCGTGCGAGACATTTTCCGTCAGCATCATGGAATGCTGCAAGATCGGTATTCCCGTCGTCCTGACCCCGCAGGATGCACTGGAATCCATCTACAAGGACCATGTCTACATGGTCCCCGGTCCGGCTGAGAAGAGCCTGGCTCCGTTTACCGATGCGGTAGTGAAAGTCCTGCAAGACAGTGATGTGTCCAAGCATTACTCGGCGCTCGGCCGAGAACTGGCCAAGCAATATACGTACGAAAAAGCCGGAAAGGTCCTGAGCGACATCATCTGCCAGAACACCGGATTCGTCCCGATTGTCACGACTACGCCACCGCCCGAGCCCCCGCCCCAGCCCTCGAATGATGTCCCTGGCTACCAGCCGAGCGATGCACCGGACCCAAAGCCAGCTCCCACGTCATCGTCACGCAAGAAGATCGCTTTCTTGCTCGACCCGTGGGCGGCGGTTCGACCAATCAATCCAGAAGTCCTGTTCACAGACCCTCGGGGACTGACAGGTTCCGAGATCACGAACTTGATGCAGGCCATTGAAATGGGGAGACAGGGTCACGATGTGACCATGTACTCGAACTTCAGCCAGAACTTCTCGGCTCATGGCATTCAGTTCGCCAGGTGGGACCGCTGGCAGCAGGAAGCGAAACAGGATTGGTACGCGGCCTTCGCGACCATTCACCCCGGTGGCTTCCAACATATGAATAAGGGGCCGCTGCGTATTTTCAATCAGCAAGTCAACGATTTCGGATACTGCCATGGATGGGAGCAGTATACGGACATCGTGACCGCCCTGTCGCACGCGCACCAGAAGCATCTGTCGCAGTTCAGCCAGTTCAAGGACTGGCGGATTCTACCCAATGGATGCGACCCATCAGTTTACTACGAGTTCCCGAGGAATAACCACAAGCTGGTGTATGCCTCAAGTCCTGATCGTGGTCTTCACTGGCTCCTGGAACTTTTCCCGCGCCTGAAGAAGCGTGTCCCCGACGTGGAATGCCACGTCTATTATCACATCCAGGACAACGCCGTTCAGATCTACGAACAGCTGGGTGAGAAGGAACTGGCCAACAGGTACAAATACATCAACATGGCGGTCAGCCAGCTCCAGGGCCGTGGGCTCTTCCATCACAAGAGCGTGTCTCGCTGCCAAATGGTGAAGGTTCTGTCCGAATCACGAATCCTCGCTTACACATGCGACCCGGTGCGGTTTACCGAAGGGTTCTCTTGCACAACTCTCGAAGGCGCCGTGTCCGGATGCCTCCCGGTAATCTGTGGTTCGGATGCGCTGGGCGAGATCTACGGGAACTTCGTGCCGACGACTCCGGCACCGTACGCGAAGAATAAGGACCACTACTTCGACAACCTGCTCAGGTTCTTGACTGATAACGAAGTCTACAAAGTGGCTCAGGCCAGGGGGCGAGAGATGGGCAAGACCCACAACTGGGCAGAGATCTCGAAGCAGGTCCGCTTGCTCATGGGGCTCACATGAAACTCGGGTTCCTTTTCGGCCCCATCAGCGCAGGCACAACGTCGCCTCAGGGTCCTCGGCCCTTCGACTTCACGCGTATCAATCAGGACCCCCGCGGCCTGACGGGCACGGATGGCTCGTTCCTGTCGTACGCGAAATTCATGGCTGCTCGAGGCCATGACGTGACTGTCTTCTGTGCGGAAAATCCCCAAACGATGATGTGGGGCCAGGTCAAAGTCCGCCCATATCCTGAGCGCGGATGCATCGACGAGACCTGGGATGCTGCGTTGACTTGGAACGAGCCCGCGGCGCTCGGTATTGTCAGCCCGAAAGTCGTACGAATCTGTGACATGCAGTTCAACGACTTTTCGTATGTCAAAGGGCACGAGTATGCTTGGGTGGATGCGTTCGGCCCGGCTTCGACGTCGCTCGGTGAGCGATTGAAGACGATGGGCCCGCCGGCCCACATCCCGTGGTACACCATGTACAACGGGTGCGACCCCACCGTCTACGATATGGCTCCGAAGGTGCCGGGTCGTTGCATTTACACATCGTCGCCCGATCGCGGACTCCACCTGGTCCTTGACCAGTGGCCACGCATTCGCGAGGCTGTTCCCCATGCCGAGCTTCGAGTGTTTTATCACTCGATGGCCCATTGGTTCGAGAGCATCCCCGGGCTGATTAGTGCGCCTCAGGCCAATCTGCGTGAGCACGGTCGTCGAGCAATGTTCGTGCGCGACAGGCTCGACTTGCCGGGTGTCATTCACATCGGATCCATTTCCCGGGACCAGCTCGCGCTCGAGTACAGCGAGGCAATGGTTCTGGCCTATCCGTGCGATCCCTTCCAATACACGGAAGGGTATGGAGTAGCCATCATCGAGGGCTGCGCTTCAGGCGCAGTGCCGGTCATCTCTCGAGCGGATGCGCTTCCAGAAATCTATGAGGGTGCATGCCCGATGGTCAATGCGCCGGCGAGCCATCACGGTCACGAGTGGGCCGACTTGGTCATCAAGCTCTTGAAGGACGAGCAAGAGCACAAGAAGTGGTGGGATCTTGGCCGTGAACGCGCCAAGAAGTACGACTATCGAGTTCTCTGCGTCGAACTCGAGCGCATCATTCAGGACGTCAAAGCCAAGAAGGCTAGCCAATGAACAAGACAGTATGCCTGCGACCGATCGACGGACCGTCAGCGGATCGATGCAATCCGGTTCTGGTCGAGATCGTGTCTCAAGACGACGAAGACGACGACGGTCTCGAAGGATGCTGTGAGGAATGCGGTAATCCGATCACAAGGGGCCCGCGGTAGTCCAGAACGCGTGGATCACCGCTCCGCGTGGAACCCGCTCGACTTTGTAGCCGAGATTCCATGATTCGATGATCTCCTGACATTGCTGGCTGAGTGATGGGTCGCGGAAGATGTGCTCCTCGATGAGCATCCGGGGCTTGCACCGCTTTATCAGCTCGGCCGCCCCTCGCAACATCTTAGCCTCGTGCCCCTCGATGTCGACCTTGATCATGTCGACCTTGTCCAGATTCCCCAAGACGCTGTCGAGCGGGACTAGCTTGAGCGGCTCGTGATACCCAGGGAAAGAATTCGAACCGGCAAGTCGAGGACCGAATACATCGATTCCCGTGATCTCCTCTTCTTTGTCTGAGGCTCCGACCCGCATGATGTGAATGTTGAAATCGGGGTTGATGGCGACGTTGGCTGCGAGGCAATTCGAGCAGAGCTTGTAGGGCTCGAAAGCCCATACCTCCGCGCCCTGGACGGCTGCAGTCAGGGTATATCCTCCGCAGTTCGAACCCACGTCTATGACAACGTCACCCGGCTGGAAATGCCAGTGACGTTCGCGGACCTCTTTTTCGTCCTCGAACACCCACCATGTGTCATTGGACCTGTCCGGGTCGAGTCCTGTCTGCTCGCTCCAGTACACGAAGCTGAACTCTTTACCGGCAAAAGACCCACGTCGAATCTCTGTCCCGATCATGGAGGACTATACAGAGTTCTAATCAGGCTTTTTCGGGGTGAATATCATTCCGCTCGGGAGGCTTGTCGGCAAGGATAGGGGATCGCCGGAGCCGGTCCTGATGATCACACCGCCCTCGGTGTTTTTGCTCGACGAGCGGGTATTCATGAGTCTCGGCATCCTCAAGGTGGCCGCTGTTCTTGAGCGTGCGGGTCACGAGGTCGAACTCCTCGATTTGTCGGGCATCGAGAACTATCTCGATGTCGTCGACGAGTACGCCAAGAAATCCCGGGCTCGGGTCGCAGCCCTGACTACGACCACACCGCAATTGCCGGCCGCGGTGAAGGTGGCTGAGCGCATCCGAGCCGTCCGACCGGACATGAAGATCATCATCGGCGGCCCGCACGTCACACTTGTGCATTCGGCCGTCAAGCTCGAGAAGAAGGCAGGTCGCACTGGCCGTGCCCACGCCGCACTCGACCGCTTGCTGCAGAATTTCGACGTTCTTGTCTCGGGTGATGGTGAGGCTGCCGTATTCGCTGCTCTCAAACCCGACGCTCCTCGCATCATCGACGGTGACGACCCTCGAAGCGGGCTGTTCATGACGGACGTTTCCTACGATGCATCGCCCTACCCGGCACGGCATCTCGTCGACGTCAGCTCATACAATTACACCATCGATGGCGAGAAGGCCACGAGTCTCATCGCGCAGCTCGGCTGCCCATTCGGATGCGGGTTCTGCGGTGGCCGCAATTCCAAGTCCCTGCGCATGATCCGCACTCGCACGACGCAGTCTATCGTGCGCGAAGTGGCGATGCTTCATCGCAACTACGGATTCCGCGGGTTCATGTTCTACGATGACGAACTGAACGTCAACCCGAGCATCGTCGAGCTGATGAATGCACTGTCGGATTTGCAGTCCGAAGTAGGCGCCGAGTTTCGACTCCGCGGGTTTGTTAAGTCGGAGCTTTTCACGGACGAACAGGCTGCGGCCATGTACCGCGCTGGCTTCCGCTGGCTTCTCTGCGGATTCGAGGCGGCTTCTCCGCGCATCCTGCAGAACATCAACAAGAAAGCGACTATCGACGACAACACGCGCGTCCTCGAAATCGCTCGCCGCCATGGGCTCAAGGTCAAGGCCCTGATGTCGGTGGGTCATCCCGGAGAGTCCGAGGAAACGATCACCGCGGTACATGATTGGCTCTTGCAGGTCAAGCCAGACGATTTCGACTGCACGGTCATCACGACCTACCCCGGCACCCCGTATTACGACGAGGCCATCGAGCACCCGACGCTCGAGGACGTTTGGACGTACACATGTAAGAAGTCCGGTGATAGGCTGCATGCCTACGACGTGGACTTCACGAAAGTGGCCGAATATTACAAGGGCGACCCCAACGGCGGGTACCACTCGTACGTCTTCACCGATCACCTGAGCGGTGAAGAGCTGGTGAAGATGCGCAATTGGGTCGAGAACTCCGTGCGCGAGAAGCTCGGTATTCCGTTCAATCCAGGCAAGGCGGCCATGCGTTACGAGCACTCCATGGGCCAGAGCGACCTTCCTCATTTTATCCTGAGAAGGAGCCCCCCAATGGCCGAGGCCGTCGCCGAGTAACGTTGCAGACAGGTGGCAGATGAAGCTGGCGATGATCGGGGCGGGATACGTTGGTTTGGTTTCGGGCACGGGATTCGCGCAGTTCGGGAACGAAGTGGTTTGCGCGGACACCGACGCGACCAAGATCTCCCAGCTCAACCGCATCAAGTCGCCGATCTACGAGCCCGGCCTGGACGACCTGCTCGCCAGCAACATGGGCGAGGGTCGGCTGTCCTTCACGACTGATGTTCATCAATCGATCGTTCAGGCCGACGTCGTCTTCATCACTGTCGGCACGCCGCAGGCTTCGGACGGGTCGGCCGACCTATCGAGTGTGATGGCCACGGCGCGCACGATCGGAGAAGTCTTGCGCGAGACCAAGCAGCCCCACAAGGTTGTCGTGGTCAAGAGCACAGTGCCGGTCGGGACGACGCACGCAGTCGGCAAGATCATCTCGTCGTACTTCGACAAGCACTGCTGCGTGGCCTCCAATCCGGAGTTCCTCCGCGAGGGTACGGCGGTCGAAGACTTCATGCGGCCCGACCGAGTGGTCATTGGAACCACCTGCGCCGGCGCAAGAGACGCCCTCATGCGGCTCTATCGGCCGATGGCCTCGGGCAAGACGCTCGTCATGGATCCGGCGTCCTCCGAACTCGTGAAGTACGCCTCGAATGCGTTTCTTGCGACGCGCATTTCGTACATAAACGAGCTGGCCAGACTCGCTACCGCTCTTGGGGCGGACATCGACTTCGTGCGTCGCGGGATGGGCGCCGATCCCCGTATCGGACACCAGTACCTGTACCCCGGGCCCGGGTACGGCGGCTCCTGTCTTCCCAAAGATGTGATGGCTCTGCGTCACATGGCGGAGATGGTCGGGCAGGATCTTCTCGTGGTCAACGCAGCGAACAACGCCAACAACGTCCAGCGACACCTGCTCGGCCAGCTCGTGTCCAAGTTCTACGGCAATCTGCATGGCAAGAAGATCTGCGTGTGGGGTGCCGCGTTCAAAGCGGAGACCGACGACATCCGCGAGTCTCCTGCTGTCGATTTCATCGACGATATGCTCGCGGCCGGAGCCGACGTCATCGTGCATGACCCGCAAGCTTTGCAGCGGGTGCACGAGAGATACGGCAATCGCGTGAGCATCGCGAGCGAAATGTACGAGTCTGTCCTTGGTGCGGACGCCATCGTCCTTTGCACCGAGTGGCGTCAGTATCGCAATCCTGACGTGCAGCATCTCAAGCGCCTATCCCGGGACCTGGTGGCCTTCGATGGCCGCAACGTTTGGGACGAGCGCGATTTTGACGCAGCCGGCGTCAAGCTGTTCGGGATCGTCCGGAAGTATCAGCCAGAATCAGAGGCCGCTCTGCATGCCGTCGAAGACAATCTTGATCCAATCGGCGTGCTCGACACACCGAACGGCGTTGTCTCGTCGCGGCGACCCACGCCGCTTCAAAACCACGCCGTGAATGAAACCGGATCGAGCCTGCGAGCCCTCGCGAAATGACCGGGCTTCCGCGTCGATCTGACGCGCGATAGTCTCGTCGGCCGCCAGAAGCTCCGTCGCCTTGATGTCGGGCGTGTCCTTGCCCTCGAGCAGCTTCTCCAGGGCCTCCCGCCGCTTCTCGATGGGCTCGCCTGAGAAGTCTCGCGTGTCGACCCGGATGGCGTCCCAAAGCGTCAGGGCGCACACGGCCGAGCGATTGTGCTTCCAGGCGCCGCGCTTGGACATGTTCCAAATCTCGCCGTCCAGAAGAGTGCCTTCCGGCATCTGGAGCAATGCGAGCTGCTTGTTCAAGTTGTCCGGCATCGTGATCAGCCGCTTCTCGCGGGTCCAGAGCGTCACGATGTTGTTCGCGCCGACCTGCACGATGGCTCGCCAGCCGTCGAACTTCTTCTCCATGAAGTAGTTGGAGAGTGTCAACGTCTGGAAGACTGACCATGGCGCCCGCACTGGCTTGAACGGAAACTTCCAGGGCAGCTGCGCGGTCATCGTCATAGACCGGGCTACACGATGTGGCCTCGGACTTACGGGCCGTGCTTTCGGCTTCTCTGTGACTGCAGAGCGCCTGGTCCATACAATCTGCGGCTGCACTTGTATCCGGTCCGAGTTCTCGCTCATCCAGCGGAAGGAAATGGCGAGCTTGCGCAGTCCTCTGAGCATGGCCTCTCGACTATACCTTTTATGTCGACCAGAGATATGAGTCTGCTCTCTCTGGCCGCCCGGGTAGCATCGCGTTCCGTCTGCGCTCAGCAGCAATCTGAAGGTCTGCCCGCGGATGCTCCGCCCGCGGTTGTTTCGCAGCAGGAACAGCAGGGCCAGCAGGAGCAGGTTGGCTACATCAAGCACGAGAAGGGCAAGGGCTACTGCGTCAAGTCCGAGAAAAACCCGGACTGGAGTGGTGGTTGCTATCCCTCGCACGGCAAGGCCGAGGAGCGCCTCAAGCAGGTCGAGAAGTTCAAGCACATGAAGAAGGGCGCAGTTACGCCCAACGACATCGCACACGACATCCGGCTCGTCGCCGCGCGTCTTGCCAACTCGACGAAACCTCAGCTCGAGGTCGTACTGTCCGACCTGCAGTCCATCATCGCTGCGATGGAGACCACTGGGCAGCAAGAGCAGCAGGGTCAGCAGCAAGCTGACTGGAAGATGACCCTCGAGGACGCGGAGGGCGACGAGCCCATTCCCGAGGTCCATCTGAACGAGGGCGAACACCAGGGTCAGCAGCAGGAGACGGCCAAGTCTCCTCCGGGCTGGGGTGGCGTCGTCGAGAAGATGGTCAAGGACCACGGCTTCTCGAAGGAGCGGGCCGAGGCACTCAGCTGGAACCAATACAACGAAGGCCATACGCCGCACGTCAAAGAGTAAGGTGCCTTCATGGCGACCACATTCCGGCGGGGTCAGGAGTTGGGGCGCGCGAATGGCCTCAACATCTTCCTGAAGTCGAAGGACGGCTCGCCCACCAACGCGGCCGAGATCACCTACAGCGTCTACGATTTCACGACGGGACTCGAGGTCATCCTCCCGCCAGCGAATCGTCATCCGCGCAATCCGGCAACGGGTGAATACTTCGCTTGTTTCGTCATCCCGCTCGACGCCAATATCGGCAACTATCGCATTCGCTGGTACTTCAGGCAGTTCGTCAACTCGCCTCAAGTCCAGACGGTCCAGGAGTTCTCGATCGTCGATAACGCGACGCAGGTCGTGACCCTTCCTGGGATCACGCCCATCGAGTACGACCTCATTCGCGGCATGCGCATCATGCTCCGCGACAACAACCCGGCGCGCAACTACCACTTCGTGCCGCCGGCGGGCGAAGAATCGGTCAACGAGTTCACGCGTGTGTTCGGCTACATTTGGGAGGACGCGGAACTGCTCGAGTTCCTGCGGATGTCCAACGACTCCATCAACATGTACCCGCCGCAGACGTTCTACCAGACGCTCGACCAGCTCATCTCGGAGCACCGCGACTGGCGCACTCTGCTCTTCACAGGCGCTATGGTGCACGCGGTCAACGCCGTGTCCTTGAACTGGATCCTCGACGAGTTCGGATACACCATCGGCGGTGTGTCGCTCGACTTGGAGAAGAGCGCCAAGTACCAGGGCATGGCCAACGACGCCCAGCAGCGTTTCACCGACTTCGTGACAGCCGCGAAGGAGACCGTGAAGATCATTCGCGGTTTGCGTCAGTCACGCTTCGGTGTCGGCATCCGCAGCTCGTTTGGTCCCAGCGTCGGCCGCGGCGCCCTTACTCCCCGCCGCTTCCTCGGTATCTGAGCGCTGAATCATCCCGTCCGCGCACAGGACGGCCATGAGAAGCGCGATGCTCGCGGCTCGACCGTCACCTTCCGGGACTGGTCCTGGAATGGCAACCTTGTCGTCGAACCAGAGCTTGTTCGCTCGAAGTCTGTCGCCTCGGAGTCGGACTTCGTCCGGCAGGTAGCCAGTCAGCTCGGCGATTTTCTGCTCGTCTGGCCCGCAGTGCAGCGACGCAAGGAAGATAGCCCCGGACTTGTACGCCTCGGGCTCCCAATTGGTGTCGAGATCCTGCATCTGCGCATCGATGAGTTCCATGTTCGAACATGGAGGCAGGCAGCCGAAGCAAAGAGTCCGCTTTTCGGGATGACGGCTGTCCACGTTGCCGCAAAAGTTGTGGACCCAATCGCCGCACTTGTGACAGCGTTTGCGTTCCTTGTATGGAACTTCCTTGTCGCAGACCTTGCAGACGCAGGGATGAGGAAACCGGGCCCGACCCACACCCAGGTTACAACCAAGCCTCCAGAATTTTCATGCGTGCCCAGAATATGAGACTCGAGTCCATCGCTGCTCGCGTTGCGGCCTCTACCCACGAGAGCCTGGAGCACCCGGCGACCGAGTACAGCGTCCGGACGGAGATAGCCTTCAGCGCAGAGTTCGAGGGACAGGTCGCCAAGGATGTTCTGGTCAAAAAGCTCGAGTCCGAGGTCATGAGCGCGCTCGAGGCGGCCATCAAGGTGGTATCCCGGGAACTGCGCTTGGAACCGGGCCGCGTGCTTGTCAAGCCTCTGAAGCTCGAGGTAGCCATCAACGACCAGGGTGACTTCGGCGAAGACGAGCAGGGCGAACAGGAAGAATAGTCGCTCGGTACTGTGCGGCATGATCCACCGCCAAGCGAAGCTCTCGGCCGAAGAGCTTCAGAGTCTCGCCAAGCTCGAGTCGTCCGCCCAGCATTGGGCCATCCAGGCTTGCAACCTGGAAATGCAGCACAAGCAAGCCATGGCACAGTTCGAGGCCATCACAACGGCCCGCAATCAGCTCCTGAGCAAGGCGTACAAGGAAGCGGGTGTCGACGAGAACACCATCCAGGACATCCGCATTAGCATGAACAAGGAGACCAAGGAGGGCCTGGTGGACATCGTCTGCGTGCCCAACCCGATGGCTCCGCCGGCGAACGGAGCCCCTCCGCCGCCCGTCCCGCAAGCTGCTCCTGCGCCCCCGGCTGGCGAGTCGCCAACCTCCTAATCGGGTATCGAAGGAAGGGACATGCCCTTCCCGCCCGATCGCCCAATAGGCACGCTCGAGCTTCAGTATCCGGCGCTGCCTCTGCCACCGCTGAACATCATGTGTTCAAGCGGGTTCGAACTGCATGTCACGGACTTGAGGTGGACGAGTCCGACAGAGATTCCAGCCAACACGCAGTTCGACATCGTGGGCGTCAACGTCTACCGGAGCTTCGACTCCGAGTATGGGCCCTACGTCCGGCTCAATGCCTTGCCCATTGGCGGGGACTTCTATCGCGACCGACTCCTCATCCGGGTCGCCATGAACGAGAATGTCACCCAGCGCTTCATCGCGCGCGGTGACACGGACCCGGATGGCCGCTGGATCTTCCAAACGGAGAACAAGCCGATAATCCTCGACACGACGTCGGCTCACAGCCCGAATTGTACGAACCTCAACGTCTACGTCACAGTCAACGGCATCCCGGCGTTCGTCGAGAGCATCAACGCCAAGATGGGAGAGGTCGAGCTTCGCCGGACCGTGACCTTCGACGTGGCTTCGCAGGTGCAGTCTCCGCCCGTCCTGCCTCAGAATCCGACTGACCTCGTCCTGGCGACGTACCGCTACTACCTCGAGCGTGAGGTCCCCTCGGAGCTGGACCAGAAGACTTATTACCGGATCACGACGGTCGCCGTCGACAGGAACACCGGCGCGCTCATCGAGACCTCGCTGGACCGCGCGGCCGAGGCCAACAATCGTCAGATAGAGAGCCTGGACTGGATTTGGCGTGAAGCCATCCGCCGTAACCGCTGGATGCTGGGCAACGGTGGCGAGCCGGTCAAACTCTTCAAGATGAAGCTGGTCGGCCCGAAGTGCGGCTGCTACGACTATTCTCGCAAGCAGCCCGACGCTTCCTGCCTCACGTGCTACGGCACGAGCATCATCGGAGGATACGACGGTCCGTACGACATCCTCATCGCTCCGGAAGATGGGGAACGCTCCATTTCGCAGGGCAATCGAGGTCGCACGGTCCAGCACCCGTACGACACGTGGACTGGTCCGAGCCCGCTGCTGACCCAGCGCGATTTCTTCGTGAAGCTCAACGGCGACAGGTACGGAATCGGCCCGGTGCGCATGCCGAGCATTCGTGGCATGCAGCTCCAGCAGTTCTTCACGACGTCGCACCTCGACACAGCCGATATTCGGTACAAAGTTCCCGTCATTCAGACGGAACTCCTCGTCGCACCGCAGACTCGGTACATCGTTCCGGGCAAGGGTAAAGCATTCCCGATGCTCACTGACCGCGAGACCATTCCGGCCGAGCGTCAGTATCGCGGTAACTCGCCGACTGCAGAGAACACGAACCGTAGGTAATCGTGGCCAGCATCGCGACCAGCCTGGTGGCACAACTCGAGAGGGCCACTGAGGCAGTCAAGGACGAGATTGCCAAAGACGGCCTGATGGCACTGAAGAAAGTGCTCGACGAGGCTGGCTTCCCGCAAAAGCCGATGCTCAAGGACTACGAGGTGTTCTCGCACGTTGGCGCCGAGGGCATCGTGTTCGAAATCCTTCTTCAGCTCGAGGCGGTCGACATCGACGTCAAGAAGCTCGAGGAATCGGCAGCTCGAGCCGCCGAAGCGTACGAAGAAGCGGCCGACAGGACCTACCAGGTTATCGCCCGCGGAGGCTTCAACCGCGTCGCGCGGATGAAGGATAAGAGGCGGCCTGTTCCAAGTGCGCTCAACAGGCCCAATCGGACCCGGTCCAACTTGCGCCAGTGGGGTCCCAACAGTAGCAAATATGGACCGCGCAACGCGTTCAAAGGTCCTGAAGAGCGCAAGATGAACCATAGGCTCGCCATGAGCGCGCCGCGCGACATGAACATCAACCGAGAGGGTCGGCTCTCGGTCACTTTCGAACGCCAGACTCGGGTGGCCAAATCGGGCGACATCCACTTTCCGCAGGGCAAGTTCCAGGGCATCATGAAGAGGTTCATGGATGAGCTGCGGCAAGTAGTGTTGGAGAAGTTCGCACCGCAGATAGAGAAGATTCTCAAGAACTACATATCCACATGATGTACTTGGTGACGAACCGATTGCCTTCGAGCCTGACCATCGAGGACATTGGTGTGCGGCTCGATGGTGCTGGCGGTGCATCCAGCTCGAAGCTCTTGCCCGAGCAGACCTTCATGTCGTCGCGCCAGGTTCGAGAGTACGAACGCAAGAAGTGGATAACCATAGAGCAGCGCGCTCCCGCCCCAGTTCCGCCGAAACCGCCCATCCCAGTGTGGCCTTTCTCGGCTGCTCCCTCGCACCCCACAATTCCTCCGCCGGCGCCGCCCGTGGAATCCGCCATGCTCCAAAGCATCATGGCGAAACTCGATAGTATGGCTGCCGCTCTTCAACGGGCGCCTACCCCGCAAGTCATCTATCAGACGGCCTCTGCTCTTCCCGGTCAAGCCGCGCAGGCAGTCAGCAAGCCTTCTGATGAGCCGATGTTCATACCGAAGCAGATAGTGCCAGAATCCGCCGAGGTCAAACTCAACGTCCAAACCTCGGAAGCTGACACGGAAGACTTCGACGCCGGACTCGAGGCCCTCAAGAAAGCGCGCAAGAAGTAATGCCCCGCCAATCCTTCTGGTCCAACGAAGCAAGGGACTTCCTGCTGGAGTGCGGCAGGCAGGACCTGGTGGATAGTGGGGACGCTCTTGCTCAGCGGGTGGCGGCCCTGGTGCTGACCGCCCTGGGCCGTCTCGAGCAGTATGCGAAGGGTGACCTATACTCCGGCCGCGGTGGTGTCGACCTTCTGAACCACCCGGAGGCACTGGCTCACTTCGACGAGTTCGTGAACAAGCGGCTGCGCGCGGAGATAGTCGTCCTCGAGCAGCTCCTGGCTACCTTCGACGACTTGCGTGAACGACAGGATTCTGCTCCTGTTCCGGAATCCAAAGATATACTGCCCAGGTGGTACTGAGCTGTATTGTCCTGGATACGGAGACGCAGACCCATGACCGACACCAAGAAGCCTGAAGACGCGGGGGTAGGACTCGACTGCGGCACGATGAATTTCGTGGCCGCGCGGCGCAGTGCCAAGAAGATCGTGCACTCCCGGGTCCGCGACGCCTTCTTGGACCTTCCGCTCGACACCAAGCGGATGCTCAAGATCTCCAACACCGACTACGTGGAGGTCGACGGCAAGCTCCTAGTCATCGGTGACAAAGCCCTCGAGACGGCCAACCTGTTCAACAGGGAGGCTCGTCGTCCCATGTCCCAGGGCGTGATCGCCTCGGGCGAAATCGACGCGCAGCAGGTCATCGGTCTGATGATGAAGCAGATCTTGGGCGAGCCTCGCATGCCCAAGGAGAAGTGCTGCTACTCCATCCCGGCGCCGGCGGTCGACGTCGTGGGGTCGGACGTGACCTACCACCGGGCAATCCTCGGCAAGATCCTGGGCGAACTCGGGTATCAGGCAGAGCCCGTCAACGAAGCGCTCGCCATCATCTATGCGGATTGCACGAAGGAGAGCTTCTCCGGACTCGGCATCTCGTATGGCTCGGGCATGACAAACGTGTGTCTGGCGTACAACGCCATGAGCGCCCTCGAGTTTTCTCTCGGCAAGGGTGGTGACTGGATCGATGGTGGTGCGGCCAAAGCTGTCAACTCGACGGCGGCCAAGATGTGCGCCGTCAAGGAAGGCGGCATCGACATCACCAAGCCCAAGACGCGCGAGGAAGAGGCCATCGCGCTCTTCGTCCAGACACTCATCGATTACACCATCGACGAGTTCAGCAAGCGCTTCGCGAAGGCCAAGAACGAGCTTCTCGTCCCGAAGCCCATCCCCATCATCGTGTCGGGCGGGACCTCGCTCGCCGGCGGCTTCCTCGACAAGTTCAAGGAGCGCTTCGAGCTTCATCGCGCCAAGTTCCCCATCCAGATCTCGGAGGTGCGTGGCGCGATCGACCCGATGACGGCCGTCGCGACTGGTCTCCTGATGCTGTCTCAGATGGACGACTGAGACCTTTATGGCATAGGAGAGCGCATGGCACACATCAAAGGCGCGATGTTCCCGCGGACGTTGTTGACCGAAGCCGACGTCATCGAATTCTGCTATCCGGACCTGCACAAGGCCCAGAAGGCGGACAAGGGCGCTGCACCTCCTCCCCCTCCCACCCCGGCCGCTACGCCGAAGTCCAAAGCGAAGAAGGCAAAGGTCGAAGTCGACGATTCCGAGCGCACGACTCTCCCGGCTCCCGAGCCTGCAACGGAACCGGATCCGTTCAAAGGAGTCTGACCTGGGCTCGGGTGGAGGCCCGCTGTGAAGAATTGGCTCACCAACGCCACGAAAGAGCGGGTCATCCACGAACTCAAGCAGATCCTCTACGATCACCCGAGGTATCGAGAGGACTCCGAGAACGTCCAGAACAAGTTCTCGTTTGAGCAGCGGCCCCAGCGCGGCATTATCGTTGATAACACGACGGCTGACCGTGTTCGCCTGAGCGCGGACAACTACGTCGGCCGTCTGTCGTCATTCGTGATGCTCGCGCCAGTCAAGAACTTCCCGGGCACTTCACTCGAGTGGACCCGCGAGAATTTCACCATTCTCGAGGAAGTCAACCCGGACAGAAGTGTCTTCCCGACTCCGCCTGGCGTCTACATCGTCACGGTGCAGGAGCTTCCAGACGACGCTCGCCAGAAGCCGGGAAAGTTCATCGTAGACCCGATCATCACGGTCCTAAACGAGCCGCTCATCTACTTCACGAACTCGGCGGATCAATACGCTCAGCTTTCTCACGAGAACGTGTATCCGGGCTCGCTGCGTCTGTCGCTCAACAACAGACGCGTCCTCGTTCCTGGGGTCGACTACTCGGTCAACTACGAGGCCGAGGATAACACCACCGTCGTTACGTTCCTGCAGCCGACTCCCGCCGGCGATTCCATTTTCGCCAACTACAGGTACCAGCTGCCTCAGCAGGGTCCCTACGACTTCTACCGCGATTGGACGGATATTCAGTCTATCCCCGGCGCTGTTCTGGCGTTCGGAGACCGCGTGCAGAAGGGCGACCAAATGGCCATCGTCGTCACCGGAACTCGCGGCGAGGTGGCCGAAGTTTACGGTGGCAAGTTCGAGGTCACTTTCAGCCTCATCGTGTTCGCTCGTGATGCGACCGACAGAGAGCGCATGAGTGACTACGTGGTCGAGAAGTTCCTCGAGCGGCAGAACGTCCTCGGGTTCGAGGGACTTGAGCTTCTCGACATCACTCCCGGCGGCGAGAGTGAAGAGGTCTACAACGCCGAGATCGACGACTACTACTACGAGAGCGCGGTCACCCTTTCGCTGCGCGTGGACTGGGAGACCTGGGTCCCGTTGCCGATCGTCATCAACCGCACGGACCTCACGTCCGAATCGCAGGCCAACACCCTTGGTTTCCTCTCGGGCGCAGCCTCCTACGATTTGCTCCAGTTGGCCACCGAGCTTGGGATCAATGGGGTGCCGGTCAAGATTGGCAAGAAGCTGACCTACGAGCGTGTTTTGAGTCCGTTTATAACGCTACTAATTGGTAGTGTTATTCAATGGCATCATCAAAATCCGTCTGGACAATTTACTGTCATACACATACTGACTCTGGTCGTCGTTACATTGGTATCACTTCTCGGACAATGGAGAAGCGATGGAAAGACCATGTCTCGACTGCCCTGAGAAGTAAGGGCGGACGTTGGCACTTTCCGAATGCTATTCGCAAATATGGACCGGACGCCTTCTCCCACGAAGTCCTAGAGACTTGTCAAAATATCGAAGTTGCGAATCTAGCAGAAGAATGTTGGATCGAATTTTTTTAACACTCGGAATCCAGAGATTGGATTCAACATCATGCGTGGGGGTCTTCATGTTCCACACCCAACGAAGAACCCGTGGGATGATCCCGATTTTCGTGATAAATGTACTTCCGCTTCCAGGAAGCGCGCTCGAGATCCTGCTTGGCGAGCCAAAGTGTCTGCGTCACACAAGGGTGTGAAACTTAGTCCAGAACATTGTGCAGCGATTGCTCGATCAAGGCTTGGAAAGCCCCTGAGTCCCATAGCGATTGCGAAAGCTTTGCCGAAAATTATAGAAAAAATGTTGCATCCTGACATGCAAACATTACTTTCGGAATCGAGCAGGAAAAACTGGAACGATGCTAACTACCGCACCAAAGTGACGGCTAACATCTCATCAGCGCTGCTTGATAAATGGAAAGACCCCGAATTTCGTGCGAAGAAAATAAGTTACACATCCACTCAAAAGATTTGTAAGAAACATGGCTTAATTCCACTCAATGAGTGCTATGTTGGCAGGACTCATTTAGACGCTCCGAGAATTGAGTGCAAGCTTTGCGTTGACGCACGCAACAAACAGCGACGAGACTCTCATAAGGTATTGTGAACTGTGCCGATTTTTGAGTATCGCTGCGAGCCCTGCAACGCGGAGTTCGAGGAGACCCTCGTCAACCAGGACGATATCAAGCAGTACGAGAATGCCCATCCATGTCCCGGATGTGGCCAATTGGCACCGCGGGCTGGAGTCTCTCTCACCAACTTTAGCTTCAAGGGTGGTGTGAGAGGAGAGAGTGGAGTGCACGGCCAGTCGGGCGTGCATGATCTCGACTACCCCTCCCTAGATAAAGCTGTTGGCCGGAGTGCAGCCAAGCGCTGGAACCGAATCAACGGAGAACAGGCGGAACGTGACAAGGTGCGGCGCGAGACTGGCGCCGCTGCCATCGCGAAGGAGCCTGGCAAAGACAAGAACACCTTCCGGCCTGCGGATGGTGAGAGTCTCAAGGTCCGTGAGATGGGAGTCGCCCGCTACTTGGTCGAAAAGCGTAAAGCTGGCGACTGATCACGAAATTTTGATATTCGAGCTTTCATGATGGGCGACGTTTGGAGCCCAGCTCGGATACGCATACCAATCTCGATACGCAGACCACGTCGCCCGCCGATACCAATACGCATATTTAGACTTCTGCTCGACCAAGGGAGCTAAGATGGGCATCGGACCTTTCTCGACCTACGCGCCCCCCGGCGTTTACGTGCAAACGCTGGCCGAGCCGGTGCTGAACCAGATCCTCGGCGGGTTGCGGGTCCCAGTTCTGATCGGAGTCGCGCAGGAGAGCCTGACGCAGACGAACTTCGAGCTGATTCGCGGCTCCAGCAGCGTCGCTGACACGCCGGTGTACGGCGAGGATCCCACTGGCCGTTTCGTGGTCAGCGGAACGAACGCGCAGCCCGTGCTCGGCAACGCCAACGGGACGATCACGAAGTTCAAGGTGCGCAACTACCCGATCGTCGATGGATCGGGCGTGGGCAAGGTCACCTACGACACCACGAAGGTGTCGGTCACGGTCAACGGCAGCCAAGCAGTGGTTTCGGCCGTCGACGGACAGAACGGCATCATCCAGCTGCTCATCCCGCCGCAGCCGACTGACATCGTCGCGGTCAACTACTACTTCCACCGTGGCGACACTCGGATCACCGACAACGTCTCGCCGCAAGTCACGCCGACTCCGGGCATCCTCGTGGCGCCCAAGGCCGAGACCTACAACATCATCCTCGGCGTCAACGACACGCTGCAACTGACGGTCGATGACACGAACACCGTCGCCATCAAGCTGACGGCCGGCGCCACGCGCGCCGCCTCGGACATCGCCAACGACATCAACGCGGCAAACGTCACGGACCTCACGGCGTCGGTGCACGTCGACAACCAGGGCCTGAACCACGTTCAGCTGGTGTCGCAGGGCAACATCCTGGTGGGCTCGGGCAACGCCAACGGCGCCCTCGGCTTCAACCCGGGACAAACCACGGGCCGCAACAATGCGTTCCGCGTCTACAACGGACCGATCGTCGATGGTTCGGGCGGCGGCATCACGACCACCGACCCCTCGAAGGTCACCGTGCTGGTCAACAACCAGCAGGTTCTCGCCGCAGCTGTCGACGGACAGCACCAGACCGTGACGCTGCCCTTCGCCCCGAAGCCTGGGTCGATCGTCGCCATCACGTACTACTTCAACACGTGGCAGGACACGTTCGACTACCTGCCCAACAGCAACGTCCTGTCGGTCACCAACTGCGGTATTGGCCCCGGCCGCACCGACTTCGTGAACGGCCCGGACTTCGTCATCGTCAACAACGGCGAGCAGTCCACCATCCAGTGGGGCACCGCCTTCACGGTGGCGGCTGGCAACACGACGGGCACGGCGAACTTCGACTCGACGGTCATCACGGGCCTTCTGGTCGACAACCGCATCTTCGCGGCTCCGCTCGCCCGCTACACCGACCCGACGACCAACCAGGTCAGCACTACCAAGTTCGTGATGCCGCTGTCGCCGACGACTGGCAACGGCCGCGACACGCCGCTGGGTCAGTCGCTCTACCAGACGATCACCAACGGCCGCATCGACCTTCCGACCAACCGTCCGGATCTCGTCATCGTCTACGTCGGCAAGAGCTGGCGTGACGCGCAGGCGCATCCTCCGGTTCAGGTCAACGCGGTCGATTCTTCGACCAACATCGTGACCCTGGCCAATCCGGTCCCGGCCGACTACCAGGCGTTCGCGACCTTCTGGTACAACCGCATCGGCGAGGACGTCTTCACCTTCTCGGTGCAGACCGTGGGTCCGAGCGGAGTGGGCCAGTACACCGTGTCGTCGGCGGCAACCGGCGGCAACCTCTTCAACGTGACGTTCGGCACGGTCTCGGGTCTGTCCAAGCAGGTCCAGTGGCCGAGCGGCGTGCAGAACAACCCGGATGCGTTCCTCACGGGCGCAGGAAGCCCGGTCCCGGAGACGGTGACCGTCCAGTTCCTCGACTCGCTGGACCCCGCGTACGGCGCCTCGTTCACCAACGCCAATCCCGAGCCGTACGACCTGTACACCTTCAGCCAGAACTTCGGCGGGGTGGTCATCGACGGCAACGCGCCGGTCACGGTCAACCTGGGCACTGCCTTCCCGGCTCTGCTCCTCGGTCAGCCCGTCGCCAACCCCAACGCGTTGGTCTTCGCATCGACCGACTACATCGCGCTCAACATCGACGGCATCAACATCGCTGCGGTCCCCATGGTCGGGATCACGACGATGGCCGGCGTGGTGTCCGCGCTCAACACGGCGATCGATGCTGACGTCCAGACTCACAAGGACGGAACCGGCACCTTCTTCAGCACGGCACCGAACAACCTCGTGTCGGCCACCTCATTCGCGGGCGGCACCGAGGCGATCCTGCAGATCAAGGGCCGCAACGTCAACAGCTCGGCGCTCTCCGGCCTCATCTCGAACGCCACTGTCATCACGCCGGTCGGCGCGGGACAGTCCAACGGCGCTCCGAAGGTCGGCCTGCAGAGCAACAACACCTCGGTGGGCTCGTACAACGCTTTGAACCAGCCGGCCCAGCTCGTCGGTACGGCCATCGCGCCCTACAACATCTCGCAAGGCGTCAACGACAGCCTCCAGCTGTCGGTCGACGGCCAGCAGTTCGGCGTCACTCTGCCGTCCGGCCCCGCCGTTCCTCTGAACGACGTGGTCACGGCCATCAACGACGCGTTCCTCTCGGTCGCGTCTCCGACTGACGTGGCGGCGATGACGGCCAGCCTCATCACGGTCGTCAACAACATCCGCACGCAGTACAACGCGCACGTTGGGTCGGTATACCCGACGGGTTACCACCTGTACGCGGACGGCCCGACTGCGCTCGCGGTCACGACCGTCACGAACAATGGCGGTCTCTTCGAGGTGCAGACCACGACGCCGTGCCCCTTCGGCACCGGCACTGTGGTCGCCATCACGGGTGTCACCGGCACGGGTGGCATGACCGCGGCGATCAACCAGTCGTGGACCGTGACGATGCTCGACGCGACCCACTTCACGCTCAACGGGTCGGTGTTCACCGGCGCGTACACGAGCGGTGGTGATGTCACGGCGGCTTACGAGCCCCTGGCTGCGGCAGTCGATCTTCCGACCGCCATCGCCCTGGTCAACGACCTGGCGACCCATTACAACGTCCACCTCGGAGAGAACAACCCAGTCGGCGGCGGCATCGCGGCCGTCACGAACAGTGGCGGTCTCTTCGAAATCCAGACCAACACGGCGCACGGCCTGACGACCAACGCTCTGATCAAGATCACGGGCGCGGTGGGAGTTCAGGCGCTCAACGACATCTGGCTCGTCACTGTCGTCGACGGCACGCACTTCACGCTCCAGTTCTCGGCCTACCAGACTGGCTACGTGAGCGGCGGCGCCATCTCGGTGCAGACCCACCAGCTGTCGGATGCGACGAACGTCGTGACCACGCCGACTGCGACCAATCTGCAGACGGCAATCACGCTGGCTCACGCTCTCCAGGAGGCGTACAACCGCCACCTCTCGCAGCAGGGAGTGCACGGCTACCCCGACTACGTGAACGTCGTGACCGACGCCAACGAGGCGGGTGGTCCGATCACCGGCATCACGGTGGTGGCGGGCGTCTCCTTCACCGTGACCACGACGTCGGCCTACGCCTTCGCAACGGGCTCGTACGTCTACATCACTGGCTCGACATACCCGGCCATCAACAACCAGGCGTGGCTCATCACGACTGGCGGGTCCGGAACCTTCACCGTCAACTACGCCTCTGCGGCTGGTGGCCCCTACGCCGGCGGCGGATCGGTGGTGGACGACACGACGGTTTCGACGCTGCTCAACCAGATCCGCACCGAGGTTCTGGCCCACTACAACAACGGCGGTGTCGCGGTCCACCACGAGATCAACGACATCACGAACTACACGGCACTCAACGCAGTGCCTGTGGATTCGGATCCTGTCGGCGGTCCGTACACGACCGGTGCAAACCTCGCCAACGCCCTGAAGACGACGCTCAACGCGCACTTCATCGCGTCCGGTGTCCACGTCGTCAACGACACGGTCAACACGATCACGCAAGCCAATGCGACGGCGGCCTTCGGGACCCTCGCTCCGCTGGTCAGCGCCATCGCGTACTCGACCACTTCCGGTGCATTCAACCTGCACCGCAACCAGACGGCGGGCCTCTACAGCGTCCACGGCACCAATGACGGTGTCGACTCGTCCAACACGGTCCTGGCGAATCTCGTGGCGTCGGCGGGCGTGGGTCAGTACGTGGGAGAGCTGGTCCTCACCTCGAGGATCAACACGGTTCAGTCGCAGCTTGCGGTTCTGCAGGCGAGCACGGGCAACATGCCGCTCGGCTTCACGTCGGGTGTCTCGGCAGCCCGTACGCAGCCCACGGCAGCCCTCATCTCCACGGCGCTCAACAACAACACCGGATTCGGTGCTCTGGCAGTTGCCTACTTCCTGAATGTCCAGGGTCTCGGCAACTACCTCGAGATCGATTCCCGATCTGTGGGCTCGGCCTCGACCATCGCCTTCACGAACATCGCCAACTCGGCATTCGTCCCGGATGCTGGCCTCGGCATCGTCCCGGGCATGAGCGGCGGCATCGGCGAGAACTCGATGGCGGGCTTCCAGGTCTCGTCCTCGGCCGGAAGCAGCGGCTCTCACGGCTACGGCTTCCCCGGCCAGACGTACACGGACGCGACGACCGGTCTGCGCTTCACGGTGCTGCCGGCCTCCGCTGGCGACTACGACAACGGCGGCAGCTTCACGCTGGTGGTTAACTCCATCTTCACGTGCGACGCTGCCATCTCGACCAAGGCAATCCCCGGCGTCGAACTCTTCGTGTACAACACGATCAACATGGCGCCGGGCACCACCGGCATCGTGTCGACGTACCCGCACAAGGGTTTCCAGCCGTCCATCGGAGACGTCTACTACATCTCGTATCAGTACGGCAAGACGGATCTGGCGCCGGCACTGTTCCGAGACCTGAAGACGATTCAGATGAACTTCGGAACGCCGACGCCGGACAACCCGCTGTCGCTGGCGGCTTCGCTCGCGCTGCTCAACGGCGCGGTCATCGTCGGACTCGAGCAGGTGCTGCGTGCACCGGGCCAGTCGCAGGCTTCGGATGCCACCTACACGGCGGCAATCGACACTCTGCGCAAGCCCATCTCGGGTCAGGTCAAGGCGGACGTCATCACGCCGCTGACGACCGATCCCTCGGTGATGACGTACCTCAACCAGCACTGCGTCTTCATGAGCAGCCCCCGTCAAGAGGGCGAGCGCATGGGCGTGGTGGGTGTCGCAGTCGGCACGACGGCGCTCGGTGTCCAGGCCATCGCTCAGGGGCTCTCCTCGGAGCTGATGATCGTGGTCTACCCCGACTCGTTCGTCGTGACGGTGACCGACACGAACGGCAACTCGCTCGAGCAGCTCATCGACGGTTCGTTCATGGCAGCGGCCGTCTCGGGCTCCACGTGCAACCCGGCGATCGACGTGGCGACTCCGCTCACGCGGCGCCAGATCCAGGGCTTCACGTCGCTCGGCACGGTGCTCGACCCCACGGTTGCCAACCAAGTCGCCGTCGCAGGCGTCACCATCATCGAGCAGGTGCTGTCCGGCCTGCGAATCCGCCAAGGTCTGACCACGCGCCTGGATACGGTCATCACGCGGACCCCGTCTGTCACGCTGACCATCCAGTACGTGCAGCAGACGATGCGCAACACGCTTGATCCCTTCATCGGGAACAAGCTGACCAACGCGACGCTGACGAACATCAACAACCAGGTGGTTGGTATGTTCGGGCAGCTCATCGACAAGCAGATCGTGCAGTCGGTCTCCGGAATCTCGGTGGCCACCTCGCCGAACGATCCGACGATCGTTCTGGTCGACGCGATCTACGTGCCGGTGTTCCCACTAGAGTATATAGTGGCAACCTTGCAGATCCGCGTTAGCCAATAGTGATTTAGGACCGTCCATCGCGATTTTCCCGGAGCCGCATATCACGGAATGCCGGACTGGCGGCTTTGCGCTTGCCGATCTCGTTACTTCCGCGATTGTGACCGATCCAGTCACCGAACAATCCTAACTGCATGGCTTCTCGGATCTTTGGAACGAGGAATATCCATGCTTCCCACGGCATGTCTCGCTTGAGTGCGTTGCATCTCAAGCAACATGGAACTGTGTTGTCCGGCATATGACCTCGTGAGTTATCCTTACGATCAACGCCCATCTTTTCTTCCGGAGTCTCGCAGTATTCACATGGCTTAGAGATAAGCTCTCTGATTTCTTCACGTGTGATTGTGGTTTTCAGTCCGAGAAGTTTGTCTGCCTTACGGCAGTTGTTCAGGATCACGCGGTCGCGATTCTTCTGGTGGTATTCGCGAGTGCGCTCATCTGTGCACCCTCTGCATTCGGTTCTATGTGTGACATAGACTTTGTCACCACGAGTTACGCGGTTCTCGTAGAATTCTGTAAGAGGCTTCGGATCACCACCACACAGACGACAGACTCGAGTTTCCATATGCAAGAGTACATTTGGCTGGTATATCCAAATGCTGGAGTTTGATGATACTACTATCCGCTTGGCTGTGAGTATCCTCACGAAGGTGGTTTTTTGTACTCCAAATATCTAATGAATGCGTAACGTATCTGTATGCGCAGGCGCAGTCTCCTTCGGTCTCTCCTGGCTCTCCCTCTCGTGCTCTTCAGCCGCAAGGCGAAAGCCGCGCCGGTTGCGGATAACTGGGATAACATCGTTACGTTTTCAGAATCGCGCAAGATCAATTCGATCCTAGCGCCAGAAGGTTACACGGCCGAGTTCCAGCCTGACCAATGGATTCTCATGAACATCAGCTTCGCGGTGCAGCCCGAAGACTTGGATGACTCATGGATCCAAGCGAGTGAGATTTGCTATGTGCCAGGAGACCCGATCATCGCCAAACTGCGTACGGTCATCCAGTCCGCACTCAAGAATGGCGAGCCCGATTTAGATCGATCCATTGAAATCCGTCTCGAACGCCAAGACGGATCGAATTGGGGTACTTGCAAAGACCCCAAATGCTGCAACAATGAGCCTGGCAATGTGTTGCTCATCCGAGCCCAAGACTTGTTCGTTGGTAATTGGCGCTCTTCAGCTCCAAACCGTTGGCCTGTGCTGAAGCGTGCGATTGCCATTCGCAAGTTCCACTCAAAGAAAGCCGGTCATCCAGAAGGTTATGACACTCTCCGAGGGTTCCGAATCCAGTTCTACTACAAAGGCGAACCACCGTTCAACGACGGACGGCTCCATGTCTTGGACGAAAAGGGTGAATGGGTTTTGTTCAAGGGCGGCGCCGTAGCTAATCTGGCCTAGCCCTAGGTCTTCGTCACACTTTAGTTTCCGTGTGTCGCCAGGTGGGCGCGGCGCCGGCGCTCTAGAAGTGCCTTGGTGGGTTTCTTGACAGTGCCGAGCTTGAGCGTTCCATCCTTCGCGCAATCGATGGTGTAGGCTGCCACGGTTCGAAGCATTCGCTCGCACGCGATCTTTTCGGTGCGACCTTGCGACACCACATCAAACCGACGCCAGGCGCAGATCCACATGCGTCCCTCGCGGAACGTATAGAACTCGGGCTCTTCGACTACTCAGGACGACGCTTGTGAATTGGCACCAGAGTTCGGGTGTTTCCACTTCTGAACTCTGGTGCGAATACTCACGCAACCATGCAGTACGACTCCGGGCGCCTTGTAGCCACCAATCTCGAACCAATGAAACCCATCTTCGAAAGTAACGGAAAGATCAGGGATCTTAGCGAGCCGGCGAAGGGTGTCGGCCTGACCTCACAAGAAGGCGTCGGTCTTCCTGTTGGTGCGACGGGAGCGGTCACGACGGTTGCAGCTGCATCCGGGATCAGAACATGTGGGCATGGGAGTTCTCCTCGAGGTTGGACTGACTGGAAGCGAGTTCGCTGAGCGTAGAGACTTCGGCCTGCTTGCCGCGCTCCTTGCCCGAGAGCTGGTGCAGGATGACCTTGTCGCCATCTACTGTGAGCTTGTAGAGAACGCCCTCCATGGAGAATCCCACGGAGTTGTTGCCGCTTGCGATAACGCGCCCCTTCATTGTCCGCGCGAACATCTGCAGAAGCTGGATGGTGTTCATCAGAGAGGTTCCCTCTCGGCTTCGTACGCGCGGGCGAAGACATCTACGATGCGCTCGGCGACCCCGTTCGTGAAATCGTCTTGCTGGCGGGTCATCACGTACAGGCTACTACGGTCCTTCCACACTTCAATGATGCGCTCGAGAAAGCGCGGGTCGGGCTTGGAAGCCACCGCGTGCATGGCCTTTGTTAGGAACTCCGGGAACCGCCTCAGAGGGTGCGACCATGAACCCTCGAGTCGCACGTAGAACCTGTCCTTGCCTACCTCCACAGTCCCCGCTCCACCGAGAAAGTCGAGCAGGATGGTGTGGACGTCAGTCTTGGAGGGCCGGCGCCCTTTCCGCTTCCAGCGGATCACCCTGTCAGACGGCACGGATCAGTCCTCGTCGTCGTCCGGCCGGCGGGGCGGCAGCTCCAGGCGCTTCAGCAAGTCGGCCTTGCCGAGCTGCTTCATGATCGGGTCCGTGCGCTCGACCATCGCCTTCAGGTCCTTGTTGCGCATCTCGGTGACGTCGATCTTCTCGCGCGTCTCCTGCGCGGCCTTCACGCCGTTGGCGATGCGGCGCGTGCGGCGCAAATAGTCGGTGCCGGCGAGGTCATCCGAATCGGTCGTGGCCCGCACGCCCGGCTCCTGATCACGCGGAGCGGACACCGTGCGGCGGTGATACTCGCTCCAGAGGATCTTCTTGATGGAGTCCATGCGCTTGCGGCGCAAAGCTTCCACGTCGATGTTGTCGAGCCGAGGAACCTTCGACTTGACGTACGCGTGTTTGGTGATCCACACGTACGGCACGTACCGACCCGGCAAATTGCGGGCGCACCAGTCGAGAAATTGGGCGGCTCGTTGGTTCTCGCTCATCTCCGTGTCGGGAGTGAAGTCGTCGAAGCTGAGAGGCTTCGTCCTGGAAGAACGGGGCCCTCCGGCGGCGGGAAGTTTCGGACTACTGGCCTTCATGACTTCGGTCTCCATCCTCATGGGATTTGCGTCCTTCCATGTAGCGTTCGCAGGTCTTGTACGCCTCCACGACTGCGCTGTACTCGGCTTTCTGCTGCTCGGTAGTGGCTCCCTTGTCGGGATGGAGCTGAGCGCAGCGTTGGAGCATGATCTTCTTGGCCTTACGCAGGTCGAGGTCACGACCCCATACGATGGGTATCCCCAGGATTTCCGAGGCATACCGCAGCTCCTCTCGGGACACGCGCGATGCCGCGGTGCGATCACGCTTCATCTGTGAACGCAGAACGTACACGCGCCGGCGCAGGTCTTCGGCCGCCTCCCGGACGAAGGACACGAATTCTTCCTTCGCGATCTTGGCACCCATCTCGTCGATGCCTGAAAGACCGGGGACACTAGTTCGCAGGAACTCGTCGGCCAGCGCAGTCAGGCGCGACAGGAACTGCTTGGACCGCCGATTCTGCGAGCTGTCCATATCCATCTCGGTAGGGACGTCCGACATGGAGGGCGGAGGTTGCGAGCGCTGCTTCTCGAGCGGGCTCATGCGCCGGTAGACTCTGCCATCGGGCGTGTGCGCCTGATGGCCAGTCTTGTTGTACTCGTCGATGGCCAGGCTCAGAGCCTCGGCAGGAGGCAGCTTCTTCTTGATAGCCGACGTACGGGCCTGCCGGAAGAGGTTGCGCACCGAGCTGCGGGAGATCCCATCGTCGATCATCGCCCACAGGGGCTCGACCCACGGTCCTGCCTGCAAGAGCTGCGACCGGATCTCGTACTCGGCGGGTGCGCCCCCGAAGGTGGCCGCCGCCCAATGGCGACGGTCCTTGTACTTGGGCATCCCGGCGGTGTTCTGCCACACGTTCCAGATGTTGTTCTCGGCGATGGCCTTGGCCTTCTCGCTCATCTGAGCAGAGCTGCCCTTGTACTGCGCGAGAAGCTCTTTGAGTTCCACATCACTCATCGGCCGACCTCCGAGAAGGTCTCGAGCGCCAGCTCACGCAGTGCCCCGAACTCGCTGGAAATGCGGGCCAGCGACGACTGGATCTGCTGGACCCGGTCCGAAGCCGACTGGTGGAGAGAGGATTCGACCACTTGCTGCACTTCCTGCTTCATGGTGTTTACCGCGCTGCTCATGGAATTTACAGATACAATTACGGATTGTACCTGGTCGCGCAGCTCCTGGTCGACCACGGGCTCTGCGGCCTCCTGCGGCATGGGAGGCGTGGGGAGTTGCAGTTTCTCCTCGAGCGCTGCGATACGCTCGTGGAGCGCGCGCATCTTCTCGTTGAGCTTGTCGTTGCGCGAGTGCAGCTTGATGACGTCGTCGCGCACGTAGACGATGTTGTCGGCGATCTTCTCCTCGTAGTTGAGGAGGGTCATGACGACCGCTTCGATGTGACGCAGGACCTCCATCGGGTCCGTAGTGCGCGGGGCTTTGGTCGGGATCTCTTCTGCCATGGTGGCAGGTGCGTCCACGACGATCTCGGCGGGCCTGTCCGTGTCGACTTCCGGCTCGGGCTCTGGCGGCGGACTCGGTGTCGTCTCGTTCTTCTCTGCAACCAAGGCTCTCCACCCTCCAGCCTCGCCGCCGCTTGCTTGCCAGACCAGGTCCAACAGAGTGTTGTACTCGGGTCCACGCTTTTTGACGCCCTCGATGAGGTTTTCGAAGAAATACCTATTCTTGACCGAGGTGAAATTGCCGCTGACTGTCACGGCTCCCCTAGTGGAGAGTAGCAGCAAGAAGTTGCCCTGCCACTTCTTGTCCTTCAGTTCCCGAATGATATGCTGCGGAGCGCCCTTGTCGAAGAGCGAGCCCATCTCACCAGGAACGGGGAAGAAGTAATCCAGCCTCTGTGGGACGTTCGACGTTCGCAGAGCGGCTTGCACCGCGCGGGCTACCAGCCAAATGCGAGCATCGAAGGTCGGCCGGTCGATTAGTGTCGCCATGAGCTATCCCGTTTACACCTGAGCCGCGTCCAGTTACGGAGGTGGCGGATATTCGCGAACGCGAGCGCGGAGCTTCTCTGCCTTGTCCTCGGTGAGGTTGAGCAGCCAGCACAGATTCGGATCGCCGACGTAGCGCAAAGCGTCCCTTTGCAAGTCATGGTAGTCGAGCGCCTGTAGCCGGGAGTTCTTGGCGTCCCTGCCGGCCTGCATCTGCACGACCATGACAGCCATGAGGGCGCCCGGTCCGCGTATCGATTCGCTCTGGTACTCGAATCTGGCGAGCACTCGCGGGCTGTACGGCAGCTGGTCGGCCAGGAACCCCTGCAGCACATTGAGTCTGTCTTCGCTGGTGCCCGGCGTGTCGTCTTCCCTGGCGCCGTACCACCACTTCTCGCGACCGATGGCGAACGTGCAGGCGAGCACGCCTCCTGGGCGAATAGCCTGCACAGCACGCCCGACCCTTTTGAGGGTGTTCTCGGTCACCTGTGACGAGAAGTCGAGCCACACGGACTCGAGCTTGCGGTGATACTCGTCCAGGACGTCCCCCACGTCCTGATGGCGGCATGGCACGTCAGGATAATGCCGGCGGAACTCCGAAAGCGCCTTGGCGTCGAGGTCCACAGCCAGCATGGCTTGGTCCGGCACGCCAAGTCCTCGGAGGGTAGACGCATCCCCGCCCTCGCGGGAGGCAAGGAACAAGTGCAGGCCCTTGCGAAACGCCTTGGTGCCGATGGTCTTGAGGACCAGCTCCCACACGCGGAGTCGGGCGGACTTCTTGGCGTGAGAGTCTCCCTTGTAGGCCGGCGTCCTGTCGCGCGTCTCGACTGAGGGCCTCGCCACTGGCTTCATCTCGCGAACTGTATCGCGCGCGATGTTCCGGATTTCGACCCTCACCACCTCTCGGAGCAAAGCCCGGAGTGTCATTACTCCACCCGGTCGTACGAGTGCATGAGCCGGGCGTACGAGATCCGCTTGGCCGCGGTGCGCTTGGAGGACGACTGCAAGATCTTGGGCACGATTCCCTTGTCCTCGAGCCTGGCCACCTCGATGACCCTGTCCTTCGTCTTGGGGTCCCAATGCTTGCCCTTGTACTTCTGGCCGACTGACACGCCGTGCTTGCGAGCCAGATGCGGGATCTTGGTCGGACTCGCGGTCGGAGCGGACCTGCTGGCCAGATTCGCTCGCCTGGTGGCCGCCGCTTTCTTGGCCGCGACGGTCCTGGGGCTCTCTCCTGCCATCAGCTCTTCGAGGAGGACCTCTCGCACTATGCGACGAATCTCCTCGCCGGCGACTTCCTGAACGATTGTGCGGATGGCTTCACGGAGATTCATCGAGATCTCTCACCTCGAGAGGGTACTCACCAACTGCTACAATTTACGGGCGACCCTGCGCACGGGCGAGTTTGTCGCTCACGAGATTGAGGCCGCTATTATCGGTGCTGAGTCCCGGCAGAAGGCCCTGGAGCCGTTGCAACTCCTCGGCAATCGCGTTCATGCGATCGAGGATGGCCGGCGTCCGCGTGTTGCTCCTATACTCGGCGCGCACCCGCTCGAGCGCTTCGAAGACTTCGCGCAGCACCTGCTGCGTGCGGCTCTGTTCCTCGACAAGATGGCCTTCGACAGTCTCCATCTTGATCAGCACCGCCGAGTGGTCCGTCTGGATGAACGCCTTTGCCGCTGCGTTGACCATGGCTGTTGCAGCCTCGGCCAGGCTTCCCTTCATCAGCTGGTTGCTGCTGTGCAGAGCGTCGGCGTGGTCCTTCGAGAGCTTCTCCAGTTCGCCCAGGCGCTTGCGAATGGCGTTGATGGAAGACTCCTCGGGGCTAATGGCCTTGGCGACCTTGCTGAGTTGCTCCTGCATCGACTCGAGCGTCTCTCCCATCTCCTCGTGCTCCTTGCGCAGGTGCACGTTCTCGTCGTGGATCTTGTCGAGCTTGGAATGCAGGTGTTCGAGTTCGCCGAGGAGGCGTCTTTGGAGCTGGTTATTCGCTTCGATCGTGCGCGTGACGGCGGATTGATTATCGGCCACACTCGTCACCAGGTCGAGAATTGCAGCGAGTGCCTCGTTCGATTCGCCCATTTTGTCGTTGGACTCTTCGTCCGTCTCAGGTTTGTGGGGTTCGACGGTCGGGACCTGCGCGGGAAATTGAGGCTGCGCAGCAGCCTCAGGGATCTTCTCCTCGACCTTGTCCTCGTCGGGCTTGTCGTCCTCATCCTCGCCAGCTTCCTCTTCCGACTCTTCCGTCTCCTCCTCTGACTCCTCTTCCTCCTCGTCGTTCTGGAGTCGCGTGTGGTCGATGGTGCAAGGTGTGTCTGGCCACAGGAGCGTGTGTACGCAAAGCTCGCTGTTTTGTTCGATGATGCCGGTGACTCGGGCAAAGCTTTTGATCCCGTAGAGCGGGATCCCGACTTCGTCCTTGATCTTGAGCACGCCGTTGTCAACGCACTCGTTGAGGAACGCCTTCTGCCAGCTCGGGTCCATGACCGCGCGCTGCTGGAACTTATCACCCTTCTTGGCGATGAAGAGTGTGGTCCGCGGCTGCCACTTGGCCGAATCGCCGTCGCTCTGATGGGATGCCAGGAGCCGCTTGAGGGCACGCAGTGCAACCGTGACCCTCGCCCACTTGTCCCATTCTTGCTTGTTGTAGCCTGCAGTCCGCATAGGCGCTTCCTCTTCTTCTTCCTCGATGGGCGGACAGGCCCGTGCAGTGTCCGCGAGCGCGGCTTTGTTACGGGCCTCGTAAAGCAAGACCCCGTTGCGCTTTCGCTCTGTGACGTGACCGTCTTTGACGAACCACTCGAGAATGCGGTTCTGCCAGGACTTGCTCAGGCTCCCGGCAAAGATACCTTCTTTGGGAAAGATCTCATGCCTCGCGAGCGGGCGGTCCGCGTTCAAGATACTCCTGGCAGCGTAGCCGCACATCGCGTTCTCGAATTCGCGAGACATCGCGACAGATACTACATCCTGGCGGCTACAATTTCCGTCAGGTGAAGAGCTTCTCTTTCTGCTCGCGTGTGAGCTTCTTGATGCGACGCTCTTCTCTCATTGCATCAACCATCGTGCCCACGGGCTTGGCGTACATGAGTATCACGGGCGTTCGAGTCCGCGTGTACTTAGCCCCTCTGCCCGAATTGTGCTTTTCGACTCTCTTGGCTAGGTCGTTGGTTATCCCCGTGTAGTAAGAGCCATCGGAACACTTGAGGATGTAGACGAGCCAGGGCTTTTCCAATCGAGGGGACTGTACGGTTTCGAAGTGGACGATAGAGATATTCTTCGTAAGGCAGCTCGCGAGGGGAAGGTCAAAATCGGTGGGCATGAGTTTCCGATCAAGCCCGAGCCCAAGAAGATTCCTACCACTGGCCCGGAGTGGAAGAACGAGCACTTGGGTACTTGGGCAGCGGAGGATCGCGTCCGCAATCCCGACTTCTTCGTCGAGCCCAATCCGACTGTCAAAATTGACAGTTTCTACGCCTCCTCTTCGCCGAAAAACTTCGAACGGCCGGAGGTCCAGCTCCGCGAAGGCATTCGAGCGGCACTACGTGGCGGCCTCTCGCAGGAGAAGATCAAGGAGATCTTCGAACTCGAGCTAGTTGCTCACGTAATGGAGTCGTGATGCACGACTGGTATTTGTCCGGCGGTTACTCCGAGGGCCCTGCAGATGGCGGACTCCCCGTTTGGGGCTGTCGGAACTGCGGCGCCGCGCTCGGAAGCAAGCTTCAACTGGACCCCGCGGAGAAGGTCTTCCTCGACGACCTAGACCACAGCGGGCGTCTCCGCGACCTGGTCCCCGAGGAAGACTCCGAAGAAGACTCTCCGGAAGGATACTCCTGCGAAGAGGTACAGGTTGCGCACGTGATGGAGAGTTAGGACGCAGCCTTCATTGCCGCGAGCCGCACTAGCTCGGCCGTTTTGAACGGGTCGAACGGCTCGGCGAAGACCGACAGGTGAACATCCGGAGCCTCGATGTGCGCAACGACTTGCCCGGCCTTGAGCCAGATCCGTATGCCCACTGGATAATACGTGTGCCCTACACGCAGTTCTCCCTTGGCCATGTAGATGTTGTCGCCCATGTGCGATTCGTGCACGCCACGCACGGGCAACGAGTCGAGAAAGTCCTGAAGCTGTTCGGCCATCCGGAGCCGGTAGAACTTCGAGATCACTTTCGCGTATGATGTGCCCATTACTTCGAACCTTTCTACGGGATTTCCTCGGCCACTTCCGAACCGCTTCCTAAGCTTCTTCTGGTAGGATAGGGATATGGGCACCCTCAGATCCGCTGCCGCATATCTTGGAAGGCTGGCGGAAGTGGACTACGCGGTTCCCGGGCCCGTGTCGGGTGCGGTCAACTATCTCCTCGACTCGTATTTCGCCAAGCTCGACCAGCGTGCCATGGCCGCCAGGCGGCCAATTCGTTGGGCACCGGCAGACCCTCACGCACACATCCGGGAGCTGTGGCTCGGCTGCGAGCTGCACACCGTTGTCACGCTCAATCAGGCATTCCCGCCCGTTTTCCGGGACCTGAATGCGTGGGCGTTCTCGAGGCTATTCGCGGGCGAGCAGGCGACTTACAAGGTCGTTCCGTTCTTGGATCAGTACGAATTCAAGGACATGCTCAAGGGCAGCTACCAATATCGAATCCAGTCGGAGCAGATCACCATCGCTCCGAACACCAAAGTCACGCTGCCCGTGTTCGGCAACTTCTTTGTCGAGCACATCGGTACGGGCGCGCACCTGGTAGTGACCGCAGACTTCTGCTTCGAGAGCATGGGCTGCTCGATTTCGGTCATGGCAGCGCCTACTCAGCAGGGTGCGGCCGAGCAGTTCATTGCCGACATGAACGCGTCGCTCCTGGCGAACGATATTTATCACCGCCAGTGCCTCTCGTACGTGCGCGGCCACCTGGACTTCATGGAAGTGACGCCGACTCCATGGTCTGGCATCATCCTCAAGCCGCTGCTCAAGGACGGAATCCGTCAGAGCACGGTGGAAGTCCTGCAGCACTCCGAGCAGCTCCAGGGGCTCGGCATGTGCCCCAACTCCAACGTCATCCTCATTTCGCCGCCCGGTATGGCGAAGACCAAGATCTTCCGTGCCGTGTCCTGCGAAGTCGTCGGCAAGATGACGATTATCTGGTGCACGGGCAAGAGCATCGAGCGCTCGAGCGACGTCACCTCGCTCTTTCAGGCCGCACGACTGCTGGCACCATGCATCGTCTTCATCGAGGACATGGACCTCTTCGGTCGCGACCGCAGCAGCGGTCTGTACGGCTCGGACACGCACGTCCTCAACGAGTTCTTGGCTTGCCTCGACGGCGCTCAAGAGAACGCCGGGGTAGTCGTGATGGCTTCGACCAACGACATCGCCTCAATGGACGAGGCGCTCGTCAACCGTCCCGGTCGTTTCGACGTAAAGTTCGAGATTCCTCTGCCCGACGCCGAGGATCGTTCGAACATGCTCAAGTGCTTCCTGTCGGAGTACCACGCCACGCCGGATCCGTCAGTGTCGCAGGACACCTGGTCCACCGTCATCAACATGACGGAAGGCTTGACTGGCGCGTACATCCGCCTGCTCGCCAAGACCACGGTCATCCGTGCGGTCGCCGAGGGCAAGTGTGGCCCGAATGGGACCGCCTGCCAGTTCAGCTCGGACAACCTGAATGCAGCGGCCGAGCAGGTCATGCGCAATTATGCTATTGGGAAACGCGCAAAGCGTCATCACACGATTGAGGCAGAGGTTCACGCAGTTGCCGCTGCCGAAGAATCTGCTGACATAATCCCGCTAAAGAAGGCTTTACGCGGCTGATAGCCGGAAGTAGCCTTTGTCCTTGGCTGTTTTCCGCCGGTGGCAATTAGCGCATCGTACCTGGCACTGGGCTATCTCCGCCTGAATTGTTTCAATGGAGTTGCCTCGGGTGATCATAGCTGCAATGTTGCGTGTTTTCTTGCCTATGTGGTCGAATTCGAGCACTACGGGGTCTCCTTCACCACAATCGACGCACGAATGCTCACGCAGGTAAGATAGGACATATTCTTTGTTCTCTTTTGCCCGCTTGAGCCTACTCTCCTCAATCTGTGATTTCAACCGGGACCTATTTCGAACATAGTATCGATTCGTATTCTTCCCCACGCACTCTTTGCATATGGCCTGATGCCCGTCCTTCTTGGACCGATTCTTGTAAAAATCGTCTTCCAAAGACTTGTCTTTATCGCATTTCGGGCAGTGCTTGATGGTCATGAAGAACTGTACCGACTTCATGACCCGCGACGGCAACTTCATAAACTTTCATTGATCCACAGAGAACGAGGAACTCAATGGACTTCGAGACCGGCCTCCGAAACATCCAAGCTACCGCCCGGCGCCTGGCCGAGACCGATCCGCAGTCGGAAGCGGTCCAGCGCGTCTGCGACGAACTCCAAGCCCAAGTCCAGTGGCTCGGCCAGATCGAGAAGCCGACCGGCTACAAGAACAAGGGCGAGTTCGGCAGCTACGGCGACAACTCCCTGAAGGACGACATCTCCTTCATCGGCGAGCAGGTCAAGAAGCTCAAGAGCGCCGCGGAGCCGGCCGCTCGCAACTACACGAGGATCGTGTCCATCCTCGCCGGGTTGCAGCGCGCCATCGAGATCTCCAAGCGCCCGCAGTTCGCTGCCCTCCGCCCGAAGATCGCCACCATCGTCCAGAAGACCGCCGGCGTCTTCGAGTGCGTCGATACGGTGGAGGACCTCGACAAGCCGCTCGAGCAGATCGAGAAGGCGGTCCACGGCCTTTACGGCGACCAGTCTTCTAACAAAACGTACTACTTTGACCGTCGTGGCAAGGGCCATCATTCCGATAAAACAAACGTCGAGTCGGGCAAGTGATCTATGGAAGCCGGTTCCAAGACTTGCACCAAGTGCGGTCTACCGAAACCGGCTGACCGAGAGCATTTTGACTGGTCCGAGCGGGATGGACTGTCGGCTCGTTGTGTGGAATGCCGAAAGAAAAGCGGCAGATCCCACTACGAAGCAAACAAAGTTGTGTACTTTGCCCAGGCAGAGGCTCGTCGGCTAGATGTTGCGGAATTTATTCGCAGTCTGAAGTCTAAGCCCTGCGCGGATTGCAGGAATGAGTTTCCTCATTATGTGATGGATTTTGATCATAGAGGGGATAAAATCATCAATCTATCCCATCCCCGTGTCAAGCGATGGGGTAGAGACCGGATCCTGGCAGAGGTCGTCAAGTGTGATATTGTTTGCGCAAACTGTCATCGCATTCGGAGCTATGGGCGAGGGCAGCATCTGACCTCAGAGGTCTCTAATGGTTGAAGGGACTTCAGAACCCAGACTGCAACCGGGAGTGGCATTTCGCCTGCAGCCTGATGGCTCCTGGAAGCCTGAGAAGCTCCCTCCCGAAGTAGTGAAGGAGGCGAAATTCTCAGGCTATCTGACTATTCAGGGATACAGGTGCACCGTGTTCGAGATGCCTGACAAAACCCAGTGGGCACAGAAGAGCACGGGTACTCCGGCCGAGCCTACCACCGCCTCGAAGATTGCTGACGCCTGGCTCCAAGGACACGGGGCGCGTTACCCTCGGACGGACAGCATGAGTTCGCTCGTTACCACCCGCGTGACATTGGCGTCGCGCATCGCGAGCCGATGGCTCCGAGCCGAGGAAGCCGAGGCTGCCGGCAAATTCAGCCCTTCGCCAGATCCTCTCGATCCGCAGAAATACCTGATCCGTGTGGGTCGAGACGCCTACGTTCTGGTGCCTTTCACCGAGGACGTTGTAGAGGATCTGGCCAAACTGACTTCGTCATCCGTCATGACGGGACTGCAGGTACTCGACGCTCTTCATGGGGCGCTCGGTGGAGTCGACGTTTCGGTTTGGATGGATGGTGACGGGGACAACGTCGAATGGATGCACGGCAATGACATCGACGAGAAGTTACTGAAGTCGATAGGCGTCTACGACGGACAGATTCACAAGTCGGTGGCGTCGCGCATCGCAGCGCGTTGGCTGCAAGCCCAGCAGGACATCACGACTCAGGTGAAAGAGAAGCTCGAGCGCGACGGCGACGACAAAGAATACGACAAGGCGATTGTCGATTTTGTCGAGAAGACGCGCGGAAAGCTACCTCCCATCGACAAGGCGCTCGAGAAGGCTGCTGACGTCCTACTCAAGACGCGCGAGAAGATCGAGCACAGGCACCCCAAGGTACAGGACCGCTACGTCCAGCTCTTTCTCCAAGAGCTGGCACAAAAGCATCGCGAGCTGGAAGACATGCGCAAGCAGCTCATGCGCGGCCTGACTGTGGAGCTGGACCGCTACGAAGCGGAAGCCAACGTCGTCGAGTGACTAGGTCTTGAGGATCGTGTTGCCCCACTTCTTGGTTTGGGGCCGACGATGCGACAGGACCGGTAGTCCAGTCACTACCGCGTCGTGCGGGCGATTCTTGCCGCGGTAATCGCACGCTTCTGCGAACACCGGGAAATAGAAGGTATCCTTGCCAGAGATGACGGGCGTCATATACTGGTGGTGCTTGAGCGTGCGGGCGATCTGCAGGATGCCGGACAGCAGGTCGTAGAGAGACCTGCGCGTCTTGACGCCGCGCACTTCCCACGACTGCAGCAGACTGTTCCACTGGTCGAGGGCGAAACGCGCGAGCTGACGCGTCTGTGAGCTTTCGGCGGAGGTGGAGACTCTTTCGAGCCACTCGGGTGCAGTTTCGTATCCTTGTCGCATGGGGAATATCTTACAACGCTCCCGAAGCGACCTACGTCGGGCCTGCCCGCTTGGCCCTCTGCGCGTGCCACGTGCGCAGGCGGCCACAATTGGCACAGACCAAGTCGCACGCTTCCATGTCGCGCTGAATGACTTCGAGAGAGCGTAAGAGACGCCTGGAGATCGCTCGCGACGGGCCGCCCTCTGGCCTGTAAAAGTCCAATTGACACGGATGCCAAGAATTGCCGCAGTCTTTGCAATTGGGGTGCTTCTTCTTGAAGCGGAAGATAAGATTCCTGGCTTCAAATCGGCGCCGCGCCGCTTTCCGGGCGTTCTCTTCACGGGGAGTCATTATATTTCCTCTGAGATAAACAATGAGGAGTTTATGACGAGGGAGGACTGAGGTAAGCAGATGCGCGGCAATTCCGACACATATATCTACCGCCGAGGTAGTTCGCCCAACACCCGGGTGGCCATCTCGCAGAAGAACCGTGTGTGGTCGACTCCGTACACCACCGGTACCCCGACGCAGAAGCAAGTCGGCGTGCTGGCGACCTTCGACTGGTCGGAAAGCCGCGGTATCGATCCGGTGCGTGGCGTTGGCTTCGGTGACAAGATCGCCGAGCTGGTGCCGAACGTGACCGAGCCGATGACGCTCACCCTGAACCGCACGCTCCTCTACACCGCGGGCATCGTGCAGGAGCTGGGGTACAAGGGCGGCGTCGACGGCATGGTCCGTTCGCTTCGTCAGCACAAGTGGCCATTCGACATCCGCCAAGAGCTGGTGTTCTCCGAGCTGGTCACGAACTTCGACCAGAGCCAGATCCTCGTCGTGACCCCGGGCACCGACCCGGGCACGCTCTGCGTCATCACGTACTACGAGGCGTGCTGGCTCAACAGCATGTCGGCCTCGTACCCGAGCGACTCGGCCATCGTCATCGAGGACGCATCGGCCACGTGCACGGACGTGACTGACGGAACGACGCTCTACGGCACGTCCGCCGACACGTACGGCGACCTGCTCGACTCGGGTAACAACCCGCTGCTCGGTCAGGGCTCGCGCCTCTTCACGGCGCAGGGCGGCCAGGCGTTCGGCTTCTAAGTCGTCGCTTTTCAAGTTCACCTCGAAGCCCGGGAGTTTCGCCACTTCCCGGGCTTCCGCCTATTTAGGGTATCTATCCTTGCATATCTCTCCGCTCCGCTTGCGCGGGCGTCTAAGCGGTAGTGTGACGCTGGAGAGCGCATGGAACCTGAGTTCATTGCCGAATTGGACAGGACGCTCACGAACGTGGGCACTGACGTCTTCTGGAAGCGCAAGATCGGCCAGCTCGAGATCTGGCTGTCCCCATTGTCCGTCGATGGACAGGAGAAAGTCACGGCCACGCTCGAGAAGGCCACTCCCGGCCTCAACATCGTCGGAGAGAGCAAGAAAATCACGCTCTCGAACACGATTGTCGGTGTCAATGGCTTGGACTTCCGCGACCACCGAGGAACCAACCAGCCAGTCTTCCCAATCAAGGGGCGTGATGGCAAGACAACGAACGTAGCGCTCGAGAAGTATCTCTACGAGAAGATGCGCGGCTGGAGCACGGACTACCTCGACAGCGTGTTCGAGGTCTACGCCGACTTGATGGAGACGTTCCAGCGCGAGAGTCTCAAAGAGGTCAAGTTCGAAAACACCAAGGACCCGCGACTCGAACTCATCGAACTGGAGCGCAAGGCGGCCACGCTTCGAGCCCAACTTGGCCTCCCGCAGATGGTGGAAAAGACCGGAGAGCATGCCACCGAGCAGGATGGTATCGAGCCTACGCCGGAGGACATCGCTCGCGCGCTCGATGAAGAAGAGCGGCTTCAGGACGAAGGCACGGAAGAGAACCGCACCAAAGGCAAGCAAGAGGACTTCGATCCTTTCAAGCCGCTCTCCCCGGAGCAGCAGGCCGCGGCACCTCCTTCGATGCAGGCGGCTCCTGTGCACCAAGGTCCGCAACCGGGCGGCCCGCGCCAACCCCCACCTCCTTCACCGCCTCCTCAGCCCACGATGGGTATGCCTGCGGCCCTGCCGGCCAATTTGCGACGGCCAATGCCTCCGGGACAGGGACCGCGAGAGAGCAGTCCAGAGAATCCACACGTGGCTTCTCCGTCCGTGCAGAACGAGGTCATCGAGCGCCCGGCAGTCCGCGAACCTCCTGTTCGACCCAAGATTGACCAGCCCCAAGGCAATACCAATCCGAGATTTTCGCAACAGCGTAGGTGAACATGACCGACCAGCCCACGCAGCAGAACGGGCAGACGAACGGGCATGGGAATCAGCGCGTTGAGATAAAAGTACCCGAGATCTACAAGCAAGTAGATGAATCGGTTTGGCAGGAACTGGAGACCTTCCTCTATACCGGGTTTCTGGTGAGCCCGGCTGCTATTTCCGGAAAGTCGTTCGTCTTCAAGACGCTCAATCACTACGAGCTGCGCAACATCCAGCTCATGCGGTCCATGACTGGTCTGCACGAGGAGCGCGCTTTCTTCCGCGCGTGTTTTATCGCATACAGCATCTTCATGATCGATGCGCAGAACGCCATCTATCAGAGGCCGCGCCACATCAACCGGCTGATCAAAACAATCAGCAAGCTCCCTGCGAAAGTCCAGGACGAAATAGTTTCCAACCTGACGGCGCTCAACGAGAAGTCCCAGCTGCTGATGCCACTCGTGGAGGCGTACGTCCACGAGAATCGTTCGCGATACCGCTGGTTTCAACTTCGCGACAATCCAATTCATCACCCAATCAGCACCGGCATTCCCGGAACTGAAGAACTTGGGATGAATGTCTGCCAGCAGACTTGGATCGCGCTCAACAACATCATTGACCGCAACGAGGAGATGGAACGGGACTGGCAAAACGCCAAGTTCATCGGGTCTTGCTTCGCCGGCAAGGGTGTTCGAGCCATCGAAGAGAAGGACAAGATCCGGCGCGAGAGGGAGCGTACTGACCGCGAGGACCTCAAGATGAAGGTCCTTTACACCTACCTCAACCGCAAAGTCGGCAAGGATGTTGACGAGACGGAAGAGCCCGCACCGGTGAAACTCCCGGACGGCCGTATGGCACATGTAGCCAAGAGGTTCCGTGCGGAGACTGCCGAGGAACTGGCCCAGCAGCTCTCGGCCGCGCTTTCGGGCGAGCTGGACTACCACGACCTTGTTATCAACTCCAAGCTCGCCCAGGTCCAGCAACAGCGCGACGAGCGGGAGCAGTTCCAGAAGTCCCTGATGGCTCGCGCTTCAGTATTCCAGACCGCCGGCGCGTCGGGCGGTGGTGCACGCATCCTAGGAGGTAAGGCGGAGGCAGATGCCTACGTCGCTCGCATGAAGCAGCTCCAATGGGAGCAGATCCAAAAGGCGTCCCGGGAGCATCGGCCCGATAGACAAAATTCCAATGACCCTGAGAAGTGAGGTCTAGCCGGTGGCCAAAGAAGAGATAAAAATCAGGGTCCCAGTAGTACCGGAACTCGACAAGAGGGGGACCTCTAACCTACTCAAGGACATCAAGCGGCTCGAGCATGACCTCGGCAAGCTCGACGTCTCGTGGAAGAGTATCGCCAAAACGGCCAGCCTCAACGTCAAAGAACTGCAGAAGATCTCCTCCGGCGCGGCTTCTCTCGGCAAGAATCTCTCCAGTGCAGCCAAGTCGGCATACAAGGAACTCGGGGGCCTCGGCAAGGAACTGGAAGAGGCGAAGAAGAAGGCCAAGACGCTCGCCAAGCAGTACGGTGGGGCGAAGGGCGGAGCCAAAGAAGATATTGGCAAGCAGATCGCCAAGCAAATGAAGGTGATCACCGATCTGAACAAGCAGATCGAGGTCCAGAAGAACAAAACCAAGAAGTACAACCATGAACTTGAGCGAGGGCTCAAGGCGCAACAGAAGAACACTGCTTATCTGAAGCAGGCGGCTTCCTACAGTCCCAAAGACGCCCTGATCGACATGTTGAAGAAGGTAAAGGGCGGCGATTTCAAGGGAATGGCTTCGACTCTCGCTCAGGGCATCGGCGGAGCCATGGCTCGCGGCAGGATTGCGAAGGCCGAATCCGTTGGCGGTGAGGCAGGCGCCTCTCAAATGGCTGCCGCTGGCGAATCCATGGTTATGGTTTCTGCTGCTGCAGCAGCACTTACGGCGTTTGTGAAGCTCATTCTTGCAGCCAGCCAGCACATGGCGGACCTTAACAAGGGCCTTACCGATGGCATTGGCCTGGCGCAAGAAATGGGCGGCAGTATTGGCACGTATTCGAAAGCAATCAAAAATCTTCGCAACGCTGCTATCAACGCGGCAGGTGCGATGCTCAAGTATGGGCTCAATTCCAAGGATGCCCTAGAGTCAGTTAACGCCTTTGCGAAGCAATCCGGAATGTCTTTGGCCCAAATGGATGTACAACTCCGAGGTATGGGTCTAAGCGAATTCGCGATAAATGCTCAAGTTTATGGCAAAGCTCTTGGGATGGAGGCCAAAGACGTTGCCGGCATGATGGGTCAGTTCGTCAGCGAAGTAGGTGTCAACGCCGATGACGTTCAGAAGACGATGGGTGACATCGTCAAACAAGCTTCCCAGTCGGGCATGGCTACACAGAAGTTTATGGACATCTTCCATCAGGCCATTCCCAACCTCGATCTGTTCACCAACAGGATCGAGGAATTGACCGGCGTGATGAAGATGCTCAGCAAGACGATGGACCCCCGTGCCGTCAAGGGGTTCATGTCAGCGATGGGCAAGGGCTTCGATCAGATGGACTTCAAGCAGCGCTTGAAGATGGCGCTCGTCATCGGTCCTGGCGAGATGGGCAAGATCATGCGCGAGGACATCGGCCGTGCGTCCGCTGCAGTGAAGGACAGTCTGAAAGATATTCTTTCTCCGAAAGAAATTGACGCCGCGCTCAAGAGCCCGAACAGCATCAAGGCTTTCCGAAATCTCGCCGCGAAGGCCATGGCCCGCGGCGCGACCGGCACTCAGATCTCAGAGCTGAATCGTCTTGGTCGCTATCAGCAGCTCCAGGGAGGCGGCGTCCTCAAGCAAGCCTCTGGAATGCGTGAGATGGGTCTGATGGGTCGCATGGAGGCTCTCCAAAAGCTCGCGGGTCGCTTCACCGGTGGCGACATCTCGGGTCTAGGCGAGCACGTCGCCAAGCAACTCGGCATATCTGAGGAGGAGTACAAGGCGATCCTCGGAATGCAGGACTCTCTTGGTGACTATCAGTCGGCCATAGAAGAGTCTGGTCGTACTTCCAGCAAGTCCATCAACGCCAACTTGGCCAAGATCCTGAATCTGCCAGATCCTTTCACCGACTCGAATAAGTTCGAGATGGCCACCAAGGAGATGCAGAAGAAGAACCCGGAGAAGCTCAAGAAAGCGCTCATGACTGCTGCCACGATGCAGATAGAGGAGCAGCAGCAGAACGCGAAGGACGCCGCGGCTGCGCAGGAGTCGATTGAAGGTCTCACAGCTGATCTAATCGACGCAACTCAGTCACTTGGCGACAAAACCGAGAACGTTCTCGGCTACCTTCTCGAGAAGCTCTACTTTGTCATGGACGACGTCTTTGGAGTGCTCAACAGCCTCTACGACGCTCTGCCCGGATGGATGAGTGGGACTTACTCGAAAGAGATCGGCAAGGCGGTCGACAAGGAGAATGACAACGCCAAAAAGGAATTGGCGGGCAACAAGGAAGCGCTCGATTACTACAACAAGATGGCCTCCGAGTTGAAGGCCGCGGGCGCTCGTGGTGCGACGACAAATGACCTCTTGAATTCGAACTCTGACCTGCTCATGCAGCAGCTGCACACTGTCAAGGACAGCCCTGCTCAAGCTGACTACTACAAGAAAGTCAGCCAAGACATCGCCGGAGTGTTTGGAGGGAAAGAGAGTGACTTCATCAAGGCGATGAAGGAAAACGACAGCGTCACCACGAGCAAGATGCTCAAGGGCTTGGATCCAGACAAGGCGGCCCAGCTTTTGGCTAGGCTCGCCAAGGATCAAGCCAAAACTGCCAAATTCTCTGCCGGTCGCGGCAACGTCCCGAATGCTCCTAGCAAAGTGGCCGAGCGTGCGGCGAAGAAGCAAGAACAAATGGCCAAACTTCAGTCCGATCATGACGATCGGGCGGAGAAGCTCGCGGGCCAATTGGTTGATGAGGTATCGGAAGGCAACAAGGCTCCGCCCGGAGTGCCGCCTGCGGCAGCTGCTTCGGGCGCGACCCCGGCCGCGGAAGCTGTGCCGGAGGCTCAACAGACGCAGGCCGACAACTCAGACCAGCAGGTCAAAAATCAGGAAGATGCCATCGAGCAGGCCGACAAGCAGTATGAAGCCGCGACAGATACGCTGTCTCTTCTCAAGAAGGGCATTCGTTTCGAGCAATCCTGGATGACCACGAAATTCAGGAACGTCCTGAAGGAAGCATCTCTGGACGCTCTACGACCCGCTTTGCTTGAGCAGCTCGTCGGGTATGCCAAGATTTGGGATGACTCGGACTTCCGCAAAGCTGTGGCTGGCAGCGGATGGAATATCGCTCAGACGGGCGCCCAAGGACTCAACGCACTGCTGCTCGCAGGACAGGAGGGTGGCAGGAAGCTCAGCGATCTCGTTGGCTTCAACGTCGGTGGCGAGAAGCAGTATGCCACGGGCGTCACCCACGTGCCTCACGATATGATGGCTCAACTCCACGCTGGAGAGCAAGTCGTGTCCAAGGCCAACGCTGGCGGCGTGGGAGGCAAGATCGTCAACGTCACCATCTACGCCCAAGGCGTTCCTGCGAGCCAGATCGCTCACCACATCTCCAACCTCCAACGGAGTGACTGATGCCTGCGCGGGTTAGTCTCCCCCAAGTTCCGAATCCGAGTTCCTCGGATGCAGATCCGGAGGCATATAGCCCGAAACGCGGACGACCGTTTCTCTTTCAGGTCGTGGCGCCTGGAACTAACCAGCCGCTCTACTCGTACCTGCTCGCGCTGCACGTGAACCCCGAGCAACTCGAGGAACGAATGGGGGCGTCCAAGACGGTCGTTCCGACTCGAGGCGGATGGATCGAATTCCGCTGGCCGAATGAATTGACTTCGCTTTCGGGTGGTAACACAACGGGCGCTTTCTATTCTCCGTCTTCGGGATTGAGCGCCGGCAGCGATGCGACACAGGTCGGCGGAAAGGCCCGTGGACGTCAAGGAACGATGGCCTGGGAACGCCAGGAAGATCTGCTCGACCTCTTCCACAACAACGGCATGGTGTTCGATGGCACTGGGCAGCCCGCTATTCGTGGGCGCATCATGCTCATCTACGATCGCGGCATCTATCTTGGCTACTTCACCACGTTTGAAGTGACCGAAGACGATGAACACGCCTGGTCGTTTCGCCTGGACTGGGAATTCATGGTGGAGAAGACGCTCTACAGATTCCCGACCGCTGTTGGCTCGAGCGGAGTCAACGTCGGAGCACCAGCCCCACTTTTCCCTGGCACGGCCACGCCGGCGGCCGGCTCGCCGAATTCGAACCAAGCCTTCAACCCATCCAACAACCCCACTGACGCCGCCATAGCGGAGCTGTTGAAGCCGACATGACGCAGCCCTTCACTCCGAGCCAGGTCTATTCGAAGATCTCATTTCCGGCGTTCAACATCATGGACGCTCTGGCGGCTCTCACTCGAGAGCGTAGCTGGGATCTGAGTTCGGTGTCGGGCGACATCCTGGCGACGCTCGCAGCGGCGCGCACTCCGGCCAAACCCTTCATCGTGGGTTTCATCCCGCCTGATGTGTCGGTGAATTTCGTCCCAATTCAGCAGGTGGGAACGACTCTCACGACTGTCACCGTCAACAACGGAGCTGGCGGCTCGGGGTCCGGCCCAACGAAATCAGTCGGTCAGGTTCCGACTGTTCCGACCAAGCTCACGCCGGCGCAAGCTCTGTACTACTTGCAGCAGGCCGGCGTTCAGCCTCCTGCGCTCTACATCGTGGCCGCGCAGAGTGCCACCGAAACCAACTATTGGGGCTCTGGCGGCAAGGGCGGCGGGTTCAACGGCTACAACTTCGGCAATATCACCCAGCCGAACACCACGACGCAGCCCTACATGATCCAGGGCGGCAACAAGATCCCTTTCGCCGTGTACTCGGATCCTCAGTCGGGCGCCAACGCGATGGCCGGGTTCCTTCGGAACAGCGGTGCGCTGACTGCTGCGGCAGGAGGAATTGACACGTACAAGCAGGCATTGATCAATGCCGGCTACCTTGGCGTCATCGGTCGTACGGATGCCAACGGAACCCCGGTGACGCAAGAGCAGTACGACGTGTACGCCAACACGATCGGTCAGATTGCCGGGTCCATGAGCAAGATCACTCCGGAAGCTCCTCCGGAAGGCTCGCTCACGCAGACTCTTCCCAACAACAACCCTGACGGAGGCACACCGGGGAGCCTGACTTCGTCGACCTCCATCATGACCAACGGGAACGTCACGGATCCGACGCAGGATCCGTTGGCTGGCCAGCTTGGTCGCAACATCCAAATAGCCAACCAACAGCGTGTTGCCGCAGTTCAAGCGCAGACGAATTACTTGAACGCGCAGATCTCGCTCATTCAGCAGACTCCCGCGCTGATGATGCTAGTCAACCCGCAAGAGTTCACTCGCAATTACGAGCAGACTACGGACCCGGTCAAGACGCGCTCCGGCTTCATCGTGAACATGTGGCTCGAGAAGCCTATGACCATCCAGTCCAAGGGCGTGACTGCTGGCCAATATGCCTTCCAGCCCGGAGCTGGTGGAGGACTCGTCGCATACAACCGCATCCAGACCGTCTCGTACCAGAACTTGATGTCGCTTGTGTCGATTTTCAAGAACAACGGCTACGTTTTCACGGACGATTCGTTCGGACAGGGCAATCAAGGCATACCGCTCATCGCGCTCAGCCTCTACATCTATTACGACAACCACCTGTACATCGGGTCCTTCGATGAGTTCGAAGTCACCGATGACGGCAACAAGCCGTACAACCTGTCGTACACGTGGAAGTTCACCGTGCGCTACGACGTCGATACGACGCAGGTGTCGGACACCTTCATCTCGACGTACGGCCAACCGGGCTCTGGGTTCACTCCGGCTGGAGCTGTTCCGCCGGGCATCAACAGCCCCAACAGCGGTAATTTTGGGCCGGGGTTCTGATGCCTAGGATCTCTGGCTTCCGCGGTACGTGGGCACCCAATACTCGTCCGTATGTGACGATCGCGCCGGACGTGTATGTCGCCCTCCAGGGCGAGACGTCCATCATCGCGTGCGGCGAATGCCAACAACCGATCAACTTCAACGACTACATCACGGGCATCTCCACAGAGGCCAGCGTCGATTCGCCGCCAGGTTCGGCCACCATCACGTTGACCATCCCGGACAACGACGTCAACACGTTCTACGTCAACGGACAGTTCGTCGTCATTCCGATGATGGAGGTCGAAATCTACGCCAAGGGCTACTACCTCATTGGCGGATTTCCCCAATATTACCGCATCTTTTGGGGTGTCGTCTCGAGCGTGACGAAGGACTGGTCGGGCGGAAGCACGACTATCCAGATCCAATGCAAGGATATTCTGCGTTGGTGGGAAGTCACCAACGTCACCATCAACCCTGCATTCCTCGAGAGCTTCGGATCGAGCGCCGGCGGTTACCAGCTCTGGCAAAACCAGTTCGCCGGGCTCAACCCCTATACGACCATCATCCAGCTCGCGAAGGAGGCGATGGGCGACTTCTCGCTCAGTACGGGCTCCTTCACTTCATTCCTGCCCGAGAAAGGTCCGGAGAAGGGTGTCATTGGCTCCTACGCTAAAGACATCATGACCTATTGGCAGTACAAATTCTCGAATATCTGGAACAGTCTCGTCCTTTACGGGTCCTCGGGACAATCGTATCAGTTCACGGGTGGCGGCGGCACGGTCTCCCCGGTCCAACTCTTTGAGCCGATGCTCCAGAACGAGCAGAAGCTGGCCAACCAAAACCAGGAGACGCAGCTTTTCACCATTCAGCCGTCAGAAATCGCGACGTTCAAGAAGGAACTCGTGAAAGCCGGCGACGTCGAGTTGTTCCAAAACGAGATCCAGACGAAACTCTCCGTCGCTCTCCAGGCTCGCGACCAGATCGCTTACGAGTTCTTCTGCGACCCGTGTGGCGACATCGTCTTCAAGCCGCCGTTCTACAATCTGAACGTCATCCCGAACAAGCCGGTGTCGTGGATCAACGACTTCGAGATCATCGACGACAGCCTGACTGACACCGAGCAAGAAGTCTACACGCACATCACCTCGAGCGGCAATGCGTTCGGTGGCGTGATGGATTGGGGTCTGAACGACGAAATCACGACTCCGCGCACCGGCGTCTTCGATTTCCACCTGCTGAGGCGTTATGGTTTCCGACGTCTCGACTACTCCACTGAGTGGGCTGGCGACCCTCGCAAGCTCTTCTTCCACTTGATGGACTATCTCGACCGGACCAACGCCAAACGTCAGAACGGGACCATCACCATCCCGATGCGCCCGGAACTGCGCCTGGGATTCCCTGTTTGGGTTCCCTACTACAACTCGTTCTTTTACATCCAGGGAATCGCGCACCAGTTCTCGGTTGGTGGCCAAGCTACGACCACTCTGACCCTCATCGCGAGGCGCCAACCGTTCATTGCGCCGAACAACATCGGCGTCATCAAGCAATCGGGCACGAAGTCGGTCACGGTCAAGAATTTCAATACGACGAGCCCGAACAAGACCGTCCAAGGAACGGAGAACACGTACTCCATCACGTTCCCCGACCAGGCTGGGGCGAGTTCTGGTCTCGCACAGACGCAAGGAAACCAGGTTACCGCAGGGCAACCCGTTGCCATTCGTGACCCGAAGAGCGGTCAGTTGCTCGGGTTCCCGAATGTGGTGATGGTGTTCCGGTCGCAGCTCAACGGCGACAACCTGCAGAAGATTATCCAATCGTTCGGATCTACGCAGTCAGCGCCCAACCAGAATCAGCAGCATAAGGTTCCCGGGTCTACTTCGACGACCGGAACGCAGCTGTCCTACAACACGATCCAGCTCGACATCCTCAAGCACTTGCAGGATGATCAGAAAGGTCAGCTTCTGCAACGTCTGCGCGCGCATAGGTATGAAGCTGGGATGACGAATGCCGGTGCCTACGACTACGCGTGGGACCAAGGCAGTGTTTTCAAGGATATTGCGGTTATTCCTGCCACTTCTATCACGTGGGGTGCTGGCACCGTCGACCCCAATACGCCGCAACCGATTCTGCAGATCCTCGGCGGCAGTACAAATACTGCAAGCTATCAGCAACTTCAGCAGCAGAACCAGCAGCAAATAGCGCAGAACATCGCGGCAGCGCAGGCCGCAGTGAAGGCCGCGCAGGCTCAGGTCACCGCTGCGAACACGGCGCTTGTCGCTGCGCAGAAGGCGAAAAATGCCGCTGCTGCAGGCAACAGCACTACAAATACAGGCAACACCACTAACCCGACCGGCACCGGGACCGCGGCGACTGCCACCAACACGCAGTCTACTGCCCAATCTGACGCTGTGACCGCCGCCCAGCAGACGGTGATGATGGCGACGGCAACTCTCACGGCCGCGCAGCAGAAGCTCGCACAGATCCAACAGGGTTACGGCAACCTCCGGATTCTTCCTTCTCTCAACATCATCATCCGGCCTGTCTCGGACGAGTTCGGATTCGAAGTGGTCGGACACTACAGGTACGGACGAGGAGCCTTCATCGATCAAGGTGGCGTGCAGATCTCCGCGGGCCCGACTGCCACCACTCCGGGTCAAACAGTCAACCAGCTCAACATTCAGTTCGCGGCCACGGCCGGAATCTTGTCCGACGCCACGCCTGTGCAGCCCGGAATGGCTTCTTCTGTCAACTTCGCGGCGCAGTTCGAGACGATGCAGCCCGAAGATTGGGTCACAGGAGCGAGCTTTCAGGGAACGGGCTCTCCGACCGGCCAGGTCAGCCAGATCCAGTTCACGAGCCAGGCCACGTACACGACCAATATGGCGCAGAACACTGGCCAAGGCGTGTGGATTGAGGCCGATCAGATACGAGATGCAACTACGCTTGGAGAGCTTTCTCCTCAGGTGAGCATTCAGGGCCTGGATAACGCGGCACCGAACTGTGCTTGCGGTCTCGATCGAGCCGAGTGGCTGACGATCCTTCCGCAAAGTCTCATCCAGGCAGTTCTCCAAGGAGGCTCTCAGCTCGTGCCCACAGGCACAGCCTTTTCCAACCAGCAGATCAACGACGTGCTCGGTGCTGGCGCGGGCGACGGATTCCAGGTGACGAATCCGACCGGTGCTATCATTGGCGCCGCGAGCCCGTCGGACTTTTTCACCCAGCTGGGCATCTATCTCGGTCAACAGTTCTCGCAGCAGTACCAGCAGGGCAACGCGCAGCGTGAGCTTCAGGATACGGGCCAGAGCCTTGGCGTCGTCAACAACCTATTCAATGCCGATACGCAAGGGAACGTGCTCGGAGACCCGACTCAGTTCCCGATGTTCAGTCAAGCGGCGCTCGGGAACCCGAGCGCCCTTCAACAACTCCAAAGCCAGGTCAACTTCAACTTCAATCAGACAGGCAACGCGGTGGCGGCCTTCAGTCAAGCATGGAACAACGGCGAGACTTCAATCAATCAGAGCCTGGCGCAAGCCACGCCCGGAGCGCCGCAGTTCTCGGTCACTACGAATCCGCCATCCGGCGTGGTCACTCAGCAGACTCCGCAAGTCCCTGTCCCTGCGCCTGTGTCTGACGTGACCATCACCCAGCCGGCTCCCCAGGTGCAAGCCACCATTGTTCAGCCGACGCCGAACATCCGTAGCGCGATTCTCAACCCGACGACGAATCAGCAACTCGCGCAGCAGCAGGCGGATTCTCTTCCGAGCACTGACACGTCGGGCTACTACCCGGGCACGGTTAAAGGTAGTGCTTAGGCCGCCGGCGGAGCTGCGGCAGCTCCTCGCACGACGCGCACGAACTTCGGATCGCACTTGCTCGGAATGAGCATATAGAGCATTACGTGTTCGGCGAGCCGGTCTTCAGGTGTGGCGTACGCCATCGACTCCGCCGTGTGGCTCGTCGTGTTGACCATGTGGCGGATCCGCATGACCTTGCAGGACACGGAGACAACGTAATCGTTGCCTTCCTTGTCGACGATGCAGCTCCGCTGCTGGACCTTGCCGAGGTATCCGATCAGCGCGGCGTCCTTGATCGGCATGCTGAAGGACACCGTTTGGTCCTGCTGAAGCGAGGCCGGGAAATCGACCATCCACTTGCCGTTATCGATCAGCGCCCCAGCCATCGTGCAGACCTGAATGAGTACCTTCGCCATGCCTAAACCTTTTGGTGATCGTACCGTTGAACATGGCCGGTCCGACTGGTGGTGGTACTGGAAGCAGGAGAGGTCCCGCGGATCTGCCGGACAGGCCGCATGGCCCCGTCATACCGAGCCGTGACCCTGGACGATACCCGGGCGGCGCCAAGCAAGCGACGAACGTCGGTCGCGAGCAGTATGCCTACCTTCACGCTGGACACATCATCCACGTCGACACCGAGACGATGGTTTGCTCGGTTCGCGTGGACTCGATGCAGGGCGAGTACCACGACGTTCCCATCCCCGGCTCCGGCGGCGCAGGTCCAAGGAGCTGGTCAGGAAACATCCCGGAGCCCGGCTCCAAGGTCATCATCGGGTGGAAGAAGTTCGACGCTCACGGTCGCGGCTTCAGGCCATACATCCTGACTTTTCTCTCTCCCGGCACGTTCATCGCTCGGGATTACGAGCCGTTCTCCTCGGCGAACCCCGCTGACGCTGCGGCAGTCCTTCAGATAGACCCGACTCTCGCCGACGACCCGCGGCAGAATCTTGGAGTCATTCGACTCAAGGCGAGGAAGGGTTATCCAGGAGATTATATCGCTTCCTCGAGCGGCGGCTCGGACATGATCCTCGACAGGGATGTGCTCCTGACGAACCGGGCTGGCAACGAGATCCGGCTACGCGATTCGGACCAGAGCGCCATCCTTCAAGTCCGCAACGAATTCACGGCCAACGCCGCGGGCTACTATCGCCGCGGGCTCATCAAGCGCAACGCCTTCGCATTCCTGCCGGATCTTTACCCTCTGGACAATAATGACCAGCCCGCGCAGGTCATCTCGCCAGGGACGTCCACCACGCTCGACGCCAACGGCGAGCCCATCGACCGAAATCCGGCGTACGACACTCTGCTCGGATTCGGACTCATCAACGCGGACGGAACCCTCAACTTCCAAGACCAAACGACGCCGGCGGGTTACAGCATCAACCCGGAGAACACTTCCAAGACCCAGCCGGGAGACACGAACACTCTCGTCTTCTATCCGCCGGTCGTCATGCCGGACGGCCAGCACGTCTCATACATCGTCCAGGGTGAACCCGCCAACAGCTTCGCTCAGACGACTCTCGCTTACACGGAGGATCGCAGAGAGATACAGCACCTCTCGGACGGCACCATGGCTGTCACCGAGGAAGGAGACGGGTTTCAGATCGACTCGCCGGCTCCGGTCTACATCGAGGACGTCCTCGGCACAGTAGTCGGCAACGATTTCTTCACAGATTCCGGTAGGCCGCTTTACAAGCGCGTGCTCGGCATGCGCGTATTCAACAATCCGGATCAGGGAATCCCAAGTAGCGGACCAGCATTCGAACCTGTCGATACCGTGAACCGTCTCGGCGTGATGGACGCCGTGGGTCTCGCGCGTCTCTTTCGTCTCTACTCGCCCTACCCGGGCAGCACCAATCAGTACGTCTTCGGAATCACCAAGGAAGGCAAAGTCCTCTGCCATATCCCGAAGACGCAGGCCGGCGAGCCCGAGGAGAAGGGAAAGTCGGTCGACCTCAACATTCTCGGGCTCGTCAAGGCGATCATTGGTGCTGACGAGAACAATAACAACACCAGCGTCGACATTCGCATGACGGGTGGTGTGAACCTCGATATCGGAAGACTCACGGGAGGTACCTACTCGGGCGCTTCCATCGTCCTGAATCTGCAGGGCGGCATCGTCAAGAATCACAATGCTGACCCAGGCACGGGCGTCGCCGATGATAGTCGATACCTAGGTTCCGTTCTCGAAGCGGGCACCGGGACCAAGATGGTGACCTGGCAGGGCAGCATCATCAACAATGCCGGCGGCGAGAACGCGCAGTCGGGTCAGAAAATCACTCTCGCCGCCGGTCCCGGTGGACAGGCGACGACCTGCATGGGTGACCTCGGAGAGACCGTCCTCGGCAACACGCAGAAGCAGTATGTGGGCACGCAGCCCGTGATGACGTCCTACGCACTTGGACACATCAAGACCCTTCTGACCGGCATCGACAGCAGCACCGCTCTTGTCGGCGGATTCGCTCGGACGGTGGTCGCGGGCACAGGAATCACCGATACGTGCACCGCCGGCAACTTCATCTCCACGGTGGCGGCGGGTAATCTTCTGCAGAACGTCGGAACGGGAAACTTCGCGGTCACGGTCGGAGCGGGTAACCTAGCCCTGACCGCCGGCGCTGGTCCGATGTCTTTGACCTCATCTCTTGCTGCGACGCTCACGAGCGGCGTCCTGGCTTCCATCGTAGCGCCTGTGGTCGCCATCGGAGCTGGCGCAGTTGGATTCGCAGTGGCGGGTATCCCGGGTCCGCCTTCGCCGATGCTGGACTACATAGTCGGTATTCCTCTGCTCGGCGTTCCCAACATCTCCTTGGGTTGAAATGGCACTCACTCCGGGCTCTGTTACAGCCATCTTTCTAGATACGCTCGAGGCCAATGCGCAGATTGGCCCAAGCGTCACGCAATTCGCTACTGGCCTGGCGTTGGGGCTCCTTCAGTATCTGCAGGCAGGGATAACCGTCACTTCCATCGATGCAGGAACCCTGGGCGTCGGACAAGGAATCTGTCCAACCATTGTGCTCTCGGAAGGCTTGCTCCTCCCAGCCATGACCGCAAGTCTTGCTGGACACGGGATCATCGGCCCAATGATGCCTGCGCAGGCGAATGCCATCTCCCTTGGGATATCGGTTTCACTCGTGGCCGCTCAGGTCCAACTCACGAATCCTCTGGTCGGCATCGGCGTGGGAAAACTGCAGCTCATTCCGAACGGTTCCGGAGGCGGTCTATTTGCTGCGGCGTTCAAAACAGCCGGTATGATGGGAACCATGTCAACCAATCTGGGTTTGGCGGTCGGTCTTGGCCTTGACGCCGTGATCGCTTCAGCTATCGGAGTTACCGCTTTGGTTGGAACGCCGAATATCGTAGCTTCTGCTGGCCCAGGTATTGGGAAGATTGTCTGAAGGTAGGGTCTCCGCATGAGTTTGGACACGAGCGGCTGCCTTCTCGAGGGTATCCGCGTCGCCAGTGGCAACAGTCCGTTTACGTTTCCGCCACGGACGTATGTGACGGATCAGACTGCTCTGGACAACTCCGAATCGTTGGGCCGTGCTGAGTACATGCTCTTCGTGGCTGGGCAGACTGCCGGGACGAAGGGCATCGAGATCGCCGATCCGAATCTTTCCATTCTCTGGTGCCGCAACAATGCGACCGTCACTAGGTTCGACTACGACATGTTTTCTCGGCGCTGGAACACGCTGCCGGGAGGGCCGCCGTTCAACATCGGCACGTTTGGCAATTCGCCAGCTCTCGTCGCGCCCATTCCCGATCAAACGGTTTCGCCGGCAGAGGCTCCTTACTACATCTTCATCGGCATTCCGCGACAGACTGTCTTCACAGTTCAGATAGTTGAGTCGAATGCTGATTTCACAAATCCTCCGGCTGGCACTGTTCAGCTCGCTCTCAGCACCGGCAACCTGAATTTCGGGACCGTGGACCTGGCCAACGCGTCGTACAAAGGCCAGTCGGTCTACGTTTCTCAGCAAGCGTTCTTTCCGAGGAGTCAATCCAAGGGAATAATCGGCCAGCTCCCGCTCTCGGGATCGGAGAGTTATTTTCTTTACCTCAATCCGATTCCCGGCACTGGACAAATCCCGCGCATTCGCATCAGGTACGAGCCGTACCTGACTCCGATCCCGTACGCAACCGAGGCGAGCATGGTCGCGCCTCCTGCGGGTTCTGTCGCTTGGGCGCAGGATACCGGACGAGTCTTGTTCGCAGCGGCGGACATAGTCGCCAATCCGGGCAGGAGCGCCTACTACGACGGAGTCACTCTCGGTCAACTCACCTTCACCCGGACGCTCGTTGGCATCATCAACGGCACGTCGACCTTCTACCCCAATCCGATAGGCATCAACCCGCTCTTCGCCAACACGTCGCTCGACTCATCTCGTTACATCTTCTTCGCCGAACCGGCAAACGCTCCGAGATACTACTTCATAGTGGTGCTCGGGAATTCGTCGCAAGGAGGTTTGTCGGGCCCATCGCAGGGACAAGTCCTCATCGACGTCTCGAACGGCAACATTTACATCAACCAGACTGACGCGCAGAATCTGAACGGTCTCATTTTCTGGTTCATCGACGGCGTGCTCAACATGGAGCGCGGCGTGGCCGTGCAGTTCTATCGAAGCGGAGTCAACGGCGGAGGACCGGAGCAGACGCCGGATTTCACGAATCTGTACTTGGTGCAGAACCAAGTAATTCAAGCCGGGATGACAGCCTCTCCATTCGTGATGCTGCCAACCATTCCGCTTCAGGACTCGCAGCTCGCTTTCGCGGTCCAGCAGGCGACTGGAGGAGGCACGTTTACTGGCCCTCTCGTGGACGCGACCGATCCGACTCAGCAGGCCCTCGGATATGCTCTCGACCTCGACAACAAGCAGGTTAAATTCACCATCCGGAAGACTGTCACGCAGACGCTCGAGGCAGCCACATCGTCGATCAAGCTGGCAGACTCCGCAGTCCTGGCCGATGGATTCGAAGTCACCAGACAACTCCCTGGTCAGACCAGTCCCGTTCCTCTCACGCCCAATATCGATTTCAATTTCGATCCGAACGCCGGCACTCTCGATTTCCTGCAGCCGGTCGGTGAAGATGACCCGAGCAACATCCTGAACATCGCTGGGACAGTCACGCTGCCCAACACCTTTGTGGCCCCGACAGCGAACTTCACCTCTTCCAATGTCGGGATGTTTCTATTGGTGGCGCAGGGCCCGAACGTCAATCTCTACTCCATCATTGGCGTTCAGAACTCGCACACCCTGCTGGTAGACCCTCCGTTTGTGTCCGTCGGCGCGACCAACGCTGACGTACGCGCCAACCGTGAGATCATCGCGGACAGATTCTTCGCCGCATTCAATCCGCCGCTTCGAACCTTCACCTTGTCGAAGGCCAAGAGCGTCAACGGTTTGTTCACTGCGCTCGACCCATCGCAGTTCTCCGTTTTCATCAACACTGGGCAAGTCAACCTGACGACGCCGGCGCAGCCTGGCGACGTCTACAAGATCTCCTATATCTGGCAACAGTCGCCAGACAATGGGGTCACTGTCACTCCGACTCCCGTCACCGAACTTGCGGCCTTCAAGATCCGGCAAGAGACGGCGACTTTCGTTCCCGGGACGAGCGTCATCACGTTCAACCCCAACGGGAACACTGTCCAGACGGGCCAGGGCATCACGCTCTACATCGATGGCGTCACGCAGGATCCTACATCCTTCAACTTCATCGCTCCCAGTACCCTCAGCTACAACCAGATACTGACGTCGTCGAACGTGGTGGTCCTCGACTACTACGTCGCTGAGGCTCCAGGAGGCAACACCAACTTCTCACTGGTCAACAGTCCGATTTCAGTCGACTACCCGCAAATTTCTGCGGGCGCCACATCGGCAACGTTCAACGGGAACCAGACCTCCATCCTGCAAAAGGGAGGAGCCTTTCTGATCAACAAGATAGACATCGTCATGATCGGCGATGTCACCTACAACGCGTCGTCCGATACGACGACCGTGCAGTTCAACTTCGCTCCATGCAACTACACGAATGGGCAGCCCGGGAGCGCGCCCACCGCCGTCCAGTTCTGCGCTCCGATCGCCGGATCGAATGCGCCGACGTACATGGTGACCGAGACTAACGCGGTCGACATGTTGGCGAACAACACCAACGTGCTGAGCATCAGCGACGACGTCACGGCGAGCTACCAACAAAACACGATTGTTCTTATCGATGGGGACCCGTATCTCATCCTGAGTTCGACCTACGATCCGACGCAAAATGTTTCGTCCGTGACTCTCGCGGACAAAGCGCTCCGAAACTACATCATTTCCACTCTGCAGCACACTGTGCGGCCCGTGGGCCAGGCCGGGACGGCGTTTCAGACGTCGGAGACCGCGACTTTGACCTTCCCGCTCACGCTCGTGCAGGGAGGAGCATCTCCGGCTGTCCTCCGTCAAGGAATCGATTACACGGTTGCGGACGGCGGCACCATCACGCTCAACAAGGCCATCGGATATGGGTCGACTCTGAGCGTTCTCTACGTGGCTCGCTCGTCGCAACCCACCGGGACTCAGTTCTCATTCAACTACGCGTGCCTCATAGTTCCGAGTCAATCGAACGGAATGCTCGGCCAAAATCTGGCCGAAAGTTACGATCTCTATTCTCCCGACACGTTCTTCTACAACGTGGAGACGATCGTCTCGTACATTCCGATCGTCACGGCTCTGCTCCAACAGACCGCCACAAGCAGTTCTGGCCCGAACATTCAAAGCCAGTCCTCTCCTGCCACGAAGGACCAGGGAACGCAGAGCCTCTATTGGCTCGAGCAGCATCTCGGCAACGAAGACATCGTTGTCCAGAGGCTCCTCTTCTTCTACAACACCCTCATCAACAACTATGAGGACATCCTGGGTGACCTCGACGGCCGCGTGGTGGGCGGCCTCAGTGGCAAATTCCGCTACAGCGGAGAGAGCAACGTCGTCACGACGTACGCGCAGATCACCAACGACATCGACGACAAGATCGTCCTCTACAGCAATCTGCAGCTGACGAGTTTCGGACCTCCGCTCGTCTTCCAGGAAGTGCCCGTCTACGGCTACATGTACGAGCCCAACAGCCTGTCACGGATCTATCCGACAGCTGATCCGTTCGTTACTGTGGCTCTGAACGGTCAAACACAGTTCTCTCTCGTTCCGTTCTATTTCGGGACGACCATCGGTAGCACGAACATCAACAACCTCACGTCGGTCTCGACGACGAAGGGTTCGGCCGCGTACTCGCCGGTTGTGTCGGCTGTGGGGAGTGGCGGTAATACCACGGCTGTCGTTACGACCAATGGCGACACGTCGAACCTCATCCCCATGTTTGCCACGGGCAAGAAAGTCCAGTTCTACAATCCGGACGGCTCTCCCAACGGAGCGGAAGGTACCATCTCGAGCATCTCGGGCCCAGACACGAATAATCACTGGACGCTCGTCGTGTCCGGCACCTCCGTCACGATGCAGAAGGGTGGCGTGTCTATCGACACCGGTCAGTCCGGGCCATACTACGTTCCTGGACGCGACTTCAGCGTCAACAATGACGATGGCACGTTCCACAACTCAGCCCTGCCTCCGCCCTTCAATTCGGGCCAGACGACCGTCAACGGCAACGAGCTGGTCGACTGCAGCGTGACTTTCGTGAACTCGGATACGACTCCTCGTCGCATCCCTGTGCTCGACGGCAAACTCACGAACGATGACGGTCGACTCCCAAATCCTCCAGTCAACCGCATCGGAGAAGCCGACTATCTCAGCTACGAGATCACGACTCTGGCTCTGATTGGGTTCGGCGGCGTAGCTGGCGGCACCACCATATTCGCCATCGCTCCCAATCCATACGCGCAACCCACAGTGGGTCAGACCATCATCTTCATCGACGGTCCGAACGCTGGCCAGCAGAGTGTCGTCGCTACCATCATCGGTCCGACGTCGTTCACCGTGAGCCCCGCTTTCCCTCTGAGCGACGCCATAGGCCACGATTACTACGCCATCGATTTCGTGGCGGGCGACATCAACAAGATCGTCGACGGAGAGTTGAAGGTCCTGAACGTCAACACCGAGCTGCAGCCCGTCCCGCCGCAGCTCATCGGCACCATCAACTCGGAGCTTGTCTCCATCGACATCGCCATCCGGTCCTACGGTCAGCAGCAAGCGGCAAGCTCCACTGCGACGCCCTCGAGCGCCACGGTGCTGAGCGACCCAAGTGCTAACTTCTCCACGGCGGAGCCGCCCATTACGAGCGGGAGCTACCTGTACGTCACATCGGGTCCCAACCAAGGGCTCTACGCCATTGCCTCGCTGACCAACACCACGGTCACGATAAACCCCGGGTCCCCGTTCCCTGCTGCGTTCCCGTCTCTGTCGGCGAACTCCCCGTACATCATTTTCCAGCCCTGGTCGTTCTTGTCGTCTCCGGAGTTCCAGTTCGCCTCGAGTTTCCTTGCGTCGACGCTGCAGTTCTATCAGCAGACGCAAGCTTGGCAAACCACCATCACTGCTGCGAACGCGCAGAACAGACTCCCTATCGTCCAGACAAGGCAGACGGCCCTCACAGGCTTCATCCAAGCCCTGGAGAGCTTGCTCGGATCTGGAGATAATCTCTACAACGCCCGATATCTGTGGATCCAGCAACGCACCGACAAGCAGAGCGGCTTGCTTGTGCAGCAGGTTCAAGCCATGGCTCAGCGCATCGTCAACACGGCGAACCTCGTGGCAAATCAGCAGAAACTCCTCATCATTCAATCGCTGCCAACCTAGGAGTCAGTCATGCCTGAAGCACCCAAGCCGCCCGAGTGGAAACACAACCAAGAGGTCTCGTTCAAGGGTGTTCGAGAACTTTTGACGGTGGTTAAGGACAGACTCGATGACATGCTCAAGGAGAAGAAGGCCGAGTTGCAGCGCATGGTCGGCGCTCGCGATAGCTTGAGGAAGTAATGGCTGACTGGTCCACACTCAGTATCCACTTCGATCCGTTTGCGCCGCTCCGCCCGCCTATTCAAGCGGCGCTGCAGATCCTGGAGACTGTGCAGGCCATCCTCGAGGCTCTGCTGGACCTTATCAAGGCGTTCCTTCTCGACCTGCTCAATCCGATTCTGGCCCTGATCGCTCTGCTGCTTGCCGCGGTCCGAGCGATAATCAATCAGCTACAAGCCACAGGCTTCGCCATATTGCTCGTGCATCCAAACTTTGGAGCACAAGACATTGGGGCGGTGTTCCAGTCGGTTAGTGGCTCGTATCCAGCGTTTCAGTCGAAGGTCTTCGCGAAGTTCTACGATTCGTCGGACATCTTCCGGCCGAGGTATCCGCCGGGGTCCGCGGTGGCGATGCTCATCCTCTACATTGGGGAGGACTCGCCAGGCGACTTGATGACGCAGCTCCTGGCGCTGCTGAACTTCTTCAAGCACCCGAACTTCTTGATGGCGCTACCTGCGCCGGTGGAGCTGACGGTCAAGCCGGTCTTCCAGAGCGGCGATGCTGTGCAGCAGTTCGCCGATTTGTTCTCGAGCATCGGCTCGGGTCCGCAGAGTTACGCCAAGCAGTTGGTTCTCGAGTGGAGAATGCCTAATGCTCCTCTCGGCGTCAACCAACCGAGCTTCATCTCGCACCTGACGAGTTTCGTCAACGCTTTCCGGTTCCCACAATTCGTCGTCGAGCGCAGCACGACTCCGACCGGCGAAAACGTCATGGTGGAGCCGAAGAACGGCATCAGCAATACGCAGCTCACCCCGCTGATGCAGAAGTACAACTTCCCGACGCCCACCGGCATGGTGGACATGCGGGAAGAAAATGGCAACGTCTATCGCAACTTCGCGACGAAGGTTGTTGTCAGTGGTGCAGAGCTGGCGTCCGGGTTCGCAACTGGCACATATCGCTACGTCGACAAGGACCCGAATCTCGTCGCCGGCGTGGTCTACTACTACAGAGTCCGCGCGTACTTCGGAACTCCGAGCGCTTGGTTGGCCACGAGCACCCTCGTCACAGGCGACCCGTCCAACGCCTTTCTCGAGCAAGAAGCGATCATGTCGGCCGTGCAGGCGGTCGCTAACGACCCGACTCTGCGCAAGGACTCCGGCAACAAGGTATTCATCCGGTACGGCGATGGCGTCATCATGGGACTGCCAAGTCCTGTGGTCAAAGGCATGGTCCCTCCGGGTTGGCCTGACTCCGGGAACTTCAACCCGTACACGAATATCAACGACGCAGTCCAGGCAGCGGTTCTGCTCAACTTCGAGCTTCCGCCGGCGCAGTCGGGCGACAGTCCTTTCACGCAGCAGCAGAAGACCGGCTGGGGCACAATCGGCCAGCTCGCCGGCCAGATGGGACCGCTCAAGAAGGCGGTCAATGACTCCCAAGCCATCTTCGGGAACATCATCTTCCAGTCAACTTGTCGGCGTCTGTCGAATTCGGCACTTGCCAACATGAACGTCCAGCTGCAGAACGTTCTGGCCAAGCAGTGGAACACCAAAGTCCAGAACAACGACGGTTCGCAGCAGCCTCTCTCGCACACCATCGACAAAATCCTTGGCGTGCAGGGCGGAACAAATCCAAACGCGACCACAACCGTTCTGGCCAAGATTTCGCCGGCCGGGGCGAGTAACCGTCCCGGTCCGGCCGTCTCCTGGAAATTCCCAGGCATCGTCAACGGCTACAGCCCCACGTCCCAGGCAGCCATTGCGACGTACCTGGCGCAGGAGCAGACTTATGCGTCTGGCAAACCACTCACTGGCCCGTTGCCTGTAGGCACAAGCTACACCTTTGGCAATTCGGGCGACATCTCGGTCTCCGCCGAAGAGCGCACTGCACTCGCCCAGTTCCTGACGACTTGTGTGAGCGCCACAGCTGGCGTCGGGTATCTGTCGTGGTACTCGGTCACGCTGGGGGACATGTTCCCTGCCTTCATCCCATTCATCTACGACCTCGAGCAGTTCTTGCTCGCTCTGATGAAGGCGCTTCAAAGCATCATCGCCGAGATCGAAGCCATCATCCAAACCATTATTCAGAAGATTCAGCAGATCGAGGACCTTCTGAATACGATCCTGCAACTTCTGGAGCTGCTCGACATCACGCTAAATCTATCCATCCTGGGATATAGTAACGTCAACGGCTCGGCCGACGACTTGGCTCAAGCTCTCATTGCCTCGGGAAGCAAGCCCGGAACTTCTCCGTTCGGGCTTCACTCAGGATTGGTGATGACGTTCGGAGGTCCGGGCCAGGGATTCATCGCTGCCTTCCAGGCACTCGCCTTCATCATGAGCGCTGGCCAGCTATGAGTAGTGTGGAGTAGAGATGGCCTTATTAGCTCAAAAAACTTGCCGATATTGTGGGGCGCCAGAGCCCCCCAATGGGTTTTTTAGGCATAGTCGGAAAGCTGCCATAACTCGACGGGTTTGTGCTCCGTGCTCAGCTCGTCAAATCCGTGAGTTAAATGCTACTATGAGAGCCGAATGCTTCGCTCTCTTGGGCGGGTCATGTACTGATTGTGGAGAGTATGAGCTAGAATTCTTGACCATCGATCATGTACATAATGATGGCCATGTAGAGAGGGCGACTCGCCACCCCGATCAGATCAAAAGAGCTATTCTAAATGGTACTGCAGATAAAGCCCGATATCGAATCCTCTGTCGCAGTTGTAATGACTCTGATGACCTAATTAACAGGTCTTTCTTTAGCAAAAGTATCCGAAACCAAAATCGTCGACTCAGGCGGGCCCGACTCAAAAAAGAAGTCATTGAGCTTCTTGGTGGAGTATGCACTTGTTGTTCAGAACCTAATTTGTTGAAGCTAACAGTAGATCATGTTGCCAATGATGGTAACATTCAAACTAGTCTTCCACGTGGAAGTACAGACCTTTACTTGAAAATTTTAAACGGGACGGTCACCGTCTCTTTATTCCAACTGCTTTGCTGGAACTGCAATTTCAGCAAACATCTTGGTGGAGGCTTATGCATCCACCAGAGAAGAAAGGGACAGGTGGGGTAGTAGCTCGATGGCTTTTAACTTTCTACGGGACTTTTACGACTGGCCAGTGGGAAGAGCTGCGACAATACGCACTTATCCAAGCCCCGGACATTGGTGCGCGCATCGCGTGGCTTCAACGGGAGCAGGCCACGGTCGGACTCTTCAGTACCCAGTACAACTCCGACAACACGCCGTTGTCTTTCACGGTGACGCCCGCGACGAGTCACGGCGCGAAGCTCCTGCAGGCGTACCGGGCGTTGGGTGGTTTCCCGGAGCGCGACTTTCTACTGCGTACGTCCGACGACCCTGTGTATCTCATGCCGGGTCCGCCCATCGACACCGATGACGCATCAGGGATTGCGCAGCTCGGGTTCTCCGACTCTTTCTCCAACGGTAAGCAGTACCGAGGCAACCAGAGGTTCGACCGAGACCTCGGTTACCCGATGGAGCAGTTCAAGAAGTGGCAGCTCGAGTCCATCAAGAGGAAGCGCGAGCACATCGAGTTCAAGATCAAGCGCGCCCTCGATTACTCGGACCAGCTGCAGATAGAGATTGACCTGCTCACTGCAATGATCGCTCCGGGCACGACGAACGACGTGCAGGGCCAGATCGCCAATCTGGTAACTCTGTTCCACCGCCCGGGAGCCATGAACGTCCTGGAGGACCTGGCCGACATTTTCGGATTCAACATCGGCAGGCCAGGCGATACTTCCGCTCCGAACACGATCGTGGAAGCTGACGCCGACAACCAGAGGTTGTTCTAATGAGCTTCGACTTCGCTCTCGAGAAGCCCTGTCCTCACCAAGTGCTGTTCGAGACGGTCACGCTCGATCCGACGTTCCAGACTACTATTCGGTTCCAGAGGCCGCCGTTCAGTCAGCTCGTGACCCTGTATATCAACGGGGTCCAAGTTCCGCAGACTGGTCTCTATTCGACGGCGAGCCTTCCGTTCTCCAACCCGGCGCCGTATCGCATCATCTCCGGCCAGAGCGACATGTTCTACTTCCAGCTCGGACAGGAGACTCCGTTCTTCATCCAGCTCAACCCGGGAGTTTCGGTCAGCGCTAACGACCTGGCCGCGGATTTGAACGGAAAGCTCCCGGGCGGTCTCCTGGCCGCGGTTCAGAACAACCGTGTCATCGTGAGCACTCCGACGCCAATCAACGGCCGGGCTTTCACGTTCGTCGACCCGAGATGGTCGGACAAAACCAGCTCCCTCATCACGACGGCAAGGACGCTCGGGGCCTACAGCGCGCTCGGAATCATTCCTGGGCGTGTCGTGTCGGGGTACAAGCTTTTCCCGAGCTGGGGTCTAGCCAGGGATCCCCTCTCGCCCCTCGAGACCGATCGCATCATTCAGCTGTCCGAGCCCCTGCGCGGTAACCAGCCCATCGTCCAAGCGAATTACCAGACGACGGCCTCTCAATGCCGCAGGTGCTTCGGCATCCGCATCGAGTTCGATTACAACATCGTCAACAGCACATACGAAACGGTCGAGAACGCAGATCTACTGGCGCAGGAATTCGACAAGTTCCTGTTCACTCAGATAGGATCCCACTGGAAGTGGCCTTGGCTCGGGTCGAACCTCATCAACCGCGTCGGCGGAAAGGGGACGACTGGCTTGGTCAACGTGAGTGCCCTGCTCACGTCGGATGTTACGTCAGCTTTCGCTACGTACCAGAACATCAAGCAGCGCCAGGACGCCAACTTCCCGTTCCAGCAGGTGTCCGACGCCGAATACCCCCTCCAGCTCACGAACGTGTCGGCGCAGCAGGCGCAAGACGACCCGACGACGTTCCTCGTGTCCGCTTCGGTGGTGTCGAGAAGTCGCACCCCCGTCCAGCTGACACGGATCATCGGCCTGCCGAACCCCCTGACCGTCCTGAACCAGGGAAATCCGCAGCAGAATCTCCTCTTCGCAGGCAACCCGGGCTTTCTGCTGCGCGGTTAGCATCCAGTTCTTATCCCCGTATTGTGGGTAGGCATGGCGACCGCGCCCCTGATCAACTTCCCTGACGGTTCTGGCACCACCATCAACCTGGTGATGACCACGAACTTGTTCGCGTTGTTCTTTTCGGGCTCGGTCGATTCGTCGACGATCGACGTCCAGATCAACGTCAACGGCGCGGGGTTCGTATCGGATCCAACGCTCGTGCAGCTCGTGCTGCCGAATTTCACGATCCCCAATCCGGCGAGCATTCCGTCCGGCCTGCAGCTGAACCTCGGGATCAATACCATCCAGCTCCGTGCCATCGACCTCAATGGCAGCGTGAGCCCAACCTCGACTATCACTGTGACGGTGGTCACGGATGTCGACCTGCTCACCGTCCAGTCGCCACCGACTGGAATCTCGCTGAACAGGCACGCGACGAGCGTCGACATCGTTTGGTCCGACTCTTCGCCCATCGCACCTGTCGGCTTCAACGTCTACTGCTCGACGGGCTCCCAAGGGACAGGCTCCGGGTACCTGAAGCTCAACCAAGACCTCATTCCATATAGCGCGGCCATCAGTACAGACACAACTCTGCTCCCGCTCTCGGACGTCAGCTACGACTTCCCGAATCCGGCGGTCGCCAACTTCAACACGGCGCAGCTCAAGGTCGTGGCCACGACCACAGACCCCGTGACCCAGGAGACCATCGCTACGCAGGCGGTGAACTTCATCCCGCTAATCACGGCTGACGCCTACAGGTACGAGGTCACGGTCACCAAGCTCCTGCAGGTCAACAACTTCCTGTTCAACCACGACAGGACGGCGAGCCTCGGATCCGGCATCCTGAACAACGACACCTTCTCGGTGGTCGACAACTCGCAGCCGCTCTATTACGTCATCACGGCTGTGTACTTCGACACGACTACAGGAGTCCTTCAGGAGAGTCGCTACTCGGCGGAGTTGACGGGAGCGCCGCTGCCGCTCAATACTCAAGTACGCGGCATCCGCATCCGGGATCAAAGCTCGGTCGCCCAGGACTACATCGGCGAGATCCAAAAGACCAATCCGACCCTGAGCCTCATCCCGGGCAGCACCGTCCGCGAGGTTCACATCGAGCCGTTCTCGAACGAAATCCAGAAAGCCTACTTTCTGGCGGACTTCGTCTCGAGGAGCAAGTCGTTCCCGGCGCTTCTTGCCATCGACGACCCGGGCCTGACTGGAATTTCCATCCCGGTTGCGCAGTCGCAGTACAAGCAGAACCTCAAGACGGCGCTCACGGTTTTCGACGATGCGACGGTCCAGACCATCATCAACTCTGCGTTCGATTCTCTCGCGCAGAACTACGGTGTGACTCGTCCCGGGCCTTTGCCGGCGCAGGTGACGCAGACTTTCTACACGACGGCTCTGCCGACGAAGGACCTCATCGTCATCCAGGGAGCCATTGTCAGCTCGTCGACGAATACCGCGGCGCCGACGTTCGTGACCAAGGGACAGGTCACGCTCTCGGCTGCCAACGCGCAGGCGTACTACAATCCGCAGACCAAGCGGTACGAAATCACCGTTCAGATGATCGCACAGACGCCGGGTTCCGCGGGGAACGTGCCGGCGGGATCTCTCGACACGGTCAGCTCCGGAGCCACCGGACTGCAGACGATCAACGAGGTGTCAGCAAACTTCGGCCAAGACCAAGGCAGCAACCTGGATGTGGCCGAGCTGTCGATGAATGCCTTGTCGTCGCTCGACACAGGCACTCCCGGAGGTTACCAAAAGACCGCTCTGGCGACGCCCGGCGTCCTGCAAGTGGCGGTCATCCAGGCCGGTGATCCGTTCATGGAGCGCGACTGGGACCCAGTGCGCATGAAGCACATCGGCGGCAAAGTCGATGTCTACGTCAAGGGAACCAACGAGCGCACGGTGACCGAGACTTTCGCTTTCCAGTTCCAGGAAGCGAACAACGTCAAATTCACCGTCATCGACGCCGTCAATCTCATCTTCCAAGCGCAGGACTCGCGGCTTTCGCAGAACAACCCGATAGAGCAGATGCTCTTCAACCCGTCGCAAGACCTCGGGCTCTACAACCACTCGATCCTGCCAACCGCTGCATACGACCTGACTGGCGTCGTCATCCTGAACTACAACACCATCCAGCTCTCGACGCTCATTCCGCAGCCGACCACCAACATCGACGACTTCATCGAGGGCGACTATCGGTACCGAAGCAACAACCAGTTCACGGCGACTCTGCAGCCTATCTTGCGGGTCACGTCAGTCGTCGGACAGGTTTCTGGCGCTCTCGACTCGGTCAACGGGTACACCCTGTACAAGCTGCAGGATCCTCTCATCGATGGAGAGAGCACCATCGCGACCGACTACATCGAGATCAACCAAATCGGGTCGGTTCCTTCTGGCGCATCCATCGCGGTCAACAACGAGCTGCACGTTCTCATCGGAGAGATCAACGAGCCGCTCGATTCGGTCGGCGTCAACACGTTCAGTTTGAACGTGTACTCGCAAGACAGGACCATCCAATACAACGGCCCGAGTTCGCCGAACGCCGATTATCTCATCATTCCTGGAACGCAGACCACGCCGTTGCAAATCGTGCGTTCGAGCAGCTCCACGATTCCTACGGGAGCCACGGTCTCGGTCGACTACGAACACGACGAGAACTTTGCCGTTACGTACGTCATCAACGACGTTCTGCAGCAGCTCCAGTCGCAGTACGCGACGATGCGGCACGCGACGGCCGACGTCTTGGTCAAGCAGGCAGTCGAAAATCCACTGTCGACCGAGATGACCGTGCAGCTCAACCCCAACGCTAACCAGGTATCGGTCGATAGCAACATCCGTACAGCAGTCACCGTGCTCACGGACTCGAAGCCGGTTGGCGGCACGATCTATCAGTCCGATATGACCCAAACGGTCAAAGACTCGGACACGGGCGTGCAGTTCATCGTGCAGCCGTTCACGCAGCTTACCTTGGCGACGGGCGCCATGCGGCTGCGTGATTCGATTCCTCCGGACGGAATCTTCCTGTCGTCTCTGTCTCAATTCAACAATGCGGTCTACATTCTGCAGCAGGCTCTTCCGTTCAACACGACAGACGGCGGCGGTCCCGCGACCATCTTCCACGGCGTCTTCATGGACAACCTGCAGATGACGCCGGCGATGTCACTGGCAACTGTTGGTTCCGCCGTCGGACAGGCTTGGATTATCGGCGCACAGGGCGCCATCATCCAAGGTTACTCGGACGATGCGACGCTCGCCCCGACATACGTCACTCCGTCTGCCATCGCCGCGGCGAGAATCGCTTTGACGGCCAATCACGTGGTCATCTCGCTCAACAATGGCATCCAGCCGCCTGACGTTCCGGGAAACCACACGTTCTCGGCGACCTACATCGTCAACAAGGACACTGGGTCGAAGGACATCTCGACTTCGTCGGTCGAGTACCTCACGCCGGGGAGCCTCACCATCACGTACCGAGCAGCAACGGGTAGCTGATGGCCATCGTTCGGGTTAACCAGAACGTCTTCGAGAGTGGTGAGGAGTACAACAACCGTCTCCTGCAGGAAACTCAGCGCGAGTTCACCATTCTCATTTCGCTTCTGTCGTCATACTTCACCTCGAAGATCGACGGCCCGAACTATGCGCGCGAGCTAAAGGCGATGGCTATCGCTCTGGCTCGAGTCCGCCTCATGCTCTCGGACATCCAGAACGACACATACTTCTCGGCGACGCGCGGCGAGTATCTGTGGCAGGTCCTCACTGTCATGCTTTTCCCGAAGTCGTTCGGCTACGGCGCCGGCCAAATGCCGACCATCGACCAGACTGATTTGCAATTTCGCGCGTTCTTGCAGCAGCTCGTCTCCATCTACTTCAAGGGCTCCATTCCAGCGTCCATTCAGAAGGCTGTCGAACTGGTGACTGGCGGCACAGTCATCGTGCGGGAGAACTTCCTCGAGGCGCGCAATCCGGCGTCAGGTCTCGACATCTCGGATGAGTTCGGCTTCGAGGTCGATATCTTCTTGCCGTTCGCCAACCAAAACGTCGACATTTTCCTGGCCGACAAGAACATCCGACTTCTGCTCGGGATCATCCGTCCGGCGCACACGCTCTACAGACTCAAGTATATCCTGCAAGATACCTACATCGGCCAGCAGCAACCTCCCGGGCCGAACGGGGTCTCTCCGCAGCCAGCCAAGGTGACGGATTCGTTCACCTTCGCGCTCTCGAACTACAGCTACGAGGACTTCCGGAAGTTCGTCGAGGGGATCGCCGGGTTGGACACCGCGGGCTTCAAACGGGCCAAGCAAGTGGTCGGAGAAGATCACAGCAGCGATTTCTAGTCTGGGGCTCTTATTGCACCTGTGAATAACCGCCCTGCGCGGGTGCAAAATGGCCCAAGAGCAATTTGCCAACACAGCCCAGGGGACTCTGCAGCTGCCGCTGGACGCAGTGACGAACTACGTCCAGACGACGAACGTCACCCAGTTCCCGCCGGCGCCGCAGTTCCGCATCCGCATCGACAACGAGTTGATGCTGGTGACGGGTATTCAGGGCAGCGTCTTCTCTGTCATCCGCGGCATCGAGAACACGCCTCCGGCTCAGCACCTCCCGGGAGCGACTGTCACTCACGTTTTGACTGCTGGCGCTCTGACCAATTTCGTCGAGGGCACCATCGGGCCCACCGGTGTCCAGGGACCAACCGGGGCAATCGGTCCGCAGGGCTCCACTGGCCCTCAGGGTCCGCAGGGAATCCAGGGGCCGCAGGGTATCCCGGGAGCCACCGGGGCTGATGGCGCTACAGGGCCTGCAGGTCCGAACAACCCGATCGATTCTGCCTACGCATCTGCAGTCGGGCCCGCCACAACTACGTCGACGTCGTTTGTCGATGTTCCTGGGCTCGGCACGACTATTACGACCAGCGCAACTTGCGCTATTTACGCTCAAACCGATATCCAGTGGGAGCAGATTAGCACCACGGAGTCCATCGGCATCATTCTCTACATCGACGGGCAACTTAGCTCGGAGATTCGGCGCAATGAGGTGAACACTAACGAAGCCGCAATTGTCTCGAACAACTTTGTTAGCACTCAACTTCCCGCCGGGACGTATACCGTCAAAGTCCAGTGGCGAAGCGTAGGTGGCAACCAAATCCAGTTCGACGCGGGCAACCTTTCAGCCATTGCGCTCGAGGGAACCGGTCAAGCTGGTGCAACAGGCCCTGCAGGGCCTGCCGGACCAACGGGCTCCGCTGGTCCGCAAGGACCCACCGGCCCATTCGGTGGTCCGCCCGGCCCTACGGGTGCAGTCGGCCCGCAAGGTGCGACGGGACCCCAAGGAGCGACCGGCGTCCAGGGTATCGAAGGGACTCCCGGGCCTATCGGATTCACCGGCCCTCTCGGGCCAACTGGCCCTGTTGGGGCGACCGGCCCGCAAGGCGCGACCGGCGTCCAGGGCCCCCAAGGAAACCAGGGTCTCACGGGCGCGACGGGTCCGACCGGACCTGCGGGTGCCACGGGGCCGCAGGGAGATCAAGGACCAACTGGTCCTTTTGGCGGGCCCCCGGGAGCCACTGGTGTACAGGGCCCGACCGGCGATATTGGTCCTCAGGGTGCCATCGGACCGACTGGACCGCAAGGCGCCACAGGTCCTCAAGGGCCCATCGGTGCTACGGGTATTCAGGGACCGCAAGGCGTCACCGGGCCCATCAACACCAGCTATTCCCCCACGCCTGAGCAATCGGCGATCACTGTCCTTGCGGAGCCCGGACAGATCGTGCGCGTGAATTCCACGCACCAGCCGGTCAACGTCCTCTTCCCTGAGGCCGCTCTCTACTACGGCATTCCCATCGTGGTCAAGGCCATCGCGACCTCGACGAATGCAGTCGGCTTGGTTCCAACCGGGGCGGACACAATGGACGGGCAGACTGGGCTCTCGTTCACACCCGTCAGTTCACGCACCTCCTACATGTTTGTCAGCGACGGGCAAAATGACTGGATGCTGATCGCTACCTTCTAGTAAGGTGCCTTATGCCGTTCACTGGACAGCTCGGAGGCGCCGGTAGCCAGCTAGGCAAGATCGTTCTTGGCGGTATCGGCCAGTTTCCGCCTCTGCCGTTCGGGTTCACACCGCACGTGCTTGATCAGCGAACTATTCGAGTTCAGTTCGACGACCAAGTTGACGAGTCCGCCCTTCAACCGGGCGCTTACTCGATGCTCGCCGTCAGCGGCCCGGTCCCGAACTACGTCCCGGTCGTAGTCACCGTCTCTTTCTACGACGCGGACCATAGGTCCGTCGCCCTCACGCTCAATCAGTCGCTCACATTCCAGACGGTCTACGCGCTCTCCATCGTCGGCGTCACGAGTCCAGATGGCAACAGTGTGACTCCGAGTGCTGGAAACTTTCGGGCAAACGTGCCGAACCCTCCTCTGGCCATCGGAGCGTTTCTCTCGCTCCGGAATATGGTCGACATCTATTTCGACCGGTCCGTAGGTCCGAGTTCTCCAGCGTGCACAGCGACCATCCAGGCGGCAATGGGAGGGACACCTCAACCCATGACCCGCATTCCGTGGGATGGATCGTTCCCGGCCAACGTCCTTCGGTTCGAGCTGAATCCGGCGATGGACACAGCCTCGAGCTACACCATCTCGTTCGCGGACGTGGTCGACGGGTCGTACAATCAAGTGCAGGCTACTATCCCTCTGTCACTGACTTTGCGGGCACCGCAGCCTTACACATACGCTGTCCTCAGCCAGCCGCAGATCATCGATGCATGGGTCGACAGCGTTTCCGACGCACCCAGCGGGTACAACCGCGCCTTCATCAACGTGTTCTTCAGCTGCACGATGGCCCATGCTGAGGTCATCAACACCGCGAACTGGACGGTGACGTCCAACGGTTCGCCCGTGGTCATCAAGTCGGTGCGCGATTGGAGTTCGGCACAGGACGGCCTCGCGTTCCCGGCGGTGGATACCTGCACGTATTTCGCCCAGGTGGAGGTCGCGGCGACGAGCCCGAATCCGTCGTACCAGCTGACTGCGCAAATTCAAAGCGAAGATCTCGCTCGTACAACGAATCCTGGTGATTACACAGGCAGCATTTCAGTTCTTCCTCTGGCGACGCCGCCTCGTGTGGTCGGCACTCAGGTGATCCCGCAACAAGCGGGTTTCCGATTCTCGCAGGGAATCCAGCTTCCGGCACTCCAAAGTCTTTCAGTGCTTGGACCAACGAGCGCTGTTCCTACAGACGGAGCCGACGTCACCGCTTCCATCCAGGCTCTCGTTCTGGCCGTCACCGACCTGATGCAGTCGTACAATCAGCACATCACGACGCCGTACGGCGCGGGACATGTGCAACCCGACTTCATCAACTACTTCTTGCCGAGCGAATTCCCGGTAGCCAGTCTCGCTTCGGCCATCGCCGCAGTCAACCGCGTGCGCGACATCTACCTCGACCACGCCAGCTCGACTGTCTACCACAACTATCCGGATCCGAACTTGGTCCGGATGCGGTACGCGACGGACCTCCCCTCCGCCGTTCTGCTTCTCGAGCGGCTGACCAACTCGTTCACGGCGCACAACGTGAACGTGGGCGTTCACAATTCCGCTGGCGTGTCGCTCTACTCGGCCAAACTCTACGACACTCTTCAGATCGACCTCGGGATGCTCAACGGTGCGGCCTATCAGGTGAAGGCGCAATCGCAGTATTCCTTCATCGACGTGAGGAACGGCACCGTGCCGAGGAGGTTCATGATCCAGGCTCCCTTCATCGGTGTGGAGCCGCCTCCATTCGTAGCGTCGGCCATCCCGAAGATTGGCGTAGTCGATACGAACAATGGTGTTCGCTGGGAGCAGGACGCCGTGCAAGTCTACTTCTCTAAACCCATCCGCCCGGCCGCACTCACGCCGGCGGACATCGTCATTACTGGGCCACCGGGACTGTTGACGAAGGGCTCGGAGTGGGTCGACGATAGAGTTCTGAGCATCAACGTCATCGGAATGGCCAAAGCCCAATACTCTCTTGATATCTACGGAGTGCAGGACCTCTACGGAAACGAGATCGTGAGCGCCTGATGACTGTCCCGCTCTCCGCCCTCCAGTCTGTGCGCGACCGCACCTTGTTCACCAACAAGGGTGTGATCGTCAAGCAGCCACTCCCGCTGCTCACAGGCTCCAACCTCATGGTCATCGGTCCGAACCTGGTGCAGATCCCGACTGCATCGTTCGACCTGACCTTCATCGGCAAGACGATCACCATCTCCGGCAGTCCGCACGGACGCAATGATGGCACTTTTCCCATCGCGGCGGTGCCGAATTCGACGACTCTGGCACTTGGCAACGCGACGCTAGACGCTTCGGATCCTCAGGTGACGCTTGCGGCCGTCGTTGCCTTGGCCAACAACATCAAGGCTGAGTTCAACGCCCACGTGGTCAATGGCGGGACGGGAGCGCCGCCATATGTGCACGGCACCATCGACCCGGCAGACGTGGTTCTGGCGCAAAATTCGGTGGACTTGTCGAGTGTGATCATTCTCCTCAACGAGCTTCTGCCGAAGTTCCTCAACCACATCGGGCTCACCGGCGGCGTTCCTCCCGTTCACCTCAATCCTGACTCGCAAGACGTCGTGCTCTTGCCGCCAGCGAGCAATCTGGCAAGCGCGTTCTATCTGGCCAACGCTCTCCGGCAAGCGTACGAACTTCACCGTGACAGCGGCGTCTACCACTACGAGAGAGACACGGTCGACAGGGTCACGGTTCCATCCGCTCAAGTCGCCTTCCAGTCGGGCGTCAACATCGGTCCATTCAATTGGGTTCTCTCGGACCCGCGCATCGGGGAAGTGGCTGACAGCCCTGCAGATGTGCAGGTCTTCGTCAACGGCATCGAGACCAGTGTCGACGCTGTCTTCGGTCTCCTCGGTGCAGTGGTGCTGACGAACACACCACAACCGACCGACACCGTCACCATCAACTACGATTTTCTCGGAAATCCACCGACGCAGTTTCAGAGGCTCAACTCTCCAGAGTTCGTCCTCAACGAATCCGGCAACCGCGGATTCATGGGCGTGCCGGGTTACACGTATCGGGCCAAAGCAACCCTCGTCGACCCGACGAACGCGCTTCCCACCATCAAGTCTCCGTATCAACCGCTGCGCACGGGCTGGAAGTACAAGATGCTCCAGCGCAGCTACAGCGCTGTCCTCAACGATCCGAACACGCTGCTGCTGAACGTGCCAACTAACCGGGTTTTCTTCCCGGTCCTCAACGCTGAAGTGTTCGAGGTCGTGATTAGGTACGACCCGACGGCTCTGCCCGATCAGGCGACAGACCCCTGGACGCTCGAGGGTCAAGGCACGATGAGCTTGGCTCCTGGAGGGACCGGGCTCACCATTGTGGACTCTAACCCGAGTCCAGGTCCGGGAATCGAGCCTCCTTTCTACACGCATCCCATCGACCTCACTTTCGACAGCACAGTCTCCGCAGCTTTCCGCGTGAGCGTGTCGCAGACCGTTCCGGATGGGACCTTCACGGGCGTCGGCTTCGGCCTCGCGGATGGTCAAAAAGTCGCTCTGGTCGGCTTGCTCCTCACCGACGCCAATAATCTTTCGTCCGCCATTGCAATGGTGAACGATCTGTCGGCCGCTTTCGACGCTCACCTTATCCTTACGGGTGTGCATCGGCCGAACGACACTATAGACACGGTGGATATCGTCAACGCGACGGATCTCACCTCTCTCATCATCCTCGCGAACCGCCTCAAAGTGCTGATGAATCAGCACATGTCCTACGGCGGCGGTCACATTCACGTGCTCGCTGACTCGGCCGACCAGATTACGGCGCCGGACTCGACAGATCTCCCGAGCGCTCTCGCCCTGGTCAACCAGCTGCGTGACAACCTCAACACGCACCTGACCGCTCCTGGCATCCACTACAACAACGACACCGTCAACTCGGTGGGTCTGGTGCAGCAGATCGGGTTTCTCACCAACTCTGGCTTCCCGGAGTTCGAGGACAGCTGGGTCAGTGGAGCAGTCAACTGGTCCATCGACGCGACTTACCGCATCTTCCGCGACTCGGAGGGGAACGTTTCCCTCTACACCAGCGGCGCTGTTGTCCCCACAGCAAGCGTGACCCACGCGCAGCTTCCTGCAACGTCCGACGTCGACATTCGGCTCAATCCGATGTCGCAAGTGTTCTTCGGTGCTGTGTGGCGCCGAAGCACTTCGACCAGCAAGTGGGCTTTCATCCGCGTTGATGTCACGCCCATCGACGAAGACCAGATTGGCGACAACAAAGCGGTCGACTACGAGCCCACGGTCCTCCCGGAACTCGACCCCACCGCCCCGTGGATCACTATTGGGCAGTCGGGTTTCGAGCGACTGTCGCTCAACAAGCTCGTCCTGGATTCGACTGCCAGCGCTCCGCTCGATGACATTGCCGCGCTCGGTATGACAACCGGTGCGTATCGCGGGTTCTTGCGGCTCGAGCCTATCCTCACTCGAGTGGCCGCCAGCACCGTGGAGTTCACGGCGAGCCTTGGATTCTACACATTCAGCCTGGACAACAAGGGCGCCGGCGTCTTCATCGACGATGACATCTTCTCGACGTGGCTTCTGTTCCTGCAGGACACCCCGAGCGCGGCCACTGTCACCGGGACATCGACGCAACCTTTCGGCATCGCCACCAACGACACCGCCATTATTGGCATCGGTTCGGCGGAGCCCATCACCGTCACTTTCACCTCACCAGCGACGACCACAGCGCAGGTTTCGACCGTCATCAACGCCGCGGTAGGCTTCGCGCTCGCCGCGGACAACGGCTCCGGCGCCATCGTTCTGACGGATCAGACGCTCGGCGCGAATTCTCAGCTCCGACTTCTCGGCGGAAACGCACTGGAGAAGTTGGGTCTGGCCCTGGGCACATACTTCGGACGCGACTCCAATCCTGAACCCAAAGTCTCTTGGTTTGGCGCGACTTTCCCGGACCAGGACACGCCAGACTGGGTGGCTTCTGGAAGCCAGGCGTCCGAGATGCTCGGCCGCACGATGCGGATCACGGACTCGAGCACCAGCGACTTCCTTGTCTACACTCTGAACAACACTCTGTACACGAGCCCCGTCTTCAATCCCGCTGTGGACTGGAAGGTCGACTTCCGGCTCGCTGTCGTGTCATTCACTCCGGGGAACCCGATCGTCTCGGGGACCAATTTGCAATTCGCTGGAGTCCTCGTCAACGTCGATGAAGGCACGTCCGGCAAGAATGTAGAGCTGCAGTACGCGGTAGACCAATTCGGCGGCACATATATCAATGTGCTGTCGTACAATTCGACAACCGGCTTTCTCGATCAGCAAGCAGCTTTCCCGTTCGCCTGGAATGATGGGCAGATCCACTCAGTCGACCTGTTCACGAACAAGACAGCCGGGATCTGCATAGTCCTGGGCGATAACATCTCGCTCGGGAATTTCTCGTACAACAGCCTCCACCCTGGTGTCGTCGGTCCAGCCATGACTTTTGGGTCTGGCGGTACGGCGGTCGGCAACGGCGACCCGAGTACAGCGATGTCCGTGGTCGACTGGAGGTCGGTCTGCGGATTCCGCGACCTGAAGGTCGCAGATCCTACGGCGGCTTCCAGGAGATTCATCGGTATCTACTCGGGCGGAGATCCGTCGCTTCTTGCCTCGTACTACATCTCTCAGGTCGATTGGACTCAGTCCCACACTTATCGTGTGGTGCGTGACCCGTCAGGGAATGTGTCCGTCTTTCTCGACGGCGGTAACATCCCCGTCATCTCCATCAACTACGACGCTATCAAGCTTCCAGGGGTTGCGGCGAGTTTCCTGCAGCCGATTACTGGCAACAGGGAATGCATCGCGTTCGGGTGTTTCGACCCCGAAGAAATCGCTCGCGTCATTTGGGGTCCGATCAAGTATTCGATCGGCAAGCTGACGCTGACCAATCGCCTCATCCCGCCGCACCAGACGCTCAATCAGGCCAACGCGGTCGTCTCTCCTGAGCACCTGCACACTCAGCTGCCACATGAGCACGCAGGTTTCACGGTTTACTCGGGAGGGACTCCTTCCGACGACTTCTTGTCGAACCCGGCTCTGGCCGCCTTCACAAACCTGGGCGAGGGCACTCCTCCGGTGCCCATGACGCAGGATTTGCAGTCGCGTGGTGGGCTGAGCAAGACCGCGACTCTGCAAGAGGCCGTCCCCGCCCTTCAGTTCGTCGATGAGAGTGGGTTCCTCTCAGACCTCGAGGACGACACCACCAACGCGACGTCGTCCGACACGCCCATCACGGAACTCATTTCCATCGTCTTCACGCAGGTCATTCCGACCTTCAACAATCACCTCATTTCGCCAGGCGTTCATCAGACGAACGATCCAGGAGACACCGTTCCCATCCCGGGCATGTTCAACTTGCCCAACGCCATCTCGGCGATGAATCAGGTGCGCACGAATTACGAAGCTCACCGCGTGGCCGCCGGCGTCCACGTCATCGCGGACACTCTGTTCGCCATTACGGCTCCGCCGGCGACGGATGCACCCAGCCTGGCCACTCTGGTGCAGAATTTCCAACAGGTCTTCGTCGAGCACGTCGAAAGGACCTGGCCTCACAACGTCATCGACATCATCAACCTCGAGCCTCTCACCGCATCGGATCTGCCGACTCTCATCACTCTGTCCAACGACCTGCAGGCGTTCTACAACGCCCACTTGTCGGAAGTGGGAGTGCACGTTCGGCCAGACACTGTCGACATTTCGACAGCTCCGCCCTGCTTCGACCTGCCGAGCGCTCTCGCCCTCCTGCCGGACATCGAGACTCAGTTCAATCGGCACATCGTCAACGTCGATCGACCGAACGCGCCCGGCGTGCACAAAGGGATCGACCGCTTCAACAGCGACTCCGATTCTCCGCCTGTCGACCTGCCCACCGGAATCACCTTCGCGAACAACCTCGCCAACCACTACAACCAGCACATCCTGGTCCAGGATTCCCACCTCATCGTGGACCTCGAGGGCTACAATCTCGGCACGGCGTTCGTCGTACAGCCATTCCTCGCCGGAACTCTCGTTGTCCTGAACAACCTCCTCGCGGCGTTCAACAAGCACGTCGTGCAGTACCGCGTGCACTTGTCCAACGACCAGTTCGACGCCGTGCTCCTGCCGCCGGCGGTGGATTTGCCGACCGGTATCGCCTTGGCGAACGCCCTCAAGGCCAACTTCAACGCGCACAGAGTGGCCGTCGTCAACGACTCGGACGCTCCCGCCCACGTGATGAATGACACCGTGAATGTGGTGACTGCCCCAGATGCTGTCGACGAAGGAACGATGGCAGTCCTCGCCGATGCCATCAACCTCGCGTACAACTTGCACCTGACTCAGCCGGGCGTCCACGGCAACTCCATCTTCATTCACATCGACCCGCCGTCCGGCGTCCTGTACGAGAATCTGAAGTTCTTCCCCATAACGACGGGAGAGGCTGGACTCGTCGCTCCGTTTTCGGATGACGAAACCCTTCACATGGGCGGTCTGAAGTACCAGACCGATCACACGCTCTCGTACGAAGGCGGCTCGTTCCCCGAACAGGTCAACTTGGTCGGAGCCAATGTTCAACCATTCTCCATCGAGGCCGGCGATAATCTGAGTATTGCGATCGATACAAACCCACCGATTATCGTCCAGTTCCAGGCGACGGACACTACCATCGGCGCGGTCGTGTCTCGTATCAACGGAACGCCGGGAATCCCGGCGAACTTTGCGTCAAATAATGGCGACGGAAGGCTGCGCCTGACCAGTCCCACCATCGGTCCACCCTCTTCAATCTTCGTCGGCGGGCCGGCGTCAATCAAGCTCGGACTCGACGTGGCGCAGTTCACGCCGTTCGTCCTGGCGGCGGACAATCCGGGAGCGGTCACCCTCCAGCTCCTGAGCGTGGGCGTGACCGACTTCTTGCGTTACAGCACGACGGGCACAGGTACCAAGACCGTGTACATCAGCCCGTCCGGACTACCCGACGCCACGTCGCTGGATTTCGACGTGACCTTCAGCGTGCGCATCAACGCGGCGGTGCCAGACCCCATCACGGGCGACACGAATATCTACATCGGTATCAGCGGCATGGCGGGTCCCGGGTTCACGGCAGCCATCGGTTTCGACACCGTCAACAGCGTGAACTTCATCAAGATCCAGGACCTCAACGCCAACAAGTGCCTTTTCCGTCGAGCTTTCAACTGGGCAGACGGGAATTTCCACACTTACAAGCTGATACGCACTGCAGCGACCAATTCGTTCTCCATCGCTGTGCTGAGCTGAGGGTATCTGTAACTAAATACCGAGCCCTGCAGCTAGGCGCCTAATGGGTAACGTGCGGTGGAGGCATCGGAATGCCCGCACCTGGCTGGGGCGCAGAATTCGGCTCAAACTACGGCGGTGGTGGTGTCATATATTTGACCGGGCTCAATCCGGAGCCCGGCGACCTTATACCCACAGGCACGAACGCGATTCAGCTGACGATCGGAGTCCAGGGCGGACTCATCGATCTGTCGACCGTGCAGATCAGCATCGCTGCCTTGCCGTGCTTCGATGGAAGCACCGCGAGTTTCGATCCGCAGTTCACGGGCTCGAGCTACGAGTATAGCATCCCGGACAACGGCTATTCTTTCAACATCATAGCCGGTTTTGACTATCCGGCCACAGTCTCTGTTGTCGTCCAGGCGAGCACCACCGATGGCGGTACGACCACGCAGTCGTACATGGTCCAGGCCAAGCCGAATGTCCAGTATCCGCCGACTCCTTTGGGAGTCCCGCTGACCAGCATTCCGCTCGCCGAGTTTACAGGAGAGGTCCGGTCCGGCATCCTCGCCGGCGGTCAAGGACAGGTCTTTTTCTCGCCGGCGCTTCAAGAGTCGAATGCAGGCAGCCAACTCGATGTGGACTCGGTGGAGGTGAACGTCCACGCAGCTGACAAATATGAGCCTGATCCGAAGAAAACCACGAATTACCGGCCTTTCCTGTGGGGCCCTCCGCTTCCCACCCCGAGCGGGCGCGCGTATCCGCCCGACATGAACAACCCAGGCTACCTCCCTGTCTGGAATTCGTGGAACGCCGGCCCTTCGCAGGCACCTTTCGTTCAGCTCAAGACGACTCAGGCAGACGCCACGGGGGTGCTCACCGACGTGCCGACCGGGAAGCAAACAATCATCCTTTACTGACCGGTACGATCACCAAGTTCAAGGAGCCCGGAATGCTTCGAGATATCGTCAAAAAGGCCGTGGATGCGCTGCCCAGGTTCGCGCTCCAGGGCCGCGCACACGACCAATATCGCGGCGTCCGCGGCGAGGTGTTTTGGGAGCTTCGCAACACCCAGACCGGGGAAGTGACGAAGGGTCATTTCAAGAACGTGGTGACGATGGACGCCTCCGTCCTCATCGCGCGCCTGATGAAGGGCACCGGCACTCCCATCGCCCATCAGTCGGAACCTTCGTTCGGCGTGTTCGCGCTCGCTGTCGGAACAGGAGATCTTTCCTGGAATCCGATGAACCCGCCGCCAGCCAACAACACACAGCGGTCGCTCTGGAACGAGCTGGCTCGTAAGGCGATTCAGAACACGAACTTCATCAACCAGGACGGAACGATCGCCGGAGTCCCGACAAACGTCGTGGACTTCACCACTACGTTTGCCGAGTCGGAGGCCGTAGGCCCCATCGTCGAGATGGGCCTCCTCGGCGGCGACATTTCGACGAACATGTCGATCCGTAACCCGGTGCTCCCGCCGAACGGGCTTTACGATCCGACCGTCGACCTCGTGGGTCTCGACACGCTGGTCAACTACCTGACCTTTCCTGTCATCAACAAGCCCGCGACCAGCACTCTTGCCTGGACCTGGAGGCTCACTTTCTGATGGAACTCAGCCGCCTTCTCAGGATTGCGGCTCGAGTTGCTGCCACGCAGATCAAACGCGAGCTGCAGTGGTGGCCGGGTCGCGAACCGCCGCCTCCGGAAGAGGCACCGAAATACTGGCGTGAGGACATCCCCTCCGACGTCTACGCCAAGATTTGGGAAGAGAAGCGTGCGACGACTATCAAGTGGAAGACTCCTGACCTCGAGGCCGAGCAGGAGAAATTCCAGAAAGTGGCCGAGAGCCTCGGACTCGACGTGTCCGACATCCAGTCGAAAGCTGGGCGCGGACACATGTGCCAGCTGTCGCCGCAGATTTGGTCGATGCTCGCCAATTCGGAATCCTGGACTATCGAGTCAATGGAAGAGGCCGAAAAGCGTGCCGCGCTGCGAGACATGGACTTGCAGCCGACTCTCGACACCATCGCTACGGGGCAGACTGTGGCAGCTCCTATTGTTCTTATCCTAGGCGACGGAACACCACATCTCGTGTCCGGGGACGACCGGCTGATGATCGCCCGAGCGATGGATACCGAAGCTCAAGTCTTCTTCGTCGACATGGCCACATCTGACAAGCAAAGTGATGTCATCAACATGCCGGTGACAGGGTACCGGCGATAGGTTCCTTGTCACTCCCTCTGAACGGTAGGCGCCTGAATGGGATTCGAGAACCTCGGACCGAACGTCAGTCAGAACCCGCAGAAGGTCCAGGAACCTGCGAACGGGAGTGGCGCATACACGTCCCAGGACCACTCGTGGGAGCAGCTTGTCATCCAGCAGAACAAGCCGTCCGCCGACTGGGAGATCAACCTCCTGCAGTCGATCCTTGGGGCGGCCGGCATTCGGCTCCTGAGTCAGCAGTTTCTCCCTTCGGGATGGCTCAACGCAGATTTCCTCGAGCGCTCGAACGTCACGGGAGACTACACGTTTCTAGCGCCTGACACGACGTCTTCGACCACGGCCAACACGTTCGCTCTATCCGCCTCGACGGTGAACGTCAACGGCTGGCTCGTGAACTTCAACCTCACGGCCATCGAAGCCAACACGACGCTGCCCAATTACGGCGTGCAAGGAACGAACTACGTTGTTCTTCCGGCTCCGCCTCTTGGCGGAGAACGCACCGATCTGGTCATTCTCGAGGTCTGGAGGGCTTTGGTGTCGCCGGCCCCGGACTCGACGAACAAAAGCCAGGCCGGGCAGATTTTGCGCTACGGCAACGTCAAAAGTCCCGACGTCAGTCCCAACCAGAATTTGTCGGACGACCTCGTGGATCCGACCTTTGCTGAGGAAACTGCGAGGCGAGTCCAGATCCAGTACAGATATCGAGTCATCTCGAATCTTCCGGACAAATGGCTGCAGGCTTTTCCGGACGGACTCGACTGCCCTGTCGCAGTCGCCAACACTATCCCCGCTTACCCTTCTCCGGGTCCCGATGGATCTCCCACGGGGTTTCAGTACATGCCTTCGCCCGGAGACGCTGGGCTCTGGATAGCTGGTACGGGAGACTCTCCTTCTGCGGCGCTGCTCGGGACAGTCGACGGCTACATGTACGCCGTTCCGATTTGTGCGGTCTTCCGTCGTAATAGCGCACCGTTCGACAGGATGACCAACGTCAATGGTGCCGGGCTCATGGGATCGGCGGTTTCCGGTCGACCCGACAACCTGTACGCCGATCAGATCGTCGTGTCGGATGTTCTCGATCTGCGCAAGGGCGTGGCGTGGGATCTGACGGAAGTCCTCGACAAGACGTTCCAACGCCTTCTCGACAACACACTCGCTACCGAACTCGAGTACAATCAAGACTTCGGCATCTCGAACGTCATCGGCGGAACCTCGTTCCTTTACAAGGACGACATCACGAGCCCGCCTGGTCACATTGGGACTTCTGACGGCGTTCGTATCAACTTCAGCGACAGATCGATTACCGAGTCGATTGCTGTCACGAGCGGGTCGCAGACGGGTTCCACGACTACCGTGGTGTTTCACCTCAATGCGTTGTCACCTGTGTACCTGGCGCCCGGCACTGTGAATCTCGCCGCTTTGGCCCCCGCCGGGACGAACATCTCTGGTGTTGGATCCTTGCGGATGCTCGTCTCGAGTACAGACCTCGACCTGACGGATCTGACCAACACGGTCTTCGCGCAGTCGGTCGTTCTGACTGCCAGCACGCTCGGTGGCCCAATAGACACGGTTACAGTCAACCTCAACACAGCCCCTGGCTCGAGCTTCACGATCCAAGCAGAGCTGTGGATAGAATACTTGAATGACAACGGCACCAAACGCAACATGCTCAATTCGGTGGCGTTCTGGACTCCACCGGCAGCCAGTCTACCGGTGTGGGTAGACGCCACTCAGCTTTCGCCAACGAGTGACGGCGGACGGTTCGCACTCACGAATCCCGGGTCTCCGACTGACACGACCAACCTCTGGTGGGCCAATCCAGGGCATCGTGAGGTCGCGGCGCGTCTTCGCACGACTGCGCAGGGGCCGAACATGTACTACGCGGATTCCACCGGTGCGGCTATCTGGATCCCGGAGAAGCTCTCCGGAACCGTATCCATCAACGACGGTATCAACCCGCCGTATACGACGACTGCGTACGTGGTGAACGCGAACTACACGCAGGTAACTTTGAGCCCCGCTGTCTCGGCCAACACGCCAGTGCAGGCGACCTTCGTAGCGCTTCGTCCTCTTCCTACGGTCGGTGCCGCGCCGGACGATTCGTACCAGATCTGGTACAACACTGCAGCGATTCAGTCCATTCCGGTCCCGTCGGGTGGTCCGATCACGTTGCCGCTCTACGCTCGCGCGATCCCCAAAGCCATTCACCTGCTCACTCAAGGATCGGGTAGCCCGGACGATTCGTTCCCGTATGTCTCTCCCAGCGCTCAAATTCCGATCGGTTTGCTACCACCATCGGATTACCCGGAGGCACGGCTCGATTCCCCGAGTGCAATTTCGGTTGTCGGATTCGGCATCAACGCCGGCTATCTGCAGTTGCAGGCGATGATCCCATACTCTCCCGATCCCGGCCAGGTGCAGCTCTACAAGCTCGCGCCAGACACGACAATCGATGGTGACAACCGGAACTTCTGGCCGCGATCCGATTCCGGGAGTCCTCCGATTTACTCGCCCGTCATTTGGGGTCAGTCGATGTCTTTGGCGCAGCAGCACAAAGTGGCGTTCCCCGTTCTCATGGAACTGCGAGCCGATTTCAATGGAGGCATCGGTGTAGGAAGCATCGGGAGGAAGGGCACTCTCGTTATGGTCGTCTTTAGTCGCTGGGGTGAGTTCGACCAGAACGTGAACATCGGATTGCAGCCCGGTCTCAGTGACAGCGCTGCTGCGGTCTATCGAGTTCCCGGGAACATGCTCAATCCGAGAAGGGTGGCGCACTAATGCCCAGGCCGTTCGTACAGCTTACTCCAGAGCCCGTCGTTCCCGTTGAATCGGGAGCTGGTGGTGGGACTCCGGGTGTCAGCATCGAGCAGGCTGGCACTCCCATCCCGAATAACCCGCATACCATCCTCAATCTCACTGGGAGTGTGACCGCGGCGGACGCCGGCAGCGGTGTGGCTACGATCAACATCACAGGCGGCGGTGGGTTCACGGATAACGCGACTACTCTGCGCACAAGGAAGCAGCCATTCCTGCGAAGGAACGATTTGCTCGCTTCCAATACGCCAATATCCCCCGGCTACATTTTTCCAGCCAACCTCGGGATCAGCGTACTCACCGACTATCTAACTCAGGTGGCTGGAATCGCCACATGTTTCATCGGTGACAAGTTTTTCTATGTTGGATATTCCAAAACACCGGGTGCTCTCGTTGGTATCGACCTGTTCGTTCCGCAATCAGTGATGAGTGGCTCGCTGACCAATTATGGGGACACGCCGGTCGACTTGATCGGCATTCGTGGCCAGACGGGAACGGTGTTCCCGTCTCCTCAGGATAACATTTTCGGGGCTTTTCCCGACGGGTTGTTCGTAGAATGCGGAACAATCAATGGCACGCCCCCGAACATGTATTACGTCCAGAGTTACCACACTGCGACGACGTCAGCACCCGTGCGTGCGTGCTTCATTGGAGGCGGTGGTGGTGACCCAGTTCTAAGCACCACCCCGCAATTCGCTTTCAGCGCGACCAACGGGCACATCTACATCGTGGATTCTGTTGGCACCATTCACGATGCGTTTACAACAGGCGACGCGCCAAACGCGATGTTTCTCGATGACGCCGGATTCCTTTGGGTCGCATATAACACTAGCCAAAGTCTAGTCAAATTCTCTATCAATTTCTCTACCTACTCGCTTACTCAAGTGAGTACAATCGCGACCGGTGTGACGGCCCTGGATATGATCTCGGATGGACGGTTTGCTCGTATTCTTGCGAGCAATTCTGGTATTCCGACGATCTACGCGTGGGACCTGACGTCTGGAAACGCTGGTCCAGTGATTCCACTGCCGGCGTCTGGCGATACAGTCAGTTTCTCTAGCCCCAGAGATCTGTTCTACGACGCTCCCAACGACAATGTGTGGGTGGCCGACCAGAAGCTCGGCACGGCCGTCTCGATAAAGGCAGCTACTCAAGCTGGAGACCTAGCGGTTGATCTTACTGCCATTGGAAACGGCGCCAGTCGAGTCATCGGTGACTCCAACTACGTCTACATCTCTAACGGGTTCGGATTCGATAGGTACCTGATCATCGTCAACAAGACGACAGGTGCTATCGTTGGGATGCTGGATGCCGGTGCCGGTCTTACCGTGCAGGACCAAACCCTCGACGGGGCTGGCAACATCTACATCGTTGCGAGTAACTACTCGAGCCTCACAAGCAGCAACATCCAGAAGTATTCCATTGCCACGGCGTTGTCCTCATATCCGTCGGCTATCGGACCATCGGTCACTTCGCCCGTACAGCGTGGATACCACGCTTGTGCCTATGACCCAGTGACGGGGACCGTTTTCGCAGGTACTCAAAACGAAACTGGAGTCACCGAGTCACTCGTGAAGCTAAACACGAGCACTCTGGTCGAAATTTCTCACTTCGATTTCCCGGGAACAGGAAGTGCCTACCCGTGCATCCAGTTCGTTCTTGCGGCGGCCGGGTCTATCTGGGCGTCCACGGGCTCCGTCTTTAGCGGGTACTCGGGGAATCTTTTCCGAGTCGATCCGACCGCGTTCCCCGCTGGCGGTGCATTCACGAACATCGTCACTTCTACAAGCACATCAAGCGCCTTGAGCTACGATGCCACGTTCGGCACTATTCTGGTTGGTGATGAGAGCGAGAGCGTCAGTCGCGTTAGCACATCGACTAATCTTGAAGTGTCGACGTGGGTTCCACCTATTGGTGGAAACAGTTCCGCGGTCATAACTCCCACAGCCATTTGGGTTACCGTCGCTGATTTCCCGACTCGAGGTCTATTCCGCTACACGACAGGAGTGGGTACGGAGACTCAGATCGGATCTGAGATCTCGTCAGTGACGATTCCTGCACCGTTCGGCGGTCGATTGGTGTGGGACGGGGTTTCCATTTACGCATCTATCGGGAATCCATAAACCATGCCTGCCGCAAGCCCCTCGACAGTCTATCGCATACATCCCGAGACGGGGGAGATTCTGTTTACTACACAGTCTCCGGGATTGGGTGCATCTCCTCGAGGAATAGCAGTTGACAGTTCCGGAACTGTCGTTGTCCCGATTTACCAGTCGGGCCTCGGTATCAACACCATTGCCCTCTACACTGGCGCATGGGAAGACAGGAATTTCAATAGCATTCGCTATATGAACCGGCCTCTCGGATTCTCGAATGGAGGCCGTCAAGCAGGTCAGACTCTCAGCTCCAGCACCATCACGCTGACGCCAACGTCGCTGACAGCGATGGTGGACACTCTGTCAGGACCGGTGACAGTCAACCTGATAGATGCGACGACTTACGGGACCATCGACTGGGTTTGCACGGTTGCTGACGCAAACAATAACGCTGCAACCAACAACATCACGGTCTACGGCAACGGATTCCAGATCGAGGACCCGAACAGTCCTGGAACCTATTCGTCCAGCGTTACCATCCACACGAATTCGCAAGTCGTTACGTGGGAGTTCGTGGAATCTTATGACCAGTGGAAGGTCATCTCTTCCAATGCCTCTGGTGGAGGAGGAACTGTTATCGGTGTTCCGGTCGGCTTCATCAATGTTGGGAACGCCAACCCATCGACCGGCACTCTCGACTCCTCTCACTTGCAGGCCATCGTAGACACGAGCGTGGCTACCACGACAGTCAACGCTCCGGACCTCACCCTGCCCACAACCCAGCAGCTCTTCCGAGTGACTGATGACACAGGATTCGCTGCGACCTATCCGATCACGGTCCAGAGTCAAGCCAGCCGTCCCATCGAGGATCCGAACAATCAAGGGAATTTCGCGACGTCAGTCCAAATCTCCGTGAACAGCCAGTCTATCGACTGGCAATGGACGGGCAGTCACTACAAGATCGTCTGATGAGCTACCTGCCGCTACCCGACATTTCTCTCAAGGGCAGCACTCCGGGTTCTGTCACGGGCGAATCTGTCGAACTTTTGCCGCACTTCACGCCCGCTGACAATCATAGCTTGACGTTCGAAGTGCGCGTGGTGGCTGCAGGCTATGTCTATCCTGCCACGAGGACGATCCGATCCTTCGTGCAGAGGTTCTCCGTGAGACGCAGCTTGGGGGTGATTACTATTGTCGCCAGCGATTCCCAGGATGCTTTCGGAGATTCCGGTGGTTCCTCATGGACGTTGGCTGCGACTGTTGGGACGAGCCCTGACAGATTCAAACTCACGTTTACGACTGGAAGCACGAGGTCCATCGTCAACGTCACGGCCGACATTCGGGTCACCGTCGAACCGAACAACTTCCTGCTCTCGATCCCGGTCGGCCCCATCGAAGCTCACAGAGCCGATCTTGGTGTGACTCTGAACGCCGGCAACGTGTCGTTTTGGGCCGATCAGACCAGTTTCCACACAGACCTGTCACAGTCGACGCCTTCGCAACAGCCGCTATGGAACGCGTCCGATTCAACATTCAACCATCAAGCTTCAATCGGATCCCCGGCCGCCGTTCTCGGAGAGCTGTTCTCAGGTGCGCTCTCCCTGAATTCAGCCGTTGGCTGGACGATTGCCTCGGTTTATAGGGGCGGACTGGCGGGAGGGACCTTCGTCTGGCAGACCACAGGTCCAAGCACAGGCGTTTCGTCGTCTCCTTGCTACCCATACATCTACGAAGGTAGCGTCGTCGAGTATACTGGAGTGACCCTCGGAGCTGTGCCGGGTATCATCATTGGCACATTCACCTCGGGTGGTGCGGTCAGTCTCTACGTGAACGGGACAGCTGTTCGAGCGACGGGGAGTGGTACGACCCCAACCACCATCACATCAAGTCTCGATCAAAATCTTGGCAGCAACCAGTCTTATGTCGCCGAGCAAATCCTGTGGCCTCGTGTCATCAATGCAGCTGAAATCGCGCAATACATGAATTACGCGAGCGCCCGTTACAAGATTGCGTTGTTCTAATCATGAGCTTTCTACCGCTTCCCGACATCACTCTCACCGGGTCCACACCTGGATTCGCGACGGGCGAGTCTGTGGAGTTGCTGCCTCACTTCACCCTAACCGACAACGAGAGCTTCACACTCCAAGTTCGGGTAGCTGCCAGCGGCATCATCTCGGGAGCGTTTGTTTCCCAGTCTTTCATTCGTAGGTTTTGTGTCCGCCGAGATTCAGGTGTGACGACAATCGTCGCGTCCAATACGCTGGATCAGCTTGGCGATGCAGGTGCCTCGTCGTGGACGGTGACCGCTTCAGTGGGCTCGAGTCCGGACAGATTCGCCCTCACATTCACGACCGGCAGTACCCAGGCTTACACATCCGTGCGAGCCGACATACAGGTCACGAGGTCCATCAAGCCTGGGACTGCTCCGCCGGTCCGCTCGTTCGTTCAGGTTTGGGATCTGTTCTACGATTCCACCAACGACAATATGTGGATTGGAGACCCGAATCTCTCGAATCCAGATATCCCGGTTTTCCAGGCCGCGACTCGCAGCCCGAAAGCGGTTGTCAACGCCACCAGTGCCAGCTGGACGACCGGTGCCACACGGATCATTGGTGACGGCACGTACATCTACGCTAGCAATTGGTTCCAGAAGCACATTCTCATCATCGACCCTGTGCACTGCTCCATCATCGGCATCGCCAACCTTTCCACGGGGTTCGGTGGTTACGACCTGGCTTCGGACGGAACGCACTTGTACGCGATCTCGTTGTCCGGGAACATCATCTACCGGTTTACCATCTCGTCGGTCATCTCGTCATACCCGACACCCGCGTCGCCGGATGCCAATACGACTGTGAGCCGCGATTTCCGCGGGATTGTTTGGGACCCGAACGACAGCCTTCTGTGGGCAGGATGTTACGTCTCGTCGTCACAGGCTGTTTTGGTGCAGCTCACAAGTGCTCTGTCTGAAAGCTCCGTCACCACGTACTCGATCGACACCAATCCGACAACCGAAGGCGTGTTCACCTACCACGGCTGTTTCGCGGACTCGTCGGTTTGGTTCTGCATCGGTCACGGTAATTTCAACGCTCCGAACTACAACTTCGACAGCACGCCAGGCTCGGTGCTTCGTGACCTATCAACTTTCATCTTCTTGAGCGCGAGTGCTCCTGCACCTGCCTCCGGTCTTCCCGCACCAACGGCGATCTCGTACGACCCATACCATGACACCGTGCTTGCAGCCATGCTCAATGGTAACAGCTACGGTGCTCAGAACATCTGGCGCATTGCTGCAAGCTCCAACACGCAAGCCTCCATCTTCGGTAATGCAGGCGTGAACGGCCGCGCTTACGTCGCTGCGGCTGAGCCCCTGGGGCTCTGGGTCGGGCAGTACGACTTTTCGCCCGCCAAAGGACACATCGATATCTATTCAACAGGCATAGGGACAGAATCCTTCCTGGCAACCATCACCCAATACTGACCATGACTTTCCAGCCTCTCCCCGACGTCACTCTCACCGGGTCCACACCCGGCAACGCGGTCGGAGAGTCTATTGCACTGGTCAACGCCGGTCCCTCTGGTGCTGTCGGGCCGATCAACACGTACTTTGTCCTGCCGAGTGGCTACAGCGGAACCATTGAAATCCGCGTGAGCGCAAACGGTTACATCCTCACTTCGACAGCCTCTCAGTCCTTCGTCCAGAGGTTCGCGGTAAGTCGAATCGCCGGCGTCACGGTAGTTAGTGCCTCGGATACTGTTGATCAGTTCGGAAGTTCTTCCGCGTCCTCCTGGACCTTCACAGTGACTGCAGCATCCAGTCCTGACCGCCTGCAGATGGTGTTCAACACCGGCAGCACTCAGGCTGTCGTGAACGTCACCGCAGACGTTTTCATCACAAAGGCTGTTCAACCGACGCCATTCCCACTTACGCCGTTCAAATTCATCCAGGACTTGTACTACGACTCAGTCAACAACTTGATGTACGTCGCTGATGTCGAGCAAACGACTGCCGTCATTCCAGTTTTGGATGGGACGACGGGCGCCACCCATGCGGTGATCAACGTGCCCGTATCCGCCGGTTGGACTGGTTCGAATCGCGGAGCGGCAGCCTTCGCAGCCGATGCGAACTATGTGTATGCGCTACCATCTGGCCAGGGTAGCACCGTGTACATCCTAGTCATCGACAAGTCGACGCTCAATGTCGTTGGGTACATGAATCCACTCTATGGTGGCGTTCAATATGCTGTCATTTTTCCGGACTCAGCAGTCGCCACGGGTGGCTCTCTCTATACTTGCGTCAGCGACATAAACATCCACCCCACTTCCGGCGCGAACATCCTGCAGTTCAATACGGCAGCTGCTATCACGGCGTTTCCGACTGCAGTCACTCCAGTTGCAGCCAATACCGACACGTACACGGGGTTCAACTGGAACCTCCGCCATATGGGGTACAACTCCAGCACTGGTCACCTTTGGGGAGGCACAGCTGACAACATCAGCTTCTTCTTTGGTGACTATGAAGTGCTATTCGAGGTGAATGCCTCAACCCTAGCCACGGTTTCGTCCACTCAATACAACAGCGCCAACACGTACCCGACTACTTATTGGGTGGACTACATTTTTGGCCACGTCATGTGGTCTATTGGCGGAAATCCGAATTCCCCGTACCAGACTTTCGGAGGATCAACCGCTCAGATCTTTGCCGACGGGTCTCCATACATCACACTGCCTACTTCGCCAGCCCCGTATGCGACGACTCTCATCACGGGCCGGTTGGACTACGATCCCATCGACAACACGATGTTCGTGCAGATCAATGGGCCGGGACTGTCGACCTATCAGTGGGTGGCTCGATACAACTCCTCGGCCACGCTAGTTTCGACCATTTACACCGGCGTCACCGGACAAATCAACGCCGTCAAATCATCGACTGCTGCCGGAACTCTTTGGGCGGCTGCGTTCCAGAATTCACCGTTCCAGAGCTACATTAACGTGTACTCGCACACGGTCGGGTCCGAGACGCTGCAGTATCAGATCACCGGCTTCTAGTCTCTAGCGCTCCTATCGCTCATCCGGGCGTGGACCCCGGAACTTTCGGTGAGTTGTACAGCGACTGGTCGATGACCGACCCGGGAGCAGCTCTCGCGTGGGTATCGCTTCCGGCGGTTCAGATCGTGCCGTGGCGAAATTCCGGCTCGTTCAACGGGATAAACCGGAATGGGAACGGTCTCCAAATCGGTCCCACGATCGAATATTCGCTCACTGCGAGCATTAGTTTCTACTCGCCGACGCCCGTCGAACTGGTGTTCTCATTTCAGACGGACGGTGTGGTCCTGCCCGTTGCAGGTGTGACCGTAAACGCTTTTCCGGGCGTCACGACTGTCTCCTTGCAGCAACTGGGCTATCTTGCGGGGGAAGACACCGCCATTGTGCAAGTGAACATTGCGAATCCGATTCCTAGTCCGATTACAGTCTATTTCTTCCAGGGAGCTTTTTCTGTCGAAGGAATAAACTGATGTACGGCCAGCTCTACAACGACGTCAGCTTGATGTACCCCGCCGAGGTAACTCTCACCTGGACAAGATACAAGACACAAGCAGTCCCGTGGACGTCAAGCAGTGACCTGTCGGGTGTCACTGTGTCGAACAATGGATTCGTTGTGTCCGGTGCCGGTGAGTTTCTGCTCAAGGCCAGCGTGTCTGTTTACACGGGCCAGCCGATACAACTCTTTTTCCAGTTTCTCTCCACAGCGGGAGGGAATATCGCTGGGATCACATGCTCAGTTTTCGGCGGGTCTCGAGTGGTGAGCCTGCAAAAGATGGTGGCCCTAAGGACTGGCGATTCCGTGAGACTCGGGGTGAACTTGGTGTCTCTGCCCTCGCTTCCGTGCACGGCGTCTTTCTATCAAGGCGCCTTCACCATCCAAGACCTCGATACGTGAGGCAGCATGTACGGCGAGCTTTCCAACCTGTTCCGACTCACTGATCCGGACGCCGCGTACATCTGGACGAACGGGACCCCTCAGAATATCGCATGGGAAAACCAGGGTGACTTCTCCAACGCCACTACCAACGGGATTGGGATTTCGCCTAGTCTTGGAAACACGTTTCTCGCCCATGTTGCACTGAGTGTGTTCGTCGAACAGCCGATACAGTTGCTCGTCCAGTTCGCTCTCGGTGGGGAACCCATCTCTGGCGGAGGAGTGGTCCAGACCATTTCAGGTCACGGAAGCATCAGGATTCACAGGGTCATAAATTCCACGGGAAGCATTTCGGTGCAGGTGTCTCCTTTGAGCGCAGTCTACCCGCTCACGGTCTATTTTTATCAGGGAATCTTCACTGTTCACGACGTCGCATCCAGCGGGTAGTTAGGAGCTTCATCGGTCGGACCTCGTGGGCTGGTAGTGTCTGAACACCAGTTGCTGAGGTCTCAATGAAGGTCCTTATCGACCCCGCCACGAATACGATCCACGGCGTCTACGAAGAGCCGCTGCTGTTCGACATCAGTGGCCACTACGTCATCGACATCCCTCCGCAGATAGGGACCGTTTCTCCGAACACGGACAACAGCATTTCGGACCTCATCACGCAGAAATCGAACGCGTGGGCGGTCTTTTTCACGTCGCAGAACATCCCTTTCCCGAACGTCATCTCCGACGAACTCATCTCGAGTCCCAACGTCGACTCGGTGAATTCTTCAGGTATCGAGCTAGGACCGAACAAGCGGACGGTTATCTATCCTGGAGGCACCCTCCTCACGAACCCGATCTCCATTGCGGCAGGTGCGCACCAAACGTGCCTCCACTACGGCGGATTCAGCCTCTTCCGTTCTCCGGTTGATGTTCAGAATCCGACGTCCCCGACGCCGATCAGCAAGCTCCTCTATGGGTACAACCCTAGCACCAGTTCATTCGAGAACTTCGACAACGCGACGTTTTCGGTCAGCGTTTGCCAGTCGACCGGGCCTTTCGCAGACATCGCGACTCCGACGCCGGATTCCGCGGTGCCGACAAACATCACATATCCCGCGACTTTCCGGCTCAAGTTCATCAACAACTCCACCATCCCGTACCACGTCTCGGACTGGTACCTGATCTACGGATAGGCGGTAGTGTGGCTAGGACGCTTATGCTGCCGGGGTCATAGACCCTGAAGGTTCGAAGCGGAGATCTGCTAGGACATGCCGACTAATCCCCTAGGCCCCGGAGTCTCCCGGTACACGGACGACCGCGACAAGCAATTTGCTGTCGTTGTATTCCAGGCGAACAAGCCACCGCTCGACTCCGAGCTGAACCTCGTTTCGCTTGTCGACTGGGAATCGCGTGCAGAGGCTCTCCGCGCCGAGATGCCTTCCGGATGGCTGATGAACGAGGCCAATCCAAAGGCCGACTTCTTCACGAACGTCAACAACTCGAACCTGTTCTATTTCGGTCGCAACACTCCGGGCGAGGTCCGTAACCTCACGTGGGCTGTCGTCAACGGGTGGCCTATCCCTGTGGCAGGGACGGAGACCGGCGAGCCCCCGCTGGCAGCCGACGACGTCGACACCTGGAACAAAATCCTGCTCAATCCTCCGTCGACCTCGACGGGCGGCAACATCGCCGAGTTCGTGTTCCTCGAGGTGTGGCAGGCAGTCATCGACGTGGATCCCGCCCCTCCGGGTGTCGCACCAGGCAAGCCGCAGCGCGGGTTCATCTATAGATTCGGCAACGTCGAAGGCGGTTTCAGCTACATCCCGGACGACCTCATCGATCCGGACATGAACTTCCCGACCACGAAGCGCGTGCAGGTCCAGTACCGCATCCGCGTCGTCCAGGGAATCAACATCGCGCAGTATCCAGAAGGGTTCGACCCGAGTCTCGTGTTCGCGCAGGGCCTCCTGCTGCAGCCCTCGAGCGTCCCCTTCACCAACATGCGCCAGACGCTCGGCGACCCGGGCCTTTGGCGTGCGGGGACCGGCGACCCGGCGACTTTCGGAACCTCAGACGGCTACGTTTATGCCATCCCCATCTGCACCGTTTTCCGTCGCAACGGAGCAGGGTTTTCCGACACGGGCAACCTCGCCGGCGCGTTCAATCGCAATAGCGTCGCCATCTCCCGTTCCGACGCGACGATGTACACGGCCTCTCTCGCGCTCCAATCCGCAATGGGGCTGACCGACACGTCTTTCACCATCAACAGCATCGCCGGCACCGTGCTGCAGACGATGAACTCGTTTGGCGAGGCGTATTTTTACCTCAACGACGAGATCATCCGCATCAACAACGTCGTGCAGAACTCGCCGACGTCGTTCACCTGCACCATCGACCGCGGCCAGCTCCAGACGACGATCCGCGCGCACAACTCGGGTACTCCCCTCATCGAGTACACGATTCGCCCGGACGGGCTGTTCGCCGACCAAATCGCGGCGACTGACATTCTCGACATGCGCCACTCGGTGGCGGACAAGTTCGACTACGACAGCATCCTCAAGACGAACTTCATCGAGCTTCTCAAGGGCAACCTGCGCTCGACCTGGAAGCGTTTCGGAAGCACGAACTCGGCAGGACCCGTTACCTTCTACGGCGACCGCATCACCGATTCTTCAGTGTTCGTCGGAGGGCTGACGAGACTCGATGCTCCGGATGGAAACCGCCGCATGTTCTCGGATGCGGTGACCACGCAGCGCTTCAACGTCCCGGTGGTCGTTCCTTCGAACTCGCAGCTCATCGACACGCCGCTGCAGTTCACGGTCGCCCCTTACAACGTCGAGGTTCTGTGGACAGGCACCCCGCCCATCCACGTGCCCGGTAACCGACTGTCGGGCGGCCTCTACCCATCGTGGTGGAACGGCGACTCCATCACCATCCAGCTCTCCCCATTCGCCGCGGGTATGCCGGGCTCGGACTCGGATCAAGTCAGGTTCGTGTTGCCTTCCGAGGACCCGGACGCCGTCGTCATCCGATTCGAAGGAATGACGTCGGACCCCAACGGATCGCTGCCATCGACGACGATCGCCGCAGGTTCGAACGGCCAGACGTTGCCTCAGGCAACCATCTTCGTGGCTTCGACCTCGGGCTTCTCCTCGAGCGGCGGAACCATCAACATCAACGGCTCGACGGTCAACTACACCTCCATCTCCGGCTCGAGCTTCACGGGGTGCACAGGCGGTTCGGGCACGATGACGACTGGCGAGGTCGTCACGTCGGCCGGTACGACCGCGCCTACGACTTCCAACCCGGATCTTCTCTTCCCGACGCAGGGAAACAAGGTCCTCAAGAGCGGTCAAGGCCTGAGCGTCACCACCGATGTGAACGGAAACCTCGTCATCCGCTTCCAAAGCGGTGGCGTCGACACCGAACTGCAGGAGTTCAAGGACGCTCTCCAGGGCAACACGGCGATTCCTTACGTCACGAATGTCGTGATGCACATCGACTTCGCCGTCGTCTACGGAGCTGGTCGCGGCTTGTCTCACAAGCCGGACTACATCCACACGGTTTGGTACCGCGGGTCGGCGTCCAACACGACGCAGACCCTTCTGCGCGGCGGCCTGTCCGGCATTTCGCGCATGATCCCGACGTATCTTGGCGACTCGCCGTACGTGCAGACCGGTGTAAACCGGAATCTCGCGCGGACTTCCGAGGTGATGGTCGACCCGGGCAGCAAGACCGTCTACGCGGCTCCGTACCGCGAAGTCCGTGTCCCGCAGCTTCTCGCGCGCAACGGCCAGCAGCTCAACTGGTACTTCAATCCGACGATCCAGTACCAGGGCGCGATGCCGAGCCTGGACCAGAACGGCGTCAATATCGTGCACCCGGTCGTGCCTCAGACGACCATCGACGCCCTCAACCTGTTCTACCACGGTGTCAACAGCCTCTACTTCGAGATCCCGTGGGAGTATCTGCCGCGGCCGGGTCTGCATCACATCCCTCTGCAGGCGACGACCAACGCCGTGTTTCCCAGCGGCCTGAATTTCATGTTCGTGGCGCAAGAAGGCCCGAACCTGAACAACTCGAGCTACAACGAGAATATCGTCTCGTATCCGAGCGCGCCGGGCTACTACATCGTCACGCCAAATGTTGGCGAGACCTACGGCACGCAGGCGGGTATTCTCTCCATCTTCGGTACCAAGTACACGAACAACTCTCTCCAGTCGGCCAACGGCGGCCCCTTCCAGGGCATTCAGTTCCCGCCGTTCCTCGCGCCGGCGCGCATCACCGGCGTCTATCTCCGTCAGGGATCGGCGGTGCAGCCCATCTCGAGCCCGTTCAATAACAATCGCCAGTTCGTTGGCCAGCCGGGAGCAGACGTCAACCTCCTGCACGACAGCTACGACGGCCCGACCGTCCTGCTCAACGTGGACGCCAACGGAGACCCATACTTCATCCTCTCGGCCGATTGCCTGGACTTCACGAAGGCACCTTCGGGTACGAACTTCAACAATGCCCAGTTCGTTGTCGAGTGCGTCCTGTTCGGATTCGATCGAGGCTTCCTGCAGACCAACGGACGCGTTTGCGTCGCCAAGAACACGGGCGGCGGAGTCATCCTGCAGGATCAGTTCTCGACCTCGCAGGACGGCACCATCGGCATCATCGCGCCGGCGCCGCTCTCGAGCAATGCTTCGAACAACGAGCTGACGATCTACTACAGCCGCCAGCCGTACCAAGGCGATCCATTCGGAACTCAGAACGCCTATTCGGACGACCTCTACAGGCTCGGACCGCTGACGGTCGGAGAAGCCACGTCGATCTTCACGAGCCCGCTGGGTCCCATCTCGAGCCTGGCTCTCCCGAACGAGACCGGTTTCGAGGTGCTCGCGTCCACGAGCTTCGTGATGTCGCTCGGGACGGGTCGTCTCTCGGGTTCGCAGCCGCTACCCCTCCTCGACACGTTTGAGGCACCGAACAACCCGCCGGATTACGCCGGGACCCTGCTCGATCTCGCACGTCGCTTCTCGGCGAACCGTGTTGGTTACGAGGACTGGTCGGACCAGCTCTTTCCGGTCGTTAACTCACCGACTCCGCCCACAGGTGTCGCGACTCGCCCACCGACCAAGATCGGTGGCTTGGATCCGGTCTACGACAACTTCGTCCCGCCGGAATTCGCAGGTGCCACTTCGCAACTGCCGATGGGCATCTACTTCCGAGACAAGGACTTCGTCGGCAAGACCCTCTACCAGCAGATCAACTCCACGGGTGTCGGCGCCAACGCAGTCGGCACGTTCACCTTCCAGAACTACGAGGCGTCGCTCGCCCCGAGCGCGCCTGGCGAATCGACCTGGGAGGGCACGGAGTTCATCTGCGGCAACACATCGGGCACGACTGGCGTTGGTTCCGAAGCCGTCATTCGAGTCGACGGCACCGCGAATCCTGCCAGTACGACGGTGTTCAAGACGACGCGTGGAGGTGCGGCCTGGTCGGTCACGCCACCTTGGGTCGGTGGTCCGATCTCCTCGAGGTTCCCGAAAGTCCGCCCGAACATCAACGCCGGGTCGCTTCTCGTCGGCTCCGCATTCCTTGTGCGTTCTCAGCCGGAGTCTGTGGGCTCCACCGAGATCCACATGGGCAACGAGCTGCAGATGTTCGTCGTCACCCAGGCGGTGCCGGCCTATTTCCGCGATACGAACGTGTCGCACTCGGCTGCCGGTACCAACGAAGGGTTCACCGCTGTCGACAGGTACCGTCTCCTGGGTAAGCCCTTGGAGAAGCGCCGTGGCTACGTCAACACCGGCATTCTCCCGGTTCCGCCGGCCCTTTTCGTTACGAACATCTTCGACAACCCCCTGTTCTTCGGGTCGTCGGACGTGTCCCTCAACTCGCAGGAGCAGATCACCCTTCCGGTCACCTCGGACGGGCAGCTCACCTTCACCCTTCCGAACCGCCCGCTCGATCCGACCGCCGTGCAGATGTTCCTCAACGGCGTCAAACTCCAGTACGGGCTCAACTACACAGTTGGCGGCACCACCAACCAAACCGTCACATACATCGTCTCCGGGAGCAATCCAGCTCTTCTGACGACCGACATCGTCGAATTCTGGTACCTCTTGTTCTGATAGGGACATTCGATGACTCAGCCGCGCAAAGAACAGATCAAGGACCAGCGGTCGTACTTCACCCGGATCGACACGATCGGTGTGGCGACGCCCATTCCGTTCGGCACGCCGGACGTTCCTGGCGGCACTGTTCAGACCATCCAGAACACGATCTCGGAAAACTACTACAACGAATTCCTGCAGCAGACCATCACGCAGACGCCCGGCGGCGCGGAGTCGGATGCGTCGGCGTTCATCATCGGCGCGCAGGGTCCGTTCGTGTCGCCCGTCGTCGCGGGCGCGTCTTTCACCATCACGCTCCCGAACGTCAACTCGAGCAACCCTGTCCTCATCACGTTCCAACCGAGCGACGTCGTCAACATCGGCGGCAATCCGTACATCACGACGTCCAAGGTGGCAGCGCGTATCAACGCGGCCCTCACTGTCGCCGGAGTCAACCCGTCATCTCCGGTCGCGCAAAACATCAACGGCCAGCTCGTTCTCCAGTCTGCGGGTCCCTCGGGCTACACGACTGGCTCTTCTGCCTTCCTGACGGTCAATGACGTCACGGTCGGCGTGTGCACTGCGCTCGGATTGGCGCCAGGAAACACGGCCACTGTCACGGGCATTTCTTCGCCGGTGCGCGGCATCATCACGCAGTCGACGGATGGTTTCGGCGGATTCATCCAGCTCCGCAACCCGGACTCGTCGCCGGCGATCACGCAGACCCCCATTCAGATCAACGTCAGCGGCCTCGGAAACATACCGCTCTATCCGCCTGGCCAGTCCATCTACGGACGGCTGCAGCAAATCCCGGGCATCTCGAACAATCCGAAGTTCGTGGTGTCGTACGTCCGTCAGGGCTCCGTACCCGGCAAGGTCATCACGAGTGGCGGCAACTTTTCTTCGCTGACCACGAGCGACAGCTTCACGGTCACGGTCAATACGGTCAATCCGGCGCTCTATCCGAATCCGTCCCACAACTTCAGCATCCAGACCTACGTCCTCACTATCACGTTTGGCGTGGCGCCGACCGGTGCGCAAGACGTCATCAGCGCCGTGAATGCGGCCTGGAACGCGGCAGCCGCTGGAGCTGGATTCCCGGCGGGGACCGAGGCCGGTCGTGGCGGCGTCATCGGTGCTGTTGCTGGGCCCTGGCAGTTCATCACTGGCCAGGACATGTTCTTCATCGTTCTGAACGGCAACACGCCGATTCAGATCTATCCGACCACGGGCGTCTACTCGACATCCGACCTAGTGAACTTCATCAACGCCGCCATCAGCACGGCCGGACAGGCTGCCCAGGGATCGGCTGCGGTTTCGAATTTCGGGACTCTCCAAATCACCAGCCATCTGACGAGCGGTCCGAGTTCCACCGTGCAGATCATGGCGGGTGACCTCTTCGGCGCCAGCCCGCTGCCGACCAACAACTTCACGACTACCCTCGACAAACTCGGCCTTGTGCCTGGAGTTTATTCGGGCTCCGTGGTGGCCAAGCCATTCGGCAATGCGACGACGGTCGAAGAAATCGCCTTCGTTTGCCCCGACCACACCACCGACGATCCGTACGGAACTCCGGCGAGCATCACGGTCTCGGGTTCTTCTGCCGTGATGGCGAAGCTCGGTCTGTCAGGCACCAGCGTCACGGGTACTACGGCAATCGGCATCGAGGCGGTCACGCCTCCCGTCGTGCACGCGATGATCCCCGAGATGATGGAGTTCGGGGAGGTGCCGGAGAACATCGAGACCACCACCGAGAAGTTCCTTGCCACCGACGACCCGCAGCTGGCACAGCCTGGGGCGGGCACGGAAAATCTTGGCATCTCGGCGCTTCTCGGTCCGGACGGCAAGATCAATCCAGACTTGCTGCGCAAGATCGTCGACGTGCTGAGCATCGACTCGCTCACACTCGGAGCGCGTAACCTCGGGTACCTGCAGGCGAACCAGACGCCGCGCATCGTTACGCCGTTCTCGAGTTCGCAAGGCAGTGGCATGACCCTCCTGTGGGAGGGAGTGTCGGTCGCTGGTCTGACCGGCTCCAATGCTCAGCAGATCATGCGGCTCTTCGCTGACTCGCAAGCTGGACTGTGGGTCACCTGCAACGCGTATTGGAACGGTCCTGTCGGGTTCCCCATCAACTGGAGGAAAGATACGGCCGGGCAATCGGCGTCCGCCGTTTACATCGGGCAGAGCACCGTCACGGGCCAGCCCAAAATGGAGTTTCTCTACGCGGGCCCCGCGGTCGCCAGCCCGTTCACGTTTGCTGGTTCTCCGCTCGGTACGGGCACGCCGCCCGTTGGTTTCGACCCGTCCGGAGCGCTCAACGGAGCGCTGGCCTTCATCCTGGCCGGCACGCAATCGACCGCCAGCAACGAGAATCTCATCCCGCGGTTTCTCGCGCAGACCGCGCCGAGTACCTTCACTCTGATTTGGGAGGCTCAGAGCCCCACCGCGAGCCCCAGCATCCGCATCTACGCACAGATGAATCCGTCCAACGAGACGGACTATTGGTTCACGATCAACGCGGCCTGGAATGGTGTTGCGTGGGCGAAAGACGTCAACGGCGTGGCTGCCAACGCTGTTCAAATGCTCGCGGGCGGCGGTTTCGGCAGCCAATTCCTCCATTGGCACCGCGGAGCCGCCGACAACACGCCGTGGGCGACGTGGGCCCCAAACGGTCCCGCGAGCGCTCCGAACAGCATTCTCCCGTTCTCCATCAACGGAAACCAGGGCAACGCCGGGATCGTTACGGCGAACAATCTCCGTCTCGGAGAGCTGGCTCCCGCGACTCTCGCCTCTGAGTTGGCCGCGCGCATCTCAGTTCCGGCACACCCGGACAGCGGAATGCGCATCCTGGTAGCGGAGTACGGCACTGGGCCGCAGGGCTCGGATTATTTGTTCGCTGCTGGCCGCAACGGAGGTTGCACCATTTCGGCTGTGTCTGCCGGGCTCGCCACGATCACGGGCCTCGCCAGTATGACGAACAACATGCAGGGCATGTACCTGTATTTCACTGGAGCTGCCAACGGCAACAACAACGGGCATTTCCAGATCGTCAACGTGATCTCTGGGACTTCGGTGCAAATTGCTAACGCAGCCGCCGTCGCTCCGGATGGGAATAACGGTCACATCACGTGGGCTCTCGGTGGTCAAGGCCAAGGAGTCTGTATTCGCCACTACCGAGGCTGGAATTTTTCCGGCAACGGCGGATACGGGCCCGGCAACAACGACTGGTATGCCATCACAACTAACGCCAGTTGGAACGGAAGCGTGTGGGTTCCTGACGTTCCTGGACAGAACGCCTTCATGACCGTCTGGTCTGGAAGCAACTTCCTCTTCGGGAGTAGCAACTACGGGGCCGGGTACATGTACAACTTCTCAGTTTTCCAGCCCGGGGGAAACTGGTCGGACGGGAGCTGGACCTGCATCCAGGGATTCAGCGACAACGGCATCGCTCTCACCCACCTGGGTGACACATACAACGCCGCGGCGCTTCAGAACACCGTCAACGGCGCAAACGTCATCAAGGCGTGGGGCACGATCTTTGTCACTACTGACAGTGGTGGACACCCCACGTTCCAGGAGTACGACTCCTGGAACGTGCACAGCTATGCCATTTTCAACGGTGGCGGAGGGTTTGGCGGACAGATCCTTATTAACTTCTATGCCAACCCGTCGAACACAGATACTGGAGCCGGTCAGGGATCGATTGCCTGTGCAATCACTCCGCTCTTCTTCGTGTCTGGTCTGGGGCCGTCCCTGCAGCTCGCCTCGATGTACACGTCTTCGTTCAGTCAGGCTCAGGCAGTTCTATCGAGCGGTATCAGCTCAACGTCCATTAACTTCAACAACGCGAATCAGTCCGGCGGTTTCACCTTCATCATTACGGGTAGACAATAATGTTCGGGATCTACTACCATAACGGTGTCGGCGCGGCCGGTCAGTTGGATCTGAACTACCGCATCGATATTGTTGGCCAGCAATACATACTTCGCGCCGGCGTGTTCTACGTGGCGGGCGTCAAGTACACGCTCCCGAATGATGTGTCGTTCTCCGATTTCGGAGATGCCATCCAGGGTAGTCTTTGGTCCAAGGACCCGTCTCAGCCCTTGGTGATGGCAGCGCTCCCCTCGGCTTACATCAGCCACGCCATGGACCAGGCCACTCGTGATCTTTGGTATGCCGACTACGGCAAGCGTGTCGCCGTCGTTTTCGAAACCGTCACTCACGTGTACGAAGTCGCCACCAAGACAAACGTGTCCGGCAACCAATTGCTGGTGAATCGCTCCATCGTTCCTGGGGTCGCCCCTGCGGATACGGTGCCCGCCCAGCCTACGGTGACCATCGTTCCGGCTATCCAGCATCACCCGGCGGCTCAGATCGGTAAAGCTCGCCTCGAGGCGAAGCTCGCCTCGCCGAAGGCTTCCGCTGCCGGCAAGACTTGGGATGAACTGGACGACCAGGAGCGTGATGCTGTCATGCGCTCTCTTGCCGAGCGCATGGGCCTCGTTCAGAAGCCCAAGTGACCTACTGACACTGGCTGCTGCAGAAGGTGTTGCCGCAGGAGGCTAGGTTGGCCTCCACGGGGCTGTCCGAGAGCCAGGTGCTGGCGCAGAGAGTCCCGCCGGCATCCGGGTTCAGGTCGATGCAGGCGAGGAAACCCTCCCAGGCGTCGGCGCATCCCGAGGGACCGCACTGAGCGATGCAGATGTCTCGCTGACTGGCGCACGGCGACGACTTCATGCAGGAGTCGCAGGTGACTCCGGTGGAGCCAGAGGGGACCGTGAAACAGCTCGCGTCGGCGGCGTCGGCGGCGTCGGCGCCGGAGTCTGTCGTCCCCGTGTCGGTGCCGGAATCCACTGTCCCGGAGTCTGTCGTCCCCGTGTCGGTGCCGGAGTCGGGCGTCCCGGTGTCCGTCGTGCCGGTGTCGATCCCTGGGCCCGCATCCACGCCAGTATCGGGATCTCCCACCTTGGCGCTGTCGCCGCCGGAGTCGTTTCCGACCGAACCTTCGGTCGGGTCTCCGGAGTCGGTTCCCGAGTCCGGCAGGTCGCCCGACGTGAACGCGTCGGAAGTGCAGCCCACGAGCGCTGCAACGAACACCAGACTGACCGAGACAACCTTCAGCGACTTCATTTGTTCTATCTCCTCCAATTGGCTACATAATCCCCTTCTGGATTTACGGCTGTACCCCGTAAGCGGCTAGAACTTTCATGGGCCTCCTGGGGCGAGGTATTTCCCATGAAGTTCCGATCTACCCTGACGTTCGCCCTCACTTTCGGCGTCGTCATGTCCTTCGCGAGCCTCGCTTTCGCGCAGACTGCGGCCCCCGCTGCGGCTGTCACGATTTCGACACAGACGGCGATCGTGACCATCGTCGCTCTGCTCGCGGGCTTCATTGGACAGGCCGTCAACACTGGCAGTCTCTTCGGGGTCGCGACCACGCCTAAGGCGTGGATCCCCTACCTGACTCTGGCTGGTTCATTCCTGACGGCCTTCGGTCTGTCGCTGCAGGGCGCTTCCGGTGTCAACGGCTCGTCCATTCTGAACGCCATCATCGCTGGCGTCATGGCGCTGTCGTCAGCTGGCGCGGGCGCTGCGTGCCATGCCCACCTCATCGCGCACAAGTCTTCCCAGGGCAAAACGCCCACCCCGGCACCTGCTGCGCCGGCGGCTGATGGAGGTGGCAAGTGATTCGCAAACTGGCTCCAATCGCAATCATCGTGGGTATGGGTGTCGCTATCGGCGGCACCACAGCAACGCAGACTGGCTGTGGCTGGTGGGCCAGCAATAGCGGCCAGGTGACGACGGACGTTGGCCAGATCGCCAGCTGCGTCATCGCCGAGATGTTCCAAGGCGTGACCGACCCGCTCAAGATCACCGGCGCGTGCATCGGCTCGACCCTGGCTGATGTCGAGCAGATCATCGCCAGCATCATCAATTACTACGACCAGCCGCAGGAAGCTGGCGCGGCCGTGGCGGCGAGCGACATGAAATGTGGTTCCGGCAAGCCGGCGTACGGCCTGCCCAATTGCGTGTCGGTCTCTCTCCTCGCGAACTTCAAGACGCTGCAGTCCAACGTCCGAGCCCAGAAGGCAGCGGGAGCCAAGTAAATGCCGTTCGCAAAGGGTGCAAAGCGCAGTCATCCGTCGAAGGTCGCCTCCAAGAAAGCGGCGGCCACCCACCCGGCGATTGCCGCACTCCTTGCGGCCACCGTTCCGGCGTCCGTCGACCTGTCCCAGTGGGAGCCCCCGCGGCTCGATCAGGGCCAGACGGGCTCCTGCACGGCGCACTCGCTGTCGGGCAGCACCTCCACAGCTTGCCGCAAGGCGGGCATCCAGATCGGGTTCGAGCCTTCGCCGCGCGAGACGTACGCCGCTACTCGAGGAATCGAGCGCGCGGCGCAGACGCCGGCGGGTCAGCCCCTGCCGCTTCTCACCGACTCGGGCGCCGAGCCCGCGGACGTGTTCACGGCATGCGCGCAGTTCGGCGTTGCTCCGATGCAGGGCCCGACTCCGGACGGCCGCAACTCCGACATCTGGTCGGATGCTGACACGACGGCTCAGCCGGCGAACGTCAACAACGAGGTGGACGCCAACCAGCTCCAGGCAGCTGGCACCACCATCGTCACGGGCGAGTACGCCATCGACCCGAGTGCAGCGAACGTTTCGGATCAGGTGGCTGCGGCTCTCGCCGCCGGTTTCCCGGTCTACGTCGCGGCGTTCGTCGACACGGCGTTCGAGCAGCTGCAGCCGGGCCAGGTGGCGCAGCCTCCGAACACGAACGACCCGAACGGCGGTGGCCACGCCATCTACCTGTCGGGCTACACCACCAACGCGGACGGAACCCGCACCTTCATCCTCACCAACAGCTGGGGTACCGGCTGGTGTGACAACGGTCGCTGCCTCGTTTCCGAGGCGTGGGTCAAGGCGGCCTGGGAGCTTTACGTGATGGACGTCCAGGTCCAGAAGGCGGCTGCGTGATGAAGAAGACAGCGATCCCCCTTCTCGGGCTCTTCCTGGCCGTGTCGACGCTCGGCATGGCGGGGTGCCCTCCGACCCCGCCCAACCCACCGGCACCGGACGGAGGACCCGACGGAAGCCCTCCGCCGCCTGTCCCGACCATGGATTCGGCCCCCACGCCGACGCCTGCGGTCGATGCAGCTCCCGCTCCGACTCCGGCGCAGGATGCAGCTCCTCCGGCTCCCACGGATCCGTGCGCCAAGGCATGCGCTCAGATGGCCGCCATGGGCTGCGCCCAGCAGGCGGATTGCGCCAAGGTTCTGTCGCTCGCGCAGGCCAACCGCGTCATCCGCAACCCCAAGACCCAGCAGGGCCTCACCTGCAACGATCTGCTCGGTGCCAAGACCTCGGCTGACGTGCAGGCAATGGGCTGGAACTGCGGCGGCGCTTCCAAGCACTGACGCTTCGATAGTTGTAAGATCGGGTGATGATCTCACCCGATCTTCTCGCCAAAATCCGACAGATTCGGACCAAGCCGGATCTGGCGCTCAAGCCGTCTCCCTATCTTAGGGAAAAGTACACGGATGAGTACGGCGACGAGAGGGACGTCAAGCTGCGCGTCTACCAGGCGCAGGGCGTCCTCAACATGCTCCAAGTCGAGCGCATGCTCCTCGGAGACGACACCGGCCTCGGCAAGACGCTCGAGGTCCTGTCGACCATCGGCTACATTTGGATGAAGGAGCCGGAATACGTTCCTATCATCATCACCACAAAGTCGGCACTCTTCCAGTGGGAAGGCGAGACGAAGCGCTTCATGCAGGGCATGGAGGCCGTCACAGTCCACGGCTCACCCTTTCGCCGGCACGAAATCTACGAGCAGTTCTTTTCCACGTACGACCCGGACAAGAAACGCCTGCTGATCTTGTCGTACGACATGATCATGTACGACATGCACGAGGCGGTGATCAAGGAGAAGGGCAAGTCACCGCGCAAGGGCTTCCAGAAGGAATTGGACGCCGCTCGAGCGGCGAGCAAAGAAGCGGCGACCCTTTTCGAAGCTGAGAAGGAGAAGTTCGACGCCTACTTCCGTGAGCACCCGTGGCAGGTGCACCAATACCTGGCGGATTTCGTCAATTACGAGACGAAGCCGCAGCCGCCCAGCATGTTCACGGAAGCGGACGCGCAGGTCTTCACAGCTTACCTCGAGCGGAGGCAGTCAGCCGTAGACGCGGAGGCCAAGCTCAAGGCGCTGCGCGACGAGTTCGCTCCCCCGAAGAAGGTTCCGGGGATCATCGACTACGTGCAGAAGATGCGAAAGGCTCATCCGCATCTGAAGTTCCTTCTCGTCATGGATGAGATGCACAAACTCAAGAATCACAAGAGCCAGTTCCACGAGAAGACGGCAATGCTGGCGAAGGTGGCCCAGCGCGCCTACGGCCTGACGGCGACGCCAGTCAAGAACCGACTCATGGAATTCTGGAGCCTCTTCCGGATTCTGCAACCGTCGCTCTTCCCCAAGATCTCGCATTTCCACGAGCAGTTCTGCGTCACGAGATTGCAGTCCATCGGCGGAGGGCGCAACGTCCTGCTGGTCGTCGGGTACAAGAACCTCGAGAAGTTTGTCGAGATAATCGAGCCCTACTACCTGTCGCGCAAAAAGCACGACGTGGCCAAGGAGCTTCCGGAGCTTGTCTCGATGGAGATCGAGTGCGAGCTGACCGAGCTGCAGGAAGAGCTGTATGACCTGGCCGAGAACGGGCTCATCAACAAGAACAACGACCCGGACACGTCCGACTCCGAGCTTCTGTCGGCGATGGTGATGTGCCAGCAGGCGTGCGATTCGCCCGAGCTGCTGATGGACGAGAACGGCGAGCCGTACAAGGGCCCGTCGTCCAAGATCGATGCACTCATCGAGCTTCTGCAGACCGAGGCGGCCGATCAGAAGGTCATCGTGTTCTCGAAGTTCGAGCGCATGATTTCGCTCGTCGAGAAGGCCCTGAAGGACAAGGACATCGCCTGCACGCGCATTACGGGCAAAGAGAACAACGCACAGGTTCGCGACAAGAACCGTGCGATGTTCCAGGACATGAACTCCGGCGTGAACGTCATCCTCATCACGACCGCCGGCTCGGAAAGCCTCAACCTGCACTCAGCCGAGCACTTCGGCTTGCTCGACCTGCCGTGGAGCTGGGGCGATTACTTGCAGCTCATCGGACGCGCGCTTCGCATCGGCTCGCTGCACAAGATGGTGGTCGCCCATCACTTCCTCGGCCGCAAGCGTGATGAAAGCAAGACCATCGACCACCAGGTACTCAAAGCCCTGCGGACCAAGAAGAAGCTCGCGGACAAAGTCGCCGGCGAGAATCTCAAGGATGGCCTCAAGTTCGTGGAGCAGAACGCTCTGCAGGACGTTCTCCAGGGTCTGCTCACCGACAAGTCCAAGACGCCCGTCAAAGCCAAGAAAGTCAAGAAGTCAACCGCCAAGCAGTCATTTACAACTGTTGCTGAGGATAACTACAAGATCGCCGACATCGCGATTGACTTTTCGGACGTGTAAGGTCCCGGCCCGTGGCTGCCTGTGCGATTTGCGGAGGACAAGGCGTCGTAGAGCGCGAGGGAAAGCTCTACGAATGCGAGTGCGCCGAGCTTCGGCGCATCGCTGCGGCCATGCCCGCCTTCATCCGCACGGCCCCGGTCCTCGAGGGCCATATCAGGGCGCTTCTTCCGGACGGCAAGACGCGCCTGATGGACGCCATCAACAGATCGCTGCACATCACGGCCTACCAGGCTGACATGCGAGCTTTCATCAAGCTCGTCATGATCAAGTATAGCAACAAGTTCGTCCGCATCACGTCTGACCGCGAAATCCGCGACGTTTACGTCGGGTCGACGTCGTCCAAGGCTCGTGGTGAGTTCAGCAAAGAGCCTGTCTACAACAACATCGAGGACTTGGTCAAATCCCCGGACCTTCTCCTCATCAAGCTCAACGAACTCAAGTCCAAGAACCGGGCCGCCTCTGGTGCTCTCGAAGAGGCGATGTGCTACAGGCTCGACCGCAAGCAACCCCTGTGGATGGTGTCGGACAAACGCGAGCCTTTCCACGATAGCAGTTTCGCTTGGTCCGAGACCATTGGCGCCATCCTGCGCTCCCTCGTTCAAGTCCGGGTCGAAGCGATTCTGCCGGACAATTACGTACCTCCGCCGCCAACATCGCTCGAGAGCAGCCCGCTCGCTCCAGAGCCTGTACATGCCAGTCCGAGTCCAGCCCCTACCCCAAGAAAGGAACCGGTAGCGTCTCCTTCGCCTAAGCCGAAGGCTCCAGTCAGGCAAATCCGGTCTGTGCCCGATGCGCCCGATGAAATGCCGTCAGGGTTCGAAAACTTCGGTAAGGGCGTCAAGCCGAGCAAGAGGTTCTAGTGGATAGAATACTCCGCAGTCTCATGCAGGTGGGTGGTCATCCCGAGGTGGATGAAGCGCTCCAGAACTGGATGCGCCTGCAAGAGTATGAGCTTGAGTACCCGCACGAGGAAGACCGCAAGATCTACCAGTACCTCAAGACCTTCTTCAACCAAATGTCGGCGCCGCCAGATTTCACCCTGGTGCGCGACTACTTCGAGAAGCAGGATGAGGTCGAGGTCTGCACGAGGCTGGAGGAACTCAAGAAAGCCCAGCCCTACATCCGCACCAACTTCCTGTCAGTCGTCCGCTCCGAGCAAGAGCAACAGCAGGTCAAGTCGTTCATCCTTGCAGCGCGCGACGCTTCAGCGATTGCCGAGCACGGCCGCAATCTCGAGAAGCCGATCAACGGCAAGAAAGTCCTCAAAGGCGTCAACGACGCCATCAACTTCATCTACGAAAAGATGTCGGACTTCTCGCGCGTCGAGTCCGGCGAGAAGCTCGAGGGCATCGTCACGGAGGACGCCGAGGAATTCCTCGAGGAGTACGACAAAGGCAAGCTCACCAGCAAGTTCGCGGGACGCAACATCATCGGGCTCGAGCCTGTCGACGCCGTGTGTAAGGGTCACCGGTCAGGCGAGTTTTGGGTCCACTGCGCCGCCCCGGGTGAACTGAAGACAACTCTCGCGCTCAACTACGCCTACAACAACGCGTATTTGTTCGGCCGCAACATCTTCTACGGCATCTTCGAAATGCCGTATAAGCAGCTTCGCCGGCAGCTGTTCGTTGTGCACTCGTCCCACGGCAAGTTCGTCACCGATTGGTACGAGCAGGACAGGCGCCGCGGGCTGCCCCCGGATCAATGCTACGTCGGACTCGACTACCAGAAGGTCCGAGACTACGAGCTGGACGAACTCGGCGAGCAGCGCCTCAAGATAGTCGCGCAGGACTTCAAGGCCACGTGTCCCGGCAGGCTCTACATCTGGAGACCGGCGTCAGCCATCACAGGCACCCCGGTCGAAGATGTCTACCGCCGCGCCGAGATGTTCCACAACAAGTGGGGCTGCGATGGCATCGTCCTCGACCACATGGGCTGGCTCAGGTCGAAGGTGCGGACCACGAGCACGGTCGACGCCGTCAACAACGTCGTGTCCGAGTGCCGCATGATGGCACTGTCCTTCGCTCGAGGCCGCACGGTGCCGGTCTTCGGTCTCTACCAGATCAACCGTCAAGGCAAGGTCAAAGCGGACAAAGAAGACGGTCGCTACGGGTTCGAGGCCATTTCGTACGCCAACCGCATCGAGCAGGACGCCGACGTCATCACGTACACATACTTGAACCCGCAGCTCCGTAAAGATGGCAAGTTCTACCTCGGCTGCATGAAGAACCGTGACAACGCCATCTTCGACAGGATGATAGGTAAGATCATCTGGCAGTCCAAGCGCATGCGCCACATCGAGTCGGGTCTTCTGGACAAGAATACGGACCAGGCACTCCTTCGGGCGACGACGCTCACGATGGACGACATGCTGATGACTGGCTCATGACCGGTAGCGTCTCTTCGTGGCAGTCATCAGCCATTGGAACGCCGAAGTAGAAGCCGACCCTGACTGGCTCATCGAGGAGCCCGCTTTCGAAATCCTGAAGCCGGTGTTGGCCGAAGCCTTCACGGAGATCGAGAAGTGGGACCTGCTCGTGGGCAAAGCTTCCATCTCCGTGGAAAAGACGGAGTCTGGGCCCAGGCTGAAAATCCACGTCCTGCCCACAGAAGTTCGGCCTGACGGCAAAGGCCCCACTGCAATTGTCCACAGCGCGGATTGTTGCCCTGAGTGCTATATGCCCAGGCACCATCTGAAAATCCACCCGGACAACGGCTGCCCCTACAGTATCGTCGAGCAGGTCATGCTGACCTAGACGCCGGTGTAACCTCCAGCATCTGCCCCCAAGGAGGCGCACATGGCCGAAGAAGACCGCAGGAACAGGGACATCGTCCTCGCACCCAACGAGTGGATCCACGTTCGGGACAACACGAAAGGCGAGGTCAACGTCTACGTCGGACCCACCAAGGTCACGCTCGGTGACGGCGACAAGCTCGTCGTCTTCGATCCGAAGACCAAGAAGTTCTTGGACGCGCCCGTCGAGCGCGCCGTTCACACCCACGTGACGGCCCCGGAGGCTTACTACGTCGTCCTGAAGAACCCGGCGTACACGGACAAGGGTGACCACAAGCACCCGAGCGGTCAGGGCAAGGCGTCGCAAGCGGATCTCCTGGTCGGCCGCAAGGTCAACATCCCTGGCCCGGTCTCCTTCCCGCTCTTCCCTGGCCAGATGGCGAAGGTCATCAAGGGCCACAACCTGCGGAGCAACCAGTATTTGCTCGTACGCGTCTAC